ATTGCTTTTGAATTGAAATTTATTTTAAAAGAATTAGTTTCTTCGTTGTTGATGGAGAAACCTTTTATTCCAAGACTCCGGTTATCGAAGAGCTTGACTGGGAATTTGTAACAGATCGTTATGGCAATAACATCTATCAATCATTTCAGGTTGCCATTGAAGAGGTAGAATACAACATTATTCCAAGCTCACGTAGTAATGGTGAAACATGATAGCAGAAGATTATCATCACCCTAATGGCCGATACGTTGAGCATGTCGGGACGATGGCCACAATTCCAATGTATTATTGCCCAGATTGCAGATCAAGCTATGTCGGTCAACCAAGTTATCGCGACAGAATAGTATTGGCATACAATCACAATTGCATTTGTGGTCAGGGTTGGTCCGGTCACGATGACGAAAAATGTCCCAGTAAGCGACAAAAACCCATCTGCCCATCATATGGCGGCAGTAAACTATGAAGAAACTCTGGCTACTATCTAACAACAACATTGTCAATTATGACACATGCGATAGCTGTATCGTTGCGGCGGAAACAGAGCAGGAAGCTGTTTCGATTCATCCTAGCGGTGATATTTACGGTGCCCCATGCCGTAATTGCCAATACGTTCAGGAACATATGTGTACACACAACAGTTGGTCATCTTCATACAGTTGGGCTTCAAATCCTGAAGATGTAAACGCTAAACTGATTGGAACGGCCGAAGATGCTGGCTTTACAGGTGTATTGCTGGCTAGTTTTCATGCCGGATAAGGAAAACACTATGGCAAACGCACTCATGCTTTACGTCATTGCTACAACTTCAATTAACTGTTTTATGACACTGATATGGAAAAGAGACAGTGGCCTGAATATGCTGTTTAAATTCATTTACATGTGTCTTGCATTATTTGGCTTATGGCTTATGTTAAGCGTAACGGTGTGGTGATATATGCTGACCGATGTTTTTCTCGTTTATGTCACCATGATGACAATAATAAGCTGTTGCATGGTTGTGGCATGTTTGGCGTGGAAAACAGATGAATTTGAACACATCAAACCAATACTAACATCCATATGGGTAGCGGCATCGTTTTTCGGATTTCTATTGGTGTTAAAGATTGATTGGATTTCCACAATTGTCTATACGTGGTGAATCAACCGGTGCAATTGATTGCGCGTGACAAACCAGCCGCCTCGTGATATTTTCCTGACGTTACATGATTCCTGAAAACAGCATCAAGCTAAGGGTGTGGAGTAATCAATGAGCACATGCCATGGATGCAATAGTCCTGGATGTTCGGTTAAATCTACCCGTTTTGACGGACCAAAACATTGCAATAGTCCTGGTTGCACGGGCGGGAATAGTGCCAGGTATACACAGAGCTATGACCGTCCGGCAGATCCTGTTCCATTTGCTGGAACCGATAAGAGACCTAACCATAGCGGTAAACCGGCATTTTCATTTGTAAGAATGGAAGCCAGTAATGACCGTCATGTTCTCGTGTTGGTACAGTATCCGGAAGTTAAGAAATTCCATGGGCTAAAGCTACTTATCTTCAGCAAACCTGCATGGGATAAAATCGATGAACATCGTATTGATCCACATTTTTATCCAGATGGGCAGACACCGTTGGCGCGATTCATTCCAAACCGAGAAGGCGTTGAAGCAGCCAGCCGCGCATATTTCGACAAGAGCTTTGACGGTAGTGCATTTATTAGAATCCTGACACGGACACGATTGGGCGAATAATGTTGCCAACTGATGAAAGATGTCATTCCGATGAATACCAACACGTTTGATACATACCGGTTTAGGCGAGAAACGGCCGGTCAACTGTTTCAGGTTAGCTGTGGACCATATCACCTTTCAAAGGTAGTGGAAACGTATTGGGGTATGGTGTCTCAGCAATTATTGTTGCCGGCCACTATCTCGATCCATAACCGTCTAGTAGAGCTTGGGCACACTGAATCCAACAAGTTGTTGCTTTGTGATTGTAACCATAGCCTTTATTTCATCGAACAATCAGGCATTCGGGTATGGGTTCACAAGACGCCTTCTGTTGACTTCCTGTATATCGTGCAAGATGATAAACTGCTCAATATCTATAATGCCTCATGTTGTCGATATGATGTTGAGTATTTCAAGTCAATAGGGTTCACTGTTCCTTGGTTTCATACGGATCATATTTATGGAGATGCCAGAGACAAAGGGTATTTGATCTGTTATGACGGACACCGCACAGAAATGGATAAAACGTTTAATCCACAAGCTGGTCCGATTGCTGAAGGTGTAACATCAAAACATGACATTTTAACATTAATCGCAACAGGCTATATTCCAATTATTGCAGATGTATTGAAAATTAATGTTCCACAACTAGAAGGATTCTGATATGAAAGCACAAGTTCTCAGTATGGAAAATAAGTTTATTCAAATGACCTAGTTGCCAGCCTTGGCGATTAACTTCGCCAAACATCTTTATAATCAGGTCGGGTTTTGTGGTGCGGCAATGTCGACCGCATACAGTGTTTATGCTCAACTTGTTGAACATCTTGACTGTACCGATGATCTATATGTGGCCAGGCCGGAAGATGTCGAATGGTTCAAAAACTATGTATAAAGACATTATTGCAATATCAGATGGCAGGCAGGATCTATTTGCTTGGATGACAACCCATCATCCAATTCTACCTTGTACTAATCGACAGGCAGCGTATCTGGCATATAAGACGACTAGAGACTTAAAGTTAAACAGATTAACTGAAATCACGACAGTCATTGAGTGTGATGGAATGATTCTTTTTGATGATGGATGCGGTGGACTGGTCGGAGATGGTGTCGGCACAATCAATTACACTGTTGGGCGACTTACGTTTAGATTTGATCGTATCCCGGCGAACGGAACAGAAGTAATTGCCCATTACCATAAATGGTAATTGCTGACCGTTGCTCCATATGATTGTCATTACACGTTTACATGGAGCATGTATGAAGACTGATCTTATTAAATGGCTGTTGGATGAATCAGTAGAGGTTAAAACCGATTTCCCGGCGAAAGGTGACGATAAAGAAATCACACTATCTGGTAGCAGGTGGAAGGTATTTGATCCACAGTATGCAAAAGACTTGAAAGATAATTGGCCCGACATATGGAACAAGGGCGGGAACATTAGAGGCAATCAACAGTTCCAATTGCTTTATCCAGTTTGGCAAAATGAAGGCAAGCCTGATTCTGATGAAGGCCGATACGCGGTAAAGTTACGGGAAAGTTGGACGGCAAGACATCGGTACAACAAAAGGATTAACGGTGTTGTAGCGCTGATAAAGTGGTTATCGGTTGGCGATATCGGGGAAGCTGCGATGAAACAAATAGTCGATGCACTTAAGAATAAAAAGAAGGATTGACATGATTGTCGTAAAATACATTGATGATATTGAGCTGGACACCGTTCTTAAATTCGGACTAAAGTTTCCTGAAATTCAAGTCACCGATGATGAGCCATTTGCCACATGGTATTATTTGTCTTCCATTTGGAAGAACGGCGTCATACTTGCCGCTTTAGATGATAAAGATGAACACATTGTCGGATTCATTGCAGCACAGTATGGCACCGACAGAACAGCATGCCTTGTGTTCTTAGCGGTAGACGATCAGTATAGACGCAAAGGCGTAGCGACAAAGCTGTATGATGCATGTATTCAATGGCTTAAAAGTGATGGCATTCTGTCGGTTAACTGTTTTGCCCACATTGATCCGGATCAAGATTCGGATATTGTGAAGTTTCTAACTGGTAAGGGTTTTATGCCAGGTCGGCAATTTGTTTGGATGGATAAAACGATTTAATTAACCTGGAGATGTTTTGATGAAAGCCATCCGTAGACACCACCATGAGAGAATAAAGGAACGGGCAAAGCAACGACTTCGTGATATATGGAATATCGATGAACCGTCCGCTGCAATGATTGGACGTCATACCAATACTGGAACGGTTTGCAGTTGCCCGCATTGTGGCAATCCCAGGCGTCATTTCGGTCAAAAAACAATACAGGAACGTCGGGCCGACTTAGTTCTGTGCGACAACAAGGAACGGTAATGAATCCCTATATCGGTATCACTGGCTTTACATCCAGGCAACAGGTCGAACAGGTATTGTCAGGAATGCCAGTTCTTTGTGACAGGAAATTGATGGTCGGCGTGCTGGCTAGCTCAAAGACGTTATCCGGTCAAACCAACCGATATCCATTCAAGTATCCGCCAGTTGGCACCATCCCCTCAATCTTTTCACCTGACGCCAGATGTCTCAATCTGATCCATTTCAGCACCGATAATAAAGATGATCTTTACCTGCAATGTGAGCAATTGATTGCACGGTGTAAGGGCGTCCCGCTTCATGGATTTCAACTAAATGTCGTATGGCCAAATCCTTACATTCTACTCAGATTGAAAGAGCGGTATGGCGTTAAGATCGTACTTCAACTTGGAGCAACGGCGCTCAGTAAATGTGAATATGAAAAAGGGCTAAGGGCACAATTGGAATCCTACTTGGCGGTTGGTGCTTCTCGCAATATTTCCATCATCGATTACGTGTTGCTAGATCTCAGTGGGGGCAAGGGAAAGGATATCAATATCCCCTTTACGTTGCGATGTATCGATGAACTGTTGAAGGTTAAACAGATCGCCGATGGCACAGTATTGATTGGTGCAGCCGGTGGCTTGTCGCATGAAACGGTCAATATTTTGGCTCCGGTAGCTGAACGGTATCCTGAACTTTGTTGCGACGCTGAAGGCAAGCTGGTAGGCTACGGCGATAGGACGTCAGACGAATTCGTCCGGCTATCGGTACAATACGTTGAAGCAGCCAAACAGGTACTTCAGCGATAATTGACAAAACCGTCATCGTTGTGATACAATTCCAGGTATACACAACATGACCCGGATGGACATTTATGTTTAACCGCGATATCCAGCTGTTGCAAGATGATTTCATTCTTGTTTCTGACCCATTGCCGATTTGTCTGTGCGGCAAGAAGTGTTTTCCAAGCAAGAAAACTGCCAGAACGGCGGCCAATAAGCTTGAACGTAACGGTAATGCGAAGGTGATCCGGGTATACCACTGTTCAGAAAGCGGAACCGATTGTTGGCATGTATCGAACCAAGATCGTTATACGGAATGGTACAGTCAACGGAATCGCCCGTACAGGCGTCAACGCGAAATTGTTGAATATGACGATGATGGAGATGATACACCATGACGATACAAACAACAGTTGCGGGATATTCTGGATGAATTGTGATGGCACGGTTACATGTGAAGACGCCTATATCGCATTTGAATTGTATGAAATTGGTACTCACTATGTACCACATGATGAGAACTATGATGATAGCGATGTTCCATTTTGATTCAAGGTAGGGACTGTCAACTAGGTTCCCGATATTGCTTTCCTGGCGAGCTGCTTACGTCGAGCTTTCTCCTCAACCCGTGACTTCCGGTAGGCGATCTTTGCCATCCTGGCATCAATAACGCCAAACCAGTAATTGGCCGACGTTTCCAACTTCTGGCGCGAATTGCGCATCCATGCATCCAGGTTAGGCGTCAATTTTCCGTTGTAGAAAAAATCATCCAGTCCTTGACCGTAGTAGCTGCCAAGCAGAATCATCTTATTCTTATTGCCTGTTGCATCTCGGTACGTCAAAACCTCATCGCCGATATGCTCGCCGAAGACCATACCGTCGCGGCTCATATACAGCTGGACAACCGGCCGGAAGGGCTTGGCTTCGGTCTTCTCCATCGGAACTACACATAGAAACGGGATCTGCACAACCGGCACATCGGTATCAAGCCAGCCATCCTGCTCGGTGAACCGAACATTGACATGAGCGCTGGTTAATCGAGAAATATCGATGCGGTTACGTCGTGACATGCTGTATCTCCTAAGCAACATCGTTCAATTGATTACAGTATAATCCAACCGCAAGAATGTCAAGATAATTTTCAGAAAATCGACATTACTTGTCGTCAGTGCAGCAGCACAGGCTGGGAATCCGCCCGCAACCGCGACACAGCCGGAAATACTCATCCTCGGCCCGATCAAGCTGGTCCTTCACCGTGTCGTAGCGTCCACCGCCCTTAATGGGTTGGCCAGCGTAGTGCTTGCGACGGATTTTTTCCTGATTCTTGCAGAGCTTGATTCCAACGTAGGGCTTCATTTCGTCTCTCCTTAGCAGGTCAGCAACATCGTTTGATGAGTACAATATAAGCCAGCACGAAAGAAATGTCAAGATGTTTTTAAGGAAAAAGAAAATGGACGACTACTAAATTTCTCTTGACATTACCGGGCAAGCATGTTATATTGATATCCGTTGAATGATTTTGAGTTCAGTCTAAAAACTGGAGGAAAGTGCAATGAAGGGCATCCGGTATGTGACGATTCAGGCTGGAAGCAGGTTGATTCAGTACCTGGAACAGGAACAAAACCAGGACGGCAATGTACCTGGCTTTGACGATGTGGAGTCCGATTGGTTCAAGGTCAATCTGTTGAAGGAATGGTTTACCCGGACGCCGGAGGAATCGGCGAAGAAACATCACGAATGGGATGAGACATTTGGTCCTGAATTCGCCGAACGACATGCAGTTGTGTCGGTTGATGTCGTATCTTCGGACGACAGTCATGCATTCGGCGTTGTTCTTGCCATCGTCGGTTATATGTCGCCAGACGGTACCTATACCGGAAAGTCTTAAAATCTACTTGACTTTTCCACGTTTGTGCCGTATAGTTGTTTTCAACGGTTGTATCAACATGGAGGATAACGAGATGACAAGCCTTCAAAACGTCCGCCAGAATGAGATTAAGCGTGCTGCCAGATTGGCCCGTCAATCGATCAACAGTATCGAAGCGGCGATTGACACATTGTCAGACGATCCTGACGCCGATTCTGAGCTGGATTCGATTCAGCGAGAAACGCTGCGTGGAATGTACCGTCTTATGTCGGATTTCTTCAACACTTGTCCATACACCGGCAAGGAGTAACCGATGCGTCAGACTTCTCTGTTCTCAAGAATCCTTCGTGCCAGAAAGCCGGACCATATTGCGCTCTTGATCCGTGCGTGGGCGTGCTGGTATGCGGCCAACACGGCAGCAGCGTTTACCGCCGAGCAATCGCTGTCGAATCTTAAGAAGATGGAAGATATCGCAGACGTCATTGAACAATGCGAATCTTACCAGGATGCACGGCGTCTGTTGAAGCACTATGGTTTTATCAGTAAGGATTAACCATGATCAGACCTGAAAGATCTGTTGAGTCATTTTCACGCGGAGCAGAACTTACCAGTGCCATAACGGCGATGTGGGAACACAATGCAGCCATGTGCGGAATGTCGGCCGAAATCAATGCAACAATCAATGCCAGGATCGATGCCATCATGGAAGAGTTTGATCTCACGCTTCAAGAATGGCACTACTGGTGTAAACAGCTGACAGATCACTGACGATAAGTATTATTTCCGCCGAACAGATAAACGAATCCACCAAGGTCGTATGACCAGCAATCAATTGCACAAACGCTCTATCCGGCTACCTGTGCTCGTTCAGTACGGTATATCCATACCGGCCACACCGTAGTCATAATCGATCAATGTCTCATCCCCAACAGGTATCGGATCATCGTCATCGTATTCGTAATGATGGTGAATGACCCTCTTTATTGGCTGAATTACAGCTTCAATAATTCGTTTTGGGAACGATTCAAACAAACTAAATCCATACCTTACGATATCTGAATCGGTTACTTGTTTCAAGACAGCATTTAGCTTGCCGCAAAGCAGTCCATAAAAGCTTGATACACGTTTTTTCAGCGCAAGCGGGAACTTGTTGAAATCAGGATGTTTAACGATATCGGCAAGATACGAGGCACCTCTTGTCTTTAACGATTCGTCGACATGGTGCTCCAATAACTCAACAAATTCATCGACTTCTTTTTCTGCTTTTACGTTCCATTCTTCCCACTCAGTTTCGTCGTGTTGCATATATGCGTTCTGTAGAAGGCCATATTCCTGTTCTGGAAGTAACTTTCTTAGGATTTTCCAGCACCATCCACTTCTCGTGATACCAACATTTAGCAGTACCTCTGCATTATGATCTAGCTGTTTAAGTACATCATCGGTCAATGTAGGTATTGTGAAATATTGTGCATAATGCTTATGGAATTGTTTTCCCTTACTATCTAGGAGAAAGTTGCTGATTTGCTCCGGAAGTTTTGCCAGTGGAACCTTAACCATAAAACCAACGGCCGAAATAATTGATAAAAACTCAGCGCTTGCCTTACGTCCAATCTCTATTCCGGCAGCATTTAATGTTTCGCATGCGCGGTCTACCGTATAATGGAATACGTGGTTGTTGTTGACATTAGATTGTTGATTTTTATAAATGCTTGATACCGAACGTAAAACTGTCTTAAGTCGACCTAACAGATCCCAATCATCAATAAATTTCTTTAGGTTAGGATATCCTGACAAGTCATCCAATATAGATATATTGTCATATATTCGCTTTGTCTGTTGCTGTTGCCATTCCGTATCGAGTCTCGCACCATAACGTTCTCCCAGCGTTTTCCACATCATTTCTCCTGCGAAAGCCTTTTCAAGTCCTACGATTGAAAGGCATTTATTTCGGAATGGACATGATGCAGCGAAGCATGTGAACATATAATAGCCATGATTGCTGGCATAAAATATTGCGGCGGATGGATGTTCATCCTGGTGAAATGGACAATGGAATTGTTGCTTCCCGGATGGGACCATGTATCCCTTATCCCGCAAGTATTGTGCAACATCTTGTTCGTTGTAGTATTTGGTCATCCCCTCAATAGAGTCATAAAGCCTTATCCCAGATTCGTCTGTCCGATATTCCATCGATGGCTGGTAGGAACACTCAGCATGCTTGGTCTTATTTCCATCTGTAGAAACGATCAATAGGCTTTGATACATCCCATCAGAATAAGGGATATTCATAGATACCGAACAATCACCACCTTGGAAGGGATGATCAATGAGTGTAATATGGTTAAAATTTTCATCTGTGCATAAAGGTTTAACTTTTGCGAATTGCTCTGCCTTGTAAGTATTCTTCGGAGAGTGTTCAATCACATTACACTTAAATGATGTACCATCCTCCAGCCAATAGAACGACCCAGGCATTCTAATTTGAATGTCTAATTTTTCAAAGCAGTTTGTATCGAGTTGATACAGATCGCCGGCTTGTTCTTTAAGGTCTTCAAATAGACCAATCGTGGCGGCTTTGAACTGTTCATCAGTACTGCCTTCCTCTATGTTCCAGAAACAATGATAACCTCTCCTCGATTCATTTACCATTGTCGGCGGTTTATCAAACGATGATAACTTTGCTAAAATTTGGCGCTTTCCGATTTCGATGTCTTCTTCGTTGCCGTGTATATCAAAATCTAGCACCAACCACTTGAATCTTTTATATCTATTCGGCCTGATGTGAACATTGAACTGTAGCTTTCTGTTTCGGCGGTCTATTTCTTTGCGTTCGTTGGCCCATAATCCGGATTTATGTTTACATATTTTATTCTCTGGGTCATTGGATAGATAAAACCAATGTAGTTCGTTTTCTTCGAGGTCACCGAATATCGTTGTTAAATATTTTTCGAGATTTTTATTATTACTCTTGCCAAACTCAATAAGATCTGATATCATTATATCATTCCTTGTTGGTATGCCGGGTTTGGTTTTGTACGTCAACCCGGCTGTTTTATTTGTTCAGTTACAGTCAGAGTCTATATTCTTAACTGTAGCCATCCTACCTCTTGGTCTGCTCGGAGTCAACCCGGCAGATTCAACAACAAACTGTACTATTCCAATTTTTCGAGACGACAAAAACGCATCAAATTCGGCCGCTTGCTGTTTTGTTAATCTCAAGTTGTAAGTTCTAGTCTTTAAGTCGTTTCTTTGATCAATTCTTTTCATAACCACGCTCTTAATTTTATAGGCACCATTAGACTATGTCAATAGTTAGTACTACTAAATATATCATTTTATCAGCGATAGTCCAGCATTAAAGGATAGCCTGTAATCATATAATTTTGAGTGAATAATTCTGGTTGACAAATTCAAACAGTCATGACAAATTGCTGGTGGACCGGTGATGTGCATAACTTGTGAATGGAGATCAGCTATGTACGAGTATGAAGATTTTTGGAATGAAGACGATTACGACGATTACAGCGATAGCTGGGATGATGAAGACGATTGGTGGGATGAAGATGATGAGGATATCGATTATCGTGACGGTTGGACCGATATCCCTTAACGGGTAACTAGGAGAACCGACATGAAGCATCAAATGGAAATCGATGTTGACTTGTTTAATCGTATCATCGGTGGGATGTCTGAATCAGAACTTGAGCGACTTGCACAACGGCCAGTAACTTTGAACGGTAAACAGATCGACGTCTGCCGTTATAACGATATTCAGGCCGAACGGATGGAATCTGATGATGAATCCGGGCAGACGCTGTTGATCGATATCGACTTGGCCTTCACGCTCTTATCGGTTGCAGCCAATCAAATGCGCGATTATGGTCGATTCAATGAAGATGACAACGATGGCTCATCGATTGTTGATGTGTGCTGGTCAGGTTGGCCGGTTGAGGAAGGCGAGCAGCTAAACTGTTTATGGCTAACGGTTAACGCATTTATGCAGCAGGCATATCGTGAATTTGAAGTTGAACTGGCTGGCCGTACCACAAACCGGTATGCGCTAAATGTTGTAAGAGATCGGGCAATGGCGGAACTATTTGCCCAGCAGGTGCATGTCATGCGGGTTTGTGGATGGAAACCGGTTGAGGAAGGAAATACATCTAGCCGGTGGCGGCGTGGCGTTTCCGAAACGCAATGGGAACTCGCTGATGCATTCAATGTGGCCGTTTACGAAGCAACTTGTGGGAGTTAGATATGGAAATGGATAACAATACAGCCGGTATTATTTGTGCTGCAATCATTGCAGTAACGATGATCGTTTTGAACTTTATCGATGCGCTTAAAACAAAGTGGACCAATAAGCGTGATGACTGATCCGTTGAATATTATGGAAGGAATCAAAATGTTAAAACAACAGTTTGTTGAACGTTCGCGTAAGGCGCTTTTGGACAGAGATCAGTTTACCCGCACCGTGATGGGTAACATTCTGTCTGAGTTTGAACGTGATGAAAAGTCGGGAAACTTTACCGGTTGGACACCAGATGGCGAAGAGGCAGTCGTCAGGCGATACGTGAAAAGCCTGGAAAAGTCGATTACCGTTATGGGGCAGACTCCACTTTCGGCTCAATACGGTGCTGAAATTGAGCTCCTAACCGGTTATTTGCCGAAGTTCCTTTCTGTCGATGAAACGAAACAGTTGGTGCAATCAATTGCAGAATCAGCCAAGTCGCTCGGCCAGTTTATTGGTACCGTTATGAAATCTGGTCTCGGTAAATTCGATCCAACCGTTGTGCGCGCCATCGGAATTGAAAGGGGTCTGAAATGAGTGAATCAGTTGAAACACTGATCCGGGTAATGTTCACCATCCCACCATTTGACGATATTATGCCAATCAGAGCTGCACTTCGATTAAGGCGTGCCGTTGATGCATTAACGGAGGTAATCGATTTCACGGATAATGATAATTTCGTTAGCCCTATTTATGGACATCCGGTAGACGAATGGATTGCCGAGAACGTCAGTGATTATGATGATATGTTTACGGACAGCGGAGATGTGACGACCAATATTGCTGATATTGAGGGTACGCATCCAGTTGGAATTCTTATCACGGTTGATGGGGACGTTCCACAGGACTTAACCCATAAAGTGATATTTGATCGTATCAAAGCAGTTTTTAGTAAATTGCCAGGAATGACTCCGCCATCAAGCGTTACGTTCGTTAGAACAGTAACAACCCTTACCGCCACGGCAACAACGATTACCGATACTCCTTAAAATATATCTTGACATACCTGTATAATGATGCCATAGTGGGCACATCGATAACAGACAACCTGAACCAACAATTGGAAAACCAGTATGGAAAATCTTCTTACCGTGGTTGATTTCAAGTCTAAGCAGCCCGGCGATTTAATTGTCCGGAAGGAAGACAGTGTTGTCGTTGGTACCGTTATGGAAAACGGCCATCTTCATCTGTCAATCAATGACAGGAATCTAAACTGTCTATGGTGCCGTCCGTCGCATAACGAACCGCTGGTCGAATCGCTTCGCGTATGGAAGACCGATACCGGGTTGACGGTTAAGGAGACCAGAGAGTCACCAGCTACGAGGAATTAAGATGGGCGATTCAAGGCGTTTTGTCGAGTTTGCGCAATTGATTGCACGGCAATTTCCAGTATCCATGTATCGACTGGTTGCCGATGTGGCTGGCGGTACTGGCGAGCTGAATCTAGAATTGTCACGGTTTGGTTACCATGTTGTTAGCTTCGATGGACAGCGTCGAAAGAATGCCAGACGGGTTAACATCAGGTGGCGACTGTTTGATCAATCGATTAAGGATGAATTTGATCTTGTGGTCGGTATGCATCCCGATGAAGCCACCGATGTAATAATCGCTGAAGCGGCAAAGCGAAAAGTACCGTTCGCGGTTGTCCCGTGTTGTGTCCGGCCAACAGTTACTGAATTCAAAACTGGTAATAGTCTGGCATGGTACAACCATCTAGCCAGATATGCTGAAGGTCTTGGATTTAACGTTGGTCACTTCCAGCTCAATATTTCAGGACACGGAAGAATGCTTGTCGGAAAACAATGAATGAATTAGAACAACTCATGTTGCTTCTTGCCTCTAACGGCATAACTGTTATCCATAACGTATACCGGTATGGGTCAACGGTTTATGGAACAGCATCAGAACAGTCAGATACCGATTACATTGTAGTGGCGTCAGACGAATATCAATACGTTCAACTTCAAGCGCCAATGATTGATGTAACCGTTTACGGCGAAACGGACTTTAAACGTGCATTGTTTTGCCATGATGTAACGGCTGTCGAATGTGTGATGTTACCATACCGTCATGTGCTTAAACAAACTATTATATTCGATTTCGAGCCAGATACGCGGATGCTGAGAGAATCATTTTCGGCTAAGGCATCCAACAGTTTCGTTAAAGCCAAAAAGAAGCTAACGGTTCCGGCCGATTATGCGCCACATACGGCAAGAAAGAGCCTGTTCCATAGTCTGCGCATCATAGATTTTGGCATCCAACTGGCAATGGTTGGCACGATTGATTTTGATTCCGTGCAACATTACTGGCAATCAATTAGTCGGCATCCAGCGGATACTGGTTGGGAAATCTACAAGGCAGAATTCCAGCCTATCTATAATGGATTGAAGTCAACGTTTAGGATAATTACCAATGCTTGACAGTTATGGTTACATTGTAACGGATCCGCCAACACTTAGTGGTAAACAGTCAATTACAGATTGGCGGATGTCGTTGAAGTGTAGTGAAGGCATCGTTGATCTGTACCGGTCATTCCTACGTAAGCGCGGAGTAATGCTTGAACGTCCCGCGTTTGGTTCTCACATTTCCATCATAAAGAGTGAAAAGCCGAACCGTAACGTTGAAGACTGGTACGGTCATGACGGACTTAAGTTTTATTTTCAATATAGCAGTAACGTGATGACTGATGGCAAAACATGGTGGTTATCGGTCGTCTGTAAGGCACTTACTGAAATCAGGCAACATTATGGGTTATCCGATAAACCACGTTCTGACTTTCATATCAGCTTGGGCCGAAACGTTATGTGTCCCATCAATATACACTATGATGCCATCATCACGCATATTGGACCCATTAAGGTTTACATGGATGTAACATTTAACGATGAATCGTATAACATTTACATAAATCGTGATATCTTCGACTTCGTTCCTGCCGTTGGGCAGAAAATCGTGTATACGGTTGGTAAAACGACAAAGGTAGAACCGCTATGATGTTAGGTACCCTGGCTGACGCGCTCAAACAGATAGAGTATGTCGTTATCGAAGATGGCGATAGTAGATATAACGCATGGCAGTCGTATAACAACGAGAGTAAATCGATAAAGTACTCCATGGAATGGATCCAACATGGAGGATTCATTCAGCAAATAGGTACATTGTATCGCAGAAACCAAAAAGACGAATATGAACCAATGCCTGTGTGCGCAGAGTTTGATTTCGTATCAATAAATGGACACCTTGTTTGTTTCATTGAGTCATCCAGCATTGTTTATGACTACAGCATGGCTGAAGAATGGTTCCAGGCACATATTCCAGTGCTTGGTGAACATAAGTGCAAAAATTCAGATTTTGAACATCAATGTTTGCGTTATTGTGGTGTAAACAAAGGAGAGTAATGTTATGATTCGTACAGCAGTTAAGATTGGGGCATTTGTGGCAGGAATGAGCGCCATTGTTACAGTTGTAACGGTGGCATTATTGGTGAGGAATATTTTAAAAAACAGCTAAGTTGAAAATTCTAGTCGAATTTGCTTGACTTTTTCTCCCTGATTCGGTATTGATGTGTATGCTGAATGTTTTCAGCGGCTGAACTGAACTTGAACCTGTAAATGGAGAATGACAAATGATTAAGCATGCTTCCTTGATGATGGCGGCCGGACTTCTTATGTCTGACACGGCTTTTGCAAATCCTCAGATTGAGCTGGATGGTCAGTTGACCGTTCCGATGATTCAGGCCGGAGTGACTCACGGCACCGAAGTAACGGTGCGGTATTTAAACGGCTACGATCCTGATGGGAAGAATGTCGTCATCGTTCATGGGATGGCACATGACGGCGATGTCTCGGTTCCCCTTTCTGAGTATTTGACAGATAGCTTTGACGTAAATCGCGTATACGTGGTGGATCTCCCCGCGCATGGCACTTCCGAGTATCCGGGCATCTACGGCGAAACAAGCCTGGACAATTACGTTGATGCGCTTGACAGTGTGTTGCAAGCCACTTACGACGGGCACGAAGTCGCACTTATCGGCCATAGCCTCGGCGGTATCACGATCCAGAGCCTTCAGGCCGATCTTATCGCTCAGGATTCGTCGATCGATGATCTCGGCGTTACCGATGTTGTGCTGTTCGCATCTACGTTGCCTGATGGGCTGCTTTGGCGAGGATTGGCCAATCCAGACATTTATGCGACGTTGCTGGCGGCCATGAAGCTTGATTCCAATGGCTGTTACTTCAAGATGCAGACCAATGACGACTGGACGGATGCATTCTTTACGGATCGAAATACGGGAGAGCTGTATGACGGAGCGGTTCCGACCGACGATGAAGCCAGTTATATGAACAACGGAGAGCCATGCACGGCGGCATTCAATATGCTTGGGCTGGATGCCGACATGAAGCGACCTATCGTGCCTCGTGGCGCTTTCAAGAATATCAATTACGTGCATGTCGGATTCTCGGCCGACCAGTATGTGTTGACCGATGACAATGCCAGGCTGTACGGATACTTGACCGGTAATCGCGGCCGGTGTTACAATGCCGATGGCCGGCAGCACGGTTGTACCATTATCCCTGGCAGTCATGATGGATTCTGGTCGGTGCCGGTGGATAGTTCTGCCAATGACGCGCTTTACCCGGTATTTAGCCAGATTTTCTGACACTAGCTGGAATCCCGCCGCATTCGCTTAAAAACTTCTTGACATATCTCCAGAATCCATGTATGATATCTTCACGATTGTTGATTTAAACAATGTATGGAGGATTGACGATGATCATGGTATCATGTCCGAGTGGAAGTAAGTCCGGTTACTGGCGATCAGCTTCCGATATGGACCGGCCATACGCTGTGCAGGTGGATGGCGAATACCTCAAGACTAATGCGGGAAACATTCGCCGATTCTCCACCACACAAGCCGCGCATCAGGCTGGAAAGAAATATGCGGCACAAAGAAGCGCACTTATTGCCGCGATGTATGAGACCAACAGATAGAACGTGTCGCAGTGATGCCGGATAGGATGTTCTAACCGGTATGTCTGCCATTGTTGATACGTTCGGTGGCTCACCTAACACGGTGGGCCATTTTTGTTTCTTCTTAAAAATCTGCCTTACATTTCCACCCATCATGATATATTCACATTAAATCGATATGGAGTTGCCAGATGAGAAAGACGTTAAGACCTGAAGAAATGGCTAATAGTATTCAGCTGGTAGACAAGCTATTGCTTGAATGTCAACAACATTCAACCGATGATTCAGTGTCTGAAAATCACCGCGCGACTTGGAGAAAGCGGCGGAACATCGTCAGGCAGTTTAAACAACTTCTAGAATCATCTATTGCTGATATGTCCGCCAATAATGTGTCAGTCGTTGACGCAATTGTGCTTAATGAAAGATTGAATGATGTCTTGAAGTCGCGCGGAATCAGTAAGCCGGAGATGACTAAATTCCAGGGACATAATGTTGGAGTCGTTTCGGCTGCACATATCGCGATACACAGAATGCTACATAGTCGGTTTGACAGTAAGGTGGAATGTAAATGAGGTGGATTAAATGGTACGCCGTTATGGCGGCACTTTCATTCTTTATTTTCGCCGGTACCGCGCGAGAGTGTCACAGACTTTCAGTCACTTATCCTTTTAATGGCTTTGATATGGTTTTCATGGCATTTTATCCGGCAATCGTGTGGCCGATGTCAATTCCAATATCGACTGCCACATATTTTACAGATATTTCAGACGAACGTTGTTTCTGCTTCATCGGCGGGAAATGACATAAAGCAATGGAGCCAGTATGCATCCACAACTAATGAAATTACTTGAATCAGCCAGAGCCAAGCGCGCATTCGATGTTGACACTTATGTCAACAAAAAGTGTAAAGCCATCAACAAGTACTTCACTGAATGCGGGATCGACAGTTGCGTTGTTGGCATTAGTGGTGGAGTCGATAGCGCGGTTGTACTTGGCCTGCTAGGCCATGCCAGCCAGCAGCCGGGTAGTCCGATTAAAAGGATTGTTGCTGCCAGGTTGCCGGTTAGTGGGATCGGCACATCGAATCAGACTGTTGCTTCGGAACGTGGGGGGGAAGCAATCTATCGGATGAACGTCATCTATGGTGATGTCATCAAACCATGGTCGGCAGACCTGTCTCATGGACTGAATAGTATTGCAACGATGGTTGAGCACGGTAGTACAGATTCTCATGTAAACAGGAATGCATGGGCATATGGCCAAATCAGCTCAATTATTAGAACGCCAGCCCTGTACTACATTGCCGCACTGCTTCAAGATAATGGCAATAATTGCGCGGTAGTTGTCGGGACCACAAATCGATCTGAAGGCGCCTATATTGGTTTCTTCGGTAAGGCATCCGATGCAATGGTTGATATTCAACCGATTAGTGACATTCATAAAAGTGAAGTATACGAAGTTGCCAAGTATCTCCACGTTCCGGATTCCATCATTCAGGCCGTTCCGGCCGGTGATGTATGGGATGGACAGACAGATGAACAGATGTTCGGCTCAACGTATGAACATCTTGAATTGTATCAACTGGTGATGACTTCAAAGGTTGAACGGATATTTATCGGATGCTATCTTTGTGCGGATGCTTTAAGTGAATTGAGAACGCATTTTGCAGCCATTGAAAAGATTCATAAGCGGAATGCCCACAAGTACCGTGTCGGCAGTCCAGCTGTTCATTTTGATATCATGGAGCGTACTGTTCCGGGCGGTTGGGAAGGAATAAACCTGCAATTGATTGCATGATGGAGATGAAGTTATGTCGGACCTTCGATCTGAACTTACACGATTTACCCGTTCTCTTAGAACATCTACCGTTGATGTCAATGTATCGAAGGATCTTCCTCAACATCATAAGTCAGATTCAATCCTATTTGAAGGACAACGGGTAACCAGGAAACGTATCGTGCTGTTGACAAGTGGATGCCGTGTAAAAACGTGTACCATGTGTCCATTCCCAAATGAAGCACTACCAGGCATTGAAACCGATAATCTCATCAATCAGTTTGAATCATCTTTTATCGGTGATGTAAACAGTTACGACATGGTTACGCTATTTTGTAATGGTAACTTTTTTAATGATGCGGAAACTTCACCAGAAGCACGCGATCATATGTTCAAGCGGATCCGACAGCTTGGTGCCAACTACGCTGTAGTTGAGTCACTCCCTCAATATGTGACTGCTGAAAAGCTTGACCATGTAAAGGGCATCCTCGGCGATGTCCGGCTTGGCGTGTTTATGGGTTTTCAATCGGCCAATGATGACATTAGAAACATTGCCATCAATACCACATGTACCAAACATGCTTTTGAATCGACGACAAAAATATTGCTTGAGCACAACTATATCCCGCTTGCGTTTTTGATGATTAAACCGCCATTTGTGACGGAGTCAGAAACTATCGATGACGTTGAAGACTCGGTTGAGTACCTGAAGCGTCTAGGCGTAACGTATATCACCCTATGTCCGAATCGTGTTGCTCCCAATACGACTTGCGCGGTACTTCACAGAATGGGGCTATATGGTGTTGCGTGGATTCAAACGGTTGAAGAGATTCTCCGCATCACGCACCGATATGGTCTGGAAGTTATGGTCAATACGTCTGAATTGAAACCATCAATCAATCCAGACTCGGAATGCGCAATTAGTTGCATGACGTGTCGGGATGTTAGAATCGCCAACATTGAGCGATACCTATATAGCCGCGATGTTTCAGATATCCCATATGTAACATGTAGTTGTAACAGCAGGTATGAACTTGCAGTCAGGCAGGAACATGGCCGGTGGGGCAATACAGCGATTGCGGATCGGGTGTCCGGTTTTCTCGCCAGCCTTTAGAAAATCATCATGACATTCCCGTAACTTGTGATATTTTAACGACCAAAAGGAGAAACCTATCATGGACACTGTTATGGCTTACGCAAGAGAACGGCGTGTAGTGGTTGGCGATGTAATTTCTTGCAGCTTATTTGCGTACGGACGATACGATACTGTAAAAGAACCAGATGGCGATTATGTGTTGTCAACCGACATCGTCTGGGTTGGAATTCGCGGCCTCAATTATACATGGAGGAAGTACAAGAAATACACAGACGAAGATGGCTGGCGAGTCGAAAAGTCAAAAGAGTTTACGCTCAATACTAATGCATATGACGAATCACGAGCACGGAAACGTTACGTGATAACGTATACGAATCTTCAGGGTGGAGGACCGTCATATGATGGTGGGTACCCTGATGGATGGTATGTAAAAGCTGTTGAGCTTGACGGCACAGAGATAATCCAGTTTTATCAAGTTGGATCAGTTATTGGCGTTTTACCAAGTTGGGCAGAAATTGAATTTCATGGTACTAAAACGGTCAAGAATGTTATTGTGATTGAGTGAAACAAATGAATCTTTGGAAAATTCAGCGCGATCCATATTACGGTGACATTTACAACAAGACATCAAGCTTTGATCAGGTAAATGAAGCTGGATTCTTTGAAGATTCATCAACAATCAATAAATCAATCACTGAACCATGGTTCATGTGTTCACCTGTCGGAAAGATTGTTAGAAATCTAGCCAGCAATCCTATTAATCCTGCCGTATTGTTAACCACTGGAGCATTTTGTCCAATCCATACCGGACATCTTGCCGCAATGGAAGTCGCGAAACGATGTGCAGAATCAAACGGATACAACATCGTAGGCGGATACATTTCACCTGGTCATGATGAATATATTGATACCAAGGTCGGACCGGATGTATTAAACGCTGAACAACGTATCGCGCTGTGCGAAGAATCTGTAAAGGGTTCCGATTGGCTTATGGTAGACAGGTGGGAGGCTCTGGTGGCTGGTTGTGCGGTAAACTTTACCGACGTCATCATCCATCTAAAGCGATACCTGGAATATCATGTCAATCAAGACATTACCATCATTTATGTGTGTGGTAGTGATAATGCAAGGCTTGCATTGACGTTTCAATCAATGGAGCATTGCATAGTGGTTGGCCGTCCAGGATACGGTGTTTGTTATGAACAGTATCGCAACGATCCACGGCTGGCAACAAATCGTATCATGTGGACAATGTCTGATGTCGGTGCATCATCGACCGATGTAAGACACGGTGAATTGAGTTCAATTCCTTCATCAATTGTTGATATGTATCGAAAGATGAAAGAGCCAGAGTCTCAAGCTAAAATCGTATTGCGCGACGAAGGTGAATGGGCTGTGGCACATTTTCCCAAACGTCCATTCAGGTATCCTCGTTTTAAACATTTGTTGAGCATGGCAATAACCGATTGTTTTAAGAAATGCGATGTTTCAGTCAATCAAGTACGACAGCAGCAATTGATTGCACTGATAAAAACACAGGACAAGCAATCAATTAGCTTGGATCCATGTATCCCGATGGAATTCAATCTAAAGTTGAGTCGATGTTTTGATGTTTCGGATAGTGTCAGAACAGGCATGATGAATCGCCCCGGAAGCCCATCAATCGCAAATCAGATTGATTCAATCCCATCTGGCGAGTATATTTTGTTTGATGATGATGTTGCAACCGGGCAGACGATGAAAGATGTAACAACGATGTTGCCGGAACGCATCACCGTTAAACGAATCGAGCACTTGGCGACAAAAACCGAACAGGTTACCGATATCGCTGATTGTCGGGATTTTCTTATTGGATCACGGGAAGGCGGATTGGTTGTCAGATTGCCTGACGGCAAAATTGTGCGTGCTCCATACTGTTTTCCATACGTTGATGTCAGCCGTCGTGTCAGTATCTCACCCGGTAAGGCGCTTGCATTTTCAAAATCAGTTTGGCAATTGAATGCTCAATTTTATCACCAGACCGGACTAACGGTTGCCTGCATGCCTGAATCGACAAAAGAGCTTTTGACGTATGTTGGATTTAATGAAACTGATTTGATGGAATCAGTGTGTCAATCTCATATAGACAATATCGTTAACGTGTGATATCTTTCTTATATGACATAGGCAAGCTGAACGAAATGGCTGTGGTGTAGGAATGCATCATGGCCATTTTTGTTTTACATATAATTCTAGCTGATAACTAACTTAGGAGTATAATCGTTATGACGCTAGAACCAATCGTTAGAAGCATACTGGAACCAGGCCGACTTCGTGTTGAAGGCTTTGGATTCGGGATCATTAATCAGATAAAGCAAGATGGCAATTCGGTGATAATTGATGTTGCTGGATTTCAGAATGATTTGAAAGAGTTTGCAGCATACATCAAAGCGGCAATTGCTGAATCGAATATTGATGTTCGTGTAAAACAGCTTAAGGCCGGGACATCACGTCAAGTTCTGGAAATAATTCCCTTGACAATTGAATCTATCAATGATGTGTTGTCCGATATCGTGGAGGCGCTTTCCGGTGATGAAGAGAATGAATTCAAAAGCCTAAACGACAAGTTGGTTGGTGGCACCATTGGTGGAAAGCGCAAGCCTTTGTCTAAACGGGAATATGCAAGGTATTTGCGACTTTCCGGACAGGCCAGAAAGCAAGTAACGGAAGCTGTTGCAGATCCAATGGTGCAGCATGTTGTCTCAAAGCTTGAAGATATCTATGCTCAAATTCCCATGGATTGGTATCCTGAACATCGGGAATCCGTCGCCAATTTGATTTATCGAATCAGACAGAATAAGTCAAACGGTATGATTCTGGCTGTCGCGCTGAAGGTTGCCACTGATCATCTCGAATCAGCCAAGCAGATATCTTCAAGAGATATGCGGGAAAAGGAGATTGGTGTATGGGGCGTAATTGCTAATGTGTTATCTGCTGCCATAAGCGCCAAGCCAAAAGAAAACAGGCGATTAACGATCGATAAACCGGTCGAGCAGGTATATCAGGTTGTAGATGGCACCAGATATCAACTTGGTGCAGTCGATAGGCGAAAAAAGATTGAATGGATTCAGGAATTCTCAAATGATTTTTCTGATGTGCCGTCCGACGTCGAATTGGCAACACTAGAAGTTCATGGCCGCACCATTCCTGGGTTTGTGGTTTGGCTTTCATCACAAAAGCTAGGTGCTACATTGGGCCGACGTGGCGGATTTAATGTTTGGTTCATTGAAGACAAAATAATGAAGTGGCCGGATGGCGGCAGTGTAAAGATGTATCAATTCTTCGTATCAGAATCCCGCATGGGCGTCCAGTTATAATTTTCTATCCAAATCTCGATTACAAATCAAATCAGCGTGATATAATGCTCCCATGTCGTCTTAACATGATGGAGCAACTATGGAACAGCAATCAATTGCACAGCGTTTTATTGAGCGGATTGATTCATTAGGGGCATCGTATCGTAGTGGTCGGGAAGCTTTTATTGATGGATGTAATGGTGGTGATTTATTCACAGCTTCAATCCGATATTTCGATCAGGTTGCAGTATTGGAATCGATGCTCTGTATGTCGAACCATTTCAGCGTAGAAACTGAATCACGACATGGGGCTCTGGTTGATATTGATGACGACACATTTGTCAGATGTCTTTCGGCTGAATCCAACAAGTGGAATCAGTTCCTGCTTGCTGGAACGCTGTGGGATTCTAGAGATGGATCGGCGATGGCCAGGTATGCGTTAAGGTTAGACGCAACAGCTATTGCCAGATACGTCAGGTTAATTAATGATCTGCTGAACTATAAACAAAAGGAGTAATGACAGAATGAAGTTATTTCATGGAAGCGTTGTTGATGGTGAGCATGCCGGTAAGGAATTTCTTGCCAGCAGTCTTTCCGGGCTACGGAACGATGTGAAGTCTTTCGTCGGGCCGAGCAAGGAAAGTTTTGATGTTGATGTGACCGAGTATGTCGTTTCGCACATCAGTGTTAAGCTGGTGTCGGCGTTGCTGGCGCGGCGTGATAGCGAACAGCTGAACGATGTGTCTCGTTCCCAGCTACATCTCAGGAATGGCCGGTTCCGTAATCTGTCCAAGGCTACTATCGTTGCAACTGAACCTGCCGCATAATAAATTAGCTTGACGATTTTTGGTTTCATGACATTATGTGAGAAATATTTAGGTGTGACAATCATGGAACCAAAAATCGATCAAGATATCTTGCTTAAAATCGCCAAAGCGGCATTGCGCTGTTATTGTGCCGAAACGTTTGGTCAGCTTTGCGATCGACTTGAAGTTGACCTGAAACCAGTTCTTTCCATTCTCACAGAAGATCAATTGCAGTACCTATCGGATGAGGATACGTTAAATGCCAATGTGTGAAGTTTGCCATAACGATGAAGGCATTCGTGTCGCGGCTATTCCAGCAATAGCGATGTCGGTCGCGTATTGTACTGAATGCCTAAAACGTGATGCTATTCCGGAATTTGTATTTAAGTTTGCACATGAAATGGAGCTGAACTACTCTGGATATCGGACATTCCATCTTGGTCAATATATGTCATGGGATGAATGGAACGCCACTGTAGCGCCCACGCTGCCTAAAATGGAGTATCCGTCAGATTACGATAGCCCGGATGATTATTGTGATAATGAAGAGCTAGCGCCAGAACAGGTCGGCGAAGAAGCTTGGCTGGATTTTATGATTGATCCGGCATCACAAGCCGCCACAATTATTCCATACAGTGAACCAGATCTAATTGAACGTTGGGCGTTTGGTTATAATGCGGCCAAAGAAAAGTATGGTGAGCCGGCACCGTTAACTGGTGATGGAGAGAATGATGAAAACATCGGCGACAATTGAAATAGAGCATGACAGCAAGCGTGATGAGATCGAGGATGGTGCCGGTTACGATGAATTTGATGAATTGTTCAACGAGCTATCATTTACGGTTGATGATGAATCGAATCATGTCAAGATCTCATTGCATAGGAATCGTGTAATAGAGGTCGACAAGGCAGAACTGGTTAAAGTGTTTCGTCGGTTGTTCAATTGAAACCAGATAATTTGTTTTATCCGGGATTATCGCCTCTGGCCTATAACCAGTAGAAAGCGTAATTGGTTACATATTGGTTCGAGCCCAATATCCCGGACTGTATACACTTTAAGGACAAGGACAATGACGATGACGCCTGGACAAAAGCGATACTTTGAAGAGCAAGCCAAATATGCACATGTGGTAATTGAGCCAGGACGCTACGTGCTCAAAACGGATAACAGGACATACTTCTATGAAGTTATATCGGTAGGTGACGATAGTGTTACGATCCGTAATCAAACCGACTTCATACAAGAAAAAACAATCCACTGGTGTCGCAAAAATCTAATCCGATTGGAATAATCATGTTAGCTGAAGCCGTTCAGTCTGTAATCGAGTCTCTTCAACGATACGAAAAGGTAAGACACGAAAATCCGGTATGTCGCCCGAATGATTTCTTTGCATCACTTCGACGTCGATTTGATCACGATACACTTGGCAGCATGCGGATACTGTTTTATCCCAACGAAGCTTCAGATCTAAAATATCGTGGATTCAATATCGTGGCAAGCCGATATTCAGAGACATCAGTATGTTATAACGTTTATGGACCTGGTTACAGTATTGATGTACTTGTTGAGCCTGTGACTTTTAAGGAACTGGAATATGTGTTAGGGCCAAACACTAAAACGGTTGTGGCCGACATTGAATCAGATTGGCCTATAAGTGTAACGATAGATGATAAGACTGTCTTGTGTGGTTGCTATGACGATCTGGCAGAATTTCTGTCCAGCCATTAGGAGGATCGACATGTTTGATAAAGAGCAGTTCGAGACGGCATCAATCGCTTTTGTTGTAATCGTGATAATAGCTATAGGTATTGTGGCGTCGGCATTGAGCCGATTGTTGCCAACATTTATTGATATGTTCTAAGTGAATCAATGAAACAGCCAGAAGATGAAATTTGGTTTTATGGTACATATGGCCGGTATGGATGCTTTTCAAACTTCTACCGATGCGACATAAACATCAATGGAACAATTTGGCCGACCAGTGAACACTACTTTCAGGCTCAAAAGTTTGCCGGAACATGCCATGAATCCGACATTCTGAATGCTGTAACTCCAAGTGAAGCTGCCAGGATGGGAAGAAGTCACGATAGACCGTTGCGTCCAGATTGGGAACAGGTTAAAGATTCAGTCATGTATGATATAGTGTTGGCTAAGTTCAAGCAGCATCCAGCGTTGAAGCAAATTCTACTATCGACCGGCAACAAACGACTTGTTGAACATACTGAACGTGACAGGTATTGGGGCGATGGTGGTGATGGTTCTGGATCCAATATGCTTGGCAGGATTTTAATGCTGGTACGTGAGGAGTTACGAAATGACCACCGATGAATTGATTGAAATGTTAAAGCGCGAAGATCCAACCGGCCAGTTACCAGTTGTAGTCGGAAGTGAAGATATCTATTTCGTTGAGCGACAGCCAGGTTACTATGACGGCTGTTATCAGCAATTGATTCATGATCCAGAAAAGCGCGGCAAGCAGTACAGTATTACAGGTGTAAAAATAACTACGAAAGGATACAAGGTAAAGCTGGTAACATGCAATCTGGATGATGTACTATTGGATCATCCAGAAATTCCTGTTGACTTGTCTGAGTTGTCAGAACATAAGCGTAACTATTGGGAGCATTGTGTTGAATCGTTGCGACAGGAATACAGAGATGCAAACAGTGAAGTGACGCAATCAATTGCACAGGAGAAAGAGAACGGTAAGTTATGAACGTCGTATACTCAGATCAATACCTTGAGGTTCAAACCCCAAGTATATTTCTGGCTGGGCCGACACCGAGAAGTCACGATGTACCGTCATGGCGTCCTGGCGCGTTAGCTATATTGGAAGAGTTACAATATACCGGACAGGTATTGGTGCCAGAGCGTAAGGATTGGGTTAATTTTGATTACCTCGATCAAGTGGAATGGGAATACAAAGGACTTTCCGAATGTTCGGTGATTGCCTTTTGGATTCCGCGCGATATGAAGACGATGCCTGCCCTTACTACCAATTGTGAATTTGGATTGTGGGTAACTGGTGGTCGTTCTATATATGGTCGACCAGATAATGCACCAAACAACAGATATCTGGATTGGCTTTACCGAAAGGCTACTGGGAATAAACGGGAACCGTTTAACGACTTAAAGCAGTTGCTATCGGCCGCGATAGAAGCAACAAAAGGTGGATTGACATGAATCGTTTTGATCCTACACTTACGCTCAGAACCGACATCCAGAAGGCAATCTGGGAATATGTCGTAATTGACGAATTACTGGATGGTGCATGGGAATTCACTACTCCTGTCAATCATTGGGAGTTTTGGCTTGGCTGCAAGGTAGTGGTCGGCGAAGCGGTTGGTCGTAACTTTTCAGTCGTAAGGGCTTCATATCGACTTGAAAAGTTGCTTGAATTTCAGCCTGAAAAGCTACGACATATCGTCTGCCTGGCAAAGCGTTATGGATCAGACGGTGTGTCGCAACATCTGAGTGAAGACACCGTCAATGACAGGTATAACCAGCATGAAACTGAAAAAGACTTACGTGAAATACGTAAAGCCATGAAGATCAACACATATAAAAACATGTTGATTGCCAGAAAGGCATCTAACGCTAAACGGCTGGGAAGGAATACAGATGGCTAGTTTTGTTACATCAGATTGGCACCTTGGAGATAGTCGATTCATCATTCTGGGTAGGCCATTCCGGTATGTGGAAGACTTCATTTCAACGTTGAGAGACAACCACAACAGCATGGTGAATCCTGGTGATGTCGTGTATTGCCTGGGAGATATGGTCAATAACGGAAATCCCGAATTCCTACCACTGATTGAAACATTCAACGGTGACAAGATTTTGATTCGTGGTAATCACGACAGACAATTTACCGACGAACAGCTTAAACGTTATTTCACAGAAATAATTCCAGAAGGTGATGGCTCACACGTTGATGTTGCCGGTATCAATTGTTGGATGACACATTATCCATCATGCGCAAAGCCGGATGTTTTCAATCTTGTCGGCCATGTCCACAACACCTGGCGCGTCCAGCTCAATATGTTAAACGTCGGTGTTGATGCAAATCATTTCATGCCGGTGAGACTGGATGCTATACCGTTTCACCATAACGCCATCTGTAACCATTACGATGATGATGTTTGGGCCGCATACCATCCAGTTAATCAAACGTTACATGGAACGATCGGCGTAGCAGGTACGTACTTTAAGAAAGAACCTAAGCTGTAAAAATGCATCAAACAACATGGAAATCATACCGTACGAGAATGCCGCACCATTCTAACGGTAACCGGCATCATCGGGATAGAAATTCCATCATCCATGTAATTTCATCTTGACATTTAATATCTACATGCTATAATGCCTACCATGATTTCCAACATGGAGGCTGGTTATGTCGGTTCGCTTTCATTCGGTTACCGAGTATGCGCATATTGCCCTAATCGCGAGCAAATGGTCTCCTGGCCATAACCAAGGCACGATGCGACGCGCGTCCGAAATGCTTGCCAGGTATTCGGTAGCCAACATCGCATGTTTCAATCACAGCTATCCGGGGCACAATTTCACGGAAGCTCGCCCGGTTAGAGCGGACGAGATCTTTGAATTGGCATCACGTATTGGGATTAGAAAGAGCTTGAACCAGACCGATATCGCTGACGCCAGAGGTAATGTATCGATGTTGAGATACAATCTTCTCGACAATAATGACGATACCGACTTTGCCGATAAAGCCATGCTGGATATGCTTTTGGCAATCGTAACGGCATTCATGATGAATTCTTAAATTCCGCTTGACTTTTGATTCATCATGCCCTATACTGTCATGTAGTTGATGGTTGACGATGTTCTCCCACGGAGGAGCAAGGCGATGACGAAGTCACAGGCAGAGATGTTGGAGTACCTGAAGACAGCAATCCTTAAGCATGATGGCCTTAATCGTCCTGACGAGTATTGCTACGGATGCTTTGAAGTTAAAGAGCATAAGTATTTCGTGTCTCTTGTGACGGTCGTAGGGCGCAAAGATTGGAGTGAATACACGATGACGATTTTTGGCGTTCGTCGTCATATCATCATCGGTAAGCGGGGCGGTATGAAGTTGATGAATGCGAAGGACGGAAAAGTCACCGGCATGGATGTGGTTTGGCGGCAGACCAATTGATTGAGGCTTTTAGATTTCTCTTGACAATCCCGCCATCCGGTGATATTATGTCTTTAAAATCAAGGAGGCTGTTATGGCAGTGAAGCATATGTCGGTGTTGTCTTCGGCAGATAGAACCAAGGTTCATCGGGACACAAGCGAAGCCAGAATCCTTGAGTTTGTTACTGAGTCGTATCGTCAGTGGCGTAAGGCCAGATGGCAAGGCATCAAGCAGCGTGAGCCGCGTATCACGGCAACCTACATTGCTGAAGTGTTGGATGTGTCTGAGCGGTTGAAGCCGTTGTATGTTGTTTCGATTCAAAATAAGCTGACTGCACTTGTCCGTAAGGGATTACTCGAAACCAGTCTAGGTGAAGGATTGAATGGTCGCGAAACACGGCTTTACAATCCCAAGGATGAGAAATAATGCCAGCCAGGAAGAATCGTCCAAACAAATATTGTGCCAAACATCAAAAAACGTCTGCCGAATTGTTTGAACAGTATCACGACTTTATTGTAGTGATTGGCAGATTGGAACGGCAGAATCCAGGTAGAGCACATTTTGTCCGTCCAACGTATATCGCTGACATTCTTGTAAAGAATGGATATCTGCGAGATGCGGATAGCGAGACGTTTTACGTAATGCCAAAGTTTAGGAGTAGCTTCAACGCATAAGGCTTCTCATCAATAACTAAAGTGAATTTTGTCACTAAACATGACAGGATTATAACATGAAGTATCTAATCGTTAAACGTTACGATGATGGCGACACCAGCTTTATTGAGTGTGATACGTTCGGTGAACTTTTGACGCAATCATCTTATGATGACATCATCTATCGTATTGCTGGAGTCGTTGAAGAGAACGAGCTATTGATTCCTCGTTCAGAACTTAACGAAGCATCCATGCAGATTAGAACTGAGTATGCACAGCAAATGGATGATTTGCAGGATAAACGTATCCAGTTGTCCATACAGACGAGACAAAACAGCGCAGAGATTCGAGCCACCAATTCGGTAATCAGCGAAGCCGGTTATCGCAAAAACAGATCTGATACCGCCAAGCAGTCGGCGATGGATGAAATTCGCGCGTTAAAGTCAAAGCAGAAACAGATTGAAAATGGACGACAGCATCTGGCCAGACTGTTAGGCGAAATCGAAATGAGTATCGCGTTAATGAACGTTGAAATCCGAAACAGGATTCAGGCGTTCGCCGATGGACTGAAGGAAGACTGATGACGTTTAAAACCCACATGAACTTCATGGCCTGTCACGATCTGTTGATCATGTCGCACAATAAAGCGGCGGTGACAGATTTTACTCGTGCCGATAAACCGGTAGTCGTTGTCAGGATTTCTGACGTCGGAAAAGAATTCAAAGAGCTGTGTCTGGTTAACGTATTATCGGAGCACAGGTTCTTTTTCGATGACGAAACCTCTGGCACCAACGTTATGTCGCGGCATCATGCAACCGAAATCATCGATGTCTTGCATCAGGCGTGCGCAATTGATTGCATTCTTGCAGTTCATTGTTGGGCCGGTATCTGCAGGTCGGCATCGGTCGGGTTAGCGTGGTCTGCCATCAATAACGATAGGGAACTTTGGAATCACATCATTGAATCGAAATGGCATTGCCCCAACAGTCTGGTTGTAGAATTTCTCCTTGACGAATTACGAAGTCGTGATATGTTACCAGAATGGGCCGTTATCGATGACGTGTTTAAAAGCATTCAGACGGTTCACAGTGATGAACGGTGGCTGGAAGACAGGCAGGAACGAGATCGTTGGCTTCTAACCGGTATACGAAGAAAAATCTGACATGTTGTGAGATTACACCGTTAAACATTATGTGAGTCATTTTATGTTTATAATCGATTCGGCTGAATCATATGTTTTTAGCGTAGCGCGTTCGTTTGATGAATTGCGGATGGACGTAGCGCCAGGACATATAGTTTATAGTGATGGGAATCATCACGATCTTGTCGTTAGACTAAATCTGGCTAGTGCCGAATTTGGAGCGATGATTAAATCCCGTAGCGATGCAAGGATAGCATGTAAAGCCGCGACAGAAAAAGAGCTATTGCGCATATCGGATTGTATCAAGCGTCTAGTGACAAAAGAATATAAGTTACAGACATTGCTTGACGAATTAAAGACTGGCAAGAAAGCCGTTCCAGATATCGAAAAAGTAATGGCAAGTGTTGTTGGAAAACTTGAGGTTGCAGCTGAACAGCGTTCTTCATTCCAGGCTGAATATGATGTTTTATTTGAAAAGCTTCAATCCTCGCGGGTAGAATTTGACAATATCATCATCCTAAAAGAAGATTTGACTGAATCGTTGCAATCAATCATTGATGAATACTGTGAGGGGCTATGTTTGCCATCATGTCAGAGTATTTAAAATTTATCACTATTGCCAGGTCTCTTCGAGACTTGCGTGACAATGTCTTCGTGGGTTGTGTCGTCTACAGCGACGGACGACACAATGAATTGGTCATGAAACTAAACGAAGAGAGCCAGAAATGCGACGCTAGTCAATTCTTAGAAGTGAGAAACATAGTTCATTATGCCAAAAAACAAAAAGACTTGCAACGAGTCTCCAACTGCATCCGGGTACTGTATAAGAAGGAATATAATCTAAGCGGCTTGCTGGAAGATTTGAAATCCGGAAAGAAGATTGTTCCTGTTCCAGATGTTGCAAAGGTCACGGCAAGCGTCTTAGCGAGACTTGATGATATTGCCATAAAGCGAACCAGGTTGCAATCAGAATATGATAGCTTGGTAGAACTTCTCAACAACCAGCATGTTTCACCAAAAGAACAAAACAGTCATCAAAGAGAATTGGCCGAACACTTGCAGTCAATCGTAGATGACTATATGAAAGAGATAAAATTAAATGAGTGAATGGATTCTGGCACAGAAGAAAACAATGATGCCGCGCGACACCAATCCTAACGGTATCATCTTCGGTGGTATCCTGATGGCCGACATGGACCTAGCGGGTGCAGAAGCTGCGAAAACAGTTTGTCCAGATAAGGTGGTTACGGTTCAGGTCAGTGACTTTGTGTTCAAGGAGCCGGTACATGTTGGTGATGTTGTGACATATTGGTCACGGGTTGAACGTATCGGCCGGACTTCCGTTACAGTATCAGTGAAAGCAGATGTATCTAACTCGCAAGTGTATGGTGAAGCATCACTCAAGGTGACGGAGGCGACATTCGTTTACGTCAATATCGACAATGAACGCCGGCCAAAGCCAATTAAAACTTCTCAAGATGGTGACATCTGTTGTTACTACGATAGATAATTGAACTCTATGACGAATTAGATGACATTGTTGATGAATGGTAAGATTCTATGATTTACGCAAGCGCCGACACGCATTTTTTTCACAAAAATATTTTGAAATACTGCAATAGACCATTTGACTCTGTTGAAGAGATGAATCAACAATTGATTGCTGGTTGGAACAGTGTGGTGAGTAGTTCTGACTCTATCTGGCATTTAGGCGATTTTGCATTTTGTAATGCAAACAAAATAGTCGAACTATTGGAACAGCTGAACGGCACCATTCATCTGATTCGTGGAAATCATGACCGGCATCATGATGAAAATTCGGAAATCATGAAGGCTCAAAAGCTTTGTGCTGGGAAAACGAAGAACAGAGATGGTGCTGTCGTTGGTCAACTTGGTTTTGCGTCAATCTCTGATTATCGCGAAATCACGGTTGACGGTCAAATGTTTGTATTGAGCCATTATCCTTTTCGCCAATGGAACAAATCTCACAGAGGCTCCATCAATCTTCACGGACATTGTCACGGTAACATGCCTGGCAATAGCCAACAGACAGATGTCGGTGTTGACTGTTGGGATTACCGACCTGTCAGCATCCCAGAGATCCTTGAACGCCTAAACACTCTACCACAATTCACATCAGAAGCCCATCACGCACAAATTTAAGAATTTTCTCTTGACAACCAGCCATCGTCGTGCTATCATGTTGTTCAAACATGGGAGAAGGGAGAAATGCCGCATGATATCTAGAGTATCGCAGTCAAACGGTTATGATGATGTTATCGTTGAGCGAGTCGGAGATGTTGTGCAAATCAGTCAACGGTTTGCTATTCAGCTATTGCTGACTGCTGAGGAATCCACAAAGCTTGCTGAAGCATTCAAACTAGCAAATAATGATTTTTGGTGTTCATCCGAACAGAGGTTGAGATATGGCATTACAACATCATGTCACGGCGAAATGAAGCTTATTGTTCGTTCTCAGCACATCGGCAATCCCGGAGATTGGTATATTGAGATTGATGGAGGACTGAAATTCTCGGAATCAATTCGTGGCAGTTTTCGATTTTGGGATATGGCGTATGCGCTGAGGTAGATCGTGGATATGAAAGTCAATACTGTTGAAAAGTTCGATGCAACGGAGTATCTGGAAAGCAGTGGATTGTATTCTGCCATTAAGACATCTCCGCTAGATCTAGGGTTCTTTTCGCTCCATTGGGCTGTAGTTGAACCGTCTGGCCGACAGATGTTTTGGCTGAATCCGTGTGAACAAGATAAGTACCGGTATGGATGGTTTACGCTTGACCAGTTGTTCGCATGGGCAGGTGGATTTGGGCCGATCGTTAAAGATCGTTACGTTAAAATGAGGTAAATTATGTTGGTATCCTGGTGGATGAAGTGCCCGGAAAAGCATCCGGTAGAGTATGGCGCGAGAGCCATTTATCAGATGCGATCGGTGCCGGTTCAGCGTAAAAACCGTGGAAACCATACCGATTACAAAACGGAAATTGGTCTTGATTTCCTTCGAGATCGGTGTAGTCTTCATGTGGATGATGGAATTAGCCGATTTCCATTCATCGACTGGCTGAACGGAAAGGCATTGCGGCAGCTCAAAAAGCGTCTTCTGGACGAAGGCATCCCGCCAAACAGTGACGCGGTTATAGAAATCCATGACGGCAAGTATCACCTGACGGCCAGTCCGAATGCCAGTTATGGCTACCTGTACGTTAACGCATGGCAGGAATGATTTTCGATATTTAGTTTGACAAATTCGTGTGTTGTGATAACATGCGATGTGGTTTTACACAAACAATGATGAAAGGATAGCTATGCCAAGGTTTATTAAGGCGTTTTCTCGTGATGGTCTGGCCTATTGGCTGGTCGAGCAGGATGTTGCCAGGCCAGAAGTGGCTGTCGTTGATGTCCCGGTTGTCGTGAATCGTAAGACCCATATCATCTTTCAGCTGGATTTTTCTGGTTCAATGTATGGTAGTGAGCGCGATCTGAAAAACGATATGAAGCGTATCGTAAGGCAGCTCCGTGTTGGTGACGCCGTTACCGTGATGCACTTTGCGTCACGCGGCGATCTTAAGGTCGCGCTGGAAGCATACAAGATTACCGATGCGGCCGACTATGTGTTTATTGAACGACAGATCGATAACATGTATACGCGAGGCTGCACCAATTACACCGATGGTATGCGGAAGGCCGTAGCCATTCGTGACAAGTTTTCATCAGTTTACGATGACGCCGTGTATATGTTTCTGACCGATGGTTATCCAAACGACGACGAAGGTCGTTCCGTTCAGCTTCGCCTGGCTGCTGAGATTGGAAGTTCATTTAAGCTGAAAACGGTCGTCGGCTATGGCGATTATTATAATAAGACTCTTCTTGCCGATCTCAGTCAGGCTATGGGCGCTACATTTGCCCATGCCAATGAGATCAAGCAGTTCACGACAACTGTAACCGATACGCTGGACGTGAAGGATGAAGTGGCTGACGGTGTATCGGTTGATCTTCAGTGGCCGTCCGAACATGACATTACATTCTACGTTGGACGTAAGCAGTTTAATATGCTGCCTGTTTCCGATGACGATAAGACGCGAATCAATCCGATGCGTAAGGTCGATCATGTTTACACGTTGACCAATCGTCGTCCTACCGGCATCAAGGAATCGACGTTTACTGATGCGTCTGTGTCTGGTGATTCCAAGCTTGAATCTCTCGTCAAGGCATCGTATAGCCTCGGCGTCATTCTAAGCCAGAAGAACCGTACCCGTGATGCCAAGGCTGTTTTCCGAACTATCGGTGACTGTGATGTCATCAAGGCGTTCCAGAATGCACGCACGCTGGCAGAATTCGGCACGGCAGAACAGCGGGTGACGTTTATGGCATTTAACCCAAGTAAGCGGTTTGCCAGTGGACGGGATGTGGATTACGGCGGTAACCCGAATGCCTTCAATCTTGTTGAGATGTTTCATCTGCTGACTACTGATCCTCTGGCGAAGATCCATTTTACGGACCCGCGTTTTACGTATAAGACCAGGACTGCCCCGCGCAATTACTTGCACGACGTTCCTAAGTATCGATACGTTGATGAAGGAACGCCGTTCAACAAGATGACGTTCAACAAGAGTCGAATCAATGTATCGGTGTTCGCAGAGCGTAAGGTTAACGTCACGCTGTCAACCGGCGAAACCGTTGAAGCCATCATCAATAAGAACTATCTTATTGTATGTGATGGCGGAATGAACGTTAAGCTGCTTCCTGTCAGCATGTCTGAATCCTCATTCCTTAAGCTTCGCCAGGAAGGCGCTATTGATGCTGATGAACAGTATGTGGCCGGAACAGTGTACTCGGTCTATCTGGATAGACTGCCGCTTGTCAATGAGGCAATGACGACAGGTAAGAATCAGGCGAGCGGCTTGTGCCGACTCATCAAGAACGAGTTTGAGCTGGAGAGTAAGCTGCGAGCGCTTAGGTTCTTCCGAGATGAAATCGAGACAAAGGCTGAAACAGCAAAGACAGCTCTTGTCGAATCAATTGGCGCTGAACGTGCGGACCTGTTGGCCAAGCATTACCTGAAGCCAGGTAAGGGCGGTAAGCTTACGTTTCAGCCTGCCACCGAACCGGGTGTCGCTGAGGATAAGTATCTTGCTGTTGAGTTTGATGTCGTGATGGATGGGTTTGCCAGTCCAGCCGCTATGAGTGATGTTCTGGACAAGAAGGTTAAGTTCGATCGAGAAACTGGTGCGCTGGAAGTCATCAACAAGAAGATGGAAGAGAATTTCCGTGTTGGTACATTTACCAGGCAGGAATATCTGGTCGAAGGGATCAAAGAGTATGCTCCAACCGCTCAGAAGATCGGCACGATGGCCGGTACGCCAGACATGAAGCGACAGATGAGGCTGGACTGGCTCAACGGCTATATTCGTCATCTTGAAAATCAGCTAAAGGAGCTTCGCAGGGAAATTCAGACCTGGAAGTTTGCCGTGATGCTCTCACAGGAAACTTTTGAGGAGCCAGAATTCCAGGCACGTCAGGATGAAACGGTAATTACGGTTGACGGACAGCGCTTCATCGTTCGTCTTTCTCAGAAAGAAACTGCCTGCTGATTACCTATACAGTATTCTCGCCTTGTGATATCTTACCTGTAAATCTGATCAATACAATCTTCATCAAAGGATATTCCAATGAATGTCGAAGTCTCTCGTTACCACTTCTTCCATACCGGTGCCGGCACGTTGCGATGGGCAGAATTTTGTCCACCGCGAACAGAGTGCCAAGATCATCAAGTATGCGGATGTACGATGAGTGTATCCATGCGTCCGGAAGGAAAACCGGCACAGACAACTATGCTGGTAGATGTTACCGATAAAATCGGCAATAGAGATGTAACACTGACATTAAATGATGATGGAAGGTCACATTATACGTTCCGATGGACAAATGACGATGGAGAGCGACAGCACGCATACTTCTGGTATAACGATAGCGGAAGGTTACAGATTGAAATCAGTAAGTCGGGATATGGATACGTCGACTGTTTCTTTGGACACATGTTTTATGGAAATCGTGTAGACATCGGCCGACTGTACAATGGACACTCACCGTCTCAAATAGTTGATCTTGCATCAATCGGCGATAATGACGTTTGGGCACATGCATGTAGTTGGGGCAATGAAGCGATGGAAACGCTCCCAGTATGTGACGAAGTGCTTAAATGGCGGCAGCTATTCACACACTGCAAGCGATTGAATGAACTCTATAACGGACTAACCGGTATCCAGAGCGTTGATGACATCCGGGCTGAAGTTGTTTCGAGTCCGTTGTTGATTGATGTGGTGACAGCATTCAGGTTTCTGTCATCGATCCTAGACAATTTGGATCATTCGACGATGTTTAAGGTTTGCGATAGGATTGAAACAGATGTTCACGACAAATCGACACCTGGAAAGTAGCAATGAGCACGTACCGGATAGATCACATTATCGCTGGCGTCATGGTAACGGGCGATAAAGTCAAGATTCTTGATGATGTCAATGATAGTCTGGACTGTTATTCTGAAAGCGATCGAGAGACATCAATACTTGCATCACAGCTGCCTGGCTTTGATTATGTGAATGACTACTATGGTTCTCAATATGTCATTATTGGTAAAACGCATGCTAAATGCAATGAAAGAACAGGAGACCCGACATTCAACTCAATTAACTTGAGGTCTTACGATTCCACACTGTTTTATCGAGATGTACTTGATAAGCTTAATAGTAGTCCAATATATGAACTGATTGAAGCCCATGGATGGAAAGGCGAGATTGGTTTTTGGGTTCACACTGAATGGAGATAACCAGATGGCTTACATGATTGTCTTTTACAAAAATGGTTATTTCCTAGACGTATTCGCGAAAGAAAATTGCAAATACGATTTAACAACATGTTGCGATTGTAATGCACGTCGTGCATTGTCCGTTGCAGAGTTATTTCACGATAAGCAGTCTGCTTGTTCTGTTGCATTAAAAGAATTCGGAACAGAAAACGGTACAGTGGATGGTTACGGGCTGGATGGTGTTACGTTAAGGATAATGCCCAGAAACATATATTTAAAACGACACAAACTATGCTATAATGTAATTTGCACAATTTCAGGGCGAAATGGAAATTGCTTATGAGTACAAGAAGAGATTATGTATTTGTTGGCGTAAACGTTGGTTTAGATCAAACCGTTTGCTTCGATGATGCGCTTATCGGAGAATTCGGCTTAGAGCGAGTGTTTGACGGCATGTGTGGCGAGTATCACTTTATCGGGACATCGCTACAACAGGCATGCGAGGCTGACGGCGAGTCGATTGAACCAATGCGATTAGATGGTAAAGACGTTAAGGCGGTTGTCGAATCAGTTAAGCATAAGATCGCGCGGTTGAGCAATAAAATGAATCAGCATATTGATTCAGATGTCGGCGTGTGGGTATTTACCGATTGGAGTTAAACCGGTGAAGTATTTTATTAAAGCATTTGGGTACACGTCAATATTTGGGCTTTGTGTTTCGTTAGCCCTTTTTGCCTATATGGCATGGCCATTTTTGGCATGTATGGCTGTTGCAATGTTGCTTTATTATGTGGTTGTGTTTCTGGCCCAATTATGTATTGCGTCAGTAAGTTATACGTTTTTCAACCAATGGTTTGATGTAACCGGTTGGCCTGATTCATGGATTCCTGAGCATAAAAATTATATTTGTGGCTGTCACATGTGTCGAGACGAGAGGTATGGCTGTGAATGAATTCCTGAATCGATATGGCGGGATGATTGGAATTGAATCAGGAAGCCTCGGCGTTCTCCCCACTACATCGACATGTATCGCGCTGTATGGACTGTTGACAATATTTTTCATGATGAATCGTAAAGTTGTTGGACTACAGGCGGATACCAATGGTGCATACATTCAAATTATGACCGCCGGGAAGTCTGCCGTTATTCAAATCGATAAGGATGGTGGATACTGTGCTATAATGAATGTCGGCGGGATACTTTGCGAATTGCCGTTTGAATCAATTTGACTTCTACGGCGTCAGTATAGCGAAGCGATTTGGGTACGAATTATTTACAGTAATTAATTAAATATAGAAAAGTTGTTCATAATAAAAGAACATCTTAGTGTCGCTGAGAGATATTTGAATCAATCGAATCAATCAATTCCGGAAAACAAATAAAAGCGTTCGACATAATTTCGTTGGCTTTCAGTTAATACTGTCGAGTATACCGCGTGTCCCAGGTAAGGTCCATCCATGTACGACCCTGGCACGGTATTTGCCCCCAACCTCCAATACCCTGTTGAGTCTCCGATTGTGCCGCTGGCGGATTCGGAGTTGAGACGGCCCCCGACGTAATACCTAAACGCAGCCACAGCAGTTGTTTTGATTACCGCAAAAATTTCAAATTCTTCCCCATGCGCCGTTCCTGTGTCACTATATGTTGATGCAGCGATAGATGTGTATAGTTTCCCCGCTGTAGTTGCTCCAAGTCCGATCGCAAATCCAACCGGGCCAGATGAAAAGTGGTTGACAATGTTCATCAAGTTTCTATTCACAGGCTTAAACCCGCAAACGAACGTCAGAGTTGAGAAATTCCACTGACTCCCATCGGCGGCATCCATATAATTACTGCCATTAAACGTCACGCCAGGATGATTGCTCCCGCCTCCTGACGTCGCCGAATACGTAGGATCAGTCGCGGAGGCATTGGTTGTGAACGTGTACCCGTTGCCTGACTGGTCCGCCCATGTGTCGTTCGACGTCCCACCAACAGCTGTATATCCTTTTTGAGCAGTAATACCCTGTACTAATCCTGTAGATAACATCATTCCAACATCAAGGTTATTAGTCCACCAAGATGTTGTTCCAGAATCATATTTTAATACGAGGGTTTGTCCTTTTCTAATTGCAGCAAGTTTATATGCTGCTCCATTGATCGTGCCCGATTCAATCAATACCGCGCCATGTCCAGATCTGTTTATCGTAAAGTCATCACCGTCTGATGGCGAGCCTGGAAGGGTTATAAATATCCCTTGACCCGCACCGTTTGTGCAAAGATATTTGGTATTTACTGATGCTGTAAAATCTGATGTTTTTTCTACCCAATTTGACCACAAGGTGTGTCCACCGGTAGTAATTGTCGAATTGCTGGCCAATGCATTGCTTGTTGTATTGCATGAAACAAAAATAACACAAAACATTGTAATAATTACAATTAATGTTTTCATATACGAAACACTCATTAAATTTTATTCTGGCCTTACTCCAAATATTATATTTGTAACGGTTGCATTTGTAAGATTTTTAAATATGGTAGTCGTTGCATTTAATGTTTGCACACCAATAACCCCGGCAGATGGACTGGATCCAAACGATGTTGCACGCATCGGACTATATCCAGTTGATTGTGCAGTACCAAATGCAGACGTTGGTGGTGTAAACGCAGATGAATATCTTGCATATGTTACCATCTGTATTTCATCAAGTGTTCCTATCAATGATTCCACACCGTCGAATGCGGGTTGATATCCACCGACACTTACAACCGCCGTTGGTGCCGGCCTGGCAGTGTCAGATCCAGTTCCTACCTCTACACCATCCCAATACAATTTAGTGGTGTTACCAATTCTTACTACTGCAAAATGATGACGGGTATCTGTTACTGTAAATGTGCTGCTTCCGATATTAACTGATACCGGTCCAGATGCCTGATAATTAAACCATCGCATGAGAGCAGTGGAGTCGGATACTTTTTCTAATCTGATGAACCATTTGTTTGTTACGCCTGCCCCTTCATCTTGACATACAAGCCCATATATGGTTCCGTTTGCATCTGGCATTGATGTCACAACGACCCATCCTTCAATGGTAAAATCGCCCCCAACGATAGAGAATGATGGAGTATCTATAGTATTCGAACCATTAAATGTGGCACCGTTACCAAATTGTTGTGGCGGATGTGTCAGCGCATCTCCTCTAAGTGTCCACGTTCTTGCTGATGGTGAACTGTCTGTTATATCGCTATTAAAATGCAATAAGCTGGCCTGTAATGTCGGCTGCGGAAGAATGGCTATAGGATGGTGTCTTCCTGATGTAACAGGAGGATGTGTCAATTCATATGTGGCGTTTGCAATAAGTGTCTGAGCACTTGACCATGTCACTACACCGGCTCCGGAAGAACTTGGGCTTGAACCAATCATGGTTGCAACGTTACCAAGTTTAACTTTACGTTTCAGTCCTCCTGATGTTTCTATCACAATAAGGTCTGTGCTTGCCCCGGATGTTTGTTCTGTTTCAGTTGCGAAACTTGCAGACATGGTATGTCCAGATGAGCTGACATTTAACAATCCTTTACCAGTCGTGCATGATGGTATCATACACATAGTCATAACAGACATTAATAATGATTGATATATTTTCATGTTAAATCCATGTAAGCGTTTATTTTGAAGTGGCTATATCAAAAGTGGCGGTTCCAGTTATTTCGGTAATTTCGATCGTCATGGTTTCAAATCCATTAACTTCTCTTACATCTATTTCTTTGCCAGTTTCAGTATTCTCAACCGTTACTGTCGATATACCGTTTGGCGTATTGTCGTTATCGGGAAACCAGGTATCGTTGATCTTAAGCCAGACCCGATAGCTTACGCTGTCCGTAGCAGTGACGCCGATCATCAGATACTTTGAATTGGCAATGCCCCAACCGTCAATACTGGATGTTGGAACCGATGTTGTTGCACCATAGGTAATAATCTTAACTTCTCTCATCAATCAGTTCCTTTTCGTTGCACTGGACCAAGCTGAAAAAACATTTTTCCAGACTTAACGACCACTCCGACGATACGTGTCCACAATTCATCATCAATGGAATCGTATGCCGTCATTATGCCATTTAAACACCATAATTCGTCGCCGGGGCTTACTTCATCGTTATCAACGATCACGATTTGTCCCGGCATGATCAAATTAACGTATTCACCGGCAACATATTGTCCATCCGACATGCCAATGATACGTGCAATTGATTGCTCACTTGTTGAATCAGAGACCATCAGTGTGCCATCAGTCGATATGGATACAATAGATCTGTCCGAAATAGATTCCCCAGCTATATATTCCGTTTCAACAATGGTATTAACCGATACGCGATTGGACAATCTATCGAATTTCTTTGGAATTGGCATATGCTACCATGATGATATGTTTTATCTTAAGTGGAAATGGTCTGATGGTGATAAATCAATATCTCCATCAGAAGTAGATTACGCGGCCGGCTTTTGGATCACATCACCGATCTGGCACTGAAGTGCAGTGGTGCTGGTAGCCACGCCGATAGGACGAGTATACTCTGCCGCCACCACGCCGGAGAAGGCAGCAAGGCTACCATCCGACTTTGCCCAGTACTCGGTACCAGCAGTTAGGCCGGAAAGACCGGTTGCAGAGTCACCGCTCTGTGCGAACTCGACAGAAGCATCAGCGTCACCGCCAGTGGTAATCACGCCAACGATGCCGGCACAAGTGGCTTCAGCAGAAGCCGCGTACTTCCAAAGCTTGCTGTCAGCAGCCTTGAGATACACGACATTGCCAACAGCCAGTGTTTCACCAGCAGTCCCTGATCCCTTCGGATCAGCGTCAGCACTCTGAGCAAGGTGTCCAGAAGCGCTAAAAGAAGTTTTAGCCATAACAATTACCTTTCAATTATTTGGGCAAAACCGAATCAATAGTTGGTGCCCAATCCATCTATTGATACAAATCACTCAATGTGATATAAGATGTATCATGTCAATAAATATGATATGCAAATCCTGTGAATCGTGATATCATTTCGCGACTAAGAATTTTAATTTTTCTTGTAATTGATTTCCAGCCATACTGGAATTTTGCAGTGGTGATAAGATGACTCTCGTTGATGCCATTTGGGATTATTTTGGCGACACCCGGCTTTCAGTCGGTCATATTGAACGGGTTTCTCCATTTAATGTGTTTCAAACCATCAGTGTGATACATTATGTGGTTGACAACAACATGTGGTTTGATGTATATTTGACATCTGTTGGTGGCTACTTGTTTCTTCAAAACAACCTTGCGGCAGATTGCAGGTCTCCACGGGAAGCGATTCAGTTTTTAGCTGATAATGGATATTGATGATGATTGAAACAGAACTTGAGCTTGGCGGTGCCGCAACAAAATTTATCAACAACCTGGAAGCAACAAAACTACTCAAAACGCTTCAGCAAACAGGTCGTCCGTTTGGCGATATTTCGGAATCGGAACGTCAAACGTTGTTGAAGTATTGCGGTTGGGGCGATACCCAGGTATTCAACAGAATGTATCCCAAATCAACCTATGGCGGATACGCGACATGGGGCCAGCCGATAGATGAAGTTAAAGAACTTCTCACCGATGAAGAAATAAATCTGCTTCGCGGAAGTTCCATCAATGCCCATTATACGGCGATTGGTGTCATTAAGGCAATGTGGGCTGGTGCTGAACAGCTTGGAATCGGTGCAATCAATTGCGCAAGGTATCTTGAACCAGCATGTGGCGTCGGTCACTTTTTTGGCACAATGCCGGAATCTCTTTACACCGGTGGAATAAAAGCGGCCATTGATCTTGAACCAATAGCGGCAGGTATCACTCAATATCTGTATGGTGATGTCAAAGTATTCAATCAAGCATTTGAGACATTCGGTAAGTATGGAACCGATCACACAAAGACCAATACATACAGTAATTACTTTGATCTCGTCATTACCAATGTGCCGTTTGCTGATGTAAATGTCCATGATCCTACCATTAAGGACAAACATCTTAAAAAGAACCTACACAATTACTATATCGTCAACAGTATCAACCTTACGGCACCTGGCGGATTTATTGTCGTCATTACATCGCATTATACGATGGACGCGACCGATAAACGAACTAGGCAATATATTTCAGAACAGTGTGTGCTTCATGGCGCATTCAGGCTACCCAATGACGCATTTGAAAAGAATGCCGGTACCAGTGTGGTAACCGATATATTGTTTCTGCAAAAGCGGTTCCCTGGCATCGTTGAAGGACATGTTTGGATCGATACGCCTGAAATAAACCTAAACAAGGGATTACAATACAACAATACATACGACAGATGGCAATACCAAACCCCACAGTATGTAAACGAATACTATCGTGACAATCCGCAAAACGTATTAGGCAATCACACCACCGCGCGAGGCATGTATAGCAGTAACGAATATACGGTAACACCAATTCAAGGAGCTGTTCTTGAACAGCAATTGATGGATGCTATCAAAAAAACATTACCACATGATGTTATTATCGTTGAGCGTCAAGAGATTGTAGGCCACATTATTGAATGTGAATCCAATGTAGAGAAAAAGCAGTTTAATGATTGTGTTGAAAGATTGATCGACATCAGCAAAACGGCAAGAGCGCTTATAGGGACAAGAGAAGCTGAGGAATCGGCCAGATTAAGAACAGAATTGTCCGGTCTCTATGATGAATTTGTCATCCGTTATGGTCTTATTTCAACAAAAAAGAATCAATCTGAGTTAAAAGGATGTGGCGATATCGATGTTACCTGCCTGGCTCCTTTTCTCAAGTCGTTGGAAAATAACGACGGCAGCAAGGCGGCAATCTTTTACGAGGATACGGTCAGAAAAGTTGAATCAGTTCAGCAGATAACGGAACCACGTCATGCAATGTTGACTTGTCTGGATCGATTTGGCCGGCTTGACATGGATTGGATATGTGAAACAACGTGTAAACCAATAGACGATGTATTGTCAGCACTGAAAGGCATCGTATACGTTACTCCGCAGCGACAATATGTTACCGCCGATGAATACCTGTCTGGCAATATTCTTGAAAAGCTTAATGCGGCGAGAGCGGCAGCTGTTCTGGATGAATGTTTCAATTATAACGTTGAATCACTGGCCTCAGTTATGCCAGAACCGGTTGGCCCTGGCGAAATCCATGTTAGACTTGGAGCCAATTGGATTCCAGAACAATACATATCTGATTTCGTAAAGGAGCTGATTCCATCGTATTGTGGCAATGTCAGATTTATTCCGTCGATACCAGAATGGATCGTCACACAGGAACAATCCTACTATTCGATTGAAAATACCAAAACGTGGGGAACATCCAGAAAGACTGCACTAGATTTAATCGAAGACGCGCTAAACGTTAGGAATCCGACCGTCTATGATGTTGTTGAAGATGAATACGGCAATAGAAGGTCCGTTCCAAATTCAGAAGAGACACTGCTGGCGCAGTCTAAGCTGCAAGACATTCATGACAAGTTTACTGAATGGATTTGGCAGGATGCCGGTAGAAGTGAATTGCTGGTCAGTATTTACAACGAAACATATAATGTGTTCAGAGAGCGCGAATATGATGGAAGTCACCTAACGCTTCCAGGAATTAGCCGATACCTGCCATTTACCAACAACACCGTTGAACTTGCGCCATATCCTCATCAACTAGATGCCGCTTGGCAAGGCTTGCAAAGTAAAACGATGATGTTGGCGCACTCAGTTGGAAGTGGCAAAACCGCTTCAATATCAATAACTTGCGCCGAATTACTTCGATTAGGGTTGGCCAGGAAGTGTGCGATTACGGTTCCTAACAATATTGTGGAACAGTGGGGCGAGTATGTACGGCAGCTTTATCCCGGTATTCCCGTGATGGTTGCCGACAAGGTAAACTTCAGTCCGGATAAACGGGCGGAATTCTTGAGCCGTATCGCGACCAGTAAAAATGTGATAGCTATTTTTACGCACACCGCATGGAAAATGATTCCACTAAAGGATGAAACATTTATCGGATATGTTGATGAGCGGATCGATGCATTACGTAAACAATTGACGGAGGTACAGGAGCAATCAAAGTCTGGATACCGTAGCCGGAGCCGCACCAGTGAAATCGATAAAATCACATCCAAGCGCATTGAAAAAAAGATTAAGCGATTAGAGGTAAAGCTAAAGAACAAGCAGTCAGACATTAAGCGTGATAATGCCAACATGATGCCGTGTTTTGAAGACCTTGGTATTGATGTCATTGTAAATGATGAATCCCATGAGCATAAAAACTTGGGATTTGAATCCAATATGAGCAATATCGCCGGCCTATCGATGACAGAATCGGATCGTGCCTTTGATATGTTTATCAAGACACAATATCTGCTTAAAACAGGTGGGCGGGTATTCTTTGCCACCGCGACGCCGATTGCAAATACGATGGCCGAAATCTACACCGTCATGAAGTATCTTCAATTTGATCTATTGAAGAAGCTCGGACTAGAGACATTTGATTCATGGGTAAAATGTTTCGCCAGTGTTGTATCCAGCATCGAAATGAAGGTTACTGGAAAGTGGGAAGTGGTGCAACGTTTGGCTAAATTCTTTAACCTGCCAGAGTTGGTTCATATTCTCAGGCAAGTATGGAACGTTAAAACAAAGGAACAACTCAAGCTTAATGAACCAACCGTTTATGGTGATAAACCCATCGTTATAAAGGTTGAAGATACTGGCGAATTGAATGAACTGCTGTCATGGTTTGCACAACGAGCCGATGACATTAAGGATAAACTGGTAGATCCGACACAAGACAACTTCCTGAAGATCACTACCGACCTAAGAAAGGCCGCACTTGATGTCAGGCTGGTAAAGCCTTCGCTTGGCGAAAATCCTGGCAATAAAATCAACAAAGCGGTTGAACAAATCGTTAAGGTATATAGGCGATATGACGAAAAGCGCTATACGCAGCTTGTCTTCTGTGACCTGTCTACTCCGAAATCAAAAATAAACCTGGATGAAGAGCCATCCGGTGAGGTGTTGACGGAAGAAGAGTTATTCATAAGGGATGGCGTGTATTATGACATTAAGCGAAAGCTGATTCGAGCCGGCATCCCATCGGAACACGTTGTATTTATCCACGACTACAATACTCCGGCCAGAAAGGAAGCATTGTTCCGTCAATTCAATGAAGGAGACGTTAGGATTATGATTCTTCCGACATCAAAAGGTGTTGGAATGAATGTGCAAAAAAGACTTATCGCATTGCATTATTTGACTCCACCTTGGCGGCCTACCGATATTGAACAGTGTGATGGAAGAGCGCTGCGACAGGGTAATGAAGTCATATCGGATAGGGGCTTGAATGAGGTTTTAAAATTCGTATACGTGACAAAAGCATGCGCGTTCATGTGGCAGTTGTTGGAAGCAAAGGCTCGCTTCATTTCACAAATTATGCAAGGCAGCGTAACTATCAGGGCTGCTGAAGATGTCGGCGATATGATTCTAAATGCCGCGCAGGTTAAGGCGATTGCGAGCGGCGATCCAAGGATTATGAAAAAGGTTGCGCTGGATGTTGAATCGGTAAAGCTTGATAAGCTGTATACCGCATGGCGCAATTCCAGATATTCGATGTTGCGGGAGGAAAAGACATTACCTGGCTTTATTGAATCATGCCAGACGGAATTGTCTGAAATAAAGCATGCTGTCTCGGTGCGCGATAAGAACACGACGGATAAATTTTCAATCAAATTGTTAAAGCCTACAGGTAGTGTTGAATATGATCCGTTCGTCGAAAGAAAAGATGCATGCATAAGAATCAATACACTTGTTAATCTTGCTAAGTCAAAAATCGTCAGCCAGAAACAGGTGGGAATGTTTGATTACCAGATAGGAATGTATCGTGGATTCAACCTGCATGTAAGATATAATGTTAGCCATACCTATACGTTAAGTCCGCCTTCAATCATCATAACCGGTGATGGATGTCCGCAACTTAAAGCTGGAGTAATGGATTCGGATATTGGAACGATTCAGAGTGTCGATTATCAATTGAGATCTCTAGATGGGAACATGCAATCAATTGCGGATTCCATCACGCGGTCAACGGTACGGTTACAATCAATCAAGGTAGAACTTGGTAAACCGTGGGACCATATGGCCAAATACCGCAAAGTTAAGAGAGAACTGGCGGCAATCAATGGAGAACTTAGCGGTGTAGAAGATATTGACGGATTTGAATTTACTGAAGATGATGTGGAAAATTATCCGGACGATGCAACGATCAATACTCTTCAGGATAATGTGTTTTATCAAATCGATGAACCGGCAACAGTTATCGAGTTAGAGCCGGGAGTAGAAAAGACAATAGAAGCTTGCCATCCGTTGGAACAACAACTTGTTAAAAGAAGGCCGGCTAAGACCAACAGTAACCTACAGCTTTGTTTGAGTTTCCTATCTACTAAACGAAAACATTAATTGGTTGCACAATAGTCGGGTTTTGGGGCATAATCGTGATTTGAAGTGGTTGTTTTACCACCCAGCACAAGAAAAATCAATCCACACGAAACAATCAGGCATACGACCAAAAGCCAGATGTGTGACATCATTAATGGTACGTCATACTCTTTCTGGACTCGATCCATTGCATTTAACAATTCTTTTCTGGTTTTCAGCATAAACATACTCCCGTGAGTGTTTGTCAATTCAGGTTGTCTGTGATATAATACCGTTTAATTGTATTGTAACAATTCCAGCAGTGACGGAAAATGTGAGTAAAACTACAAATCGAGATCATATATGCTTCAAGTGCCGTGCCTGTATGACGCAAAAGTTAAATCAGCGTGACGGTCGTTACTATTGGGTATGTCCTAATTTTAGCAAGGGATGTTTTCATACAATACTTGTTGATGTTCAACCAGAGATATCAACAAAACATGTTATGAGATCGACATTGCGGACAAGGGAGCCATATGTTGAAACATATTTTGACATTTATGAAGCTGGAATCGAGTGGATAAAAAACGTTGAAATGTTTGATGAGTAGATGAAATGACTACCAACCAATGGACCATTAGATGTCTTGTTTTGGAATGCCAGGCAAGTTACGATGACCGGGAACGGCGGTTACAGCAATGGTTATTGAACAACAGGCAATCGATCGATTGGCTAAAACGAGATAGACGTTATTGGAAAGATATCTATTTAATGGTGTCAACCGATGTAGAATGTTGTTGCCAGACGGCATCACAATACATCCGACGTTACAGATTTTTAGTCAGACGTCATGGATACAATTGGGCCAATATGAAATACATGTCGTTAATCATACCACCTAGTTTCGCAACAGAGTGGGTAATGGTGCGCGATCGATATAACGCCATATATCCCGGCGAGCCGAAATCGATTTCACAACTGGTATGGATGAGACATTCCTTGGAGGCATTAAATGTGTGACGTATGTTGTGATGCCGATCGACCGTGTTGTGACATTGGCGGCAGATGTGAAGCACCAGTCAGCCCGGTCGATGGTTTTAGTGTTTGTAATTGCTTTCATTGTGGCAAAGAATTGGAAGTAATTGATGGCTGTTGGTACACATGGGATCATGGCTTTGTTAAGAATCCGTTGCCGCAAAAGTGGAGAGAAATATGGAAATCCTCGAAAAGCTAATTATGGCCAAATGTCCGTTGATCCAAATCGTGACTCATGAAGAGCGCCGGGCCATCGAATATGTAAGGGAAGTGGCCAGACGATTATCGCTACCTAAGACTGCTGAGGCCGAACCTCGTATGGTAGGAATCAAGTTATGGTCTGTATCAAAGGGGTTGTATGGTGTCAACGAAGACAAGGTTGAACAGGTTGATGCCATTGGTTTTGTTTTTGAAGCGATAAAACATGTCGGTGATGCACTGTTTGTTGGCTTTGATTTTCACCCTTTTATGCATGATGAAAAAGAAACAATACGCGCGCTTCGTGAAGCAACATTTGCGCTCCGGAATTCAAAAAATCTAAAAACCATCATTCTCATACAACCAGTAAAAAGCGTGCCGGTTGAACTTGAAAAGGATATGCAGGTCATTGAATTGCCGATGCCGACACGCGAAGTCTTGACTGACAGGATAACGACGATTGCCAAAAGACTTAACGCAAAGAATAAACTTTCAGATGATGATATCGATAAGATCGTTAGATCGGGACTTGGACTAACCAGAGATGAATTCGATACCGCGCTTGCGATGTGCCGTGTTGAATTTAGCACCATAGACGGCAGAGCAGCTACCGAAGTGGCAAAGCAAAAGCGAGAGATTGTTAAGAAAAGCGGCCTATTGGAATATGTCGATACGATGGTTTCAATAAGCGATGTCGGTGGTCTTGACAACCTGAAGCATTGGCTTGAACGTCGACAACGTGCTTTCAGCCAACAGGCCATTGATTTCGGTTTATCGACTCCCAAAGGTGTAATCCTGGCAGGAATTTCCGGATGTGGCAAATCGTTAACGGCAAAGGCAATTGCCAATATGCTTGAGCTACCGTTATTGCGACTAGATATTGGTTCATTGATGAATCAGTATGTCGGTCAATCGGAAGCCAACGTATCGGCGGCAATCCGTGTCGTTGAAGCTGCCTCGCCGGCCGTTTTGTTTATTGATGAAATGGAGAAGGCGCTAGCTGGTGGCGGATCCGGTCAAGAAAGTCATGGCACCACAACGCGGATTAGAGGTAAGTTGCTTACATGGCTACAGGAACGAACCAGCCACGTATTTGTTGTTGGAACCGTCAATAATATTTCAGCACTTCCGCCCGAATTGCTTCGCAAGGGCAGGTTTGATGAAATATTCTTTGTTGACCTTCCTATACATGACGAACGAGAATCGATATTTAGAATACACATCAAAAAGCGCAACCGAGATGTTAGTCAATTTAATGTAAACATTTTGGCACGGCTTACTGATGGATTTAATGGTGCAGAAATTGAACAAGCTATCGAGTCGGCCATGTATGAAGCGTATTTTCATGGCAGGGATCTGATTGAGCAGGACGTCATTGATGCAATCAATTGCACGGTTCCACTTTCAAAAACCATGAAAGAAGAGATTGACATGTTGCGCCGATGGGCAAAATCCGGTAGAGCCGTGATGGCTAATCGAGAAATCAAACAACCGATAGTTGAACGCGAGACTCCTGATACATTTAATATCTATGATGCATAGAATTGGTCCATGGAGGTATAGACAATCTATGGATAAAATTAAACGTGCATTTATCGTTATTGATTTCATACAGACAGGTTCAGGACAAAAGCAACAATACAATGTTGCCGTATTGCCAGACAGATCGTATGAATGGCACAATGGAGAACTGTTAAGAAACGGTGAATCGGCAACGAATGGTGGCGACGTTATAGAACTTACAAAGCAGCAACTGGCTGATGTGTTGGCAACACATCGATGGAAAGGCCATATGGTTTACACCGATTCATCTTATTTAAAGCAATCTGGACTTTGGAACAGTATGAAAGAATCAGCAGTCAATTATCTTGAAACCGCCGTCGATTTTCTAAAAGAAGCCTATTGGGATAACGAAAAGAATGTCAGACGAAACAATCCATCGACAAAGCTTAAGCCAAATCAGCGACAGATGTTAACGGCAAAACTTGTACGGGCCGGCATGGATGGGAACAGATACTTCGGAAGAGTCATTGATGCCGTCAACCAGGCTGAGGATATTTTACGACAGTATGGCATTAATTTTGTATCGTCACCAGACAGCTATCGATTCAAGCCTGATGATGGACGTATCACAATTGAGCTGGAACGTCAGCCGACAGAAGATTACTACAATATAACGCCGCTTGAGCATATGCTGGTGATGACATGGCATAAAATGCAAGTCAGCGGCGATTACGAAATCATTGCTTACATTAGTTAACCGTTGTGATAGATAATCGCTATGAAAATCTATGGCAATATTGAAACATCTACCGTCGATGGACCTGGACGACGTGCCGTCATACATCTAGCTGGTTGTTCGCTTGGATGCGATGGGTGTTTTTCACAGCACACTCACGCGACAATTGGTCCTAATGTAACCGATGTCCAGCCTGAACAATTGGCCAACCATATAGCCACATTGGAAATTGACGGAGTAACTGTTTCTGGTGGAGAACCCACCGACCAAATAGAAGAACTTGCGGTATTTTTACAGGTTTTGCGGCTTGCCGGAATTGACAGCATAATTCTGTATACGGGACGCAGGATTGAGTGGCTTAGGAAAAATACTGGTGGCGTGTGGAATTTGCTTGAAACGGCTCAGCTTGTCGATATAGTGGTGGACGGTCGTTATGTCAAGCGCCTCCCTGAAAATTCTTGGATGCGCGGGTCGACGAACCAGCAGTTTATATTCCTAACAGAACGCCACATACTTTCCGATATGCAACACCATGACACCGAAGTCATTGTGCGCGGCGGTGAAGTGTTGCTGATGGGTTTCCCTTCGGAAGAAATATTGTCTAGATTTCGCGACGGAAATTTTGACATATGATATGTTTGAAATTCAATTGGAGAAAATAGGATGAACGTTGTACTTCTTACAGGAGACGGTTCTGAACTTTACCGTCACGCAGATGTTGATTTATTGCCACAACCGGGCGACACGCTAAAGCTTACGATTGATGGCGAAACCACTAGCTACATGGTTGCGGATGCGCCGATGACACATGATTGGAATATCGATAACGATCAGGATTGGATCGGTATTGTGGTCAGGGAATTGTGATGAAAAAAGAGCTAGACATCATCATTCAGCCAGATGGCACCATCAAGGTAGAAATGCTAAACGGTTCAGGAACTACTTGTTTGGCCGAAATTGAAGCAATGTTTTCCCGGATAGGCCCGTCAAAGAAAATATATAGAAAACCGGAATTCTTTGATAAAGATAAGTCTGAAAAGGTGAAGGTATGAGCGCATACGAGGTATTTGAGGTAAATTACAGTGACGCTGAATGTTTGGCTGACGCGCTCCGCGATATTGGATTTACCAACGTGGAAGTGCATAAGGACGCGCAGCATCTTTTTGATTACCACGGGAAGGTAAGGCCACAAAAAGCACATGTGATTGTGCGCCGTCAGTATATCGAAAAAGCATCCAATGATGCCGGATGGCAGTTTTTTAACGGAACCTGTTATGCCCATATCAGCGATTTTGACCGTGACAGGAAGTTCGCGCCAGATGTTCAGAAGCAGCTAACCATGAAATACACGGAGCGCTATGTTGGCAAGGTGACCAAGGGGTGGAAGGAAAAGGCTAGGACGGTTGAACCAGATGGTTCGATTAGAATCAGACTCACTCAATAAAGGACAGACACCATGTATGGAAGACTGATTGCCTTCATGTTTTGGATTATTGCCGGCTTTATCGCGCTCGCGCTGTCGATAACCGGCATGCAATCAATTGCGCAGCTGTCTGAAAATGTGACATATGGTTATCTGGCGTTGGCATATGCCGGTTACTTCCTGATCGCCGACCTTTCCTATATGGCCGGACGTGCCTGGTGGCGTGGAGCTCTGGCGCTAACCAGATAAATCGATCCATCCTTAAAATTTCCTCTTGACAAACCTGCCTGCCCATGATATCTTGTTTGTAGTTTTTAAATTACAAAACATCAAACAAGGAAATGATTCATGAAAACTCAAGCCATTATCTATTCTGAGGCAACGGAGTCTGAACGATACGCCATGCAATTTGCATGCTTCAGTACCTCCATCGTCAGAAATGGATACAATAAGTTGTACTATGTGTTCCGCGACGAATCTGTCCTTATGTATGTATACCAGGATGGCGACGAAGGGAGTGGCGAATACATACCCGCTGACAATCCCTTGATGGATTTGGAATTTAAGAAATCAATGCTGGCTTTCACGGCAAGCCGCGCGGAGTAATGTGTGAAGGTTATCAATTACTGCAACGATGGAACCGGTAAGGCGTATTCAGATCTTGCATCAATGTTTGCAGCCTATCAGCTGATCGACACGGTAGAACGCATCGATACGTCGACAGAAAACGTCGTATATGCGGTTCGCGTGTTGGTCAAAGAAAACAGATTGTCCGACGTAGTTGTTGAATTCAACGGCGAACTGATTGGCAAGATCGATCAGGATGGTAGGATTGACAACTGGCCGGCTGGATTTTGCGACACCGTTGAAGGCTTCCTTGCAAGTCTATTCGGATAGAAAGGCAAGACCATGACTCACGCGGAAGTCTTTGACAATTTATCGCCCGTAGAGCAGCAACTGGTATCTGGCGACAGTTACCCATGTATCCGCGCAACAATGAAGTTCAAGTCTGGACATGTTACCGTTGAACGTCTCATTTTCGCCGATGGATCCATCTACTGTATCAACAGCCATCCTGTTATGGGAACATGTAGCTATCCGCTGAAATCGGCCGATGAAGTTGCTGGCGCTGACAGACAAATGATGTTTGACATGATGTTCCGGCATATACTGGCCGGCACAACGATGTGTGGAGGCAACGATGTGTGAAAAGACGTGCAGTTTTTGTATCTTCGGTCATTTTGTTAAAGGTACGCCGGATACCAGGTGGGATCAGGGAGAATCATCTTATACGGCATGTACGGCCGACTTGTCCGATGATACGGCCTATAAGTGCGACGAAGCGGAATGGGATGAGGAGAAATGCCCATCGCTTTGCGGTGAGTACGGTGACAAGATGGCGGATCTATGTGCCAGGTGTGGGGCAACGATGGATGTGCCGATGCGCACAAATACCTTTGTGTTTGTCAATGAATTTGGCGAGCGTTCTGATTGTTGCTCAGAACATTGTGTAGAAGAATTGGAGTCACAGGAAGCGGCACGGTTTGAACAGTTCATTCAGTCTGAACGGGACGCAGAAGAAATGTGGGCCAATTATCAGCCTGAAGATGACGGTTTCCATTACGATTGATAAAACAATATGCGCTGGAGAACTTTGAATGGATCAGTACTTCATTGACATGAAGATAGCTGCGCTTCAACGTGTTGTCGCTCAGGCTAAGGTTGATCTTGCACGTCTTACGTTGGCAAAGAAGCAGCACGGCAAGCCAGGCTTTGTGGCCGGAAAGCTATCACAGATCGATAGCTGCGTGGTAGCGGCATGGCATCGAAAGTTTGTATGCGTGCCCAATGATAATCCGCGAGTGCTGTTTGAACGGGATGAAACGACATACGTCCTAACCGGAACAGTGGAACAATGCCATGAACAATTTGACGTATATCATGTGCAACTTGCTGATGGCACTTGGGTAAATACCGGTGAGCCGCAAGAGACTCCGCAAGAGGCAATGTTGGCTTACAATGTTCTTACCCCTAAATTGGAGCGCATGGGCGGCCCGTGGTGCCGTTATGGTAACCGATGTACCATTCCCAGTTGAATCGAATTTCATCATGGCATCAATCAGGAATAATCCGTACGAATGGGAACAATGTCCCGTTTATCCGCTTATCGATGTGGCATCTATGCTGTTCGCACATGGATATGATCCGACAGCATCTTTTGAACGCCTTGAAAGTGAACTGCCACGGCACAATCCGCTCAATGATGCCAGGCAATCTTTGCGAATTATGTTCAGCCTGCTGAAGGGAGAGCCGGTCACATGATAAGCTATATGGACGATATCGGGAAACGGTGCAGTAAAACGGCCAACCGTCATGGTCGTGAACCGAAGCCGTTCAAATCAGGATTGAAAGTCAATACGATTACAGGTATCATAGATCATCCTATTTTGAACATTCCAGCCTATACGTTTATCGAAGATGACAGTTACGTGGAATGTCGACGATGTGAGGTTACCGATGATCAGATTATTTGAACTGATTTATGGCCAAGGCAATGAACAGTATATCTTGAACCTGTGTAGACTCCATATCAGTGACGGAGAACGCTTGGACTTCGAGTTTGAAGGCAAATGGTATGTGGTTGAGCAGTATGGCTTTCGTGGATACGAAAAAGACTATGACTTGTTCGTTGCATATCAGCAATCGTATGAGCGAGACCGCGTTAGAGATACCGCATTACGTGCCAGGATCTTTGATTGGCTTGCAGACAACGTCAGTAACTCGTGATAAACCATAAGGAGGTAAGCAGTGAAGTATGAATATCGGCTATTGAAAGATGTTCCAGACAACTATAATCTCCACTATGCGGTTAACAAAAGCCAGGCGTTGACTCGTAGCGATAGGCGTGAGGTTGCCATTGATGATCCAGCGCCAGACAAGATGTTTGGCAACGATTATGCGGCCGACGTTAAGCGAGTAGTAAAAAGCGATGACGCTGTGGTTTTTATCGACCATGATCGGCGCGCGGGCGTTTGGAGTATTGCCAGTATGGATGAAAACCAGCTAGACAGGTACCTTTCAGGAATCCGCTAATCTGCCTTCTTCTCCATTGACTGATTCCAATCAGCTAGATATACTTCATCTTACCACCAAACAACAACACATACTATCCGTTGTGGTAATGTCAAGCAAACTATACAACAGGTAGTATAATCGTTTTACCTCTTGAGGATTTTATGAAGAGAATCGAACTAGATTATGACTTCCTTGCACCATACTACATTAAAGGAGATTGCTTTCCGAACCTGTTGGCCCGCGCCACATATTTGACCAAATATTGTCGTGATGGAGAAACATGGACCGATACCATCAGGCGAGTGGTTGAAGGAAACTGTAATCTAGATCCACGTTGCACCATCGATGAAGCCAAACAACTGTTTGACTGTTTTTGGACCATGCAGGCATTACCACCGGGTCGTGGATTATGGACAGGAGGCGTTAAGGGAATGGTTCCGGATGCGGCGTTCAACTGCTGGAATATACAAATTTCTAAGCCTGATGATTGGTGCTGGGTTGCAGATAGACTGATGCTCGGCGGTGGTGTTGGAGTTAGTCTTGCGAAGATTGACACAATGCCTGTAGTCTCCAGCAAACGTGATAAGCCGTTTGCATTTCTTGATATCGTATGTGATGAGAGACATGCAGACTATAAAGAAGTCATAGATACAGTTTATGAGATTGAAAAGGAGCGCAAGTCTATTGGGTATATGCAAAAGCATAGATTCATCGTGCCGGACTCTCGTGAAGGATGGGTGGAAGCATTGCAAATGGTATTGCATGCTGCATATCGACGTGAACATATTGAGATCGATGTCAGTAGAATTCGCAAACGCGGGTCTGTCATTAAAACGTTTGGAGGCGTGGCATGCGGCCCGGGACCACTTGTTAGAATGTTGATGGAGATTTGGCAGATTGTGGATGGTGCGCATGGCAGAAAACTTAATTCTGTTGAGTGCCTGGATATCACGAACCACATTGGTTTCTGTATCAAATCAGGTAACGTGCGCAGGAGTTCTTTGCTGATATTGGGGCATCCGTACGATATGGACTTTAGAAATGCAAAAAAAGACCTGGCAAAAGTATTATCTCACAGACATACATCCAATAACAGCTTAATGTTTACAAGTGAAGAACAGATTCAATCATTTGATTGGTATAGTGTTGCAAACGATATGGCACTGTTTGGAGAACCTGGTATCGTAAACATGGTCAATGTATGGAAGACTGATCCATTCGCAACGGGATTTAATCCGTGCGGCGAACAATCGCTATGGGATGGCGAGGCGTGCAATTTAGCTGAGGTTTTTCAAGCACTTAGGGTTGGCGCCATATCGGCCACACGGCGACTGACACTTGCTACCAGGTATGCGATGCGTCAGCGGTTGCCGGCATTAATAGATCCTGTTTCAGATTTGGTCGGTAAACAGAATATGAGGATTGGCGTTGCTCTTGGTGGGTTGTGTGATTTTAGCTGGACGAACGAACAGCTAGTGTCATGGCGAGATCATGTAATTGATTGCGCAGACCATTATGCCGATGAGCTTGGTGTTAACCGGCCGATTACAAAGACTACGGTGAAGCCAAGTGGCACCATAAGTTTGCTTTGCGGGTCGTCGCCTGGCAACCATGCGGCATTCGACCGGTATTACATTCGTCGCGTCAGGTTGGCCGACAATGATCCAATGGTTGGTGCATTTAAGGAAGCCGGATTAACATATGAGCCATGTGTGTATGATAAAACTGGCCACACGCTAGTATTCAGTTTCCCCATGCAATCGGTTGCACGAGTCACGGTTAAGAATGATTCTGTCGAAAACCAGTTCGCACGCCAACTAGCTGTTCAAACCAGTTGGGCAGATAATGCGGTAAGTCAAACCATTACGTTTGATAAAAACAACATCGATGAACTGGCCGACTGTCTGCGCCGGTATGTGCCATTGCTCAAGTCTACCAGTTGCCTGCCAAGCGACCACGGATATCAGCAACCACCATATGAATCAATCGATGAACATACGTTCGTTGACATGAATCGAGCAATTAACTATAATCATCCATTGACAACAGAAGGATGGATTGAAACTGAAGAATGTGCGGGCGGAAGTTGCCCGATCCGGTAAATGAGGTAAAAAGATGAGGCAATACAGAACAAAACAATTAGAAAACAGTAAGTTGATATCTAGACGGCGACAGCTAATCGAGAAAACGGTTAGTGATGAAGATTGGGCCGATGGATATGGCTATGACAATGATGAACTTGAAGATGCTAGGAATTTTTTTGAGGAAGCAATACAGAATAACTTAAGGAATGAATATATTCATGTGAATGAATCTCCTACCCACATTGAATCATCCGACATTGTTTTTTCTACCAGCAATGTAGAAGCTGTTGTGAAAAATCTTAGCGTTCTGCCAAGGAACCTACAGCCAGCATGCGAAAGTGTTTGGAATATGACATTGAGGATGCTTGGCAGAGAACAACAGGAACCATCTTTAAAAGTAAATCTAACTTCATCTGCTGTAATGAAAATTACTGTCGGAGATGAATACATTGTAAAATACTTCAGACATAAAAATACCAGGCGATAATTATCGGTTAATCCTAGCCAAAATAACAGTACCGGTTGACGATGAAACGATTGCGAAAATCTACCGACGTTCGCAAAACAATCGTCGATAACACGCCAGACGAGTGCAAAATCAAAAATACTGCTTGACAAAATCCGCCCGTTATGCTATATTGCCACCGATGACTAAACGTTGGAGCAATATATGCCAGAATCAGTTTCTCGGAAAATAACCAAACGTCACAAAACGTTCAGCGTTGAAACAGCTACGTTTTATCTGTCTGGCGGGACAACAACTATTGAATATGCCGTTATCAACGGATTGTTTCGTTTAGCTGCAATCAATACCTGTTGTTACAGAACGTCCAGGAATGCGAGGAAGGCTGTCCGTCGTGCGATCCGTATCCTGGAAGCGATGATTGTTGCTGAGCACAAAAGTTCCCGACATATCGATCATGCTGTGATATACGGAACGACATGGAAGATTGTTGCCGATTCAACCGCGAAGTGAGACCATCATGGAAAACATCGTTACAGGTAAGCTTTATATGAGAAGGATCCGAAACGAAACCATCCTTCGGTTCTTCACCGGGAAGCTGCTTAACGGAGAACCACGATGGTTCAGGGAAGTCGCTGTAAGTAACGGTGATGGCACATTCCATGCCGGTGATGGGGAATGGGCCGAATGCATGAAATTTCCTGAAGACGTGACAGGTTCTGGCGATAGAGTTACAAACTGTTTGGCTACGGATGAAGATTTAATTGAAGTGCTGGAGCACTGGAAGCCTCTCGACACAAGGGAAGAGCTGATACAGTCCAGCGACGTTGGAGATTGGATCGACTGGCTCGAGCAAGATTCTAAATTTGTAGCATTAGAGCAAAGCGAAATTGTTCGTATAAAGGCATTGTATCGACCTACGGTCGCTGACGCGCTAAACTTCCCATACACCGTGATTGAATGTGATGAGGTTTGGCGTCATCTAGATTATTTGGTGGATGGTCTTAACGGTGACCGATATTCTGAAATTGTAGTACGAGGTTGTGAGGTTCGCCGACATCAACACGTTTTGGACTGTGACAACAGTTTCGTTACCATCGATTCGTTCTGGTATGATGGCCGTGCCGCGTTCATGTATGTGTCGCGCGGTGACTGTGAAGATACATACTGTGAGGATTACTTTGTTTGCGACAACCAGGCGTGCAATCAATTGCGCAGAACCATGCTGTATTCGATTTGTGAGTATTTAGATTCTTGCGACAAAGATGCTGATCATGATTTAAATGTCGCTGTCGCACACATCGATTAACAACGTTGAAGCAGTTGATAGCGTAAGGGCAATGTATGATTTATTTCAAAGTAAACTGTTTCGATTCCGACATCTCTAGATTGGACGCATTGTGTGACGAATGGCGAAAGATCCGGACATCATACCATTACGTGGATCCGGAGCGTTTAGTATCAGACATGGCCGGTGTGTTTACCCACAATGCCGAACGTGTAATGGAATGCTTCGCTGATAGCATTTTGCGGGAGATCGAACGTTTAAAGACAGCCATTGTCGGTTCGCTTAATAAGGATTGTGTGGAAATTGAGTATAGGCCAAACCGCCTCACCTATAAGGTCGTTAAGGCTTCAGTCAGGGAACGTATTGTTCATAGTTCGATGCTAGCTCTACATGAAAGCGGAATCGATACCGATAAGCTTGGACTCGTGGTGGTATGGGAATACGACTGGCGATACAGAGTTCAAGATAAAGAGCCAAAGCAAGTCGTTATTGATGGCGTAACGTATACATCAAGCGAAAAGAGCTGGCTGGAATGGACGACATGGACCCCAATGCCATACAGTCATGCATTTCAGGATGGGGACAAGCTTGTCCGAAATTCTGGGAACATCGTCTACAACAGGCTAGAAATCGGTATCTGTGACGTAGATATCGTTGTGGTGGAGTAAGAATGGATACGCTTGAACGGCTACGCCACGTATGGGAAAATGGATTAACGATAATCAGGTATTTCCAGCGTGATGAATCGGAAGTATTGGTGGTGCTATCTGGGTTTGCTGGACAGTATCATTGTCATCGATATTTCACAGTCGGAACCGATTGGAATGTGAGTGTAGATGTAAAAAGTACAGATGTTGCCGATGTATTCGATTGGCTGGTGGATTGTTTCACGGAATGAACGACCTATGTAGGAAGTAATACCATGTATGCTATAAATTATCGAACGGTTGTTGGAGATCTCATTATCAATCAAGTCATGAACGTTAGCGACAACGGTACAACATACTACCAGGTATCGGGCATCGATGTTCCAATGTTTGTGCCATGGCAAAAGCATCATATCATACTTGCACCATCATTAAACCTTGAACCGATCGGATGCACGGAATTTATTCCAGACGTCGAAGAAACAGATGTAGTATTTCAGCAAGTTGATAAGACAGATTGTCCGATTTGTGAACACAACAGGAAGGAAACATGAAACATATCAATGAATCAGATATACGGATCAGTGTTATGGGCGATGGTGAACGTTTCATCGTCGGATTTGAAGGCGTACCGGCCACATTCACCATTAGCAGGGACGCTACTTTTCAGCTGGTACTGTTGAGCGATGGGAGTTCTGATTTCCCGCTTTATGCCGCTAAACTTTACGCCGATAAGGCGGAAGAGCACCTTGCTAATTTTCAAGCTAAACTGACAAAAGACTCACGAACGCATCTTGTTAAGATGCTCCGCGAACGTGTCGAATCGATGTTCACGGTATCACAAACCATTGTGCTGGCCTGATATAAATTCTGCTTGACAATTCCCCGTAGTCATGTCATTATGTCTTCGTACTTTGAACTTGGAGCCAACGATGAAGATCCTTGCCATCAACGACAACGGATTCCCGCTTGCTGAATTGTTGGGATTGCGGGGTTATCTGGTAGACGTCAGTTATGATATACATGTTGGAGACGTAGAAGATTACGATATCGTGATTTGCGACTGGAACGGTGTCGGGGCGACATTTGGAGAGCCTGGCGATTACATCAGAACAATCCGTACCGAATACCCGGACAAAAAGCTGATTCTCTATACGGCATCATTTGAGAATAGTCAGTACGTTGATGTGACTTTACGAATGGGGACCGATTGCAGCGAGTGGATCGAAGCGCTACAACCCTTGTTGCAAAATAATTGAAAATTCCTCTTGACTTCTGTGCCGTCGTGTCGTATATTGTCCTTAGTTGATGATTTGAAACCGTTGATGAACGAATGGAACGGCTATGACGCGCTTTATCGTGACTGGTTCCTTCATGGGTCTTCTTGCTGTTCTCTATATTGAAGCAGAAAACGCTGTGTTTGCCGAAAACGCCTTTCGGAATAAGGCACAGCTTGAAGGCTGTAATATCGAGAATTTCAGGTTGTATACAACGTCATTGACGGAACATCCCGATATGGCAATTCACTGGAAATGCAATGGATACTGGCGATATTTCTACGAGTAAAATTGCAAGAAAGGAAGTGTTATGAATTTCGATGCGTACAAGAACAATATGGCGTATCCTGATCGCCCAAGTAAGTAAGCCGTCGATGTTGAATCTTAAAACGCCGGATGATTTCAGGCGGCATGCTTCTGAGCTTGATAAGTACGAGAATGAACGGGAATCGCGCCAGGCTGCCATTGACGCATATAACGCGGAATCGCGGCGGTTGGAGGATCTCTTCAAGCGTGATGCGCTGGATGATGTTGGTCTATTTGGCCATCCAAAGGCTGAAAAGGCTTTCAATATGGCATGGGATCGTGGGCATTCTGCCGGATATTCTGAAGTTTATTCCGAACTTCAGGATTTGGCCGAGCTGTTGGTAGATTAATCGAGACTTTGAGGAACAGCAATGAATGGCAAGAATATTCGTAGAGGTAGGAATTACTACTTCAAAGTCTACTCGAAGCGTAAGGCTAGGTCGGTCTATGGTCACATCCATGACGGCGTATCGGCCGGTATGCTGGTTAAATCGCTGCCCAACGGCAAGTGGCTGGTTGATGACCTGATTACCGATAGGTTCGTCGAAGTGCTGGAACGCGATATCGTGGCGCGGTGTTAATTTTCTCTTGACAAAAACAGACCGGCATGCTATATTGTAATCAGATTTTGATGATTCAACGGCTGGGAGATTGCGACGATGTTTGACGGATTCATGATGAGCTCGCGTGCTGCCGCGAAACTTGCCAGTTACGGCGTTACCGATATGCAACAGCTGAAGGCATTGAGCCACGATGAAATCAAGGAAATCGTCGGGTTTAATCCAGACATCGTCGATCGGTCAGGGTATGCCAGCGTGTTGAAGGCGCTTGAGCTGTACCGAGAGCCGGTGGCGGTTATTGAGAATGACGCTGATTCGTCCGATGAATCGGCGTCGGCAGATGAGCATGCAGAATTCGAGAAAGATGTTCCGGCCAGAGCCGTGAAGCGACTGTTGGCTGCTGGCATCTCAACGACAGCTCAACTGGTCAGTCTTGATGAAGATGGGTTGAAGGCGGCTCTTGGCTATGATTCCAGTAAGGCTGACAGGGTTGGGTTCACTTCTACGTGGGAGTGGATCTGCCGACAGTTAAACATGGCGACAGGACGTCCGGTAGGACAAACTGTTGATCTGTACAGCTGTTTCGACAGGATGGATCGAGTGTTGCCAGACGGTTTCGAGAAGGCCGGCAAGCATATGGGTAAGGTCGTATTGACAAAATCTGGACGACGTATTCAGCTGTCGGAAGGTTTGAAGGACGGTAGGATCGGTTACAAGCTTCTCAATTCCAGATGGGGAATCCCCATCAATGGATTCATCTCAGTCAATGAACCTGTACGTTTGGAGGTATGTCATGCTGATTAGTCTTAAGCGTGGAGTTCTGTTGGATACGGCAACCAAGAGTCTCGTTTTCCCATCTCGGTTACTGGCTCGAGCCAAGCGGGATATTGGGATGGGAAGTGGAGCCGTCAAACGACGAAAGCTTAAGAGTGGTGGAATGTCGGCATCGAAGCAGAGCCCGATCGTTACTGCGATGCTCCTTCTGTCGATGACTCGTGACAGGGTACGTGTGGAGTGGCGAGACAGGGTACTTTACCTGTCGGAAGTATAACAACGTTGATGACGGGCCGGGGGAAAGCCTCCGGCCTTTGTCTTTTGCATGATGGATATGTTATGGATACAACAAGAGTAAAAAAACAAAAGCTGACGGAACAACAGATCGAAAAGATTCTAGCCCAAAAGAATATCACCAGGAAAGATATTTTTGTGGAAGCTGAGAAGGTCGGTGTGGCGCTTACCTATTACGATGTTGGGAAGATCCTTGCCGAGCACGGCATTAATCCCAAGGTCATCGGTCGGACGTATAACAAGAAGTCAGGCATCATATGCAGGAAGATGACCAATGAGCAGGAACTTAAGATCGTGGAGTGGATGTCAGACCGACCGACCGTTGTTGCCTGTGACGTTGTTGCGGTATTGGATGATATGAACATTAAGCTGTCCAGGCAGGGATTATCGGATCTGATGCGGCGGCTCGGCTATGAAGTCGTGCCTGGTAAGAAGCAATGGCATAGGCAGAATTAAGCTGGATGCAATCAATTGCGCGGGACAACCGGAACTTCAGATGTTTCCCGATTCCCTGCGGCTTGAGCTGATTCTGTGATAACGTGTGTTGCTTGACTGCCTGAACGAAGCTCAATTTCCTTCCACTTGAAGTAAAAATTGGATCCAGCCAGGATACAGACGGCAACAACGGTGACAATACCCATGATGTTATACCATCGGAGGTAATTTATCATCATCAATCCCTGTTGATACATGGTGCTGTTAAGTTCTGACATGTTTTTTGACATCATGTCAAAGCTCTGCTCCATTCTATCGCGGATTTTTTCAAGGCTTTGCGATACGCGATCTAGGTGCTTTACCTGTGCGTTCAAACCTTCACGGATGGTGCCGGTTTGACTATTGACTGATTTTTCTAAAAGTGCGAGCCTGGTTTCACTGTCAATCATCATGCCCGGATTGGTAGGGTTTGTTGATTTAATGGAATCTATTGCTGACATCATGTTCTCCAATTTTAAAATATAAAAGCATACAACAATAGTATATGTAAACTATGTGAGACATTATGATTAATGTGACGACTGATCGTATTATCGTTAAAAGTATCGGAGAGCATTATGTGAACTTCGCGGGATTAGTTATCCCGGTCGGCACCGAATGCGAAACAATAACACGAGATGATATATGTGATGATGATTTACGCAAAGCAATTGTAAGACAATTTGATTACATTAACAACTGGGGCGATTATGTGGTTATTCGTTTAAGGTATGAAGGTGTGTCGTTGTGTCAAATAGTGGGAAAACATCAAATAGAGGAAAAGCAATATCGGCCAAGGGTTGAGTCTTTCGATGTTGTTGAAGTTATGGCTGGATGGAAATGGTATCTGGTCAATAATGATGATGATCAAATGCGACTAGGAACCGTATGGTGGGCGCCGCCGATTGATGGTAAAAGTTATTGTTGGTGGATTCTAGGAAATGGCCTCGAATGTTTACGGGAACTCACATTGGAAGCCGCAATAACTTCAGCGTGGAGAAAATACAATCAGTAGTGGCGACTACTTAGTGATGAACTATTTGATGCATATTCTTACTATGTAACAACATGTAGGGCCGACGTATGCAAGAAGATAAAACGATGGAACAAATCGTTGTTGACCATATAGATTTTGTTAATCATTATATGGTCAACCTTACAGATAGATTTAATTCAAAGTATCAAACGATGTCGGTTCGTGTCGTGAGCTATATGACCGTTATGGGTATCGTCATCATGTTGCTACTGGTAGCCGTTGTATCGTTGGTGTTTTTTTCTTTAGATTCGCGGGATAGGATAGTGGATTTAAATCAACAACTAAATGATCATGTATCTACATCACGTCATCTTAAACATTAGTGCATCAACGTTTGTAGTAACTGATGCGCCGAAGGCAAGCCATTGATCTTTTGCCTCAGTTCGCCACTGCATCTTGCCAAGTTTTACGTTTTCCAATTCACCGACAGGCCAATATGGCGAAGCTGACCGTTGGAATGTCAATGGTTCATACTGTCGATTATTGTGTTGCGTGTTATCGGTGGAAGCTTCTACTCTCATAAGGGATCGACGTATGATGGCCCATACGGTAGCAACATCCGGAGCCAGCATGTATGCATGCGATGTTCCTATACTGGCGACATGGTCGGTAAATGCACCTGAATTTGCGCCAAATGTCGTTGAAATGGCTGTTGAACTTGATGTTATGATTCCGAAATTGCGCCCTGCCGTGGTCTCGTTGTCGTTTGTAGCCGGACTTTTAAATATCGCACCAGCATAACAACCATAATATGAATTCGCCGCAGTCCTAATGCCTAAAAACAGTGAGTAGTCTGATTCACATACCAGAATTTCATTAAAATCTGTTGCTGCCGCACTACATCGTGTGAATCCAATTTTCCGCAATGTTCCATATGGGTTGGAGCCTGAATCCCATGCGCCAAGTACTTCCGTTCCACCTTCAGGTGACAATAGACAATGTAATCCTCCGGTTAGAAATGTATCGGGTGATTCCATAACCGGAGAAGCACCGGCCGGCGTACCGGCGAGCAATATTCTTGTATCTCCCATGCCGGCAACAAGTGGTGGACCGCTTATTTCAAGACATGTTCTTGCACCAGAAGATCCCGTGGAATCACTCAGCGTCCACTTTGTTGTCATTGTTGAAAACAGCGTATAGGCTGAATCCGTTAAATCGTAAAAACTGCCTGTTCCACCAACTGAAAGGTATTGACCTGTAAATGCCATAATGTTTTCCTATGACCAAGCCTGTATTATTGGCTCAAGTGCATAATCGATACTTGAAATCGATTCGGCACTGTCTGTTAAAATGTAAATTGAATCACAAATAAAAGCATCAGTTGTTGCATTACTTGATGCATCATTTACGTCAATTGCCGAAATGGCATCCTCAGCACTTCCAATAGCTGAAGACATCGGGATAAGCACAAAGCCACCAGCACCATCTGTCGCCAATACGTATCCGGCAGGGTGGACTGCACCATCGGCAAGTAAGGTTGCTTCAGAACCTTCTACCAATACATTGTCCGGAATTTCTCCTTGAGACAGTTTTGCATCTGGTCCTAGAGTCGCCACACCATCAGCTGCACCTAATTTGTTATCAAGATATGATTTGCCGGCCCGGCATGGCTCAATGGCTGTTGCCATAACTACACTCCTTTTTTATCGTTGCGTATTTCAGCATTAAGACGTTCCAATATTGGTGATTGTGAGTTGTTGACTCTTATATGGGTTGCGATGTTAGGATGAACTGATGCAATGCAACGATACATCAGTTGTGCAATCCTACGATAGCTGATGTGTCCCTGTTCCGAACTTCTAAGCTCAATAAAATGGAATGCTTCTCGTAGATTCATTGAAACAAGTGTCCTTACTCTGAATGCAAGCGGAAGACAATACGCGGCAAGCTCCGGATCTGTTTTACAAATATTGAAATAACAATCTTCAGAATCCCACATTAATCTATTATATTCATCCGCCAACCCAAACGCCACAATCTCTTCTGGAATTTCAAAACCAAGCTGTGGAGTCAACTGCTGTGTGGATTGTGTCGACATTCTATGTCGCTGAATGTCCCGATATGCACCATAATCCATGATGACTTCAAACATGTAATTGATATGTTCACATCCGCGTGGAACAACATCATGTTGGCCGCGATCTGCAAACATACAGTCTACAGCCATCCGTTTTTCATCATCCGGCATAGCGTTGATTGCTTGTTTTAGACAATCGATATCGGTATTTAGTGCGCCATATGGTGCATATAACAATAAATCATCTTCTGTACCTGAAGCAATCAGCTTTACATCGTTACAAAATTCTCTTACCCATGTCGGCACATGATCGATGACACTTTCTAGTGTGTTTGATTCATTTTGACGATATGTGTTTGGTGCCGCGTACCGAATTAATGTTGGGACAACGTTTAAGGCTTCACGTTTTATTTCATCTGCCAACATCTGACATTCGCGCAATTGATTGCTGTAAAGCTTTGTCAGCATTCCTTCCAATGATCTTGCATTTATCGTAATGCCTACATTGGTAAGCGTAGATGTAGGTAACATGTATCGCAAACAATCAAATACTTTTGAACGACACGCCGATTCATAGGCTGTTCTACTGGCACCATTGTCATTTGGAAAGAGTCGCTTCACGGAATCTAAACAGATAGGGAATAACCGCAGATATGTATCAAACAACTTCCGGCACATGTCGACATATCTTTGTTTCACGGCACCATCAGAAAACTCCGGCACATAAAAGCTATCACGTCCGAATTGGACATACCGTGTTGATTTCTCCGTATAGCTGGCAAGCCGACAATCCTCAACCGCTTTACTGGCAAGGATTGAAAGATTCTCTAGCGCGATATGAACTACCGCGTGTTCGGCAACCGACCCATGCGAGTAACCTATCACCCACTTTTCATGGAACCTGCTGGCTCGGTTTTGCGCCAAGTCAGATTCAACTGAATGGAATTCAGCATGTTCATCCCCCAACAGTTCAACGATGTTATCCCGTAATCCTGACTTTGACCGGCTGTATTTAGCAAACAATACGGCGATAACCTCTTCCGGTAAATTCTTAATGACAAAAACATTTCCATCAACGTTCGATACATATCGTGACACATCCATACCGTTTCCTTCTGCTGAAGTTAAAATGGAATTATAACACCACAATCACATCCACGCAATCAGGTAATTGTTAAAATTTGATAATCAAAATGAAACAGCTGTTTCAAAATTAAACAACCACACCGCCACAAAGCAGACGTTATTGACATTTGTGCGTGGCACAGATATTGCATGTCATGAGCGGTAACTCAAACAAAGGGAGAATTTCATGATGACAGTTGACCAAAAAGTAATGAGAATCGATAGCATCGTCGGCTGGCTGATAGCGCTTTCCTGTGCTGCCCCATTGATATATATACTTAATTTTTAAGCATATTTCGGCAAAATCAACATTCTAGACGTGCCGACAAATTTTCTTCAAAACATTCGTTGACTAATTTGAATCGTTGTGATAATTTGGCTGACATCCATTGTAACTGTACCCTACCAAGCATAAGGATGACAGCCTATGAGCATCACAGTCGATGAAGCGATTGATAGGAATATCAAGTTGATCCGGATGATTGCGTCCGGGTACACGCGAAAGGCAGAAGATCTTGACGATCTTGTTCAGGCAGGATGCCTGGGTGTCGTCGAACAATGGCCTAAGTATAATCCATGTGATGGCATTGAGGTTTCCACGTTTGTTGGAAATGCAGCCAGGTGGAAGATGCAGCGACATTGTTCTTTAAAGACAAAGCCGATCGGCTCAGCCGGCCATACGGTAAGCAACCGGATCAAAACGGCTGAACGTCGGTTAGGTATCAAACTTACTGATGAAAACGTAGCTCTTTTCAAACAAGATCTGGATCAGCGATACAAACTGAAAACTTCAGAGGAAAATATTAAGTGTGTTCTTCGGGCTCGAGCGGGGCATACGGTCCATTTGGATTCACCGATCGGTGAAGATGACACATCATACCATGACGTCATTTCAGGGCCATCTGTTACGGCTCAAAACAATCCAGAACAACTATTGATTTATTCCGAGATCGAAGATAGGATTCATCGAATTCTTGAACGAAGAAGGGCTAGTGATCGTGATATCGCAATCATTTGCGGGTTGTACGGTGTTGGTCGAGACAAAATGACTGGGGCAGAGCTGGCACGATCATTTGGCGTAAAGCGCCAGACGATAAATCAGATCGATAACAAGTTTAAGCCATACCTGCTGAGCGGGTTGTCGGATTACGCTTGACATGTTATCCAACAGATGATATACTAGTCAAAATCTACCGGCATGGCTTAAATGGATAATATCGAAATTCATCAAACGCTTAAGGATTTACGATCCATAAAATTGAAGGATGTTGATCGCACGTTCGTCTTACGCTGTAACGCGCTGTATGAACAGTTCGGTACGCTGACATTGCCATTTTGTAGCAAGTTGAAAGCATTGCGCAATAAAAACAGTGACGCCATAGATTCACTTCATGCCGCACGAGAAAAAGCCGTGCAATCAATTGCAGGCGTTAAACCTCCAGCAAAGCAGCAATCGGTCAAAAAGACGGAACCTGATTTCGGGTTTTAGGAGAGTTTATGAAAAAGTTACTCACATTGAGGTATCAGGTATTCTTTCGGACAGCTGGAAAGGATGATGAATTCCTTGGCCAACGGAACGACGTCCGGCTTGCGCAAACATTGGCGGCCGGACAAGCGGAAGTGTTAAAGAAAATGAATCGTCACGGAATCGTATATGTGAAAGATACCCGTGATAACTCAATTGTGGGAGAACCAATCCGACTATGAGCGTTAATCATACGGCAACAGTTCTTGTAGGCTTAAACGTCAAGAGTTTTTCGAGCGATATTATCGACAATATTGCTGAGCTATTTTACGACGACAAAGATATGATTGAAATGTTTCAAAACTGCTGGGCCGGACAGTCTGAACACTTCATAGGTTATATGGTGCAGAGTACCGATTGTTACGATGAATGTGATATTGTGGATGTCGCACATCGCATATTGGCGCTTTCTGCCAGGTTTAAGTCTAAATTCGGCATGGAGCCAAAGGTAATCATTATGGACCATGTCCATTAATCGAGTCCGCACCATTCGATGGAATCTCACGGTCGGCACTAAATCCGGCTATGATCTGTTCCAGCTTGTCCCACCGAAATAATCTAAATTTTCTCTTGACAAAATCAAACAAGCGTGCTATCCTGTATTTAGTTTAAACATTGAGGAGGCACACATCATGCTGGATCGTAATTACGTCATGGGCGGCAAGGCTGTTTTTACGGTAGTTCGTCAAGATGGCGGACACTATACGTATAAAGTCAAGGGTGTGGTGTTCAGTAAGGATGAAGCCGCGCGGAAACAGCTGGTCAAGGAACGCAAGTTTGATCAGTTTTTGGTCTATCTGTTGACCGGCCCGGATAATGAATCGTCCTATACCTATATGGGCAGGTTGGATGTCAAAACTGGTAATGTGGTTGAAACCGTAAAAACGCCAGCCAGTTACCGGTCAAAAGCCGGTGTGATGTCTCGACCGTTCGCGGTAGCCAATTGGGCTCTTGCCCAGATGTGGAACAAGAACGAGAAGTTTGCCTTCCGTATCATGCACAATGGCCATTGTTCGGTTTGCGGCAGGACGTTGACGGAGCCTGAATCTATTGAGCTCGGAATCGGGCCGATCTGTGCTGAAAAGGTTTATGGATGACCAATGTCAAAGTACATTACCATTTACGAATGCGACCCAGTTGAAGCATTATCTTGTCTTGACGCCGCAAGACAGAACGGATTGGAATGTATTACCATTGAAGGGCACCAGGTAGGCACATCGTCGCATAGATACGATCTATTCGATAGGAATCGGACATGTGTCGCTTGCGGTAGAACCGGCATCGTGATGAGGTTGCAAAAGGATTGGTGTAATGCCGATTCAACTAAAGCGCATTTCAATCTGTATGACTGTAACGGTGTATTGATGACCGTCGACCATATTGTACCAAAATCCAAGGGCGGAAAGGACGATATAGCCAATTATCAAACGATGTGTCGTCCGTGCAATGCCAAAAAAGGAAATAAATGCTTGATGTGAGGATTGTACCAGATAGCCATTCAAGCAATCACTGTCGAAAACATTTCCAAATATTCGATTGACATTTCCCATATTATGTCATCATGGCATAGATGGAGACACGGAAATGAAGCCTGTCCTGTACCTTGATGTTGACGGCGTGCCGTATGGATGTTATGACGACTCTGGCGGATGTCAGATGCGGCCAGGCGTTAGGAGCTTCCTACTATTCTGTCTTTGTAATTTTCAGGTAAAATGGCTAACGGCATGTTCTGCCGAACATATGGAATGCGTGTTGAAGGCGCAATATATGAATCGGTGGATGGACCGTTTTGAATACGTGAATCATCCATACGGAAAAGCTGCCGCGATTGATACCGGCTCAGATTTCTATTGGGTTGAGGATGGTTGCAATGAGACAGATATGGGGGTTCTGCGTCAGGCCGGTGTTGAAGATCGATTCATCGCAACGTCCTATTATGGCTCAGATGAGCTTTACTGGATTCAAACCGTTCTTTCGCAGAGATTGACTGAACGCGGAATTTCTAAAATTTCTCTTGACAATCTTTAGCCGATATGATATATTGCCATCATGATTCAAACCTTGGAGGCAACAATGTACGAATATTCCGAGCATTCTTCGGCCAGAAATAAGAACATTAAGGTCATGGCGTCTGGAACGTCGACGCGCTCGTGTGGTTCGTTTCTGGTTCAGACGTCAAAAGATCGTCAAGAACTGGTTATCTTTCATTCAGCGTTGCCGTTCAATGCATGCCGCACGGAACCGGGCCGTGTTAAACGTGACGTCAGCGAAGCGCTGCTGGATGCCGGATGGACAGAAGTGGATGTAGCGCTGTTTGGCGATCTGCGACTTCTGGCACGCATGTACGACGATTCCAAGCTTTTTCGTCATTGAATTGATCGGGTGATGTATGTTAGATCTATTTCCAAACGTGCTTCTACGCATAGTCGCCGCATTACACGACGTTGGCGGGAATTGCTATCTGGTCGGTGGCGGTGTCCGCGATTTGCGCAGCGGCAACACGCCAAAGGATCTGGACGTTGAAGTCTATGGACTACCGGCACAACAGATTGTTGACGTGCTTTCAGGCTTTGGATCTCCGGACGTTGTTGGCGCGACTTTTGGAGTGATAAAGATTTCTGTTGACGGGTATGATTTTGACTTCAGCATTCCGAGCCGTGAGAGTAAAAATGGTTCCGGCCATAAGGGCTTCATTCCCGAGCCGGATCCGCATATGACGATCAATCAAGCATGCTCCCTGCGCGATTATACGTGCAATGCACAGATGTATAGTTTCGCATCATCGGAATTTATCGATCTATTTGGTGGCGATTCACATTTTAGGCTTGGCGTTCTAAAGCATACATCAGAGCGATTTGCCGAAGACCCGTTGCGCGTATTGCGGGGGATGCAGTTCGCTGGACGCTTTAACATGACGGTGGACGTCCACACGGCAACATTGTGCAATCGATTGCGCGATGAATACGGCACGTTATCAAAAGAACGCATCTTTGGTGAGTGGTATAAGTGGGCGACGAAGTCAACCGTTCCATCGATGGGATTGATGTTCTTGTGCGATACCGGTTGGATTGAATTGTATCCTGAATTGTTCGCCATGTATGGCGTTGAACAAGATCCGGTATGGCATCCAGAGGTCGATTGCTTCCAACACACATACCACGTTGTAGACTGCATGTCAGAGATCTGCGACAGGGAATCAATTGTCGATGACGATAGAGCGGTATTGATGTTGGCCGCGTTGTGCCACGATATGGCGAAGCCGTTTACAACCGAAGTGATCGATGGACGAATCCGATCGCTCGGTCATGAAAAGGCGGGTAAAGTTCCAGCGATAAAGTTTTTATCAGGGATCGGCATCGATGAACGACATAACGGTGCATTGTTGGATCGCATCATCCCGCTTGTAACAAATCATCTGGCTCATGGTAGCTGTCAATCCGCTAAGGCGGTTCGTCGGCTTGCCGTTAGGCTCGGGAAGGCAACAATCCGTGAATTGTGCCTGTTGATTGAAGCTGACGCCAGCGGACGTCCACCGTTGCCGAAAGGGTTGCCGGAATCGGCACAAACGATGCTGGAATTGTCGCGCGAAACCAGGTCTGATAATGGATCCGTAAAACCAATTCTGTTTGGCCGGCATCTGCTCGAACTTGGACTGACGCCAGGTAAAACGATTGGAGAAATCACCAGAGCCGCGTTTGAAGCGCAGCTGGATGGATGTTTCGATGACCTTGATGGCGCATTGATGTTCGCCAGAAGCCTAATTGAACAGAAGGAGTAAGTAACATCATGTTAACTGTTGTCATCGATAACCCGGAGTCAGCTCGCGAAAAGGCTGAAAAGATACTTGCCTTCTATGAAGGAGTAGGGCGTCACAATACCTGCTTATCCGTTAATGAACCGGCGACATTTGATGCGCTTCGGCTCATGATCGTTGAAGGACGACTTGATGCCGATGATGTCCGATTTGAATTTAACGGCGAACAGGTGGTCGTCAACCGCTATGGTGCAGTCAAGGATTGGCCGGAAGGCTTTCTTGATGAGCACATGGGAATACTGGATTCTATCCTGCGTAAAAGTGTAGAAATGCGTAAACGGGAACGCGACGTCGCAGCAATGACGGGCGGGAACAACACGTCAATCTAAAAATGTCGTTGACAAATTCGACGTTTGTGACAATATAGCCATACATTGATTCAGGGAGCATAGCGTGGACGTAACATCGTTTAAAACGTTTTTAGAGTCATTGCTGGAAATTGAAACCAGGGTTGATGATATTGTTGAAGAGATGGCCGGATACGACGACACCGCCAAGCGTGTCTGGAATAGCTGTCATATAATCGATATTGTAATGCTGGCCGATATCATCAGATATCGAGAAGATTATGAAAAAGAGTGGAACGGCCATGATGAATTTATCGATAGGCTTGATGAATTTGCTGTTAACGTGATATCTTGCAATGACAGTACAGATGTCGTTTTTCTCCCCGCAAGGGCTGTATTGTCTTGTCATGAGGCAGACCAGTATATGACGAGATTCACATCCAATGCAATGTCGAATCGTCTTGACTTGTTGTCGGGCCGATCCGCTGGGAATCTGTCGGATGACGAATTGTCAGAGCTGCTATCACTTCGGCGTGAGGCGCGCGGTAAAAACATTGTAACCGATGTGTCGTCAGGTTATACGTCATCCGGATTGCCGTTGAGGTGAACGATGAAGCTGTTATGTAACATTGTATCTATTCCGTTTTTTATCATCGGATTCCCAGCGATTCTGGGAAAACTGGCAATGACGTCACATGGTTCAACATTTGGTCCAAAACTTGACATTGTTGCCATCGTGGTATCTATTCCGTTTGCTCCCTTTTTACTCATTGCTCAACTTCTTACGTGTGATAGAGGATAACATGTCAGCCATCAAGAAAGATGAATTTCAGCATCCATTGCGAATGATGGTTGACATAATGGTAGCCTTTGATCTTGACTTTTATGTCGTTGTCGGCGGGACACCTGATGAAAAGAAATCAATGGGATTCCCGGCATATGTGGCGGAAGATGGTCAATCGTTGACGGTATTGCAGTTCCCGGCTCAATTTATGAGCATCATTTGCCCTACTGCCGATGATGAAGGAATGTCGTGTCAGCTGTCGTTTGATGCTTTATACGGAATTAGGATTCCATGGAACCGAGTTGTTGCAATCAATTGCGCATATGGTAATAGCAATAACGGTGAACCAGGAATCATCAACTGGCCGGCAAAAGAATCGCCAGAAATGAAAGCCGATACTAAGCTGGTTGTTGACGAAATAATCGACAACGTTTACTTCGTTGACTTTAGTAAAGGACGTGCATGATGGCCAACCGACAAGATGTTTTAGATTCATACTGAAGCAGGTAAACAGAACGTGATAATTCAGTACCTAAGTGATCTGCACCTAGACTTTTTTCATTCCGACATGGGATTGAGCTGGGTAAACACCATCTGCCGCAACAAGTCTGCCGATGTATTGATTGTTGCCGGTGATATGTCGGAAATTGTTAAACGAGACGGCACCGTTGGTGGATTTCATCGGCGGAATATCGAAATCCTTTGTAAGACATTCCAGCATGTCATTGAAGTACCCGGTAATCACACCTATTATGGAACCAGTCCAGCTGTAGTTGCTGATTACATGTCAGTGCTATTGGCTGAAATCTCCGGCTACCATGCACTTGATTGCACATCGATAGATATTGATGGCGTCACAATCGCCGGTGCCACGATGTGGTTCAGAGATGATCCCTTGAACGTTTGTTACCGGTCTCAAATGAATGACTTCAGACTGATTCAAGGATTCGTACCATGGGTATATGAAACCAACAAGAAGTCTGTTGACTTCATCAGGCATTGTGGTGCTGACGTTATGGTAACTCATCACTTGCCTGGCTACCAATTGATAGATGACTGTTTTCGTGGAAATCCACTGAACAGATTTTACGTGTGTGATATGTTGCACGAAGATTTTAGAAAGCGCCCGGCTGTATGGATCCACGGCCACAGCCATTCCACTATGGATGTTGTGATCGGTAATACCAGGCATGTCCGTAATCCGCTTGGGTACCGTGGAGAAAATAAGCAGTTTAACGTTAAAGCAACTATTGAAATTTAAGGAAACAAATATGAGTTTTATCTATGACAGTTTTAGCACGACATTTTCTCGCACCATGACGGTACTGGCCATGCTGAATGCCATCTGTGCGCTAGGTGTTTGGACAACATACGGTTCAGCTGCCATTATTGGAACAGCCGGGATTGTGATGCTTGTCGTAATGCTGTTTGCTACATTATTTCTAACCAATATGCTTGCTGCAGAAAACAATATGTGGTGTATTCCAACATCTGGCGTATTCGCATATCTGGAAGGGCTGTTGCTTGGTCCCTCATTTGCCAGTTATGCCGACAGGCTTGGAACAGGTACCGTGATGACAAGCTACCTGGCAACAGTATTTGTGCTCGCTGCGATGGGCTTTATTGCCTGTTTGGTCAGTTTCGATTACAGGAAGGTTTCAAACTGGTTACTGATCGCATTGCTTGGTCTGATCCTAGTCAGCTGTGTCAATCTTTTCGTGGCATTCTCGGCTGGTGCCAATTTATTGTTCAGTATTGTTGGAATGGTTGTCTTCGCTGCATTCTTTCTTGTCGATATGATGATGGTGCGCGATACCCAAGTTTCAGGCTGGGGACAGGCAACCACGCTTGCCATCAACCTCTTTCTCGATATGGTGAACTTCATGATTTATTTGTTGAAATTTCTAGGAGTATCGTCGTTTGATGATTGATTGTAAAATTTGTGGAAAAGATCACTGCACCTATATGGACCAATATGCCGGGAGCGGGTTGTTAAGATACAAGCCACGAGTTGAGCTGGATGAGACATTAATCCATCATGGTATTCTCATTCTCAGTGAAGAAGATGCCGTCAATCTGATGGAGCCACCAACCTGTCAACAAGTTAGCTGTCTACGTATCAGCGATCCGGGGTACCGGTTACCGGAACTGCATGGTGGGTTCTATAACCACGTCGGCGAATTTAAATTCTTCGATATTGAACGCGATAGCTATAGCAGAAAGGCCATGACAAGCGAAATAGCCGGTCGTCTCGTCGAATTCTTCAAACAGATCGGTGATGATTTTCTTGTAATTCATTGCTTTGCTGGTATTAGCAGATCGTCGGCTGTCGGTATGGCATTCGCTCGTTTTAAACAAGATGATGAACTGTTTGAAACAATCCGGCATTCTTGTTGGTTCGATCCAAATCTCCACGTCTACAATCTTCTGTCAGAAACGATTCCCAGCCTATAATTTGTCAATTTGATGTTTTCGTGATATCATGTGCCATGAAGGAGGATACATCCATGGGATATATGAGTATTGGTCCTGCGCCATGTGAAGAGTATTGCGCACAGGTCGGCAATCCCGATTATGAACAGAAAGCCATGCGTGAATGTAAGCGATTTAGGGCGATGTTGGAACGTCGATTTCCGCCTCCGGAAGGAGTCGTTTTTGAAATAAAGGCGTGTCCGCATGACTTTGGAACATATTACGATGTCGGTGTGACGTTTGATGAGGAGAATGAAGCCGCATTAGATTTTGCGCTCCACGTTGAATCGAATACTCCTAGATATTGGAATGAGTGATGATTAACCGATGGTATATTACCGAGCATGCCGTTTTGCGATTCCAGATGCGTGTCGCGCCTTCATTCAGCGCAGCAAAGTGTCAACGACTGTTGAATTCGCTTCAATGGGAAGCCGATACTTGTTTTGTTACAGATCTCACCGGTTCAGCGATTGATTATTATATCGATTGGTTACCTGGTGTAACGTTTCGGATCCGGCCGGAAGTTAAGGTTAATGACAATTCAATCATTACCAACCGGCCGGTGCTGGTTACCGTTGTAACGGATGAACGTTTTGATCCTGCTAAATCAGAAATTGTGCTCTGCCGTTATCTCAACGATACATTCATCAGTCAGCGCAATCAATTGCATCAAATCACGGAAGGAGTACGGCTATGAATCGCCCACTTGTTGGAACAGCGGTTATTGCCATGAGTCATTTTGACGGTGATTGCTATATTCTATTGGGTAAACGTACCGGCAGTCATCAATCCGGCACATGGGCATTCCCAGGTGGTCACCTGGAATATGGGGAATCGTTTAAACAGTGTGTCCGGCGTGAGTCAAAAGAAGAGTTTGACATCGAGTTAGGACCGGTGAGTTTTCTTACAGCCGTTAATGACATCATGCCGGAAGGCAAGCATTATGTAACGGTGTGGATGACTGCCGTAGTAACTAATCCAACCAAGGCTCGAATCATGGAACCAGATAAATTTACTGAATTTGGCTGGTTCAAGATTTATGATCTAGAGGATTGGCCGAAACCACTGATGGCGTGTACCGAGAATCTGATTAAAGAATACGGATTCTCGGATCTTGTGAACCTGGTATGTTAATTTTACATCTAAAGACACAAAACGGTCAACCTTATGGCTCTGAGCGTCGGTGTTGCGAACGATGCGGGATGATGATTTGGTATAACGATTTACCAACCGATCATTATTGGACATCTGAGGTTAGCTAGTTCATCACATTGACGACAAAAGACGATGCTGAATATATGGCATGCGATTATTCGATGAGAGTAAAATGAAGTCAATAGATATCAGAAATAACTTCCTGCATTTCTTTAAGCAGCAAGGCTATTGGCAGCGTCCGTCATCGTTGATTGTCCCCGATGATGACACGCTATTCTTTACCAATTCCGGCATGGTTCAATTTAAGCCTGATTTTCTAAGAAATCAAAAGCCCTGGAATGCAACGACATGCCAAAAGTGCCTACGGGTATCAGGCAAGCATAACGATTTTGAAGAAGTGGGCAAGTCGCCACGACACCATACATTCTTTGAAATGCTGGGCAACTTCAGGTTTTCAACAGACGAAAAAGTATCTGTAATCGAGGAAGCTGACCATCTGATGGGATGGCTCGGCGTGGATAAAACCAGACTGCATATCACCGTACATCCACAAGATGTTGACGCCTATCGGGTATGGAGTGATCTGGTGTGGTATAGCAACATTACACCGTGTTCAGATAACTTTTGGACAATGGGTAATAGTGGACCATGCGGTCCATGCACTGAAGTGTTTTATGATCTAACACCGGATCTGCCACGAACTAATCCTATCGTTGAGCCAAACAGATACCTTGAAATTTGGAACATTGTATTCATGCAACAGGTAATGGATCCGGATGGAACCATGAAGGACACCGGCCGACTACATATTGATACCGGTATGGGGTTGGAGCGTGTCGCGTCTGTGCTTCAAGGTAAAACATCCAACTATGATACCGATCTATTTGTTCCCATCATTGAATCAATCCCGGCCAATTATGGCATAGATCCAAATCGTGATGTATCGATTCGTGTCATTGCCGACCATAGCCGCGCGATTGTCTTCCTGTTGTCCGAGTATGTCTTCCCATCGGAAAAGGATCGTGGTCATGTGGTAAAGAAAATCATTCGTCGCGCCATCAGGCATGCTGGCTTGCTTGGATTGAATGATATTGTGGCACCAGTCAAATCGGTTATCGATACGATGTCTGACGTGTATCCGAAGTTGAAAGAGAATAAAACAACAATCTTTGATGTGCTCGGCATTGAAACAGATCTCTATTGGAGCAATCTGAATCGTGGCAGTAAGGTCTATCTGGAATATGTTAAACGGAATGGCGGTCAAACAGTTAATGAAACGTTCGTCAAGGAATTGAAAAACAGATACGGCATATATCGTGAAGACATGCAATTGATTGCGCCCGATGTTAACATTGAACGTTTTACCGATAGAAGCGATATCGACAAGACTCAACACGTAACGGTTGTTCAATGTGTTGATACCAGCATGTGTCCAATCGGACCAGCATTATTAGACAGTTTTGGCAATCATGCCATTATCATCTCTGATGATTTTGAATCAACAGATGGTATGAACGTATATACGACTACGTTTCAACACTACAAGCCTGTGGATGATGATATCATCAGTAAGTTTGAAACCAGCCATCATGTAAAAGTTTTGGATTATGGTTCAAGTGGCCCATATGCGAGATGGTTCAAATATGTGGCCGGCGACGATGCGTTTAACATCATGCAACAATATAGTTGTATCATGACATTGCTGCGGAAAGAGCTTGGCAGTGATCCCGTTACAGCTGTTAAGGATTTGAAGGAGAAGTGCCAGAGCCTTGAACGACAGCTGATTGAGTATAAAAGAGTCGCGGCAGATTTTAATATGGAATCTGATTCACATAGTTTCTATAATCTATCGTCTGATGTGCTGATAATTGCATCCGATACAATACTTAACACTGTTGAAGAAATGCGACTTCAAACCGATAGACTCCGTGATCGTTTCGGACCATGTATTGTTGTGCTGAAATATGGCCAACAAATAGTTATATCAGTATCGGCCGAACTGTCAGAACGATATCCGGCCATTCAACTGTTGAAGGTTATAACTGCTAAAAGCGGCGGGAACAATACGATGGCGACGGGTAAAATTAGTTCTGATTTAGATATTGATAGAATTGGGTATCTAATTTATGCTCACTGCGACAAATGAAAAAGACGTTGAAGCTTTTTATAAGTCAGAACTTCAGAAGAGCTTCCCAGGTATCATCATTACATCACCGGTTGGGACCGATGGCTATGGTGTTGTTGGTGATTTGCGATTATTGATGGAATTTAAACTTCAGTTCAGTCGCCGCAACAGGCAATCAAGGCCCCGCGCATTGGCTCAAACAGTCCACTATGTCAGAAATCTCATCTTTAATGGTTACGATGCGCCTAACGTCATCCTGTTGGCCGATCGAGAATCCTGCTATGTGGTAGATACGGGTGACATCATACATCACCTGTTTGAACGTTATGACTGGAAGAAGGCTGCTTCTACGCCTGACCATAGCCTGATAGACGCTTTATCTGATTTTGAATTCACGCCTTTAAGTTACTGTGATGCTGTAACGACAATAAACCAGATGGCATCTTCCTCCTGTTTTAATGTCGGCTACCGGCCTGGCCGTTATCCGGAGCATTGCGTTACCGATGGTGCCAGTCGTGTAATGGAGCAATACCTGAATGGCGTTATGCCTGGATGGAGCAATGACCGTGAAGTAGTTGTTATAGATGGAACGGTAACAGATTCAAACTTGGCACAGATCATATCGGCCAATAGGCCAACTGTATTGTTGATACGCTATACTGTCGGCACAATGAAGTCATTGTCCGATATGTATAGAGACTACGGGCTACGGATTGCCGATAGTTGTATCGTTTTGGCGGCACCGCTGCCTGTTATACATCTCACGATAACCAATTACTGTTCACCTGAACGGATTATCGTTACACCATCAGGCGAGCAGTATGTATTGTTTGCCTGTCATGATTATAGTTTTGAGAAAAGCAAAAGCCTATTGGTTCCAGTGATAGATGAAGCTTCAGGTAACACGATAGGATTCAGGAGTAAGGAATTACTTTATAGTGATAGGACTATTCCTTATGGTTGGAGTGGTAGTGGGCCGCCACTTGCCAAATTTTCACATAACTCCAATGTCGAAGCAACCATTGGGAACGTCCAATCTTTCGCAATAAATGGCCCGTCGAGCGATGACTATCGTGGCGGATCGCCATTTCTCATTACATCCGCTAACTTCATACAGTCTGCCGTTTGCTTTGCGGTAGGTAAATCGGTAAGCCTTACTGCCATAAATTTCAATCAACGGATCAATGTTACAAAGTATACGTCACATAAAATGAAACAATTTGTTTCAGATTGCATCGTGTTTTCCGCGCTACATCCAGATAACCAAATTATTTCAGAAGGCCCATTCTACTACAATCACTTCTTTTGGCTAGATCCACAATATATCATTGACAATACGCCAAGATGTTGTATCAACATGACTGCGCGAGAATCTCATATGTATTGCCATGCGGCACATATGCTAAAACGTTATCAGCTTGGCGCAGACGCTGAACGGCTGTTGAACATCGCTACCCGTCTTGTCGTATCAACCGCATCGTTGCGAACCGATAAAAGTCATCATCGTGCATGGAATGCCAGCCTGTATCAAATACGGGATATCATCGCCGATAATCCGCTATATGGAGAATTACAGTCGGGGCTGTCGGCGCTTGGACAAAAAATCGTTTCAGCCGCGTACCGTTACGGCGTCCTACAAGTATGATTGAAGTCAATTCAGAAAAAGATATTGACAAAAATACTCAATGTGATATCATATGGCTAGATTTCGATGGCGGAGGCGATATGCTGATTACCCGTGTCGAGTTGATCAGGCTGTATGACGAAATTGCGCGGATTGTCGGCGACGACTGGGATAACGACACAGCAATCCGTCATGCGGTTACTGTCGTTTCATCCAGTAACGCGGGATTGTACAGTTATCTTATCAAGGGTTATGGACTATGAAGATTCAATTCCGGACTTGGAATAGTGTTGGTGTGCGGGATATTTCCGCTCCAACCATTGATGCGATTCCTCCAGTTGGATCGATTGTGTCGATCACATTGCCTAATGAATTTGAGCGGCACTTTGTCGTAAAGACTCTGCCATATATTGTGGCATCAGCCATCGATTGTGTGGCGACTGTTGGAGTCATGGAGATTGATTCCGATAGTCATAAAATTTACATGGCCGGTATTGGCCTATAGGAGAAAACGTTATGTTGTTTCGTGTTATGCTTGTTGTTGCCGTTATCGTTATCATGGTTGGCAGTTACGTCCATCAGCTGATTGATTCCGATGACGGACCATCAGTTACCGATGAAGCTACCGTTGAGCTGATTCTTGATACTCCCACCGCTTCGACTCCGACTCCTGATCTGAACATCATTCTTGCCGCCGAGTAAATATTATGTTTGTTGACTTTACCGAAGACCAGCTATTGAAGCTAGATGGCATCACTGATTCATCGGATGCCATGGCAAAGATAGCCCGGATCAAGGAAGAGAGACAATTACGATTGGTGCTCGGCACTGACCATATTGGCGTATTCTTATCGGTATTGGTCAATGAAGCTCTGACGATAGGTGAGCTGGATCAAGTTAGAACATTCAAATCAGAAACTGGTTGTATGCAATGCGGCGTACAGCCAAAGGACGTTCTATTTAAATCAGGCCCGCGCAAAGGGTTGGTTAAAGAAACCATGCCGGTTGAAAAGTACAGGACTAGAAGCGGCGTCTCGGTATGCCGGGAATGTTGGTCGGCTGCCAGGATTCGTCTAACCACATACCTGCAAACCGTCAAACCGAAATTTGAATGGAATGAAGTGTGGACACCTTGCCCATATGTGAAGTCAAGGAAGGTGTCATGTAAAAAATGTGGCTGGAACGGACATCAACACGAAATGCTGATGATTTTTAATGGATGGCGAAGATATCGTGGGCAGTGTGCCCGATGTGATGGCCGAATTGAATTTCTATCAGATGATATGTCGGTCGACTATGGCGACTGGATGATTGTGGAGAAAGCAAACGATGAATAGTTTCACCGAGCAGCAAATTCAGCAAATGTTTGAACTTGTCAGCAAATCAGCCGAAACCGATGACACGGCTCACCGATGGATGGTGGATAACGGGTTTGATATCGCGTCAATAAACATTGAACAACGACGGATCCAACTATTGAAGGATTCATTGCATGAACTTGCAAAGAATTATCCATACATGGATTGGGATATAGAAGATAATGAAAAGATCGTTGGTCTCGCTGCCAATAATCGATGTGTTGTAAACATAACACTTTATTACGATGAAGAATTTGGCGTGTTCGTTTGGGGATTTAGCACAACGGTTACTTCCACACGCGCAGAGATGGGAACATGTGTTCACGCTGAGAGGATTGTCCGCGAAATGCTAAAAAACATCCAGCGGGATCTTGACACCATTAAATGAAAACCATTTCCATCATCGGAACAGCCGGCCGTGGCGAAGATTACGACAAGATGTCATATGGCCTATATGTCAGCATGGTGCGGGATGCACAAAACCGACTAACGGAATTTTGTACCACTCTCGAATGCGCGATTGATGACATATGCCTGGTTAGTGGTGGTGCGGCATTTTCCGACCACATCTCGGTTTCTCTATACCTGATGGGTTTTGTTAAGTCGCTTCATCTTTACCTTCCCGCGCAATTGATTGCATCAACGGGACGATTTGAACAAGGCAATGGTTCAAAAGATCCTGGCCGTGTCTCCAATTATCACCATGATAGGTTCTCAGCAAAAATGCCCGGTGGACGGAACACTAGGCTTGGAATACTGGAAGCTGTTTCTCGTGGTGCAACTATTGATGTCATTCCAGGATTCTTTCAGCGCAATATTCCGGTAAGCGGTTCAGATGCCGTGATTGCCTATACGTGGGGCGATGGTGCTGTGCCGAAGGACGGTGGAACGAAACATACGTGGGATCTGGCACAAACTAGCCATAAAACCCATATCCCGCTAAGTAGCCTTACCGTTTCATGATGTTGTGATAATCTGTATAAAACAAATCTGAACCACTGGAGAATCAATGAACACCGATGCACTAAACGCAAAACTCACCATCTATAATTATGTCTCCGCATTTGTACGAAAGTTAACAATCGTAGATAATATCTATGGACGATTTTCTAAAATCCAAAGCCAATCAAAGTTGTCGGCCGCGATAGCGGTTGCCGCATCAGTTAAGGATATCATCTACCATTTCATTGATCTTGATGATGACATGGTGACCACCTTCCTAGAAGGTGAAGGTCTTACCTGGCTAGATCTCCCAATTTCATTAAGCCAAGTCATTAATGATTCAATAATTGCAAGTGGCACCAAACCGATCCGCGACGTCCGTTTGATTAAAGATCGGAGGTTGTTGATGTGGACCAATGACATTATCAGTCTGCATGGCAATGATGGTAACCGTAACGATACGGTATTTTATGTAAGATCCATTGATCTGTTCAAGCAATTTCTGTTGAACATCATTTGGCGAACCAGCGATTCATTGATTCTAACCAGGTCTATGACTGTGCCAAACGATGATGAAGATGGCGAGGATTTCTCCAGTAATCTTGAACTGCAAGCATTTCATCCATCAGCCACATATATTGGTGAACCAGATGTTAATGAAATTGAAGTTAGGAATTCGGATGGTTCACCCCGTTCCATCATCATCGTAGGTAACACCGGGTCAGGTAAGACAACATTGAGTTACCTGCTGGCAAAGCGGGTTGGTGGTAGAATCCTTAAAATTCCATCCCGGGAGTTTCAGTCATTCAGCCTTACCAATATCGGCAAGGTGTTGTTTTATCTTCAGCCATCGGTGCTATTGTTGGATGATATCCAGTATGTGTTGGAGCGACAGGACGATTACGATTTTCTATTGACTACACTTGAATCTCTCAATCGAGACTTTACCGTAATCGGTACCATCATGGATGATGGCAGTATGACCATTACGCCATCAAAGTTTTATTACCCAGGCATGCGGCCTGGCCGAATTGATGAAATCATCATTTTGCAGCCACTATCAGCTGGATGCCGTAAAAGGATTTTAAGTCATTACCTGACGACCAACATTGCAGACGGTGTATTGACAAAAATTGCAGATGCGGCTGGCGGATTTTCTGGCGCATATTTGAAACTGTTGGCATTTAAGCTTGATACAAGTGGAACATCTTGTTGGCAACGATTGATTGAAATCATCCGTGCAACGGCACCGCTTTCGATGTCAAGCGATGAGGAGATTGATAACGATGATGCGTCTCCTTTCCTGAAAAAGCTTTCAAGGCAGGCTGGAATGGATAACGATGACATGATGAAGGTATTGAAAAAGCTTTCACTTAAACATCCAGCGCCGTCATACCCAGATAAAAAGAAAAAGACAAAACCAACGGTAAAGGGAACTGCCAAAAAGCAAAAGCCTCAAGGCTGCTTGAATGCGACAAATGTTGTTGGATTTGATGATGGTGATGTATGACAGATATACTATTGGTCCGTCGATGGCGAATCACGATTGACGATAACGTCTACACCATTGAAGCATTTGAGAATGCATTTGAACAATCAGTCAGGATGACCGGTTATGATGGTGTGGAAACCGTCTACTTCAATCTCGACTGGGGATTTTCCGCTCAAGAGTTGAAAAATATCTTGACAAAAACGCTAGATTGTGATATTTCTGAATCAGAAACTTCAAAGCTGATTGAACAAATCAGTATAACTGCTAATTGGAAAGTGGAGAATCCGACACTATGCGATTTGCAATGAATCTATCATCACTTTTGTCTCGTTATGTTCTGATGTGTGTTTTACTCACCATCCCGTTGTCTATTTGGACGGATCGAAACCTTGACTTCTGGGTTTCCTTTGTGCAAGGCACTGAAACCAATGTTCCATTTTGGAAGAGCGCCGTTATCGCGATTGCTACCACGTTGGCATTCGGCGCTTCTCTAGCACTAAACGTTGTCGGCGAAGTCTTGAGACTATTTGTATGAAATACAGCGGTTGGTTAATCATCCCGAGTGCTGCCTTATTGCACCGACTTGAGGCATACGGGCTATCTTTTCACGGTTTTGAAATTGTTCTCCTTAGCAGCCCGCTGGTAATCCTGTATTTTAAGGATTACATCATCAATTACTACCATTACATCAAGCGCCTTTTTGAATAGTATTCTGTTTAAACAACCATTAAACGGAGTACGTATGCCTGTTGTTATCAATAGTGTAGAAATTTCTGCCGGTCAAGAACCGGATAGTTTTGAATTCGCCACTGAGCTAGACGCTGATTTTACCATATCTGGCCGTGAATTATCCGGTATGCTCGGAGTGCAAGAGCGAGTATTGGAAGAACGGATAAAGAAGCTGACTGGCAAAGCTGCCATCAATGCGCTCTTTGGCGGTAAGCTGCAGAAAGAGATCCTAGACCTGATCAAACCAAAGGCCACAAAAGCAATAAAACTGGCCGGCGATGAACAGTTGGGCACTACAAGGTTCAAGTATGTCGGCCCGATAGAATTCAACACAGAATCTTCATACAGTGAAGCAACCGTTACGATAAACCCACCGTCAGTGACGTTTAGCCTCCAGGTATCGGCCATTGGTGAATTCATGGAATCCGTGCAATCAGTTGCATATTTCAATGAAAGTAATGGTGGTGCGCTTGAGGCAGTCGGGAATTCAATACAGGACAGAATTAGCTCACTCCGGTACCTGCGCGGCGAATATCTTGAAGATGCAAGGGCGGTAGAAGGTTACGACATGGACAGCAACGGCATACGAAAGGAATTCCTACTGTCGGCCGATGAATGCCTTGATTCCATCAATGAGTTAGAGCGAGCCTGGAAGCGGTGGGATTTTAAACATCTGGTACAGTCTGGAGTTATTTCAAAATGGTTGGCCGACAAAGCGCAGGCCGAAATGGATGCAATGGAGAATGAATCAATAGATAGTGCCACCATTGTAGACCAAATCCATGAAGCTCTGATGTCGGATGATGAACTTACAAAGAGCGTCAGTGGAGAAGTAGATCCAGAAGTGATGACTTACATCAAAAAGATGTCCAGCGATGACGACACAGCCATGAGAGAAATAACAGTTCGTGGTAATGGGAAGCAGTTAAAAACAAACAAGCCAAAGAATGGCGTGTATGCATATGTTTGGCGAATGGTGCGATTTCATTCCGGGGAAGATCCTACAATGCCAACAACTGCTACATGGGATCTTTCACGAGAAATCCAAGAAAAAACTGGCGTGAAGATTACTTTCGGCATTACCCGAAATGATAAAAAGAAATTACTTGAAATGCTGGACCGTCAAGCGGATAGATGCCTTATCGCTTTAGGTCTAAATCCTAACGGCGCAGCCAATAGATGGAAGCGTGCTTTCGGCTACTGAAATCTTACCCAAAATACGAGCCGTCCATCGATTACTTCCATCTCGACATCAACGACATTCAATTCAATCATATATTCACCACAAACCGCCCGGCATGGACCACGATGCTCGCCATCACATCCATCGCTCCAGTCATGGAACGACATTCTCTTTATGACTTCTACTTCATTCTTAACGGCCGAGCTTGACTTATGCCTGCGAATCAGTGGCGCATCTATTTTAAACGTTAAGTCAGAATCAGCAACAGCGTAATTGGTCCCGTGGTGAAATCCACGATACCCGTGGCATTCGTAACTTCCAATGCCGTCATTTTCGACATGGAAGTCAATGTCAGAAGTACTGGCCAAAAGGTCCGACACCGCGTCAGCCACGCAGCCGACTGATTCCACACTCATTGAGCCGTTATGCATACCGTCCTCCAAACGTTTCCCGTCATGTTATCACAAGATAGCTTAATGTCAATTGGAATTTTTCAACAAATTACGGTTGACGTTTTAGCGTGTTGTGACATCATACCGCACACTTTGAAAAGGAGAATGTCATATGCCATCATTGCCGATTGCCATTAGTCCTAACTATATCGATTGGACACCTGCCGGATGCGTCCGGGAATTCTTGCAGAATGCACAGGACGGGGAACGCAAGGGACACCGGATGACAGTTAAGCACTTTCCGCGTACTGACAGATTGATGGTTCGTACCGATGGTACCATACTTTCCCCATCATCTCTGGTACTGGGCAACACCGATAAGCGGTGCGATGATGAGGCAGCGGGGCATTTCGGCGAAGGCTACAAGCTCGCCGTTTGTCGACTTCTTAAGCTTGGGCATGAAGTTGTAATTAAGAATGGAAATGAAAACTGGACACCGGAAATCAGATGGAGCGACGACTTCCAAAGCGACATCCTATTCTTTGATACACATCGTTGTTGTTCTCGCGACGGCGAGGCATTTATCGAGTATGAGATCTCCGGAATCATAGAGGAAATCTGGACTGAAATTTTAAAGCTAATACGTTATTTCTGAGCGATACGCCGATTGATGCAATTGAATGCACGTCTGGACGTATTCTGACCGATGCCAGGCACACCAATAAGCTTTTCGTCAAGAGATTATTCGTACGCCAGCTTCCAGAACCATACCGGTATGGATACGATCTCAAGCATGTTGGACTGGATCGAGACAGGAAACTTGCCGACCCGTGGTCGCTCAAGGCGCAAATTAAGGCTGTATTATCTGAAGCCGTTGAAGCTGGACGATTCACCGATGAACAGATCTACAATATCCTGAATACCAGCCTTGGAGAAAGCAAGGTGTTTGAATACGACTATTCGGATAAAAACAATCTGCATGAGGCCGTCTCGCGACACTTTAAGTCAATTCATGGCGAAAACGTGATTCCGGTTGTTTCAACATCTGAATCTATTGAATCTGGCCATTATGGCGTGCGCGGTATCGTGGTGAATCGCGCCATTCAGAACAGTGTTTCCAAAGTCATCGGCGACATTGAAACGATCAGGGAAACGAAAGCCAATTCTGTTGAACGCATGTATTCAGCCGATGAATTAACTGTCGATGAAACCGATAACTTCCTATGGGCAATCCAAACAGTTGGCTTGGCCGTCGACATGAGGCGATTTGAAGTCAGCGTGGTTGATTTTTGTGGTAAAAATGTATTAGGACAATATTGCAACGATGTGATATATCTAGCTAGGAAAATCGTCACCGACCGTGAACAGCTATTGGGTACTTTGGTTCATGAAGTTGCGCATGGTAGTGGTGTTGACGGTTCAGTAGATCATGAGAGGCGAATTGAGCGCCTATTTTCAAAAATCATTTGTAGCATGTGAGGTTAACGTGAAGAAATCAAAAGTGCCGACCGTTGAAGATGTAAAGAAGGTGGCTGGAACAAATGGACTGGCCCGATATCGAATCAATTTCCCTGAAGGCCGATCTATGGATGTTGAACTTGGTGTTTTTCGCCGTGCTTCAAACTTTTGGTATGAACATGTTGAGGTTATCGGCAAGACGGTACTACGTTATGACACTGATGGCAACCTTGTCACTAAAGGTGCTCCACGTTATGAAAACAACTTCAAGTTAGATGTTTTTCTTTACGGCATTGGCGCACTGAAGGATGGAACAACAATCGTTCCAGTTTGATTATGAAGATCCTATTCCAAACCATCTTTGGTTCGCGGCTTTACGGGACCAACCTTCCTGAATCAGATACCGATTACAAGGGCATTTTTGTACCATCGCCGAAAGACTTGGTGTTGCAGAATGCGCCACGGACATCGATCAATGTCGGTTCAAAATCATCGGCTGGTAAAAATACATCTACCGATACCGACATTGAACTGTTTACGCTACAAAGCTTTTTGACCGTACTGTTGAAAGATGGTCAAACCAATGCGGTTGAAATGTTGTTTGCTCCACGAGATGCCTGGACCACTACATCGCCGGAATGGGAATTTATCGCCGAACATCGCAATGATTTGATTCATTCCGGCACATCGGCATTTGTAGGCTACTGTAAGACTCAAGCCGCTAAGTATTGTGTGAAGGGCAATCGGGTTGCCGCCGCACAGCTTACTGTTGAATTTCTTAGAGATCAAGATAAACACATTAAGCTTGAAGAGACACCGGTTGTAAGATTTGTGTTAGAGGCACAGAATGAAGACATCAAACTTGTTCCAATAACGATGGACCATGGCAATACCATCATTCATCTTGAAGTTTGCGGCAGGAAGTGCCCGGTTCATTTCAGCGTGCAGGAAGCATTTAAGATCTATGACAGAGTGTTGAACCAATACGGCGATCGGGCGAAAAAGACTCTAACCAATGATGGTGTCGACTACAAAGCGTTGATGCATGCTGTCCGGATTGCCGATGAAGCAGAAGAACTGTTAACTACTGGTCACATCACGCTGCCACGGCCTAATTGTGAATGGCTGAAACAGATTAGAACAGGTTGTTTCAGTTATGAAACAGTTCAGGTATTTATTGAAGAGCGATTGGATCGTGTTCTGGCCGCGCATCAGACATCTAAGCTTCAGCGCTCAATCGATCTAGAACGGTGGACGCAATACGTTGAATCAATCTACAGCGATTCAATCCTAGCGCATTACACACATTGAGCCTTAAACAAAAGGAACAACTGTATGGCTACACGAAAGATCTGTAAGGTTGCCCGTATATCGACATTCCAACATGTATTGGAATTATATATTCAGGCACTTCTAGATGAAGGATATTCCGATATTCAAGTGGTCCCATATTCTTTCATCGAGTATACCGTTATCGGATACAAGGTTATCGATATAAATCTTGTGGAGCAATCCGACATATTACCTGCCGATATGACACTGGTCTGATGTTTTACTACAATTGAGCATAATGTTTTAATTGTGGAGTGGAGTATCGTGATGAAGAAATCAAAATCAAGCCGCATTCCCGCGCAATCAATTGCACGCAAACCGTCCAGGCTTCAGCTGCTGTTCGTCGACCTGGTAACCGGTATGGTTGACGGTTCCGATGTAGGCTCAGTGTTACAGTCGATCCAATCTGCCGTTTCATGGTTTGTTGCTGATAGGCTTCAAGCAGGTATTGATTCCATGAAGGCAAAGGCAACAACGACTAAATTCATTACCACAAAACGTGGACACTCCTGGAATCAAAAACAACTTAGTGACGACTATAGCGATACATCCGGATATGACGTAAACTTTCCTGAAACATTTTATACCGTCTATAATCTTAACATGTTCGCAAAACCAGACACATTTAAGCAGATGTCTCAACATGTTGTTGATGAATCTGATCTGCCGCGCAACTTGATTGATGATGTTCAAAATATTCTGGAATCACATGAATGCCGGTCAATCCTTGACGATATGCTGGCCGATGAAGTGGCTGCTGCGAATCCGGGCAGTGTTGATGATTATCGTGAGCTGATCGGGGATGCTGAGCATTATGTTTACCAGCATATCGATGATAATGATGCCGATTCGGCCGGATACCATATTAAGATGCGGGTAGAAATCAAGGAATTGCAATCCAAAGTAACTATGAAAAAGGTTGCACCATTCAAGATTGAATTCCGGTTTGAATTTACATCTACGGTCGATGGGCTTTGGCCAAGAGACAGGTATTATGATGACTACATGTAAGGAGTAAAAACAATATGAGTGATAAGACAGCATTTACCCGTGACGTGCCGGAAGGCCGTAGCCATCGAGAATTAAGGGATGACGGTCAACAGCTTGCATATCTGGTTCTGTCGGATGACGAGCGTGCCAAGGGTTTTGTCAGACCGCTTAGGATGTCATACATCCACACTGTTTGTGGAACAGTTACCAGTATGTCTCGACATATTGCTGAAACGTATGCACGGCAACCTGACTTCTATACCGGCACTTTTTGCGTCAATTGCAAAACCCACAAACCACTCAATGAATTTCAATGGTACGGCACCAATGAAACGGTAGGCTCTTAATGGAAAATCGAACCAGATACCAGACGTTTGAACAAGCGCTTGAAGCAGTGGACGGCATGTATAGCCCAATGTTATCGATTCGACATATCATGCTAAATCCAGAAGACGATTATTCGTTCATGGCACACATTAATTGTGAATGGTGCCGGTACTGCGATGAAGGACTTTACATCTCATCAGCTACCCATAACGTCAGTGGTCCCCACGCATTTCTCGAAGATCCATACGGCGAATCTGACTGCTAGAAACTTCCTGACAAAATTTCAATGTGTGATACATTTGGCTTAATTTTCAAAATAGGAGCCAGGTATGGGTTACGTGTCATTACCTAAAGAACAAATCGAAAAGATGAATCCTGCGCGATTGAAGGCATATCGGCGAAGTCTGCTGATTACCCGAAACATTATAGGGTATTGTGATGCATGCCGTGAATCTCACTATGATGAGGCTGACATGCCTGTTATTTCAGAAATAGATCAATTACTTTCTGTCGTAAAATCCACACATTGGAAGCATAACAGTTTAAAGGAATCAAATGAGTAACGATATTTCAATCATTGAAGCTGGTGCCGGTATCCTGATCGGCGCACCAATTATCGCTATTTATGAAACTGTCGGCAATACGGCAGCGATGCTTTCCAGGTATCCTGCCGCACTGTATCATAGTTATAGTGCTCTTTGGCGTACCCGGTACGTTGGACCAGTGTTGAAGAGCCTGATCTTCATTACATCTCCGGCGCTCAACGTGGTTGCCATTCCGGCCATCGTGGTGATTGGATCGTTCGGTCATGGTGCCGTTGTTGGATTTGGCGAATTGGCTGGGTATAGACGGCGACTTGGATTTGAATTAGCTGATCGAGCCAGACGATGGATTACTGATTGCATGTCGGATCAAATCAATATGCTGAAGCAATATCGTGCCAAGGATGATGAGCCACGGTATGACATCAAAATCATTGAAGCGCTACGCGGACTGATTGGAAGCCTGGCCGCCGTTACGGTTTCCACAATTCCATTCTTTGAAACAACACTGGAGTATGGTATTCGCGGATTGCCGAAGTTCATCAAGTCAATCAATAATGAATTTCATGATATGCCGGTAGCTGGGTTTTGTATCAATTATTTTATGCTACCACTGTGCATCTTGTTGGCCGTACCGCTTTCAGCTATTGGCGCGTTTGGTTACGGTGCCGTTACTGGTGCCATGAATGGATTTACGGTTGGCATCAAACATTCAGTTACCCGCGCAATTGATTGCGTGAAACAGTTTAGGAAGTTTGCAAAAGAAACAGTGTATGGAGAAAAGTGGTAATGGACGTTAATCAATTATTGGAACAGCTCAATGACTCGCAAGCTTGTTCAAAGCAGATGCACGAACAATACACTAACGCAACACGCTTGTTTCACACCACACAGACGAAGGTGGTAGAAGTTGCGAACTGTCTGCTGGAAAAGCTTCAAGATATGAATGTTGACGTCCGTGAGCATTACAAACATGTTGACGGTTCAGATGGCTACAACAAAAGAACATCCGGCTTTAGAAGTTTGGAATCTTTTCATGCTGGCCATTTTGAAAACAAATATCAACAGTATGATACCAAGCGCATAATGACAATTCAGGCAATTGGACCAGATGGTAATGGATACATCTATAGCGACATCCTGTCATTTATCAAGAACGCGCCCAAACATTTCAACCTGTGCGATTAGGGTGATTCATGTTTAAAGTTAAAACCATAAAAGAAATTGATTATATTGAACTAGACAGATTTTTGGATGAATCGGATAAAACTCAAGAAGAGTTGCGGCAATTGACACAATACGTAGAGGCATGTGAGCCTCATAATGGTGAATACCTATATTTGCCTGGCGCCGACAGAACAGAGTATAAACAGTTGCGGCAATTGCTCGCCGGTTTCTTTCCAAATGAATCATTGGATAATGTCCGTATCTATTATTGGTGGTAATTAAGGAGTCCGTTATGTATCAAGCAATCGTAACAAGTATCCATGTACGTCCATTCCCGGATATCGTTAAACCGGATGGCTCTGTCGAAAAGATTGAGCGGTTGGCCATCGGGAATTGTCTTGGCAATCAAGTGATTGTCGGCAAGGAAACACAGGATGGCACACTGGGCGTATTCTTCCCCAGTGATGGTGTCCTGTCTGAAACCTTTGCATCCAATAAGGATCTGGTTAAACGGAAAGATGAAACCGGAAAGCCGGCCGGTGGCATGTTTGAACCAAACCGCCGTGTGCGTGCCATTAAGCTGAAAGGTGTAAAATCGGATGGCTTTTGGTGTCCGGTCGAAATGCTTGATTGGACTGGCTGTGATATTTCTTCCTTCAAAGAAGGAGATCTAATCGATACCGTGAACGGTCATGTGGTTTGCACCAAATATGAAACACCGGCAACCGTGCGTGCAAAGAAGTCAGCGTCTACTCCGGTTGCACGTAAAAAGAATGTCATGTTTCATGAACACATTGAAACACAACAGTTCAGGTATTTCGCCAGCAAGATTCCGGTTGGTTCAATCATCCATATTACCGAGAAGCTTCATGGTACTTCTGGGCGTACCGCACAAGTTCGTGATCTTGTTCAACTTTCAGGCTGGCGTAAACGTCTGGCCGGTTGTTGTGATTGGCTGTTACGGCGTGTTGGGTTATCAGTTGAGCGCAATCCGTGGCGATATCTGAATGGTAGCCGTCGCGTCGTGTTGGAACGGCGAACCGGTAATTCGTATTACGGCACCGAGAACTTCCGATTCAATGCGGTAAAAGATATAACGCTTCATCCCGGCGAAGCCATCTACTATGAGCTTTGCGGTTACACCGATACCGGTGCGCCGATTATGGGCCGTCATGACACCACTGGATTGAAGGATAAGAAGATTGAAAAGCGGTTTGGTAAATGTTTTGAGTACAGTTATGGCTGTAGTTCAGATGGCACCAATGGGCCACAAACCAGGCTAACGGTTTACCGCATCACCCGTGTTGCTGAAGACGGTAATGAGGTTGATCTTTCATGGTATCAGGTTGTCGGCCGATCCGGCGAGCTTGGTGTTGAAACGGTGCGTCATATTGAATCGTTTATGTATGATGGCAACGAGGAGGCGCTTCGAGCAAAGGTAGAACGATTGGTCAATGGTGAATCTGGAACCGATGCAATCCCATCTGGTCTAGACGCCAGGCATCCACACGAAGGAGTCGTCATCAGAGTCGAACAACCGGACGGAACCGTTTCGTTCTACAAAGAAAAAAGCTATATTTTTCGCGTGCTTGAAGGAATCATCAAGCAGAAGGATGACTATATTGATACTGAGGAGGCTGAAGGCTGATGGTTGACATGAAATCTATCCTGGATAAGGCGCATGCCGTCTATATGTTGATTGACGAAGTCGGCACCGAATATTGCCGGATCGGCGATATTGATGTCATTGCTTCAAAGTTGGTAACCAGTACAACAATTTGTGTCAATAAGCTTCAAATCGTTCTATATGCCAATATGAATACAAGGAAGCCACTTGTAAATGATCAAATTGCGTGGGATGTTACAATTGAAGTTTGGGTCGCAACAAGGCAATTGTTCGGATATCCGTATCGATACAGGTTATTGGAACTTGAATCATTTGATGATGACACCTATGCGGTAATCAGCAAAGTATTGACGACCGTACATGAACATTATCAAAAACTCCTTGGTAAAAGGAGATGCAGCATCGAGGATGAACAATCCATGTTGGCGGGAATAATCAAAGCAATGAAGGTATGGTAACATATGACTGAAGAAGATTTTATCGAGGCAACACTTAATGGACATCCAATTGTTGCGTTTAAACGACCGGGTAGATGTGGCACCGTGCATTTTGGCAAAGTCGATATCTACCTGGCGCCGCCACCGCAAAGTGGTCAAACAAGTAACGACTATGCGGCAAGAACCATTACGTATGGGCCATGGCGTTTCTACGTAAAACAAAGCGCAACATCGACGATGACCGTACAACTTGCCACACGGAAGTTCCTTGGCTTTTACTATAACTATGAACCTGTGGCAGATGTGGAGTCTGGATTTTCTATATTAAAATTGTCTGCAATGGATGATATCATTGAGTCATTGACGCCAAACAAGGATGTTTTGTCGCGCCAGAAGCAAAATGCTGTTTGGTTCCATTCGGTGCGTCATGATTAAAAATGGAGGTACTTCACCATGACAGATGCCGACTATGATTTTGTAGGCGCAACAATGGCTGCCGACTTGCCCTCATCACGGTTTAAAACGTATGCAGTAGGTGGAACGGTAAATTTTAGCAAAATGAGTAGAATGCCCAGTTCGTATTCTTTGTACAGAATCGTTACTTATGGTCCATGGCGATTTCATATACATCATTCACCAATTGCATTAGAAACCAAATTGGCTACCGAACAATTCTTGTGTTTTTACTACAGCTATGAATCATTAGCAGACGTGAAGATGTTGTCCGTGTACAGACAATCGGCCATGACAGATATCATAGATTCACTAGATTCTCTTAAGCAAAAGCAGAGTCAGTCACGTATTGCTGTTGATTTTAGTAATTCAAGGAAATGTTGATGACTAGACAAAATGTAAACAGTTTGTTATCGTGTATCAACTTCGACACCATCCGGGCCGGCATCGATGGCTTACTGGTTTACCTGATCGATAAGGGTGAAACAACAACGCGAATCATTAGGCTTAAGAATGGTCCTGTTGGATTCCTGCTTGAGAAACAAACATCTGGCCGATTATCCATCGTGACGGTATACGTGTATGTTGCCGGCCACATGTACGTTACGACCATCGATGGACTGATTGAAAGAAACTCGCCGGCCATAACGCTTATCAACTATATGTTGGCGGCTATAATTGCCGTGCAGAATCCAACAGTTATAAGAACACTAGATCAAATAATCGACGATGCCTGCCTGACGTACTTTAAGGCTCACCAGAAATAATCCAAAAAGTTCTTGACAAAATATCAGCCGTATGCTATCATGCTGCTACATGTTTCAATCAATCATGAGATGGAGGAATGTGCCATGCAGAAAGACATATCTGAACAGGTTTCCATCGTCAAGTCAATACTTGCAAAGTACCGAGAAGATGTTGGAACCAGCAGTGATAACGAGTCATTGAAAAACATATTGACAGATCTTTTGATCTTCGCACACGTAACGCCATATCGCGAACATTCAATTGAAGATATCTTTGCGTATGCGGAGAGACATTTCAAGGCCGAAACTGGCACACAAATCGTAATTACGGCGAAAATCGTCAAGTGATTCAAAATTTCTCTTGACAAGTCATTCGTTGTGCAGTATGTTATATCGGTAAGCTGATAAATATTCAACTTTGAGGTTTGAAATTATGGGTACAGTATCGAATATCGATGGCCACACCGTTCAGTTCCTCAACAATGTGATGTATGACGCCAACAGCGCAGTCGGTCATTTTGATTCAGCCGATATGTTCCTCATTGACGGAGCCGTCTATTTGGTCTGTGACCAGCATACCGACGATGAAGACTATTACGAATACGGTGGTTTTCATGCCACTTACGTGTACCTGATTGAAGGCAAGATTGACCTTTCCAAGCCGACCGTCGAATTCAGACAGTACGCGCAGCCCCATCCGGACGATGACGGATATGAATACCGAAAGGACGCTGCTACCTACGTCGTCGTTGGAGAAGATGACTTCTTCAATAGCTTTGACCGGCTCCGCGCCGTTGAAAAGCTGGCATCGGATGTCATGGATGTTATGACGGATTGTCCATAAGTCACTCATTATTACTTTCGCGTAATTGATTGCACTGTACGAAAGAGGTACCTGTCATGGCCGTTGATCCGAACATTTTGGGTAAAATCAAGAAGCTGCTAGCTGTCGCAGTTAACCAGGACGGTATGCCGGAAGGAGACCTCGCCGCGAAGTTTGCCGCCGACCTTATGGCAAAACACGCTGTAAGTATGGCGGACGTCGAAGATGCGGAAGTCATTGATCCGATCGTAACGAAGGAGATCAATCTTTTCCAGCGCGAAAGCTGGGTCCGGGATCTTGCCGCGTATGTGGCGCGATTCTGTAATTGTCGTTCAACGTTCAGACGAACGACTACGCTCACACATTTCTATGGTCACCGATCTGATGTCGATATCGCCGAATACCTGTTTGATGTATTCCGTCGCGAAATCGTTTCCAGGTCTGAAACTTTTATGAAGGACGCGAAGGCATCCAATATGGTCGTTCGATACGGCGGATTACCGACAGAAATCAATGAGCTTCCGCCGCGTGCCAAGTCGTCGTTGCGTACCAATTTCTGTATGTCGGCAACCGTTACGTTGGCTAGACGGCTGGAAAGTATGAAGGCTGCCGCGTCACCGGATGTTACAACGATGGCACTGGTGGTTTCAAGGCTCAAGCAGGTAGACCAGTGGTTCGATGACAACATAAAGTATAAGAAAACCGTTGCGCCAAAGTGGCAATGGAGTGCGGCCGGTATTCGGGCCGGCGAGGAAATCAATATCGTCAACGGCCTTCGCGGTGAGTCAGATAAGAAACAGTTAGGAAACTAAACGATGAATGATCAAGATAGATGGCATTCCTTGGAGGATGTCGACAGGAAATCAGCACGGGCGATTCTCATCAGACGGCTACGGGAAGCGGCAGACCTGATTGAGAAAGGTGGCTATCCTGACGTGTTTGGGTGCAATATTCCCGCACACGATGAGCCGCTATGCCGTGGTGAATATTTTATAGACAGTTAGCGTTACGTTGTCTCTTCCTTGGCCTGGATGATGGAGATATGAATTGGGGCCTTATATTTACAGGAATTATGTTCAATAAAATTCAAACCCAAAGATAGCAAAGCTTCATGGTACTGGGCACAAAAGATTAAAGATGGCATGTATAAACGTCTTGCGAAAGACGGCGATTCTGAGATGCATTCGGAGATACGGAAAGATGGTACCATCGTAGTAACTGAAGAGTTGCTAATCGGTGTACCTATTGAGGAACGACAGGCCAGAATGAATCTTCACTACGCCGAATTAGAAGAATATGACGCCGACAAGAAAGAATAAACAGATCTGATAAGGATTCGCAATGTCAGACCGTGCGTACTATGCCGATATCCGACGTGATGTAGCGGCTGAAACATGTCCGCTGATTGACCGTATCATTAAAGCCATAAAAACAGCTTGTCACGATATCGAGTTGTCTGAATGCGATGAAGCCAGTTCCATCATCAGCGAGTTGGATTACGTCGATACCTTGGAAGACATCAGACGGCATAACCGCGCGCTCAGGGATGCATTGGTTGAGTCGATGAAGACTGTTGAACAGCTTGAGGCTAAAGTATCCGAGCTGACTGAAACGGTGGTAGACCTAAACGGTGAAATCAAGTGGCGTGATAGGCTAATTGAGGAGCTACAGTGTGAAGATTGACGATTGCATTCCTGCTAAAGATTTCAAATGGCGCATGAATGGCGGTGAATTTATCGCACCTCGCGACATGAAAACCAGTCATTTGTTTTATACGTTAAGAATGATTTGGAATCATGTTGTTCCACACGATAAAAGGTTGACTCCGTATAAGAACTATAAATTCGCAAGTGTTTATACGGCAGAATACATGCGCGAAGCTGTAACGATGTTGACACAAGAGTTGTCTGGCAGAAGTGAACTGACAGAACGAATGATTAGAGACCTTGAATGGATTTATGTTTTTTCAGGAGAAAACCGTAATGCGTGAATATGGACCAGATCGTGAAGTGTTTATTGAAGACACTTGGAAATGTAATCAATGTGATTCAGTCAATGAAGGGCTGAAGACATCGTGTGTGACGTGTGGTTCGGCCAAGGAAGTTCGCGAAGCCGATGTAATGGACGTTACTGCGCCTATCATCACCGATCCGGAAAAGCTCAAACTGGCTAGTTGTGGAGAAAATTGGGTATGTCGGTTTTGTGAAGGACAGCAACACAACGTTGGCTCAAGCTGCTCCAATTGTGGGGCAAGCCGCGAATCGAATTCGGTTCTATCCGATATGCAATCACTATATGAAACACGAACAAGCGTCGATTCAAAGCCAGCTGGTGGGAATGAAAATCTATTGACCGGCACATACATTGCACCGGCTGAACGATGGGTAACGGGAATTACGGATCGATTTCGTATCACAAGCTTGCTTTACGCTGTTGGCATCATTGCGTTCTGCGTATTGATGGTTTGGCTCCTCATGCCGACACAGCGTGATGTTAAAGTGCAATCGATTGCATGGCAGCATACCGTGACGCTGGAACAGCGCAACACGTTACATCGTAATCGAGACTTTGGCAGTCCGGACGCCGGGGCGTTCAATGTCTCGTGTGAAATGAAAATTCACCACTATGAGGATTGTAATCCATACCGATGTGAGCCGTACCAGTATCGATGGCAGGAGAAATGCAACCCGCGACAGGTAAAGGTCGGATCACATTACGAAAAGATTGCCAGTAAGTGCAATCCGCGCACTTCTACTGAGCGGTACGGATGTGAATCGCAAAAGAATGGAACGTCGAAGTGCAAAGAACGAACCGTTACCGATTGGGATACCTGCTATTCAAATGGCCGATTGATCGATGACTATGAAACCCGGTATGACATGTGCGATAGAACCGAAACCAGGTGGCGTACCTGTTATCAGAAGTGTCCTGTCAAAAAGGATTACTGTGAATGGGACTACCACCGTTGGGATGTTCGGGATAGTAAAACGTTGTCGGGAAACGAACATAATGAAGATTGGCCGCAACTATCTGCCGATGGCACCGACACACAGCGCATCAAGAAGGACTCGCGCTACGATGTAAATTTCACTGATGAAGAAGGTCAATACGGTTATCGGGCTGGCAACATTATTGAATTCAAGACATACAATGTATCGGATGCTTGGATTATTGAAACCACACGGGCTGGAACCGTTAAACCGATGGGAAGGAAGTAACCATGAAGATAAAAGTCATTATGCCGGTTGGCGATATTCCGTTAGGAACAACTGTCACCAAGTTAACTGGCAAGAAAGAATACTTGATCCGAGACGAGTTTCGGATTTATGAAGACGATAGTAATTATGCCGTGACGGCTAAATCAGGCACACGGTTTATGGTATCAGACGATGGTAACGTGGAATGTGTTCCGGCTGATTATGAAGCCCTATGGCACGTTGACGCTGAAACGCTCATGAATTATCTTGACGATATGTTGACTGAAGACAAGTAAACATGTCTGCCTATTGTATAGACATGATTGATTGCATATGATATTCTATGGTTAAAACATAAACCATGGAGTATTGTATGTTAGACTATATCAAACTGCTACGAGATGCCCGCTCGCTGCTAACCCGAATCGACACATCCACGAAAGAAAAACGGTATCAAACGGTTTCACTTCTCAAAGCCATCCATTCGTCGGTCGACAAATCAATCAAGCAACTAGAGGCTGAGCTTCGCCGCGATGCCGAAAAAGGCATTGAAGGCTGCAATGAGTCAACGGCTTGGCGGGAAAGTCAGGTTGGAGATGTGATCGCGCGAAAGTATGCCGATAAGACAGAATCTGTCGAAACAATCGATGGTGCAGATTCAGACAACATTAAACAGCTGTTGGATGCGAAAGATATCTCACACCGAATGGTGTTCGTGGAATCCGTGGATCTGAATCGCCTCAAGCTTTTACTTGATAGTGGATTCATTTCTGAATCAGAATATGAATCGGTACTTTACCGTTCAACAAAGACAGAGAAGACAACCGGAAAATTCACCATCGTCAATACCGGGTTGGTGGAGCGTGCCGTTAAGGCTTCAATTGATGAATTGGATTTCATTCTTCAAGAAGCGCAGAATGTCGCGGATAAATCTCATCAGCTTGAGCTTTTCAACACCAAAGAAAAGCAACAAGAAATCAAACAGCCAGAGTTGTTGTTGGAATGAAGATTGTAGTCAGTCCTACCAAAGCAAAAGAGCTATTTGATAAAGCCGACCATACCATAAAATCCCTTGAACGTGATGGTGTCCCGCCGCTTCGAGACTGGGAATCTAAAGCCGTATTTGAAGCCACCATGCACGTTATGGCGATGAGACAATCAATCCTGGATGGAATCTCCACATACGGCAAAACCACATTGATCGAATGGTGGGCCGATCCCATCAGGATGAAAAACAAGTCAGTATGTCTGGAAATTCCAATAGAGGCCAGGTCAGATTTAGATGTTGCAACTTTTGTGCCAGGTACAATTTGCCAGATTTGTGATATATTCCCATTTGGATTAAAGATCCACTCCGGCCAATATGCCAGTATATTGTTTTGGTCGGAGGTTAGAGATGAGGCAATAAAACAAATCAAATAGGAGCCGTTATGTCTGGCATCAGTTATACGCTCTCCGATAAACCATTTGAAGTCCGTCGCGTTAAGCTTTCTACTGCAACCAGACGCGGATGGATGGACGGTTTCCTTAAAAAGACTCTTGCCAGTGGTCGATTCGATTATTACGTTCCACGATGTGTATCAAAACAGAACAGTATAGTGTTGGTCTTATATCTTGACATTTATTACAATACATACATTACATGTAGTAATGTCAGAAACGAACTTGACACAATAAATCACTACATAAAAACAACATTTGACGCTGCGTATTTGTACGACATAAACTTCAATAATGTCAACATTGACGTATTACATACCAACAGACATATGTCTGTGCATACTGGCGACGTAGAATTAAATTTTACAATCACTGTGACTATTCCAAACAATACTGGAACCATCATGGTAAAAGGTAACAGTTTGCCTGACGGCTTATCGCTGCCGGAATCTACCAGACAAGAAATCTATGAACGTGCCATGAAACGATCGGCTCAACTAAAAGATGGGAGATGCGATGATGAGGCTTCCTGACAGATTTAAACACATGACTAGCATTAATAGATGTGCCTACGCGCTTTCAGCCTACTTTCCGGAAACTCAATTGCGATGGACGATTGATGCATTGATGGTTAAGTGGCCCATTCAATCGAATAGAGGCGCATTGAATGCTCAAATACCATTACGATACGCCAATAGATTCAACGATACTTTGGAACAAACGATAACCGGTGAAATTCAGCGCGCGAAGGCTGAAGTTGTCAAATACGTTGATTATATCGATAACCTTTCTAAAACTCTGAATGCCTTGACGGCAAAGCCTAAAACGATTGTCAAAGAGACGAAAGATGAAAGCTGTTGTGGTGGAATCTATCTATGTGATGACTGTTATGATAGATCGGCCGGACTAAATGATTGGGGAGTAGAGCGATGAAACTTTCTGAACTTAAGCAATTGATTGCATGTATGGAAAACGAACGAGATATCGATGATGATTCTGATGTCCTTATTGAAGTAGGCACGCAGCGTGTGGACGTAACTGCCGCATATCCCGACTTTAACAACGGATTAATTATTGATGCCGATTACATCCCGCAACCAGGAACTGCCAGATCAAACTGTCGGGTATGTCATGGCACTGGTAGAACTGGCTGTGACACATGTGGTTCGCGCGACAATTGCGATAACTGTTATCCGGATTAGGAGTATGACGTGACACTGGCAGAATTGAAAGAAGCAATCGCAGTATTGGAGAAAGACGATGAAGTTTTTCCGGATAGCGATGTCCAAATTGAAGTTGGCACACAGCATGTCGATGTAAAATCTATATGGGTAACAAATCAGGGAATCCTTCTGCTTGAATCAGATTACCAGGAACCACCCGTGAGCGTTATCAGAATTCCTCGTTCAATGTGTCGGACATGTCACGGCACTGGACGTGTAAGAAGCGGTGAATCATCTTATTGGGATGATCCATGTGATTACTGTTACGATGACCGGCCAAACAATACCGGATGGTGAACGTTACACCCGTGGTAACAAAATTAATCTGGATCGATACCGATGCTTGGTGCGGCGGTGTTGTCGTCGATGAAACGTATATCATCGTTAAAGCGCCACCGATTGCCGCTGGTTGGATTGGAAAAGGATCCGGCGACATGCTTAGGTGGTATAAGTCTAAAGGCCGTTTGCGGCAATGGAGTGAGATGAATGACGGTTAATGAAGCAATACATAGAGCCAGCGTAGTCGTTCCATATGTTGTTGATGGCTATCGGTGGATGTCTGCACTTGAAGCTGAACGTTACGGTAAAAAGATGTTCGGACTCAATGAAGTTCAAATCAACGATATTTACTATCTGGTCCGATGTAACCGGCAAGGATGTCCGGCCGAAATCTTCTGGGAGTGTAACGTCAAAACTTTGCCTCCAACCGTTGTAAATAGGTTAGCCGGTTGGCAATCAATTGCACCATGTGGGTGTCGTTGTCCACAACATCATATATTGGATCCATCATGCGCCCATACGGATTAGAACGAGACAATATCTACCGTAACAGGAACGATTACGGTTCCAAGTATCAAAAGCGCCCGATCTTCAGTCATAGCAGTTGTCCTAGAAATCAACGCAATCCCTGCCTGATTGGTGCAAAGAAACGTGCCAGACAAACCTCCCGCCGAATCATTGAATCAGAGTTAGATTAACACGTCAACTCACCTCATCCTTTTATTCTTCATCGTAGAAGTTTTCCTTCCATTACAAAAATACATTCACATTTACCGTCAATGGTGCTATTGTTGATTTATCGCTTAGTGATCATAAACGATCAGACTCTCTCTTTCTCTCGGAGAGAGGAGAGAGAGGATCTTTCAGGTGGTGTATATGATCGCCTGTTAAAGTATTTCGTTTGTAGCAGTTGACACAATATGTATAGTTTAGATATAATCTATTGTAAGAAGTTAGGAGCATGTTATGCGTATAGTAGTAACACCAGAGGTTGAACGTATCGTTGAAGAGTATAAGGGCAGGGATATTACGATAAGAAGAGCGTTGGTGGAATTCATCCGGGCAGGAAACAATCAATTCAGAGTTACAGATTTGGCAAGGCTCATCGGAGTTACCAGATGCCATATTTATGATGGAATAAATGATCTGAAGAATTCGGGTCGGATCAGAATTAATATGATTGATAATCGTAAGACGTTTGAAGTGGTAGAGTAAGAATAACAATTGAACAAATAAAAATGGCCGCAATTTCTACGGCCATAAAGGAAACACAAATGTTACCTAATCAAAGTTCAACATCAATTTTAGCTGGTAAAACAATGAATGTCAATAACGAATGGAAGAAAAGCTCCATTATTTTGCGTCCACATAGTACACGGTGGATGATTGAGCAGGAAAACCGTCGTAGCGCGGTACAGGCATCAATCCGTGCCGATTACGAATCTGGCCTACTTACCTTGCACTATTCGTTATTCAGATTATTGAATAGCTTGGACGATGATTACCGGCCAGGGACGAAATATTCAAAAGTAAAGATGAAGCAAGACAATATGGCAGAAAAACTTGGTGTTAAGAAACATGCCATAAAGGTTGCCATGGATAAGCTAATCAAACTTGGATGTGTAAATGCCATAATGGTTAGCACGGGAAAGGCACCACGCTACAGACGTCATTTGGAATATGCGTTAGATTACGATAAGGCTGAACGGGCTAATATTATCCACCATCGGCTCACTCATGTGTTTGATATTGCTGAAGCGGTAAAGGATATAAATGTTACTGTTCCATATTTGTCAGAACAATATGGTGATAAATCAAATGCCTGTACAGATAACCGCGAAGTTGATGACCGGCCAGTAGTTGCAGTTGCAAATAAAACTGATTGGGCATATTCGCGGGAAGATATGCTTGTGGTAACCGTTCAATCAATAATCGACAATAGTCCTGACTACAGGTTTGAACGTGGCGCATTAATGTTTGCACCATGGGCCGGAACGGCATTTGAACCAAGCGTTCACGGTTCTCGAAACATCTCGCTCAAAAACAATGCATGGTATCATATAAAAAGTGGTCAACGTGGTGCGTTCAAAGACTTTGCTGCAGCTATCGGTATGACGCTATATGAATTCATGAAGCATTACAGTGGCCGTATAAGCGATTATGCGGTTGAACTTGCCGCGCAGACATTTGATGGCTGGGATTCAAGCCTATTGTCACTGCAATCAATTGCGCGAGACGTGACTGCTACACTCCAGACTATTACGAAATCGGTTACTGGAAAAGTTTCATCTACGATTGAATCGGTCAGTGATTCCGTCATTCCAGATACTGATCTTACTGAAACCGTGCAACAACTGACCGATTATAAAACCGAGCAGGTTGCAGAATTTCTGGAACAGCGAGGAATTCCCGAAGAAGTCATCCATCAGAATGTTGGTGATGGTAGAATCGTATACGCGGATCGTAATGCGCCGGACTATTCCAACCAGATAGTCAGGAGGTGGCGGTATGGAAAGATGCTATCATTCGGAAATTGTCTAGGATTCCCAGTGTTCGATGAAAATGGAACAGTGCGTAACATCTTGCATCGATTCGAGCAAGCCGATGAAACGACCGGAAAGTATCAATCGGTTAAGGGACTGAAGAAGACTCACAATAAACTCCCGCTCCATTATGGAACGCCGAAATTAACACAGAACTCAGTCATCCTTACCGAAGGTGCAATGGACACATGGATAACTGAAACGATATTTGACGGGACAGATGTCGTTGGTGCGATTGATTCAGCAGCTATGGCCGGCGACAGTATGTCCGAACTGTTGGCACAATCTGGCGTACAGTATGTATTGATAGCTTATCATGTCGATAATAATGGTGTTGGTCAAACAAGTGCGCAACGTTGCTTTGAAAATCTAGCAAAAAGAAACATTTGCGCAAGATTTATTGATTGGGAATATCTTTACCGCTATACTGGTGGTGTGATGGTAAAAGATATAAATGATTTCATTAAGTCCGGAATGGAAAATGGGTATAGTTGGGAACAACTGTCACAGGCATTGTATGAGGCGATAAGTTCTCAATTTGAATGAAGTTAATCATAAAGTTATTTGAAAAGTGATTTATATAATATGAATATTGAACATCAACAAATCCACGAGAATAATCCAACAGAGTGTCGGCCAGAATATTGGGCCGGATACAGTAAGGCAGAAAAATCAAAAGTATTGATGGCTATGTGTTACTTGATTTTCAATAACTATGCTTGTCCAAAATGTATGCAGATGTTTAATTCTCTATATGACGTCATCACACAGTATGAACAACCGTTGGCAGATCGTGGGAACAGTCAATCCAGAGATTGTATCAATGTGTCGAAAGCGATTCGTGGCGAAGGTTGGCCAAATAAGCAATATCGACTTTGGGGCCGAACGTGGTTGACTGATGACACTGGAAATGTTGATATTCAGACATTGAGGTATTGAGGTAACATGAATAATGGCACAAACAATTAATAAAACGGTAGGCATTCCTACCAGTGTTGACATTCAATTATCTGGATTTATAATCTTCTTTCGTCAGAAATTAGAAACAAACTGGAGTTTCCAGATCCACATGTTGATGAGTATTTATACATAGAAGATGGTGCTGTATGGGTAGATTCTACCAGTGGATTTACACATAGAAAAATTAAGTTAAGAGATATCTCTGACAGAGAAGCATCTGTATATCAGGCATTGCTCACCATTAAAGAATTCCTATCGGTATAATGGACAAATCGGGCCAGTTGTGATATTGTGATTGACAAACGTTCAAAGGACACAATATGAATCAGGCACAGCTGACCGGCATGAAGCGAACATTTGGCGAAGCAGGAATCCTGGAGGATTACGGTTTTCCGCGTAGGGAATCACAAGTCGTCATGGCTAAAGCGGTTTGTGATGTCATTGATGGCATTGAAAATCATGTTGATGGTACTCAGCATATCCTTATTGAAGGACCGTGCGGCGTAGGTAAGAGCCTGTCATATTTGATACCTGGTATCGAGCATGCGGCACGTACCGGTGGCACGGTAATTGTAGCCACGGCCAACATTGCGTTACAGGAGCAGCTATACTACAAAGACCTTCCAATGTTGAAGGCCATGCTGCCATGGGATTTCGAGTTTGCACTTGTAAAAGGCCGATCTAACTTCCTCTGCCGGCACAGGTATGACGATTACACGAATGAAAACCAGCTATATGCGTCTGATGAATCCCGTGAGATAAAACAAAAACTGATCGGTTGGGCGGAAAGTACTGAAACCGGCGATAAGTCGGAGCTGACGTTTAATCCCAAACAGGAATGGAGCAACGTATCGGTATCAGGCAATGAATGCCTGAAGGCCAAGTGTCCACTTGTCGGTGAATGTTATGCCAACCGGGCCAGGCAAGGTCTGGCTAGAGCACAAGTCATTGTCGTCAACTATCACCTATTGATGACAGACTTCAAGTTAGATGGTGAAGTGCTGCCTCCATTCGATGTATTGATCTGTGATGAAGCGCATCAGATTACCGAAATTGCCAGAGCGTTTCAATCCGGCGAAGTGTCGGAAAGTAAATCAAAGTGGCTTGCTGGTCGACTCAACAAATACATAGAACAGGATGTTATTGAAAAATTCCAGACATCGATTAGAGATCTGTTACAGCTCATTCAAGCTCAGATGAAGGACTTTAAGGAAAAGCGAAGGATCCAGCCAGGCGAGTTAAACATTACGGTTGCACTGAAGCGCATCGATGAACTTTTGAGAGAAGTGCGGCTCAAGGCAAAAAGCGATACGACGGCAGAACGAGACTCTGCCAATTTGGAAATGTTGGCAACAAGTTTGTCAGAATTCCGAAAGGCAGTTGAACGAATCGGTGCAGGATCTACTGATGATTTTGTCGTATGGAGTGAAAATGATGGTTTCGCCACGGCAGCTAAGCAATGGAAGCTGACGGTTAAGTTTTCTCCCATAGATGTATCGGACTGGATAGGCAGTAAGCTATTCGACGATAAGCATGCGACCGTGTTGACAAGTGCCACCATGACGACACTTGGCAACTTTAACTATATTGCATCCCAGGTCGGTGCGCCAAAGGATATCAAGACTCTAAAGCTTAAGAGTCCTTTTGATTTGAAGAATAACGGATTGCTGTTCATCCCAGACCGAAACGATAGGTCAAAGGATTTTGATGATAGCGAAACGGCCGAATTGATGATGCGCGCAATTGATTGCACGAAAGGTGGCGTACTGTGTTTGTTCACATCATTCAAATCTCTCAATAATTGCTCAAGGTTGTTGGCCGACCGTATCAGGCAATCTGGCCGAAATTTGATGTTACAGGAAAATAAGTCACGGCAGCTGGTACTGGAGGAATTTAAGCAGGACACCAATTCGGTACTGTTTGCCACCAAGAGCTTTTTTGAAGGCGTAGATGTGGCCGGTGACGCGCTACAGACAGTAATTATGGATAAGCTTCCATTCCCGGTACCAGATGATCCAGTATTAGCCGCCATCCAGCAATTGATTGAAAAGAAGGGGATGAGCGGATGGAATAACTTCATCATGCCGTTAACCGGTATCGTGTTGGCACAAGCGGCCGGGCGACTGATTAGAAGCATCACCGATAAGGGAACGTTCGTATTACTCGATAACCGTATCGTCAATAAGCCGTATGGTCAATTGCTGTTGAAGTCTCTCCCGCCATTTCAATATACCAACAATTGGGATAAGTTCAGACAGTTCATGGAATCGATCTAAACTATTTTCAAACATTTTCATTAAAACCATTGACACGCCGTACAGTAATGTTAGATTGAATTGTAACAACACTGTATGTCTGCTACGATGGTGTTGATGATTGTTTGGAAAGCACATTTACAATATTGATTAAACATAGAGTAGTAGGAGTTGTTATGGATTCAATGTAATGAAGCAGGACGTTGTTGGAAATAATAAAGAGTTAAAGAGACTGGTTGACGGACTTGATACCACGCCGATTGATGAACACGAGAAGATACGTTTGGTGTTGAGATATCAACAATTGGAGCTGTTGCCACGGGATAAACAGGTTACCGATGAACAGCGTGCCATTATGGCTAAGATGATGGGCGCATGCTTTTACTTCATATTCAAGGAGGCAAAAAAGATTCACGACATGATGCTTCAAAAGAAGATCACTGTAACGATGGTGGATCTTGTTCATTCTGGACTTGAAGCGCTATATCCGGCGGTGACGAAGTTTGAGACAGAAAAGAATGTTTCATTTCTCACATATGCCAATTGGTGGTTCCGGCAATATATTCAAAAGCAGGCATTATCGGAAGGATGGATCGTCAAAGACGGATATGGATGGAGATGTTTAAAAAACACGATTGGTGTTGTCCGGCTTGACGAAATACGTGCCGATATGAGCCATACCAGTAATGAAGCGGTAGTGGATCAATTGCAATCGGAATCATCAGATGATCCGCAGTTTCAGCTATACAATAAGAACAAAATATTGACACTCCATAGTAGCTACCTGCATGCGTCGTTCGACTCAATGTTCAATAAATTTGTTATACGTGACATCCTGGCGGCAAGTTCTCAATTATCGATACGTGAGCGATTTATCTTTGAAACATCATCATATGGCCCGGTCAGTTATGCTGAAATCGGCCGACTGATGGAATTGTCCCGCGAGCGAGTCCGTTTAATCTATAAACGTTCTAGACGAAAGGTTGATGAATTGCTTCATGAGCAATCTACCACTAAATTGCATCGGAACGAGTTTATGGAATCTGTTTGTATTGAGGATGGGTGTAAACGTTCATCGCTCATAAACGACGGTGGAAATGCGTTTAGATGTCAACAGTGTTTTGAACTATTTTTAAATAATGTAAAGCAAACGGTATGAGTAAGATAAAGATACGACGTGGTGATTTGATCCGTTTTAATGTTTATGGTAACACGTTGACAGGTACCGTTACAACAACGTATAGGTGTGAAGATATCCTTGATGGGTTGCCGGATGAAATTGCGGCAAAACAGTTCATTCGTGATAAATTGTCACGGTATGGCGCCGATTGGACGAAGACGTTTTGGATGGCAGATGTTGAATCCGATGGTGAATCATATTCAATTGAACCAAACGATTATATCGAAAGCATAACGGTATGGCAGACGGCGGTAACATTCAAATAAGCCTATTCTCCTCAACTAAAAAGAAAAAGGTAAAACTCAAAAAGATTGACGGAATTCCCGACAACCGCGCCAATGCGCATACGGTGCGTGATTGGTTCAGGGAAGGACGTAGCCGCCTATTCGCATCAGGATTTGTGACGGCCAACGGTTATATTGAATCGGGATGGGGCATAAAGGAATCAACCTTGGCCAAGAAGCTACTCCTCGAATATGGTGATGAGCTGGTAAAGAAAGCCGTAGATTGTTTGTGTGATGAATGGCCGACATATAGCTTCGACGGGCTACCTGGTATCAATCTATTATACTCAATTCGTGCGCGCATTTTCGATAAGGTGCAGGTAAAAAAGAAAAAGATACACGCCGGCGCGGAATATAATGCCGACAAAGCTGGAGACAGTTGGTGATGGAGAAGCGTAAATTGACCGATGATGATCTTGAACGAATGAGGATACCAAAACGTTTCAGAACAGCACAGTATAGCGCAATTGATTGCACGTTTAAGGTTAAGGTAAATGGAGAGCAGACAGAACTTTCATTCCGCGACGTGATAGATACATACTTCAAAAATCTTGAAGTGATGTTCAGGAATGGAGTGGGAATGTATTGTTGGGGGAAGAACGGCAACGGTAAAACGAGTGCAGCGATTGTGGCTCTGAAATCACTCAGGCAGCGTGGCATCACGGCAATGTATCTCGAATACTTGATGATAAAGGATTACGTCATCAACAAGGTGTCATTCGATGAATACGAAACCATGTGGCAACGTGCAATGTCGGTAGATGTCCTATTGATTGATGATGTCGGCAAGGGAGTGAAGGATACTAAGGGAACCGGTGAGGAATTCCTGAAAATGATCCTCAAACAGCGCTCTGCCGATATGAAAATCACCTGGATGACAAGCCAGATTTCGCCGGATGAATTTGAAACATGTTTCGGGACTTCCTCAACATCAACCGCTAAGGAATGTTTTGTAAGGGTTGAAGTTGTTGGACCAGACAGAAGAGAAGAATCAGCCCGACAAATCACCAATATCTTTAAAAGGAAGCCGTGATGGAATTTGAATCATACGATATTGGATTGATCCGTTCCATACTGGATGGTGGTCCAGATAGCTACGGATACGCATTACGCACCGGTGTGAATTCTAAACTGTTGAAGGGCATCAGCACGCTGGCATGGAATTACATCACACAATACGTCGACACATACCGGCAACTTCCCGGATTAGATGTCGTCAGTCATGAATTTAATCGAGAGTTTAATCCAATTGGTGCTTCCATTGAGGCCATCGTTACTCACCTGTTGCGCCGACACCTATACGAGATGCAAGAATCATCCATGGAGCCGATCCTGCTTGCGCTTCAGGAAAAGAATCCAGAAAAGGTTAGAGATCTGGTTGATGAACTTCACATGAAGATGAAGGAGGTTTCGACCGAAAAGGCATACCAGGTCAAGTCAATGTTTGAAGGTATGGAGGAAGTAGTTGAAAACTATGAAGCCACAAAGCGCGGCGAGTTAGGTATTGAATTGCCATGGCCGACTCTCAATAAGATGTGCATGGGATTATTGCCTGGGACGTTGACATACTTTCTTGCCTCCCCGAAGACGGGTAAAACTTTTTTGGCAATTATTCTGGCCCGACATGCGTGGTTGTGCGGAAACGAAGTATTGTTTGTTAGCCCAGAAATGAAACGAGTTGAAATACAGGAACGTTTCCTTACAATAGATGCCGGGATATCGTATCGAAATCTCGTATCTGGAGAGTTAGGTTATTTTGCAGAAGATCTGTTGAATCAAAAGATAATAGAACTAAAGTCTGGAAATTATAGAGGCTTCGACATACTGGATGAAGTTGATGACATGAATCCTAAACGAATTTCAGCAGCGACAAAAGATTTAAAACCAAAGGTTGTTATACTTGATTCATGTTATGATATTCAAATGATTCCAGGTCTTACCAGAATGGAGAATATGCCGATATTCTCAAAATGGGCCAAGGAACAGGCAAAAGACACCATGATTCCACATGTATGTATGAGCCAACTCAATGACGAAAGAAAAGCGGCGCTATCAAAACAGACAGGATGGGATGCGCATAATGTTGTAGAACTCGAACAAACACCGGACATGAAGGCAGATAAGGTTCTTCGTGTAATACCTAAAATGGTTCGGCGTGCTGCTCACGCCCAAGACCTAACATTGAATTGGGATTTTGACAGAATGGATTACAGTGAGCGCGCAGCCATCATTCCTCCACGCGGTCAATCGGCTGATGAATCTAATCCATGGAGCCTCTAGTCTGCATAACATTACACCAGTAGGAGGTAACCTGATATGCGACACATCATACTAGTCTTAATGTTACTGTTCACAACAATTGTATGGGCCGGCGAAAAGGTAAACATCAATACGGCCAGTCATCAACAGTTTGTAGATCTTCCCGGTATTGGTGAATCAGGCGCATCGCTGATACTCGAGTATCGAACCACACGTCGTTTCAAATCACCATCAGATATTCAATCCGTTAAGCGCCAATCGGGCCGTAGAGTCGTCGGCGATAAAACGTTTGAAAAGATTAAAGATCTAATAACCGCTGAGTAATCGGTTGAGTAATTCATAGAATTCAGCCAGGAGGATTTTATGAAATATCAAACCGTTCAGTTAAAGAACTATTCCAAAGGTAGATCGGCACCGGTCAGTTGTATCGTGTTCCATTATACGGCCGGAAATACGTTGGAATCTGCTATCAATGGACTAAATGCCAATAAGGCATCTTCGCATTACATCATCGACACAGATGGCACCATCATACAAACCGTAAATGAATCAGATAGAGCCTGGCATGCCGGTGACTCGACATGGAATGGAACCAGTTATGTCAATAGCTTTTCCATCGGTATAGAGATCGTTAACTTCGGCTATGGCGCGGCTGATGAATCTGGTCTATATAGAAATTACACATTGACGTCTGGCACCGGTACCACCATGCTGATGAAAGAAACGACAAACCTTGAACCAGTTAAGCCGTTAGATCATCGACCAGAGACATCAACATATAGTTGGGCGAAGTTCCCATACGTCCAAGCCGCGTCGGCATTCCTGTTGGCCTACGATATAGCGTCTCGTCACAGTATCGGGATTGAATCAATCATTGGTCATGAGCATATCAGCCCAGGCAGGAAACTTGATCCTGGACCGGCGTTCAGAGACATCTGGTTAGGACTATATGACTATTTTGAACTTTTTGGACCAATCGTAGGGAATGACAAAACTGTCAATAAGGCAGTCCAATCTCATTGCGCCAGGATGGGTTTTAAGGTAGGCGATATTGATGGTGTATGGGGCAAGAATACACAGAATGCGGTTGAACAAGTATGGGATACTTATGCCGAACGGTATAGATTCTCAAAAACTAAAATTGTAATTGACAATAATGTGACTCGTGATAACTTAAAGGGGAACGCGCAATCAATTGCGCAGTTGTTCAAGTTGATTCCAGGATTTGATAATAAAACCAGATAGGAGAGATATCGTCATGAAGGCATTTCAGACTGTTGTTGTCAGCAACCGTATACGTAATTATGTTGTATATTTCAATTTTGTTGAAAACACGATTCAATTTCCAAGTCGCGACCCGGTAGTGGTTCCAGCATCCGCAGATGATTACAGGTATACGCACGGTGGCGATCTGTATCGTTCAGCCGTTGAACGTTTCTGGTCAGAAAAAGAGAAGGCAAATCTTGATAGTATTTAATCCCATCAATCTAGGTGGAGCGCTGATTGGTCATTGTTTGGCCGAGTATGTGATCCAACCTTCAAAACTTAATGCCACAAAGCGCGAATGGAAAAACAATAAACGTTACGCGCTTATCGCCGGATTGATCCATTCCACCATTTGGACAGCCTGTGTAACGGTGTTTGGACTGTACGGTGTAGCAGTTACACTGCCACAGATAGCGATGTTTTCAATTACGCTGCTAACTTTGCATTTTGTTGCCGACTGTACCAGGTTTCCGTTATGGCTGGCCGAAAAGATTGGTGTACAACATCTCGCCAACAGCATTGAGCCGATCCTTCAACGATGGTCCGATATTGTGTTTGTGGCCGAAGATCAAAATCAGCGACTTACCCATAAAGAATTGATGGAAATCGTCAGCGGGCTAATGCTGGTGCAGGAAGAAATGGTCGGCCAGCGATTGTTTGAAATCGGGATCCATTGCGCCGTTATCGTGCTGGCATGGATGGTTTTTTAAAAACTACTTGACAACGTCAGCAGCGTATGTTATCATGCCGTCAAGTATCTTGTTCCACATGGAGGATGATGATGTTTGACATTACGATGCATGGCGACGGCTCCTACCATTTTTATCACGATGGCCAATTGTTTCACGTCGGCAAGCAGTATATTGATGACAGAGACTTGATCGATCGCATTTCAATGAGAAAATTCGCCGTATCGTGGCATTCCTCAGAATATTCGTATATGCATGCAGTTACGGGAGAGGTGACTGAGTATACGGGTGAAGGCCGATGTAATGCAGATTATTCCGACGATGCTAAACGCATTATTGCAGTCGTAGTTGAATCGATAAAGCAAACTGGCGTAAAGCCAGTGTATCGAACGTATAACATCCCTTAGCGATTAAATATCCCGCAGTAACTTATTCCACTGGATCCGGAACGCCAGATATGAAACGGCGCGGCTACGTATGGGTTAAAGCTTGCACCAGCCTGTAATGCCGTCAGTACCCTGTTGAGCGGTTCCCTTTTTGCCGTGGAATACAGGCTTCCAAGTGCAACCTCCACGCCAGAACCGATTGCAGTAAATCCGGATCCAGGTTTAATGATCTGATGGTTATAGTCAACGGTGTAGAGATTATTGCCAACCGCTAGTAGAAACTGACCACCTTGTTGTCGCCCTTGATTTTCAATCAGCCATCCACCTTCCTTATACGTTTTTTGTATGGCTGGAATAAGCCTGGTTACGATAGATCTGTCCAAATCATATTCGTCTAGTTCTGGAACAACAAGTTCATATCGCAAGAGATTGATCATTCTAATGTCGCCACAGCAACCGAACAGGAACCGGTTAGTAAATACCTTTTCGGTAGATGTCGTGTATCCATAACTGTCGCCAAATGAAACACGGCTATCGGAACCAATCCAGACTTCATCGTTTTGCACAAGACCAACAATACACGTCATAACTGCTCCCTTACAAAGTATAGGTCAAAACTATAGCAACAATAAGCTTCCTCAATACCGGCCCGATACTCTGGATCAGCTTCGCGACAAATCGCCAAATAGTTATCGTTTAGTTGACGCGCCAGTTCGCTTTCAAACAATTCAACATTGGTAAAATCTTCCCGGTAAGTCATCAGGTATGCGCGAAGCATCAATTGCTTCAGGTCTTTAATCAGTCCATGGTACTTCGATTGTTCGTTTTGAAGCAATGGCATCGTTTTAACGGTTACGCAAACCGCCTCACGTCCAGGTTGAAATTTTTCTCTCAACAATTGTGGCTCAACGGTGACAGTATAATCTGATAATACCTGATACCGGTGTTCAGCCAACCACCATTCCAGCACTTCATCGACCGAACCAGCCACTTGTTCGGAAGTCATCGTTGTGGGATAAGCATGATAAGTAGTTTCTTTGTTAAAATCACTTCCCATACAGTATCTCCAATGAGGCTTTTTGTTGTAGTCACCCCATGCTTCTTTTACTGCCGATATCTCTATTTCTTTTCCGTTAATGGTGACATGTAAGTCTGCATATACGCTTTCAGGTATAAATCGTGTAATTGTTGCCATGTAAATATGGTCATTGTCCAATACATACATCACAGTTGCGCCTACCATATCGCGGTAGTCCTCATCGTGCATTCTTTGTGTGATGTTAACTTCATGTTTATGGCAACATTCATTAAAATGGCCGACGTAACATTGCGTCGATGATGTTTTATAAATTGTTCCATCGCAGTAAGGACACATGTATAGTGCATCTTTTATTGTGATTTGTTTTTTGAAATCTTTAAAGTATGGCATCATTTTCTCCCAGATATTGTTAACCTTGCATTTGTTGCGACAGATTGTCCTGTAGCACGAAACATACATGTTCTACATTCACGTCCGGGCCGTTTGAAGTAATGGCTACACAGATATTGATGCTGGTAATCAAATGGAATCAAATTCCACTTTTCAATATACGCTGAGTGTTCAGGCGCCCAACAGTCTCGTTCGTCAATCAGTATGGTCCAAACATCAATGGTGCGCTGTTGTTCAAATGTGTCTAACATTGATTCATCGAACATTGGATGTTGCACTATATCTGATTCATAAAGTTCTGGATCATTCAGATACATGATAGGATCGTTTACATATCGGCTGATGGAGTCGATGTATCGTTTCAGGTTTACCGTTTGAGTATTGGAAAGTATATCATATAGTTTCATGATTGTTTCTTTATGAGCTGTATCTGTGAACCGGTTGATGCCGGCATCGCATCGTTTTCAACATAGAACTGCTTTCGCCATTTAAATGATGACTGTGCGAAGCCTACGTTGTCAACAAAATCAATCACGATGGGATCTTTTTTGGTCTGCCCTTCTCGTGGATGACGTCTAATTCGGCCAACAGCTTGTTCAGGATCAGATATCGGTGTAACAAGTGCAAGAGTGTCTAAATCCTGGACATCAAATCCTTCTTCAACCGTTTGACGTGTGGCGAGAATGACGCGACAGCCGGCTGCAAGTTCTTTTTCTGCTTTAGTCACCTTTCGCATTTTTCGAGTCGATTTCTTACGCTTATACTTTTCAGGTCTGTCGGCCGTTGATTCAAACCATTCACCACAATATATACCGATTGAAATACCTGGCATAACCTTTTCCAGGTCAATCTTGATGCCTTCCAGCATGTTGAGCCGTTCGCCCATAACGAGAACCTTCCGGCCAGCAGTTAGCGCTTTTACCAATTCGTCAACGATTCGTCTGTTACGGTATTGATCAACTGACATCATGGAAAGCGCTTGAGGCTTCATGATTGTTTCTTTACATGTCCAGCCGGTATCGACTTTCTTGACTTTGAAGGCAATAGGCTTAGTTTTTGCGACATACCCGATTGGTCCGATACTCCAGAAAAAGATATTTTCACAACCATCTTTTCTTCTTGGAGTCGCTGACAATCCTAGCTTGTATTTAGCTGGGAACATGTTTAATGTATCAGACCATGTACGAGATCCGCTGCGGTGACACTCATCACAGATTATTGTTCCAAATGTTTTATAGAATTCTTCGTCATATTTGCGCTCAAGTAAAGTCTGAATTGAAGCAACTGTGAAGTCCTTGTTTCTATAATCACATGTGTTTTGTTTAACAAGACCAACCCTAGCATCCGGTATCAACATCTTGATACGATCAGTCCATTGGTCTATCAGAAAGTCCTTATGGCAAAGAATGATAGTTGCGCGACCAAGCCTTCTCGCTATTTCGATGCCACTTTGAGTTTTTCCAAACGCACAGTTCCCTTGAAGAATTGCACCATGTGATCCTTTTAAAAGAACATCAACCATACTGTCTACGGCAATTTTCTGTTCTGCGTATTTGCCTTCCGCCTTCCAATTTGTCGTTAGCTCTGGCGTCGGGGCACCATTGCAGTAGTCTTCAATTACTTCATGATCCCTTTTTCTGTTTGATTCAAAAAATGCACGCGGTACCCCGATATGGGTTGCCGTTTCCTTGAAACAATAAATCGGTTGAGTGTCGGCATCATCGGCAAAGTCTTGCATAACGCGCGGGATTACCGTTAATGCATTTTTTACTGTATGGGCTTGTTGTATGTTGATGCCATCTGGACATTCATTGGTTTGTTTCGGTATAAACGCATGGGTATTGATAACGATTTTCATTGTTGTTCCATTCATTGTTTATCTTTATGTAATGATGTGATATTATCACGGATTACCGAATATGCAAACCGTTAATGGTGCAATTGCTTGCGCATGTTGTTACATATCATCCACTTCATGCTATAACCTGAAAAGGGAGGATACCGCGTGATTGACGTTATCGCACACGCCCTATCGGTAATGGGGTGTCGTGAAATAAAACAACATCAAAATAAAGTAACTTCAAGTTGCCCTAATGAAGCAAAACATCGAGATGGCTACGACCGGCATCCGTCGTTTGCCGTATTGATCGGCGACACTCCAATGTCAAGTTGTCTGGCGTGTAAGCTGAAGGAACCATTTACCGATACGGTGTTGAGGTTTCAGTTTACGACAAAGACACCGATGGGCATATTTATGCTCTTGTTGTTACGAGATGAGGAATTCAGTCATTCGCCTGACGGCATGTTGGATCGATTGAATCTGATTCGTCAAAGCGGTTTCGATCAACCTGGACGCGGCACACTCAAACAGTTAAAGAATACATCTAGCCGTACACGTAAACGTACCACGCTATTTAGCCTGGACGATATAACGTACAGCGTGTTGGATGAATCGGTTTACGCACCATATCGATCATCGGTACCCAATTATGCATTAGATCGAGGATTGACTCTGGATGTGTGCCGGGAGTGGGAACTTGGTCATGATCGAAAAATGAAGCGGTTGTTGTTTCCCGCAAGAAATTACAAAGGTGAACTTGTCGGTATCACGGGCCGGCTTTATGATCCAAATCCACAATGCCCCCGTCATCATGAAAACGTAAACGGAAAATGTAGTGCAATTGATTGCAGATGGTCCATCCCGCCGAAGTATCTCCATAGCCATAATGTCGATAGTCGCGGTTGGCGCAATCTCATCCTTTATGGTGAGCATAAGATCAATCATTCAATACGGAGAGGCATTCTGGTGGAAGGTGGCTTCGATGTCCTTAAGCTTTGGCAAAATGGTGCGATAAATCCGGTTGCATCGTTGGGAACAAATGTCGGGGATGTTCAGCTGTCAAAGCTTAGAACATGGTTCGATGAGTTGGTTGTTTGGGGCGATAGCGATCCGGCTGGCGAGGAAATGGAATTCAATGTTGGGATACGGTTTATACAGCTAGGCGGTAAAACGATTCGCTTAATCAATAAGCCATCTGAAGATCCAGGAGATCTTGACGACGATAAATTAAAGCTAGTGCTGGCCGAAAACGGCCTATCTATTGATAAATGTCATAATGATGTCAACAACAATATAAAGTAATAAAACCATTTGACACATTCATCTAATCATGATTACATATCATTATAGCATGCACACAATGGTGCATCAAATCCCAGATTTGGGAATCAATTAAATCTGAAAGGATAACGTTATGGGTTGGTACAGTACTGGTTACAGTGAGGGGAGCAAGGAGTCACAACGGGCTCCAGTTAATTCAAACAAGCATATGCCGAAGCGATTGAATGTACGTCTCGGAGAGCAGGCACAGGTTCTATTCATCGATGGCCTTAATACGATGTTCACGTTCTGGGAACGTCAGTATTACCACAATGGTTCATTCTACAACTATACGCCACATCTTACCAGAAATAAGGGCATTCCGGATCCTGAAACCGGATTGACTTATGCGGAAGACCCACTTGACAGAGCTTACCCTTATATTAAGGGTGATACGAGACCTGGATCAAAGGTGTATCATACTGGGCTATTGACGGTTGCACTGTTGAGTGGATTCAAACATGATGATGGAACGGTCACCCATAAGGGTATCCGACAGCTTTTTCCGGCGAAGTTTGGCAAGAAATACACCGACCCAAAGACTGGCGAAAAGAAGGAGACGGTTGGTGTTGCGGATCTCTTGAAGAAGAAGTTCGATGCACTAAAGCGCAAGTCTGCCTATAAGAATCTAGACGATATCGTCGGTTGTGTGTTTGATGTCAGTCGTAGGGACGATAAGTCTCCATCGTGTGGAGATGAATTTGAGTTTGTTGAGTTCTATGACAAGACTCAATGGGCAAAGCTTGCGGCAGAAGCTGGTGTCGAGAATTACGACAAGTATCCTTGGACACCATTCAAGTATAGTGAGTTGATCCAGCCAATGAGTCTGGCCGACGCGACACAGCTTGCTGATGAAATCATGCGTCAGCGTGGTATTCCCATCATCGGTCAGGATGACTCTACCGAAATGCTAAATCAGCATGGCGAAACAATTAGACCCGCCACCAATGAAGACGACCTAATTCCATTCTAATAGGTAATCGACATTTCAATCTGATGTCTTGAGTGGTGTCAGGTTGACCATAATTTATATGGAGACAAATCTTATGATTCAGAACAGTGCGACAGAGCTTTGCAGATTGTTTGGCGGTGAAGCGGATGTGCGGTTATGGGAGAATGTCCGTTGTGCCGTTACATCAAGGGATGTTTATAAAGATAAGCCTACAACGTTACACCGTGTCAATGTCACCATCGTTAAAATCATGCGGGCCGAGACGCATGTCTTTCATGCCATCACGTTAACGGTATTAGATGGTATGTTGCCGAAACAGTTTACAGCATCAACCATTAAACTACATATGTCGGACAGGACCATCACGTTTGAGGCAGATGTCAGGTGGATAACCCGGCTGATATTGTTTAAAACCAATACTATGATCTTCCCGGCCGATGTATTCCCAACAACATCAAAGCCGTACGATGTTTCATATCTGATCGAACCTGAAGATAAAATTGACATGAAGTATGTTCCAGATGACGGCGCAATTGATTGCATACATGAATTGATTGAACGTCATAACGTTGGTGTTGATGTTATGACGTCAAGCGCTGATACACTAGTACATCATAGTGTATTTAAACCTGCCATCATTAAAGGAAACCATGGATTGGTTACATATACCGTTATTGTTTCGGCTAAACCACGTAGTAACGATGTCTTGATCGGTGTTGAGGCTGGCAATGGTAGAACCATCAGCCTGTATGACCTATTGCAGCTTACGGACCATTTAATAACTGAAGAAGAAGCATATATAGACATACTGAATGAGCTTTGTGATAAAACCCAATATGAAACAGCTTGGCATAGCTCTGGATTGTATGACAGATTGATGTACAAGGTGAAGGTAATCAAGCAACGACTTGGGCCAGGTTATCGAGCCAGCATGGCTGCAAAAGTAGCGCACGAGTCAGGTTGCCAGATTTCGATGATGCCCTTAAACATGTAAGGGAATGACATCAAATTGCACTGGATGAGATAGGACAAGCATCGTGGACACGTATGGATCTTTCACTGGAAACTGCAATTAAAAATGCAAAATAGATTGGAGATTAGATTACGATGAGTGAATTTAGTACATATGATGAATTGGTCATGTTGGCAGGCTTGAACCGTAAACGGCTCGAGTTTTCAGTAGAGCAGGAAGCAGCCATGGGATGTTTAAATCCTAATGTGACAAATGTCGCCAGGTTGCAGCTTGATGTATTGTCGGTGATTGCCTCTAGGCGATGGGAACACGATACCGATGAACAACCGGATATAGAACCTACACCAGATGATTCAGGGTTTAACGATATCGCCGATGAACTTGGGGCGTCGACAGGAGAGCTTAAGCGACTTGCGGGAGTATCTGATGAGTGATTTTGTTTTAACAGCAAGTATAGATGAGGATGAATTTCGTAATAATCCTTTTCAATTTTCTGTCTCAAAAATTGGTGATGAATACATATTGATCGTTAGTAGTGGTCTGCCTAACAGCAGCACAACTTTTATGCGTAAAGTAGATTGGACAAAGTTAGCGTGTTTTTGTAATAAATTTACCAAGATGGTTAAAAGACTTGAGCGCAATCATCAGATAGATCTAGACGATAATTGCAAACGAGATATTACTCTTCATACGCCTGAAGGCATTGAACTGTTGCAGCTCTCATGTTTTACCGAATGGACCGACTCCGATGTTATATGTGACAAAATTGATGAACTGTTAGGGTATTCCGATGATGGGCTTTCGTCTTCTATCGCGACAGAGCTATTAGTTAAGCAAAAGTGGCTAGAGTATGACGGTGTTGGCAGGTTCAGATGGATAAAATCGTGACACCACATATAGCGGTAACTGTTCCCAAGTCAATCAAGTGGTCGGATTACGAGAAAGAATTGTTTGCAGCATGTTCCGACCAGACATTGAATTATAAGGTGAAGCATTTTCCAGAATGTCTGATTCCAGGCAAAAGTAAGTGTTTCATTGTGCATGAAGGACTCGTTAAGGGATTCATGCACGTTTCTGGACTATCGGAAAAACAGTTTACCTGTACAACTACCGGTAAACAGTGGCATGGTAAGTTCATAGAACGAACCGGCAGATTTTATCCAACGGTTGGCGAATACCGTATGGCCGGTCAGATACTGTGTGGATATGTTGTAAAATAAGGAATCATGTGATTTATGGGATATGGTAAAAAGCGATTTCAACTTCAGATGAGTTGTGGACATTTTAGCCAAAAGGAGTTCACGCTATCGCCAGGATACGAAGACAGAATTGCTGAATGGAAATTGAAGGAATGTCCATCGTGTCACGAGGAATATGTCGGTAAGCTTTACGTTGAACAGGTTAAGCGTGGCTGGCCGGAGTTTCCAACAGCTACGGATGGACAACTTCAGTACGCGGTTAAGATCCGCGAGAAGTTTTACAATGATGGCGTCAAGCTAACTACAGGACATCCAGCGGAACAACACTTTTTACCAGAGCCACCGTTCGATGATTTCTTTTACAGTTCTGTGATGTCACTTCTTATTGGTGAATCTCGCGCCACAGCATGGATCGCGAAAGAAAAAGATGGTGCGCTTGATGTTGGCAAGATGTACCGTCAGTGGCAGCGCGCAAAGACACCTACGAAAAAGAAGGTAGTGGTTGATGGACCACCAGTTGGTAATCCAGAAGTAGAAGCAAAGGTTGTTTCAGATAACGCGCAATCAATTGCACAATCGACAGCGGTAAAGCGGATTGAAAATCTAAACGATGTAAAACTACCAACAGGTTCCGGTGGATTCGCGCAACATGATTATACAAGGATGAATATTGACGCAAGTGTCAGTGTCCATTTCAGGAATCTATCGACGGCGCTCACTGCCTACATCCATGAAGCAGATGCCGTTGTCGGATGTGTGGCTTGGATGACAAGTAAGCGTATACTGGATGCATTGTCGGAAAAAGATTGCGCGATACTGGTTCAAAAGGAAGATTTCCTCCGGCCGGACGATAACGGTTCAGATTTCGTTAGGCGGTTACAGGCATCATACGGTAAGCTGCATTGCGGGTTGAACCGATACAACGATATTGGATTGCTGTTAGGTGAAGGAACCAACGTGGATCCGGTTCGATGTGTGGGAAATTGTGACCGTGAGAATCAGGCGTCAGAAAGAATGCACCATAAGTTTATGGTGTTCTGCCGATATGAGAGGCAGTATGTGCCATCACGATTCGGTAACGTCAACGTGTTGGTGCCATACGCGGTATGGACCGGTTCATTTAACTTTACCGATTCAGCGGCACGGTCTTTCGAGAATGCGCTGTATGTCACCGGTTACGAAACAGCCAATCAGTATATACAGGAATTCCGTCAGCTGTATGCTTTGTCGGAGCCGCTTGAGTGGATGAGCCGATGGGTAAAACCACAATACATGATTGGATGAAACGGTGAATAATGAACTTGTCGAAAAGTGGAAGCCACTGATTAGCAATACATATTGTGGAGATAAATTAGCGTTAGCTTCAATTTATGATAGACAGCTTCAATATGTGAAGGATATTGCTGACGAAGGTGTCAAACAATTTCGAGATCAGGTAAGAAGGTTTGTCAGGTTATTGTTTATGGCAATACAACGAACAGCTTCTAATCTGACAGATGCTGGCATTACAATTATATATTATCCGTTCGATGATATAGTTACAGCATATGATGACGCGACAGTCAACGCATTGAATGCGTGCTTATTTTATTATAAAGATGAGCCGGGTATTCCATACCACATGGACGATGAAGAATATTTGTTGAACCGTCTTGCCGTTGCGGCGTCTAAGTCATTGATAGCGCAAGCCGTGGATGGTAAAATTTTTATTGATGTAATGTTTCGTATTGAGCGATTAAAAACTAATGAAGGAGAATAAAACAATGAGTGATGTTAGAAGTCAGTTGATGTCGGCACTTAAAGGCTCTAGTCTAAACAGTATTGTTGGAATTCATGATGTAAGTGAAGATACCTCGCTGCACTGGTATATGGCAAAAGTCGTTAAAGGCGAAGATGGTAGCGTGCAAGAAATAAATCTCGACATAGCCGATAAACAGGTTGGTCCAGACATGTTGCAAACCGTTAAGGCGAAAGCATTGAACGACATCATTGCGACCATTGAGCGGTCAGCCGTTTGTGGCATTATGTCGAGAGCTAACGTGATGGATGTTGATGCCGAAAAGCTTGAATTGGAAATTGGTGTTGCGTCAAACACCATACATACCGATACGATTAGAAGTCCAGCAACGTTCATGATTGTCAACGATAAGACAATTCCAGATGTAGCGTTAAACCGAACGGCAGAACCAGGTACCGGGTTAACCGAAATCGGAACATCCAGATATTTGCAGTTAAAGGTGTTTACTCACCCAGTTGTGCCTGAACGACAAATCATCCTTGGCTTTAAAGGACGGTCAAGCTATGACGCCGGATATCTGGTGGGTATCGGTGACGTGATGGAACAACATGACAAAATTACGGTAAATTGCTTCCAACATCCAGCAAGGCCGGAATTTTACATAGTATTGAATTTAAGGTAACGATAATATGAGGTTATTTAAATGATGTATAGAAATGAAGAAATGGTTGTTTGTGACAGCGAATTAGAGAAAAAAGCATTTGGTGACATTAAAAAAATTCTATTAGAGACTACTTTTGCAACGGATGGTTTTCCACCGTGTCCAGTTGGAGCGAATGGATGGAAAGCCAGCGACGAAGATATTGAGAATATGATTCAAGTTTACGGTGACCCGTTGGCAGACAGTTCTACTGTTGTGGAAAAGGAGGATGGCGATGAGTCAATCGGTGACTGAAAAATTAGATGATGCGCTGTCTTTTGAATTTGCTTCGACTTTAAGTGACTATGACAGGCTTGCTGGAGCATTTCAGACGGTTACTGAAGTATTCGGACACGTGACTTGTAACAAGAAAAAGCAATCATCTGTTGAATGTCTGATCCAGCATGAATTCGGATTTACGGCAAACGTCTATTGTGTGGAGTTGACGACAAAAACTGGTTACATTGTTTCCGTTCTGATGATAGACAATGTTAGAAACATAAGACCGGTCAAGGAATCGTTTGACGAACAGCTAAAGAGTAGAATCGTTGAAGCCACGAAGCAGTTTGAAGAGCGTATTCCAGTTAAGAGATATTGCAGTATCAACTTCAATGAATATATAAGAGAGTATGAAGTCGACGATGATTTTATACGGATGATAAAGTCATGCGGACATGCAAAAATGTTTCTTGGCAAAGAAACAATCGAAGTTGATAAAACAGGGCTTGGCGGATTGGCCGAATTGGTACAGTTGACCAATATGTATGCTGATTCAGATGTCACTCCTGACGTCGTTGCTGCAACGGCTCATTTGTCTGAAATTAAGACAATGGCGTTACTGGACCGTGGCGGCAACCTGGATGATGGGTTGAAGTGGTTTCTAGCGCATAAGGAATATTTTCAACAGATTGCAGATAGGTACCATGCATGGGAAGGAAAGCTTTCCAAAGATGAGAGCATGAAGCTAAAGACGCCATTGGATGAGCTTCTGTCTGGAAATAAGCGCTACCCTGATACGGATTACAGCAAAGTTCTGCAAGAATCAAAAGAATTATGGGCAGCTGATAACGAGAAGTTGCTTACATGACAATCCTGTTTCTATTTTCAACATATTCCGTACGTAATAAATCTCTAAGTTCTAAAACTAAACATCTATAATCCAGCCCGAATTATTTTCTTGAAATTTGCTTGACATATTCATGTCGATATGCCAATATGGCCCATGTCGTATGGCTTGGCACTCTGTCGATATTCCACTTACATCTGGAGATTTTGAGTATGTCTTTGATTGTGACTAACCCGTCCGTTGACGTGAAGAATCTTGCGGAACTTGAGCGGGCTTGCCCTGAAGCAACAGCATTTGTTGCTGAACTGGAATTAATCAACAGCCATGTCGCGGTGAACGCACCAGTTAAGTGCGGGAAAAGCATCATGAAGATGATTTATGCCTTACGGGCGTATAAGACAAATGGTCTCAACAGGCAATATTATGTAAGTGCGTTCAACAGACGCGACGAAGCCAGCCAGCGTGTCAGACTTGGAAAGCATAATCTTCGGCTTCGGCTAATTTACAAGCGTGCAAAGATGATTGAGCTTGTTGAAGAGATCACTCAGTACCTGGATCTCAACCAGGAACATTCCGTAGTCATCCATCTTAATGAGTCTGATTACGGGACCGACAAAAAGCAGTGTCTCAATACTGATGGTTTGTTTTATGCACTTTGGTACAATCGGCGCGTAAAGTTTATCATGTATTCAGCGACGAATGAGGAAGTCACGTATAGTCGACTTTCTGGCGATTTCATCGTTAAGACGTTTATTCCATCGGCAGATTACCGTGGGGCAGGTTGGTCGCTTGACAATAAGTTGATGTACGAAGCAAAACCGTTTTGGGATTTCGACAACAACTGCTTTACGGCACAAGGCGCGGAAGCCATAAAGCTTTTCAAATCGCAGCGAGGTAAGTATTTTGGCGTTATCCGTTTCGTTGATGGATTCAAAAAGATCAGGGCGGAAGGCTGTGACTTTGTGAAGTCATTAACTGAACGTGGTTTCGATGTGAAGTTTATTGGGTGCGACTCTGCTCAGAGTAATACAACCGATGATGATGATTACAAAAACAAAGAATTCGATTGGGCTACCAGCTTTTGTGACGCTGTTTTTCTTAAAAAGCGTAAGACGATTCTGTTGATTGCTCAAACGGCAACAAGATCAACGGAGGTTAAATTCCATCAGTATATTTCGTTCTGGCATGATTACCGTCCAGTGGGTTCCAGCAACTATGCCACGATGGCACAGGCAATGCTTCGTGTTGCACATTACGGAGGATCTTACAAGGGTAAAGATTGTAAAATCCGCGTATATGGCAACAGGGATGTCTTTCTGTATGCGGCTGGCCGTATTTCTGCTGAAGAGCTTGTAAAACGTGGTGTTCAGTTGGCTGACAGAATTAGGCCGTGGTCTCCGTATAAAACTGTACGAGACTACAGCAAGCATATTGTTTCATCGAGAGAAGAGGCAGAGCAAATCCTTCGTATCCGTGGATTTCTATGTGAAGATAAAACCTGGAAAGGTGTGAATCATGTAAGTGAAAACAATTCTAATGATATCGCAGAAGCAGCATTGTATGGGCAACGACGTAGTACTAAAGGCGCTCCCGGGTCTCCTGTTATCTATCATATTGATTCATACAATAAACACTTTGTCAATTCATGGGTTGCACTACTAACCGCACATCCTGGCGTTGTTGGCAAATATGTGGTTATTATCCCAGAAGGCATGCGGCGAGTAGAAAATACTGACTATGAGCCAGAAGTTAAATCATGTAGCATATTTAGCGGGCCTTCCATCCGGAAGACAAATGCAAAGACCACAAAGTAAACTTCAGCACATCATCCTGCCAAATCAGCAATCACATTCCTCCATATTCCTCAACTTGTGCTATTATGCCGTCAGTGCCGTTTGAGATATTCTATGCTTTAAGTTTGGAATATTTACGTTTCGCGGCAACACGGAATCGTGATCCCTTAAATCAAGGATGATTAGATTTATGCAAACCGTAAAAGCAACAGAGTCGATTGCGCGATGGTCAGTTATTGCGACAGATGGTGGACATGATTCAGAATATAGCCAATACAGGCAGTATAGGAATGGTGATTATTTCCTAAATATCGTCGGGATAACAAAAGATGGGGCTGTCTCGTGTGGTGAAGAACTTACGTTTTATGAATCAATAATGTGTGATGAAATTGAATGCAGTGAAGATGTCTGTAATGATTTTGTAAAAAGCTATGAAGCTATTACCGGTGAGCGGTTGTGCCGTTGTTCAAACTGTCTCCACGTAGGAATTCGCCTATGTGCAGATCATGACGGACGACTAGATGTTCATAATCCTAACATTGAACGTATTGTAGTCGCGTATTTGGTCTATAATAGAAATTTATTGGTTATTGCACCTCCCCATTATTCAGATACCACGGTTCGCACATGAACGACAGATCAGATCACGCATCCCGATGACATGTCATCAATCATGTTGACCAGTCTCCATAGGTGGTTGAATGATCGCCCGATTGAATTTGAGCAACAAGTAGAATGTAATAAACGATACTGGCAAGATGTTGATGAAGTTATGGAGAAAATATCGTCAGCATATTGACATGCAATTGATTGCGCGAAAGGAGTGTATTGATTGGATAGGCGCTTGGGCGGTATTGTTGAATGTGATGGAGAAATATTAAGCCTTGAAATAGTACAGACCTTTACAGATGATGGTGAGCCAGATCTTTACGTTTATATTCACGGCGAACTGTATGACGGTTGGGATATGTCGGACATATTGGAGTTTCTATCAACATATGAAACATATAACTGTTTGCAGGCATTTAAGCGGAATGAAACACTAGATGTTACTGAATGGATCAATGAACAGTCCGATTATCCTAAAACATGGTCCGAGCTAGGCTTAAACTGGCATGTCTAGTATAAATCTTTATTGAAACCTATAACCGGTATCTGATATCTTCCGAATTTAAACGGTTCTGTCCTACTGGTGCGACCCAGTACTATGACGGCATTCCGTCGTGATAGTGCCGTATGGGGTAGAGTATCTAGAGTATACCATTTTGAATTTATTTTATCCTTACATATTGTGAGTAGCCTATTCATCGTATCGCCATCAGATATGAAATCATCGACAAAAACGTACAGGTCTGTTTTGGTTCTTAATCGCACATTTAAGCAATTTTCATGCTCTACGGAATCCCCATGGCAATCCTCACCTTTCTTGCGCACGTAAATGTATCCCGGCTCAATGCCGTGACAGGTAAAAAGCTGAAGACCGATGGCGGTAGACAGCGTGATACCGCTCAAGCCCGTGTAACACAGAATATATTTACGGCCAGGATACTTGGTTGTAAGCATCTCGGCAATATCTTTAGCCGTCAAGGCCAGTAATCGTGGGCGCTGAGCATATCGGGAATAATGCATACCATGCTCCAAATATCGTTATTTGTAGCACAACATATCACACATCGATATTTTGTCAAGGAAATTATGAAAATATTGGCCATGTTGCAAAATCCGTGGTTTAAGCCGGGTACCAGGCAGGAAGTCATAGATAGGTTTCGAGACGATGAAGCCTTCATGAGGCGGTTGTTGTTGAGGAGTAAAACAGGTAAGAGGATTGTTGCATCGGTTGGCGAGCATCTGACAATGATGCAATTCTGTGATGCGAGTCCGATTCATGGTTTTACATCTAACTCTTGCAATAAAGCAGATATTGATCACATCAAACAACAGATTGAACGACACAATCCAGATATTGTGATATGTTTCGGTAGGATTGCCGGCGATGGTGTAGATTGTTTGAATGGTGTATATCAGATCATTAAAACACCACATCCGGCACGTTGCAGTAACGCGGCAATGATGGAATTAAAACGACAATTGGATGAATCAGTTTATGGGACAGATCAAAATGGGGATATGGGAAACGATTCCACCAGGCAGTGACTATGTCTTGTATCGAAGTTACGATGATGGATATAACGTTTACTTGTTCGGACCATATGTCAACTTTCTTTCACATTATGGTGTGCCACAAATCAAGGGATAATGATTATGAATCAGATTCTTATCGAAGAATACCTGGATGCCGAAAAAGAACTTAGACGGCTGATGTCGGTATACGACAAGGAAACAGAGGAAGAGGTTGAACAGAGAAATCAACTTGATGCTATTTGGGACAGGCTAGCTGCTGATGAGCAGGAGCATGTCAGCCGTGTATCGTTGTATGGTGTGGTGTAGCCATGCTGAATTACTTCGATATAGATCCAAGGCTCAACATTAAGCAACCGGCCGATATCTTGAGTCTGCCGGTTACGGTTTGGGTAAATGATTTCAATGAAAAATCGGTCAAGGAATTCGCAGCCAGTTTTTCTACCGCGCATCAAACAGGTCAACCGGTAATTCCAGTCGTGATAGATAGCTATGGTGGAATCATCCATAGCCTTTTTGCCATGATGGATATCGTTAAGGCTTCAAAGATTCCAGTCGCGACCATTGTAACGGGAAAGGCGATGTCGTGTGGTGCGGTACTGTTTAGTTGCGGGCAAGTTAGATATATTGCACCAAGCGGATACTGTATGATTCATGAGGTGTTAACTGGAGATTTTAGTAAGGTTACGGAATTTAACGCAACAGCCGACCATGCCAATAATCTAAACAACGTATTGATGGAACGGATGGCATTGAATTGTGGACATAAGCCGTCATATTTCAAGGAAATCATCCATGAAAAAGGCCATGCCGATTGGCACCTTGATGCGACAGAATGCATAAAGCATAATTTGGCCAATCATATCGGAATTCCACAATTTGTTACACGGATCAATGTTGAATACCGTTTTACCTTGAATGACAGAACACAGATATAAGGAATATTTTTACTATGATTTCAGTTAATGGTAACTTTTATGTTACACAAGCCTTATTTAAAGGCGCAGAACAAGAATCCATTGAAAACGATATCGTTGAGCCAAAGCTATTCGATATAACATCTGATCAAATGATGCTACCTGTTTCAGTTAAACTTGGTAAAACGGTTACATTGCCAAAGAATGAATCGGCGCGCATTAATGTCGGGATCACGGCTTATGTTGAACCAAACAGACATGATGAATGTTATCAGGCAATATTGGACCAAGTGAGAGCTTGGCTCAATTATGAATCGGCTGCCTTTAAAGGCGACGCGGTAAGGCCGGATTTTAATATGTCGTTCAATACACCATTGTTGCTAATATGGTTGGATTATGGTATAACGATTAATGTCGGCGACTACAGGTTCGCAAAGGCCGATGTTGGGCGAACCATTCCATGTAGTAGTACCAACCTCGCGCAATCAATTGCAGAATTAGATGCTTGGATGGAAGCGAAGATTGGCGAGCGGGTAGATGCCATTCATGCAGCATACAGAAGGTGATAGATGAATAGATTCGATGTAATTAATCAGATAGTGAAAGCGGCGGATAAAACATACAGCTATGACGTGGTACGTTCTGCAAGGTCTATCCCGAAGCTTGATAGAATTAAGATTGGTTCAGTTAGCTTCAATCATGCAACCGGTGGTGGTGTCCCGCGAGGCCGCATTACACAATTTTTTGGTGAATGTAGTTCAGGAAAAACAACGGCAGCATGTATGGTGATTGCAGCCGCGCAAAGGCTTTGCAGGCATTGTTGGCGTGAACCGCGCGATCTCCATGTTGAAGATGTAACTGATGAAACAGGCACCAACAAGCGTGCAATAGCGACATGTGATTGCGTAAAGGCTGGATTATGGATTCCGGTTCAGTGGCCGAATGAAAAGGATAAGGAATACAAGGAGCGACTGGCCGGACTCCAGCAGAATTCATTCTCAGAATTCATTTGTTGGTTCTTTGATCAAGAAGGCACTTTCGATCCAGGTTGGGCAGAACTTCATGGCGTTGACCTAGACCGGCTTCTTCTTAGTCAGCCAGAAACGGCAGAGCGAACCATTGATCTTGTCAGTTCAGCTATCCAGAGTGGCTCAATAGATTTGGTCATCATTGATTCCATTGCCGCACTGACACCATCCAAGGAAATAGAATCTTCTTCGGAGGACTGGCAGCAGGGTCTTCAAGCCAGGTTGCTAAATAAGGCGTTTAGGAAGTGGGTTGCCGGTACGAATGAAGCGTATAACAACTTTCATACGGCGCCAACGATTCTTTGTCTCCAACAGATCAGACAAAAAATAGGAATGTCATATGGTGATCCAACGACCAGACCTGGTGGGAAGGGACAAGAATTTGCCGATTCGCTGGATGTGAGGTTTTGGACATCCGACAAAGTTGTTGAGGAAGTTCAAATCGGAACCGCCAAGGATGATAAAGTTAAGGTTCCGCTGGAAATTACTGTGAATTTCAAGGTTACAAAGAATAAAACTGGTGCGCCGTTGCGCGATGGATCCTTCCGTATGTCGCTCACCAATAATCCGGAGCGCGGAGTACGGCTTGGACAGATTCTTGAATCGGATTACATCTTTTCAATCTGTATGAAGCTGGAACTGATTCAACAGGAAGGCAATAAGTATTATCTGGCCGGTGAGGAATTTTCGTCGCAGAAGGCGATCCGTGAATGGTGGCGGACGCACCGGTTTGAATATGACCTAGTTAGGCAAATGGTAGAAAATAGATTGGCCGAATTAACGGCTTAATGATAAAGGAAATAAAGCAATGATTGTTGAAACTCATCTGGACGCAGAATCTTTTGTAAAACCATATATGGAACGATTGTCGGCAGCAACTACAGGCGTGTTTTGCGTGCTGGAAACAGAGAGCTATGCGGTTTCTGAAGAGCTTGCTACACTATGTATAATAAAACCAGAGACGATACGACACTCCTATTATTTGTTTCAGTTCGAGACAACAGATAGCTGTGCTGAATTCGTATCGATGCTAAACGGTTATCATTTGGACAATGATGTTAGGCTTTCTTTCTATCAGAGAGGCATAACGCTTACATTCAATCAGGCAACCGAAAAGAGCCCATCATGATTTGTTTAAATCTAGGTATCGTTGTAGATGCTGCTGGTAACATCGTTAGCCATAGAAGTTTGTTAAATGTAGTCATCAATCCACTAATCCGCATTATTGGATGGCAGATTGCGACGGTTTTTGATGATATAAACGGGAACAATGGTGCAGTTGACATCAAGCTCAAAATGGTTAAATGTGAACGTCGATTCAGTATAGCTGGCTGGTTATACCGTTTGCGTGATGACGAAATGCTTGTGCCGGTAAGGCGGTTCATATGATACATGACGGTTACAATGAATCATTATGGAACATGATGTCTGAAATAGATAGGCAGACCATTGCTGACATAAATGGACTTCAAGCCAACAGTGAACCACGTCATGGTGACTGGTCGCAAACATATTCGGCGCGAAAGTTTTATCCACTAGATGTGCGGGTTGAGGATTTCAGCGTACAAGATATTGCGGCATCACTGAGTAAGCTTTGCCGGTTTTGCGGTCATTGTCTCAAATTCTACTCGGTTGCCGAACACTCGGTTAGAGTTTCACGATTGATCGAATCGATATTGAGAAGTCACTGTTGCAGTGAATTGGAATGTCGAATCGGCGGCATGTATGGATTGTTTCATGAGACCATGGAAGCATATCTGTCCGATATCGTCCGGCCATTGAAATATATGCCGGAAATGAAACCATACCGGGATGTGGAAAAGCGCGGGATGTCAACAGCTTGGAGATGGCTCGGATTGCCCGACGTTGAACCATGGTATCTCAAGTATGCCGACAATGTGTTATTGGTGACCGAAAAGCGCGATCTCATGAAGGATGGCGGATTGAAATGGAACATCAACGTGGAGCCGTTGAAGGAAACAATTATTCCAGTGTCGCCCGATGAAGCAGAACGTATGTTTTACGAACGACTGTATGAACTAACTGATCGTATAGCAGCGGAAAAGATTGGAATATTTGATGCCGTTTGTTATGTGTCAGGCAATCGTGGGCCGGTCGAAAGATGGAAACCATGGTGTGGAAAGAAATCAATTGGATATAGTGTAGTAAATTGCGATACTGGTCAAGTTTGTAACATACTGCGATGGTTAGATTTATCATGGGCTAATTAAAGTTGAAGAGAAGGTAGAAAATGGCAGCAACAGTTAAGTCTCCCTGGAAGTGGGCAGGCGGCAAGTCGCGCCTGGCACAATATATTGCGGCGGCATTTGGAAAGAAGTGCGAAGGAACGTTTCGGTCTCCATTCCTGGGTGGTGGCGCGTTAGAGCTTTATGTCCTTTCATCCGGAATGGCACAAACGGCGCAGCTTTCAGACGGCAACCGGAAGTTGATTAATGCATGGACACAGGTTAGAGATAATATCGATGCCTTGATGCAGGAGTTGAAGTCACTACCGATTGTCGGATTTGAAGCCCATTATGATTCCTTGAAGAAGGAATTCAATGATATGGTAACAGCTGAGCAGTTTAACGTCCGACAGGCCGCGCTGATGATTTGGCTCAATCATGCATGCTATAATGGATTGTATCGAGAGAATAAGTCTGGAGTCTTCAACAGCCCGGTAGGTAAGTATCAATACGTTGCATTGCCGCATGAATCCGATCTTAGGATGATTTCTTATTGCGTTCAGAATACTGAATTCCTATGGGGCGACTTTGGTAAAATCCTAAAGCAGGCTCAATCCGGTGACCACATCTATTGCGATCCACCATATGTGCCACTTTCCGCCACGGCTAATTTTAAAGAGTATGGGCCATTATGGCTTGGTGACGCCGACCATTACCGACTATCAGCGTTAGCGGTTGACGCGGCAAACGTTGGTGCGAAGGTGGTTATTACGAATCATAAGACGGAGGATACGGTTACAAAGATTTACCCGTCACCGCCGTTCGTCCATGTATCGACACATCCAGTAGCCAGAATGGTGTCATGTAAAGCAAACCGGCAATTTGTTGAAGAGATGATCGTGTCGGTTGGACCATTAAAGTAAATAGAAAGGTAAATGTATGAAACTGTCAATTGAGGTAGATACCGGTAACCGAAAAGAAGTAACAGATGCGATTGAGGTTCTCAAACAGTTTGTAATGGAAGAGGAAACAGGAAAGTCCATTCCATTAGGCAAGCTGCCCGATGTATTTCCAACAGGCACCATTAGAATTTCAGGCCGTCCAGGTTCCGGTAAGACGACTGCCACAATGCAATTGATTGCGGGATATATTAAACAAATACAGGAGATTGGTGGTGAACGGTATCGACAGATGATTGGACTGGCACCTAATGCGCCGATTACGATCCTTTATTACACTAACGAAGGGCGATCTCTGGCAAAAGCATTATGTCATGTACTTGACTCAGCTGGATTGAATGGAAATATTAGATTAAATAGTGATATTGTGTTTAATACAATTGGCGTGGCTATCTCAGTCCGTCCAGTTGGTAGTTCTACATTTCAATGTATGACACTAGGACGTAATGTCGTGATGACTTGTTGGGATGCATTAACTTTTGATGTCAGAGGTTCCTTACAAGATGCATTGTCATATAATGACATGCGTTCCAGAATGCAATCAAGGATTGGAAATAACTGGTGTAGCGTTATCGTTTATAATTCAACCGATGGCGATTTGTCGATATCCAGGAATTTTGATAATCTGTCACAGCAGCAATTGGCCGTCTATGGTGTGCATGGGCCAGCGGTTGATAATAAAAAGCCAAAGACTCTGGTCGAATATCTTGGTTCAATATGGGGAATGGACCGAAGAAACGAACGTTACAATACTTACCAGGTTTTGGATGGTATGTTTGCATGTCGTACCGGAACTGCCACGGATGGAAAATATCTGGTAACTGGTAGCAGGGCGACTGGAAAATCAACCGCGATGATGTTGGCCGGGTTGTGGTATTGTTACTTCCGATCAACACAAAGTAATTCAGACATGAGAATTTTGTATATTGGCAATCAGCGGGCATCGACATTACTTGATTTCGCTAAGCCGCTATATCCGAGACCGTTCCTTCGATTTGATAATAGTCAGGTGATGGATAGGCTGTTACAGATTGATTGCATCAAAGCGACGAAAGATAGTCATGAAGGATTTGATCCACCACATCAATATGATGTGGTGATTGTCGATACAAATGATTACAACAATGTATCACCATTCGTTACAAACGCCATCCGTCATGCTAAAATGTTTCTACAGTCTATCGAAACTGATGGTGGTTTAAAGATCGAAAGGATGCGTTAAGTGGCACTTCCTCAAAACCCTAAAAGCCTAAAGAATACCTGTTTTGAAGGTGGCGTGGATCGCAAGAAAATCAAGGACGATTCAAAGCGGCAAGAGCAATCGATTGCACGCAATCTAAACTCAGCAAAACGACAACCGTTAAGCGGGGCAGACTTCAGAGCTAAGGGTGATGTTAAGAGTGAACAGTTTTTGATTGAAGCAAAGCGCACCGATAAAGCATCATTATCCGTTAGAGCCGATTGGCTGGAAAAGATTACCATGGAAGCATTACAGGCCGGAAGACAGCCGGCACTTTCAATTCAATTAACGTTTGACAATCGACTCGTTGAAAAGGATTGGTTCCTGATCCCGGCGAGTTTGTTTTATAGTAAGTTTGGTGGAGATGATGGATAACGATGAATACACAAAATTCAGGTTTCTATTAACGGTGAGCAGGATAAAAGAGCCGTTCAGCTTAGAGCATGAAAGTTATGCGCTTGGTGTGAATACCGGAAGGATGTTGGCACGAGAGATTGTGATGCTATATAGTCCGGAAATGACGGAAGAGCAGTTAAACGGTATGCTTCCATATGTCACCGTTGACCAGTTGTTAGAAGAAATGATACATACAGCTAAAGAATGTATGAATTAAACAGAATGGATAAGGTATGGCGATTGTATATAATGAAACAGAACGAGAACAGATATTGACCGGTAAAATTAATGCCTTTCTTAGATCTTGGCCGACAGATGTTCCAGAATTACCGGAAGGAAGTGTTCAAACGCTTCATGTCTCTGAAAAGAATGGTCCGTTTGCCGTTGTAAGAATCAGAACCACACGACGTCTTAAGTTGACGGATTTGACTGAAACTATGGCGCGTCAGCTTGGCAACAGGTCGCGTGATGAAGCCATTAAAGATTTCCTTGATGGAAAGCGTAAAACTGGAGCGGCATTCGGAACAGGTCGGTTGGTGTGGTTTGTAGAATTTGAAGTAATCGTAAAGCCAGATTAGGAAACAAATGTTAGGCAATATTATAAAGTCGATAAAAAAGGATACTTCAACCGTTGAAGAATCAACCATCCCGATCCGAGACGTAAGGCTTGTTGATTGGGGTATTGAGAATCTAAAGAGTGAAGACACCATCCGGCCGATGAAATCAGGTACGTATATCAGGGCGAGCGGATTAGGTGGTGTCTGTGCCAGGGAGGAAGTTCTTGCCGCGCGTCATGATATCATCAGAACCAAGCCATGGAGTTCTGACATTAAGTGGGCGATGGCAATTGGAACCGGATTGCATTACGTGTTTCAGAACGAAATCCTTGGCCCACGAAAGCTGTTGACAGGTCAATGGAAGTGCAGCAATTGTAACAGGATTCATGGTTCATTCAGTGAGCCGACCGTTATGCCGGATGGATGCGATGGTTGTGGATTTAAGTCAGGGACGTTGATTTGTGTAAAATGTCACAATGAGTGTAAGCGTAACCGGGATCCGGAAATCGATAAATCGTATACCAATAAAGTGTGCGAGCAATGCGGCGAGGCATGGGAAGTTGTGCCGGTTATGTTCGAGTATGTGGAGCTTTATCTTGTAGACCATGAGTTAGGGATTCATGGACACACCGATGGCTTCCATCCAATTCCTACCGATATGTGGGAATTCAAAACAGCCAACGGATGGAGCATGAAGGGATTCAGGAATGGTGACATTTATGACAAGTATAAGGTTCAGGCGCAATTCTATCTAGCTACCGCTAACCGGCGTAGGATGAGATTCGTATTCCTGGACAAGAGCACCAACAGCATTAAGGATAGTTGGCTGGAAGTATTCGTAAATAGAGACCAACAACAGTTCGATGAAATCAGATCCAACATCATTGCGCTGCGTGAAGGATTGGATGGTGGTCCACTGCCAAAACGCATATGTGGCACCAGGTCATGTCCACGAGCTAAGGAATGTCAGTTGGAAGATATTTGTTTCTCAGTGTAGGTAAATTGCAAAATGAAACAAGAGACAATTAAACAAATACTATTCAGAAAGCCAGATTGGCTTTTGAATGCTCGGATACATGATGCGCTATGTCGTACCGACAGCTATAAGCTTGTTAGTGCAATAGGATATAAATTTCCGATTAAATATGCGAATGACAATGGTGTCGTTGGAATATGTTTTGCTAGGAATGCCTCGATTAATGAGGCTATTGGTGACTCAATCTATTTGAAACAACTATCGAGACAAATCGATTGTCCGGTATTTGTTGCATTGTATGGTTCAAAGCCTGACGATGACACCAAGGTATATGATTCATCTTTCAATTTGGTAAAAACAATTAAGAAAGGATAAATTGTTTATGGTAATGGCAAAAGAAGTGGAACAATTAATCCGGCAGACTGCCACACTAAGTTTTGATATTGATACAAAGATTCAGCAGTTATCAGAGTACATCGATAGTCAATTGGATGCTAGAATCGGTATGCCTGTATTTCATACAGATAATTTCTATCAGGATAGCGATGTTCATGACGTTCAGTTTCCATATAGGCCGTACGTTGCAGTAACATCTGTTAATGGATTTGCATTTACTGATGATGGTGGTACGATTGATATTGGTCCTAATTTTCAAGAGGAAACAGGCGGAGAACGGCTTGTGCCAAACCATGATGTTGTTATGGAACATTTAAGGGCAATTTCTGAAGAAACAGGTGTGGAAGTGATGCTTGCCCGTTGTGAACAACAGACGGTTAACAGGTTTCATGTGTACAAGAATGGCGAACGTAATAAGTTATACGTTTCATTTTATGAAGACCATTGTGAAAATTGTATGTGCGATTCTGAAGAGTCTAACGATTTAGACTGGTTTGCGAATGGAGACGGACAATGAAGACAGTCAGTGATGTCAACCTTATTATTGATGATATCGGTGTTCTGAAAATGGATGTGGCTCGGGTGACTAAAGACTTGGAAACATATGTGTCGGATAGTCTGGAAGACAGGCTTGGCGGTATGGTTGAACACAGTGATATCATGCACCACACTACTTTCAGAAAGTGGACTCCAAGTGTAGTCGTTTCGTCGGTTAATGGCTTCGCATTTAAAGAAAATGGCGATACTGTTGACATGAATGCTTTCGTTAATCCAGACAGCCGTTTAACTGGATTCCGTGTCGTCCCTAATGTTGAAACAGTATTGAAGCATATTTCCGATATTCAGCAAGAAACAGGTGTAACGATGCGCTTGGCATACTTTGAACAAAAGACTATCCCAAGCTTTTACATCATTACAGAAAAAGGCAAAAGTAATATTTATGTCAACAGCATCTGTCACACATTTGAATGTTGCGATCAATCAGAGGACGAGTGTGATGGAGAGTAAAAACGTAGGTAATTGTTGGTGCGGATGTCCGATAACGACACAGACCAGTGCATGGCCAATATTTATTCCAGGTGGATGCATCCATGGATGTAGTCAGATCAGTCATGTTAGAATCGTTGCAACGCCGATATGTTCTTTTCAACCGTTACGCGGCATCCATAAGTATGGTGCAATGATCGATGATGCGTCATTCTTTGAAGATGGCACAACGTCTGAAACAACGACCGGTGACAGCTTAACCGATACACCAAAATGGTATACGGTTGAGAGCCGGATGGGCACCAATAGCGCCAGACGGTTTACCGATGAAGAGATGGCATCGGCGCAAGCGGCTATTGAAGCAGCGATGAAAGAAATACCAACAGAGACCATTAAAGATCTGTTGAAACAGTTGCAGTCAAAAGTAGAGGCGGAAGCTAAACGGGATGCCGGATATGTTTTTAGCCCACCGGTTCCAATAACCTATAACGAGATTGGTGAATCAGATACCGTGATGATGTCAGATGATGAAGTTGAGCTAGGCAGATTGGCGATTGAAGCCAGATATGGAAAGGGATGACAGTTATGAAATATTGTAAGACGATTGGAACAGATGGAAAAGTCAGAATGAAGCGTATGCCGGTTACAGAACGATTGGCATTCTTTATAGATGTTGGTAGTCTGTCAGATGTTCAGGCGAAGCATTATCTTAACAACTTAAAAATGGCGATTAAGAGGAGAAATGATAATGGACGTTAAGACTTTAATGAGTGAATTGATCGATATCCAAATGGGCCGTGTTCGTGATATGCGGAATTATGTATTGAAAGATATCGACGGTGACAGATTTCCTGAACCGGAATGGTTATCTAGTCAGATGTCTAACAGCATCACCATGGCCGCGCAATTGATTGCACAATATGTTGAAATGAATGACTTCAATGAAGATGAGTTCAAAAAGACTATTGTGGAGTATCTGGTTTTGAATAATGCACAAATCGAGAAATTGCAAAACGAACGAAATGTAGCAGCCGACAGGCTTTCGAGCCAATGGATGTTAAAGAATATAATGAAGTTTTCTGATGAGGATATTGATTCAATATTGAGAGAGCGACAAATAACAACAGTGTCTTGGCTTGCATCATATGCCAATAGTCGCGGGTATGACGACGAACAATATGCTGTCTATCTTAGAGAGAATACTGGATTGTCTGAGCCAGAAATTCAATTACTGGTACAGGTTAGAAAAGAACACCGGGATAGTAAATGAAGATATGTAATGTGAAAGGAATGAAAACCGGCCAGCCAACCCGTAATGGCAACATATATCCCAGAGAAGTCGTTGAACGTGCCATCGGCCGGGCAATATTTCCAATGTATGGTCGTATCTATACTGGTTCAGCGTCAGACTCGAAGCTGGGCGAAGTATCACACCGTGTAACGGAGATGTGTGTTGATGACGATGATATAGTGGTCGCAGATATCGAAATTGTTGCGACACCACAAGGAAATATTTTACATCAGATTCTTGAACAACGACAGCCCATATATTCAATCAGCGCCAGGTTATCCGGATATGGTTCCACAACAGATAACGTTATCGATGATGGTTTCATCATAACACATTGCGATATAGAGATTGAAGGAGTGCCATCAGTTGCAGCAAACATTGATTGATATTTTTGTTCCAGGGAAACCGGCAGGAAAGAAGTCTCCAAAATTTAGACGTGTCGGAAAATTTGTGTCAACATACGCGGATCCAGAAACGGTGAGCCGTGAGGCTGAAGTGAGATTCTATGCGGCAACAGCGTACCAGAACGGTGAGACGGTACGACCACCATATGTTGGCGCGGTTCATATCCGGATAGAAGCGACATTCCCTATACCGACTTCATTTTCTAAAAAGAAGCACGAGGCCGCGCTAAAACATGAGCTTTTACCAATAGTTACTCCTGACTGCTCTAATATTTGTAAACTTGTCGAGGACGCAATAAAAGGTGTAGTCATTAAGGATGATAATCAGGTCGTAAATATTACAATCAGTAAGAGATATGGAACAAATCCGGGCGTCCGGATGATTGTAGTTACTGTTGAATCAGATATTGAAGTTCAAGATACAGTTCTTCAAGCCGATAAAGTCACCGATTCAATCAAACCATCAATTTAATGCAATCAAAACACTTTTACCATTGACAGCCTGTAACAGATGCTTTATCATGAATCAATGGTGCAATTAATTGCATGAGTGATACAACTTTTGATATTTGTGATATATACGGAGTAACTTGAATGAGAGGTATGAATCATGTAATGGTTTCTGGAACGGTTGAAGATCCGCTGTTCGATGAAACCAATAGTGGAACTGACTGCGCGACGTTTAGGCTTGTCGTTGAGGGTAATGGCGGATTTATTACAGCAATTCGCTGTAACGCATATGGGCCGACCTTGGTACAAATCTGCCGAAGCCATATGGCCGCAGGTTGCCGTGCCGAAGTTTATGGCGAGTTGATGAAGCGCAAAGAACTTACCGAAGTTAGAATTAAAGAAGTAGTTTTTATTTAAATGGAAATGATGGGAGATAACAGACGATGAATGAATTTAACGTTGATCAACAGGTAGAGGTTTTGGATGAAAAGGATATCCGCGCACATGATTTTGGTGAAAAGGCGCGGGATTGCAGGAAGCGCATCGATAGTGTGAACTTTGATCTGGCCGAAGTGCTATACACCATTCACCAGGAAGCGCTCTACACCAGGCTAGGGTATGAAAACTTTGTCGAGTATGTGGAAAACGATTTAGATTTTGAGAAGCGTAAGGCACAGTATTTTATTTCCATGTGGGCATACTATGGTGTGAAGCTTGCGGGAAATCCGGAAGTGATGGATAAGGTTAAGACGATCGGTTGGACAAAGGCCAAGGATCTAATCGGCGTCGTTACACCAGATAACGTTGACCAGTGGGTTGAAACCGCCAAACAGGTATCGGCACCAAAGCTTCTCGAACTGGCTCGTGGTGCTCTCCAGAAGATGGCCGATGATCCTGACGCCGATGTTGATCCGGCCGACCTTCCAACAGGTGAAAAGTTCAACAGTAAGAATTTCAAGCTAACCGATGAGCAGCTTCACAATGTCGAATTGGCTTTAAAGAAAGCCGCCGAAATGGCAGAATCCGATAAGCCGGGACATTTGATTGACCAGATCTGCACCAACTTCCTTGCCCTGAATGCCGGTGTCGATAACTTGGACGGATTACCATACTTGTTGAAGAGTCTTGAAGAGAACTTTGGCATCACGATCCTGGCCCTTAAGCGAAACAGCGTCGATGTCGTGTATGGCGAAGATGCCATCGATGCGATTGCGGCGGTTGCTTCAAATGCCACCGACGAACAACTTCTATCTTCATCATACACGGACGCACTTGATTACAGTGATTCAGAGCAGTCTGCCGATAATGATGACGACTACTGATAGATAGTTTTAATATACATTCTTTGATTTAGATAAAAAGCAGATGATTGAATCGGTAATTGGGCCGACCAGTCATCTGCTTTTTTGTTTTTGACATTAACATTGAATTTCAATAACTTATAGGTAGATACATTTTTATGGAGTATTGGAATGACAGAAGATGAAGATATCGAGATGACAGTGTTCGATTTCGATGATTCGGACGATTTAAAGCGATTCGAGGTTATTGATGTTACGCCAGCTACCAATAGCGTGCGACGTCCGCAACTTGTAAAAAGTCCACCTAAGCTGACGAGAATCAAATGTTGGCCGGAAGTGGAATCCAGATTGAAAGCAGGGATTACTCCTTCAGTGATTGCTAAATACATACAAGAAGATTGTCAAGAATATTTACATATTGATCATGATTCATTGACATCGGTATTGTCATGGTATCGTCGGAATAAGATTCCAGCCGGTGAAATAGCTCAACATCATCTCCCAGAGTTTGCTGCTAAAGCGCTGGCAAAACTTGAAGCCGGTATCAATGAAGTGACGGAATTGCATAAAATGCATGCGCTCAATTCTGTAAGACTTGAAACCGCCATGGAACAAGAAGCCAGTATGGGATTTTTGAATCCAAACGTAACTAATGCGATGAAGCTTTCACAGTCACTGTTACAAACAAGCGCCGAGATAAAAGTCAATATGGGGATTCCATTGGAGGACACGCAATCTCAAAAGGATTCAGTGTTACAGAATGTCGGCAGTCAAGTATCGGAAGTGCTCAAGAACAATGCTTCACGCAATAAGCTGTTGGATATCTTGAAGCGCGCAAAGAAGCTAAAGAATCTCAACGGTGACGATCTTGAACAGGCGACATCGGTTAAACTGTTGGCGGATAAGTAATGCATCTAATCGATTTTAACGGTAAGATTATATCTGTAAAAACGCCGGAAGAGGAATTTGAAGAGCTTCAGGCCATGATTGCTTCATGTTCGCCGGAAGAGCGCGAAGTATTGGAGCAGGCACTTGCCGAGCTAGATAATGGTGGTGAATCTGAAATCCTGGATGTATTGGAATCAGTCCATTATTCTGAACGGCCGGTGTCGCCTAAGACGTTTTATTCAGATCCATATTATTTTGGTGAAGTATGCACCGGAACATACAAACCATTAATCGAAAATTTGATTGAAATGTTTGAAGGCGACTACTATGAAGCAATTATATCTGGCGGTGTCGGGACAGGGAAAAGCACATACTGCGCGCTTGCAATTCCTTACATGGTGTATCAGATATATTGCCTGGCAAATCCACAACGGCAGCTTGGATTGATGGATGGTAAAAACATTGCATTTGGTGTATTGTCGGTCGACTTACAACAGGTTCGACGCGGTATTTTTGCAGACATAATTGCAAACTTGGAATCATCTCCGTACTTTAAACAGCTCGGATACAAGGTATCAGCTGGCGTTATAGACTTCCCCAAAAATATATCAATCATTACAGCATCTCCAGGATCACCAGGCTTACTTGGTAGAAACGTTTACGGAGGAGCTCTTGACGAAGCTAACTTTTATGAAGGTAAACGATCAGCCCGTGCAGACAAAGGAGTCGCCTACCAACAATATACCGCATTATTGTCTCGTATCAGAAGCCGATTTACTGGAACGGGTATTAAACCTGGGATCATGATACTTGCTTCATCCAAGAATGTCGTTGGATCATTCACGGATGAAAGAGTGAAGGCTGCGAGAGATTCTAAAAACAAAATAATGGTAAAAGAGTATGCAAAATGGGAACTTATACCGGAGCAATATCCCAAGGAGAGATTTTACGTATTGGTCGGCGACGACCAGTGTTCAAATAGAATACTAACGAATGATGAAGTAGAGCATGTAAGGAAAGAAATATCAGGGCCGGATAGATTTGCCAAAATAGTTCCTGTTCCAGACCATCCATTCCTACGACAGGTCTTTGAAAACGATCTAGATCTTGCAATCCGCGACCATGCTGGTGTCAGCACGATGCCGACAAAGACCTTTATTGGCCGGCGCGACAAGATCGACAACTGTTTCAAACAAGGGCTATATCATCCATTCACCGTTGAAACATGGGCTTGTGGTGAATCGGGCGACTTTGAATGGCACCTACTTTGCCGTCAGGCTGAGCGTAGATTAAAAGGCGGATATAAGGAAAAGGTTTACATCCCCCACATTAATCCAAATGCACCACGTCATGCCCATATCGACCTTTCAGCTGGCCGACAAGATCCGGCCGGCATCTGTGTTGGGCATATTTCAAGATGGATCGATGTCGTCAAGCTTGCGCCAGATGGAACGGAGTATATCGAATATTCGCCAGAGATCTATATTGACTTCATCATGCAAGTAATTGCACCAAAGAATGGTGAGATTACACCGGGAGCATTGCGCGCTCTCATATATGACCTTAAGGCACATGGATTCAATATCGTTCATTGCACAACGGATAGTTATCATCATTTAGAAACGCGGCAAAAGTTTGAGGAACGTGGCATCAAGCATTCGCTGATTAGCGGTGAATCTGGTAAGTCGAGAGCACTGGAACGGATTAAAGCAGCCATCTATGAAGACAGATTGATCGTTTATCCATATTCTCCATTAAGGAGAGAATTGATAAACCTTGAACTGGATCCAAACACTGGAATCATTGATCATCCGAATCTTAATATTGATGGAACAGAAGGACACGATGACCTTGCCGTATCGGCATCCGGTGTCGTTTGCAGTCTTGTCGAAAATCCTCCATCTCGTCCGATGGGCATCATCTCTGGTTCATTTAGCCGTGAAGAGTATGAAGATGATTCATGGGTCATCGGTGTGCGAAATCCATCCAATAGAACAAAGCGTGAGCCATTCCAGCAACCAATAATATTCGGATTTGATGAATAGGAATAAAACGTAATGGGTTGGTCCAACAATATATCTGATAAATTTAAACAGTATTTCGGTAAGAAGGATTCGCGCATTTCCGGCTCATCTAAGTCACCGATTAGCGGCACATTCGGTGTAGATGGTAGCGGTGGAGTATCTGAATCAAACTATTCGTTGATTAGGCCGATGCTGGAAGTCGAAGCCGATCTTCATGCCAGGTATCGAGATTATGAAGCGATGGATGACTTTTCATACATCCAAACGGCACTTGACGTATATGCCAACGATATATCACAACCGGATTACAATCGTGGTATATGCATGTGGGTCGTTACGGAAGACGATTGGACAAAGGCTGAATTGATCGGTCTCCTACATGGTGCTCTTGAAATTGAAGCCGATATATGGCCATTGGCAAGGACACTGGCACACATGGGGAACTCATACGGAGAAATACTTATTGATGAAACTGGCGTCATTGGCATAAACTATCTCCCGCCTGCCAGCATGCGAAGGATTATGGATGTTAGTGGAACGACGTTGGGATATATACAAGATACCAATATGCGGTTTGAATTCAACGACACCGACATGGAATATTTTGTCAATACCAATGCTTCGCGCGATAAGGCTATAACGGCAACTGGTGCGATACTGTATAAGCCATGGGAAATAGTCCATTGGAGATTGCGCGCCAAACACATCAGATCTGTATATGGAATAAGTGCCGTTGAAGCGGCCAGGACGGTATGGAAGCGTCTTGCCATGATGGAGGATGCCAGCTTGATGTATCGGCTGGAACGAAGTCCAGAGCGGCTTGCATTCTTTATCGATGTTGGCAGTATGCCGGAATCTGAAGCCAGACAATATATCAATAGATTGAAGCAACAGTATAGTAAAAAGAAGTTTTACAATGTCGAAAAGGGTGGGCTCGATATGCGCGCTACCCCGTTGTCGATGAACGAAAATCTATGGATACCCACACGAGATGGCAAGGATTCTGCAAGGATTGAAACGATTGGTGGATTGGGATGGACTGGAACTGAAGATATCGATAGATTTAGAGAGGCACTGCAAGGTGCATTAAAGGTTCCTGCCGCATATTTGGGATTCGGTGCCGATATTCCAGAAAAGCATTTAAGCCATGCCGATGTAAACTTTGCCAGGTCTGTGATGAATATCCAGCGTGAAATCATGACTGGATTTAAACAGGTCTGTCGCGCACACCTATTGGCTATTGACAAAGATCCAGACGAATCCGAATGGACATTGGCAATGACAAAGCCAACAATGATTTATGAACTGTCTCAGATTGAAGCACTAGCGGCCAAGGCGCAAACGATACAATCGCTTCTTGAAAGCACATCGCTGACATGGTGTTTGAAAAACGTCATGCAGTTTACCGATGACGAGATTGTGGAAATCAGGAAACAGCGTAGGAATGAAATCATTGACGAAGGGAAGACGCAGGCTAAGGCCCAATCATTCGGAATGGAACAACAGGCTGAGATTGAAGACGCATATAATCAGGACAGCGGCGGTGATTATGGTGAAGAAAGCATTACATTCCGTAAGCCGGTTAAGCCGACGAAGCGAAACGCTGGACAATTGACTGAAAGGAATGTCAGTAAATTGCTTGATGCAAGAATTAAGCGCGCGGAAGGCGAATTAACAGAGCGAATGGATGTCGTTGGCCGAGATGTAAGGAAATCAAGGGCTATGATGATGGAATTGCGAAGCGAAATGCAAAAGAAACAATATTGACATAGGCACACATATCAATAGTCTTAGCTTAGATGAAACATTAAAGGGATATAAAATGGGCAAGTCGATCAGGTTGGATTCGCTAAAACGGATTGTTGAAAACAGTTACCAGGACAAGATAGAACGTGCAATTGATTGCGTGACTGGAAATTTTGGTGAGACGGCTCAACTGTTTTCACTATATGAAGACCATGTCGTAGTCTTATACGCTGATGGCAGTTTCCATAAGTTCCAATACGACGGTTTAACGATCGGCGAAGAGCTTGAACTCAACCTTGAAATGCTTGACGAAATAGATGAAGCCATCGTATTGATCGAACAGTCTAGAAGACTGGTTGAGCGTTTGATTGTCGGCGATCTTGATTCGTTCCGTAAAGGGCTTACCGAATTATTTCCCATCATTCAGTCTTACCATGCCGAAGCATCTGAATTGATTTCCAATAGAATTGGGACACTGATGTCTGAAGCAGAATTCGTCAGGATTCATGAGGAAAAGAATGTTCCAATGAGAAAGGCGCTATATGGAACGCTATCCGGCTTGCGTGATAGAGCCATTAAGGCGCGGTTTCAAAAATATTACGAATCATCTGATGAAACAATTAGAGATAACGTCATTGTTGCTTTGCATAATATAATGTTAAGACTGGAAGGCGTCATCGACGGCATAAAAGATATCCAGGTAGATGATGTCAAACTTCCAGATGATATTTTGATGACGAGACAAGAATTCGTCAATATGTTTAATGGTGTAACAAGTTTTAGCAAAGATGTGGTTAAAACGGTTTCACAAAAGCTCAAGCTTGATTCGACGGTATGCGAGACATCAGAGCTGTGTAAATTGCATGATGGCATTGCCGGACACGTTAATGCGGCAGACTTTTGTGGAGAGTTTATCAAAAGGATTGCAAACAATAGTTAGAGGAAAGTAACAATGGCTGAAATGTTTTATGGAATGTTGAACGAGAATGGAAACCCGCTTCGAGAATTAAAAGAGCTTGGGGCGAATGTTGACACAATGCTGGAAATGTCTGGCGTGTTGGCACCAATTAATGCGCTTGGAGTTGGCCCGATGAATCAGGATACCAATCTGTCAAGAATTGCACCAATCGATGAGGAATTCGCCGATGATTACGTTGAGCCTTATGGCGACGTGGATCCCGATACCGACATCCTTGGTGATGATGACACATCTCTTAACTTCAAAGGTTTTGATGATGAGGATGAAGAGTTTTACGAATTCGGCGAATCAGACGATATGGGCGACATGGGAATGATGGATGATGTTGACGATGAATCATTCAGCGTTGAAGACGTAGCCGGTGAATTGGCCGATGATGATGACTTCCTGTCGTTGCTTGATGCTGGTGCTTCAGACGAAGAGCTTATTGGTTTTATTGCCGATGAATTCGGACTCGATGATATGTCGGCCGAAGAGGTTTATGACATTGCGATGGAAATGCTGGAAGAGCCAGTAGGTGATGTCGAATCAGATGGTGATTTTGGTGATGAATACAGTTATGGAGAATCAGTGGAGGACGGTGACGATATGGGACGATATGACTCTGACGATCTAATTGATCGAATCGATAGTGTTATTGCAAATGAGAATACTGAGACTGAATCTAAGTTTGATATCAGTTGCCGACTGATTGCCGATATTGCGGAGCTTATGGCTAAGCGATACGATGCCATCGGTGAATCTGAAATTGCCGATAGTTTGATTGATGTCGCCAATGCGACCGATACTCTTTCGGAGAGCGAAGCTGATCATGAGTCACTTCGTCGGATTCTACGCAAGCGATTGCACGCCGTAACGGAAGCCGTTAGGGAGTATGAAACAAAGGTGGGTTTTTAATCAACGAAGCACCAAGGCGAGCCAGAACACATTACAGATCTGGCCGCCTTGAAAAGATTGGCTTCTATAGATGGATGAAACCGTACTGGCGTGACAATAAGACTAACCGAAAGGTTAAAAAGAAACCTAGAACGTTGGCCGGTACCAGTTTTGCATCAAAGACAAAATGGATGAAGTGGTAAATAGCATGAACTTTAGAAATCTCGAGGACATTCTGTCGCACAGTATTTATGAAGCTGAATCTGGAAATAAACCAATTTCAGACGGACAGATCTATGCGATGTCAAACTTTAAATTAAAAGGCATACTCGCAAACCTTGATAAATTTCACCAAAAAATGAGCACAAAGGTTAGAAGGGGAAAAATGTCTTACACTCTAAAGGATATCCTTGACGAACTACACGATGTAATTTCAAAAGGACTTAAAGAGATGGAATCAAATCTAAAATCATAGTCCAAATGGATGAAGTGGTAATCGTATGAGCGCTAGCATCAAACGCGATGATCTCTTGTATGAATTGCAAGAAGCAGCAGATACAAAGAAAAAGAAGCCAATATCTGATAAGCAGATATATGCAATGGCAAACTTTAAATTTCGTGGACTGCTTGCCGCTTGCCAACATGGAGTCGTTTCACAAGACTATGGGATTGAAGGTTGCTGATTTACCAAAAGGAAAAGCTGAACGTGCATTTGCAGTTAATATGTGGGCTAATTTGGAGTCTGTAATAGATGATATCAATAAGGCGATTGAGAATGGACTAGCAAAACTTGAAGCCAATACTAAAAAGGCGAGTGTTTACTATCGATCATCAGATGACGAAGAAAATGAAGGATGGTATAAGCACTCCGATATCTCTACATCCAAACATGGTAGAACAAAATAGATCGTTAGATGTAGTGCGTGATTGTAGGTTACATTTTGCGCAAAAATATGGAAATTAATATGACAAAGCCACGACTTCTTATAGATACTGTTCCGTTTAAATTCAAATCAGAGCTTGGTGAAGCTACCGCCAATGGTAACAGGAAGCTCTACCTGCGCGGATTGTTCGCATTGGCCGGTGTGCCGACCGAAAACAATCGCCGATATGAGTTACCACTCTGGAAGCGCGAATTGGAGCGACTTGAAGAGAAAATGCAAGGTAGGAAATTGCTGGGGGAACTTGACCATCCTTGTCTGAAAAGTGAACAATTTCAAGTACTTACTGAAAGTGGGTGGAAAAAGTTCAGGGATATCGGCGTAGGTGAAAAGGCTTGGTCCCGCAAAAATGGCAAAGCCGTTCTCTCTACCGTGAATGCCATCATCGACGAGCCATACGATGGACCGGTGTACCATTTTAAAGGTAGGAGTATCGATTCTACTTTTACTCCCGGTCACAGGAATCTTCTTGTTACACGACCTGGTGAAAAGAGAGAGTTTGAGGAGTATGTTACTTCTGAAACCATCTTTACAAACAGGGCTTCATATGGTCATTCCGCAATTCCGAAAACTGCTCAATGGAATCCAGAATCACCGAAAACATTTACGTTGCCTGCCATACAGGGACTACGTGGAACAAAAACTGATGCGTCAAAAGACCTTGTAATAGATGCAAACGTGTTTGCAGCATTTATGGGTATTTATCTCGCGGAAGGATGTTGCAGGTCGGAAAACCATAGCGGATATGCTGTGTTTGTTTGCCAAAAGAATGAATGGTCAACCAAGTATATTTATGATGAAGTCTTAAGCAAGATGTCGCCTGAGATTCAATGGAGTAAGTATGCTGACGGTTATATGACATACGACGCAAGGCTTTACAACTATCTGAAGCCGCTTGGCGACTGCTACAATAAGTATATTCCGTCAGAGATCAAAAATCTAGGCCCGGGTCCATTATCTGAATTGCTGTTTTGGTTTTCCATCGGTGATGGCAGAATTGTTGACAGCAGAACCGATGACCATACGGTTAATGGTGAATGGAGAGATTCGGGAAAGACGTTTAAGGAAGTGAAGGCTGAGTCGGTACGACATGGAAATGTCACCAATATCAGGAACGATGTCTTCACTGTATCTGAGCAGCTTATAAAAGACCTTCATGAGTGTTTGATTAAGACTGGGCGTGCTGGTAGCATTTCTGTCATTGAACCTGATGGTGATTACGAATTCGCCGGTAGGATCATCAAAGCAGAAAATAAGGTGCCACTTTACCAGTTGCACTTCTCGAATTCCAAGCACATTTGGCTTGATCAGAGATTCATGAAGATTGAAGAAGAGCACCATGCTGGTCGCATCTATTGTCTATCGGTTGATCACGGTAACTTCTACATGGAGCAAAACGGCCATACGTTTTGGACCGGTAACAGCGATGGGCAAACAAGGCTTCAGCGTGTCAGTCACGTCATCACTGATTTAAGAATTGAAGGCAATGAAATCATCGGCGAAGCTGAAATTCTGCCAACACCAACCGGTAAGATTCTGACTGGATTAATTGAAGCCGGCATAGACCCTGGTATCAGTTCACGCGGTTACGGATCTACCACCAAGCTTGAGGATGGAACGGAATCTGTTGGTGACGATTACAGGTTAATGACCTTCGATGTCGTTTACGATCCAGCCACAAAAACCGCTTACCCGGATGTTTTTGCTGAAAGTGAGCGCATCGCCGGTTCATCAGTTGAGGAAGTAAGGAAACGTATTGGTAAAACGATTTCTGAAGAGATTGAGCGCGCGATTCCGGAAGCCAACAAGTTCCTATTGGAAACGACTCAACAAACGGTAACCGATAAGCAGTATTCCAAATCAGATGTTGAGGAAGCGGTCAGTAATGCGATAAGGACCGAGACGTCGCGAATAAAGGAAATCTATGCCAGGCGATTGATTGAAGATGTCGTTGCGGCAAAGGATGAGCTGACCGACAACCTGCGTGAATCGATGTTGGAAGATCCATCGGTTGCTGGCGCTAAGCGGGCCATTGAAGGTATCGTTAAGCTGATCAGACCATTCATCTTTTCAGAGGATTCCAACGAATACATTAAGGATTTGGAAAACAGCGTAAAGCGTGAACAGCAGAATGGTGCCAGGATTGAATGCGAACTGGCTGACGCAAAGAATCAGCTGGCAGAATCGGTTGAATTTGGACGACGGGCAGTCATCAAGTATCATCTGGCTCAAAAGTTTTCAATGTATGAAAACAAGGACACGATGGTTGATTTAATTGCCGGAAGCGTAACTAATACGATGCAATTACCGGAGATTGACGAACTGGCAGAACGTCTGGCAAAGGAAATCGGCAAGATTCCTGTCGATACGGCTGCGGTTGAGAACATTGAACTGAAGCATCAAATTGAATCGTTATCAGCCAAGGCGGAAGAGGTTGAAAAGCTTCGTGGAATTCTTCAAAAGGCAAAGACACAGCTGGAAGGATTCCAACAGTTGAAGGCCGAATTTGCCGAAGTATCGGAAGTTGCGGCAAGCGTTCAAGGTCTAAAGGATTTACTGACCGAATCATCCAGTGAGCTTAAGCGCCTCAAGGAAGTGGAAATCCAAACGGCCAAACTGGTAGATGCCAAGGACCAGTATATTGCCAACATTAGATCTGAATTGGCTGAAGCCAGGACAACCGTTGATGCCAGTAAGGATTGTTTAAGGGATTCAAAGATTGAATTGAATCGTCTTAATGCCGAAGTTAAGCGGTTGACTGAATCTGAGGCGAGAGCATTAAAACTATCTGGTGAAGTTACAGAAACCAGGCAGTTGTTGTCGGAATCAAAAGACCGAATCAATGCATTGACGGCAGAACATGAACGCGCAAAGATTGAATCAGGCAAGTATGGTTCACGACTTAAGGCTTTGAAGGAAAATAGTGAAAAGATGAAGGAGCAGTATGAAAGGGAACTTCAAAAGTATGTGAGTGCTGTTGAAATCCTTGAAGAGCGTGCCAACCGGGCAACAGAAATCGTCAATAAGATGAAAAATGGTAAAAAATTAACATCTCTTATCGGCGAACGCGCACCTTCATCAAAAATAGATAGAATTCTAGCAGAAAGTTCAAATGCAAGACACGATCCGTATGCGGCCGAGAAGGCGCGGGAGCGTGTGCGAAGAGGATACGAAAGAAGTGTCGAAGAAGACACATTTGGAAGAAGAAGTTTTACAGAGTCAACATCAACACCGCTAGATGAGCTAATAGCACAATCGGGCGGAAAAGGTGCATATCCGGTCCAATTTCCAGACCGGCTTGACGATTAATTTGAAAGGAAGTTTATAGATGCAAGCAAGAAATCGAAAGCCCATGCAGGAAGATGTGCGCGGGACAATTCAGGATGATAGTTGGGTCAATAGGGTTGTGCGCAACTGGGCACCACTGGTTGGCAACATTAAGGATCCACACAAGCGGAATGCAACCGCCATTCTGTTAAACAATCAGTATAACTTCGTGCGTGGCGCACTGAATGAAGATACTTTGACTGGCAATATTGCTACCTATACCAAGTATCTGTTCCCGGCCATTAGGCGAATTTTCCCCAACCTGATTGCTAACGAATTGGTGTCAATTCAGCCGATGACTGGCCCATACGGCGCCGTGTTCTATTACGAAGCCAAGTATGCGACCACCAAGGGTTCCATTACTGCTGGCGATAAGGTTATCCAGACCTTCAGTGCCAACTATTCGTCTGAAAAGATTGATGAAGAGTCAGTCGGAACAGGTGATGGTACCAATTACGGTGGAGCTGGTCTAGGACTGAATGCGACACTCAATTGGAAGCCGGTGCGACCACTGGATAGCACCAATGGTATCAGCGTTACCATTACGGCAACCAACCCGGATGATTCTACTCAGGTTGTTGTCGACGATGGTTCTGGCTCATTCGGTGGAGCCGGTACCGGAACCGTCAACTATACGACTGGACGAGTCAGTAACCTGAAGTTCACCGATGCGCCAGCCGATGGTGCAACCATTGTTGCCGTCTATTGGTACAACAATGAAATGAACGATCAGGTTCCTGAGATCAACATCGAAATCAGCATGGAGGTTGTGAAGGCGACTGAACGACGCATGCGGGCGCGATGGAGTTCAACCGCTCAGGAAGACATGAAGTCCATGTATGGACTGGATGCTGAGCAGGAACTGGTTGCCATCTTCAGTAATCAGATGGCGCTTGAAGTTGATCGAGAAATCATCAATGACCTGATCAGCAATGCTTCATACACCGACAGTTATGACCTTGGTGGTGGCGATGATCCGAATGAGATTAACCGAATCCGTGGTCTGTTGACCGTTATCAGCACCATGTCGGCTCAAATCCATACTGGTTCGATGCGCGCACCTGCCAACTGGATCGTTACTTCGCCAAAGATTGCCGCGTATATGCAACAGCTGACTACTCATGGTGACTTTGCACCGCTGGTTTATGCCAAGAATGTGCAGAATCCATATGGTGGCGACGGTATGCAGACCCATATTCGTCAGCCAAGCTATGGCCCGATGTCAAGTGATTTCGGCGTGCAGGCAGTCGGTACACTGTTTAACCGAATGATGGTATATATCGATCCGCTGATGGCTAACCAGACTACAATCCTGGTTGGTCTTAAGGGACAGAGTTACCTGGACTCAGGTTACGTGTATGCACCATACGTTCCGATGAAGCTGACTCAGACCCTTGAGGATCCTGACGACTTCTCGGCGCGTAAGGGAATCAAGATGCGATATGCTAAGAAGCTGTTGCGTCCTGAATTCTATGGCGTAATCGACGTCACCCTGCCGTAAAACATTCTGACTGTATCGTTGATTCAATACAGTCAGACCAGACATTTTGATATCAATAACAGATGGATCAGGCTGGACGTCTGGTCCATTTTTGTATGAGGCATGTATGCGGATTGATGAAAATCAATACAGATATTTGATGAAAGAATCAACTCAATTGAATGCCGGCGCTCTTGTCGGTATGGCGGTATTTAAGTTTAAAGGTATCATGGCTAGTCTTGATAGTTTTATTGAAACTTTAGACGAAAAAATTGAAGGATCCGATCGCGATACTAAAAAGGCATTGAGAAATATCCTTGCCAGTATTGACAGACAATCAATGGAAATTCAATTGGCCGCAGAACAAGCCGTTGCTGCGATTAAAAAGCTTGTTTGATAACGGTGGAGTAATAAATGTTTTATTATAAGTTAAGCTCCAAATGCCCGCGTAACGGAACATGGATTACCATTAAGCGTGACGGAAAACGTGAAAAGCTATTCATCAATAAGAGTGATATTGTTGAAAGCAATGATGAAGATGGTTCTCTGGACAGAGCGGTAAAGAGTGGATTCCTGGTAAAGCTAACAAAGAACGGCAAAGGTGAGATGGTTCAGGTTCAACTTTCCGATGTCCCACAGCGTGTAGTTGGCGGAAATAGAACCGTCACCGTGTCAACGGGAAGATCCGCGTTAACGGTGCAGAAAACCCCTAACGAGTTTGCCGAATCAACCGGTCAGTCATCGATATTCAATTTGAAGTATACGGCGGTGGATATTGACGGCAATCCAGACGTTGATGGTCAACAGGCATTCGAGCAAGTGTCGGTAGCAGTTTCAATGCCGGCACCAGTTATGGCCACAATCGGCGGTGAACCAGATATGCAATCAATTGCGTCCCCGGCCGAAGTTGCCGCGCTTGTGGCTGGCCCGACATTCGAGTCAACGGCTTCAACAAATAGTGTTCAATTCATTACCAATGAATCAAAGACTGGCTTCATACATGAGCCGGAACAGGTTCCAGTTGTTGGATTCTCTGAATCGTCTCAAGCTCAATTTACACCATTCCCAGACAATATGGACGACTGGCGCAAGAGCCGATGGATCAAGGAAGCTGAACTGCGCGGCATCCGGCTTAGTGAAATCGAAGTGCGGATTCCAAAACCAGATCTTGTTGCATTGATTCGTGGTAGAGTATAAACTGTTTTATGAACAATGACTTTATTGAAAACATAACGGCAATACGAGACTTTCTTGCTGAGCAGGCACCTTTACAAGAGACTAGAATTCCGGCAATGAAGCTTTCAGCAGATTGGGAAGCCTTTAGCGATTACGGCGGTCCAGCCACCGATGATGAATTGGAATTCGCGAGACGTCAAGCCGCACAGTTTGGTATAAAAGTCGTGATTGTCAAGTCAGCCCGGTATGGCAATACACCGCCAGATTGGATGAGCAATACCAGGAATTGGGATATGGCCGCAGATGCCATTATGGACTTTGTAAGGGATTCACGTAAGACAAAGCTTTCAGAAGATGTGAAGTATAGATGGTATGTGGCTGCATTCAATGCCGATAAAGATTTTGCGACAAACAAAGATCGACAATGGGTATCCGTCGTATGGAACGGCTTTGACGATATGACAAAGTTGCTTCTTGTCAAAGATGGACTGGCGGAAATTAATGGCCGTCCAACCCATAAAGCATTCATGACGGGCGCGAGGATAAAATCCTGACATGGAAAAGCTCACCCGCGAACGTGTCATCGGAAAAATCAAGCGTAGGCTCGGTGGAGATTTCTGCGATGAGCTAGATGGCGATGACTTTGAAGACGCTTTAGATTATACCGACATATGGTTTCTGACATGGTTTGGCACCATCAAAGAAGCGGTTACACAATACGGTTCAGGCGAGCGAGAAATAACGGTAGCCGATGATTGTTCTCAGGTATTGGAAGTAAATCTAAGTGGACGCTCAACCGATTACTTGGCTATGATTGATCCTGGAACATTCAGTGACGCTAGGGCTATCCCGGCTACACTGTTCAGGCCAGGTCGTGGTGGTGGAGTTGGTGACATCTATCAGATGCAGAACCATATTGAAATGACGGCTAGAGTGTTTGGCGCGGAGCGTGATTGGGAATACGTAAGAAGTGAGCGGAAGATCCGTATCTATCCAATGGCTGTACCGGCATCTTCGGGTGGATATGTGCATTACAGTTATGTGTCGAAGGATATCGATTATGATGCCATGACGCCAAGCGAACAGTTGTATTATTTGCGTTGGGCTGAAGCGGAAGCTAAGAAGGTGCTTGGACGCATTAGAAGCAAGTATGGAAATCTACCAGGTCCGGGGGATAATGTAGAGATCGCCGATGGGCAGACATTGTTGGAAGAGGCGAAGGAAGAGATGATGACCATTATGGAAGAAGTGAAACAGAAGCCAATTGGTTTTATTATAGGATGATGTATGAACGGTAACCGTGTATTGAAAGCAGTGGTAGACTCATTGGTTGAGTCGTCAGCAGATGTATATGAAGTCATGAGGCAGAAGAAAGATTCTTCTGGCGATTGGGTCGTTGTCGTTAAGCGTAACGGTAAGCGTGATGAAGGCAAAACCTATTACACCAACGATAAGCAGGATGCCATAAATACCGCAAAAGCCATGCGGAAAGAGCTCGGATTAACAGTTGAGGCATTTGAACCAGATGAGGAATTCAATGCAAGAGAGAAAGCAGCCCGAAAGGAAGTAGAACGTAACGTAAGAGCCGCGTATTCAAAACTGTCAGAAGTCGTTGCAGAACTTCGCATCGTGTCAAAGATGTTGAAAAACGCTAAGGAGTTTGCTGGCCGCGTGAGCGGGGATGCTTCGTATGGTCCGTTGAGAGAAGATATTCAGGCTGTTTGGGATGCTGAAGGTGAAGTCATCGATGCGTTTGTGCAGGATGGCGGCATCAATGAATTGGCAGATCAGATGTATGCTCAGACATTCGGAACAAAAGTTTTAGGACATAGCCGTAGATAATACGATATACTTGTTTGGAGTTGATGATACATGGATTCAATAAACGATAAACTAAAAAACAATATTAAGTTGCTTAAGGCTTTATCTGGTGTGACATACGAAAATATTGTCAGAATGATGAACTTGGCTGAAATCGTTAAAAACGAGTCTCTAGAAGTTACGTCTGATCAGCCCGGCTTAATAAAAACGATTCAGTACGGCACAAGATCTTTAGATAATATAATTACCAATATTGCTGAGGCATTTGATGATAGAACAAACGGGGTCATTGATCTAATAGACACAATATCGAGTAAAGTCAAACAACTTTAGGAATTAACTATGCGGCAAAGAATAATGCGTTCAGTATTCGATGAACTAACAGAAGCAAAGAAAAAGAAGAATCTGGATAGCTACAGTGTCGTAGACTTACTGTTTCAGCTCAATGGCCGGTTGGCCGGGATGCTTGGCAACGTCAACAGCATGATTGAATTCTCACAGTATGTGGAGACTCGCGTTGATGGTAAAGAAGTTGCGGCAAAGCTTTCGATGATTGCTTCAGCGTTGAATAAGATTCAAGGCATATACGAGACTGAGATTCGCAAGAATATTGCAGACATTACCGCGATAACAAAAAGAATGGCATCGAGCTAACAATGTTTATCAGTTTAGATATAGTTATCAGTGAGTCATCGTTAGCCGATATTCCGTCATTATTGCGGCACGCTACGGTTGCTATATCTAAGAAGGATAAAAAGTTAACCACGCAGCATGCGTTTAATATAGCGAGGAAGTCGCTTCAGAGGAATGGATATCTTAAACATGGCGGCACCAAGTCGACACAAAAGGGGACAAGGCGCAACATGAAGCATTCATTTGAACGCGACAATAAAGGCAAAAACGAAAAGTTTAAAGAGTTGTTCAAGGACATTACAGTTTAGTCCAAAAAGGAGTATTTTATGGGTTCAAAGTATTTTATCGGATCCCGCTATGGCGATCCGACTCGTGCCAGCGAATTGAGGGATGAAGTTGATTCGGCTTTCCAGCTGCTTGAGGCAGATTTCCTTCGTTCCGTTCAGCTTGTTGATCTAAGTGGTTCCGGCCCGGCAACCGGCGCAGACATTGATCTTGACTTTGCCGTCACTTCGGTGATTGGTGCATTTGTGCGAGACGCAAGTGGGGCCGCCGTGCTGTTGTGGCGTCCAGGTTCTAACTTCGATCTCTCAGCCGATGGTCTAACGATTACCAATGAAGCAGCCGATTACAATGCGGCCGGCGACACGTTCCTGTTGGTGCTTGGACCAAAGCGAACTGAGCCTACTTAATTGATTCACCAGCAATGATTGGTTTCATTGTTGGTGACCATTCTGCCATACGGTGCAACACAATGGGCAAACTACATTGGCCTCCATCGGAAAAAGTATTGAAAAAGATGGAGCGGATGGGAGTTGGTGGTGCCATTGTGAAGATGCCGGCTATAAATTTATATTGTCTTGACCAAACAAAGCGATTTAATCCAACCTATATCGAATCATCGTTGCTTTATGGTAATCAGCCAACCGATAATCAAACGGTCGGTGAAACAGGAACAGTTTATGATGGCCCGTATGGGCTTCGTGGATTGTATCAGCTAAAGCCATCTGACATCATCACAACAATGACCGATGAAAACGGCAACAAGTATTCGGCCAGCATGTTTATGATAAATGTGCCGAGGCAATCGTTGCGTGAAGCCAGCATGATAGATGTACCTGTAGAAGAGAAAATAAGAATGCCGGCGACTGGTGACATTGTTGAAATACTTGATGTTGGCAATACGTCAATGAAAGATTTAACAGGCGGTCAACGAATAGGTCCATACTATTTTGTAATAGCTGATGTGAATTATGGTAAAACGATTGACTTTACCGATTATTGGATCGAGTTAATCCTTACATGTGAATCGACGACAAAATTTGATCCGGCAAGGATGTTGAACACCAGCTCTCAATTTATTCCGATATCAGAGGAGTGATATGTTTTTACGATTAGAAGAAGCCGAACGATCGCAGGTAAGACGCGATTGGCGCAAGACACATAGCAACATATCTCCTACCAGGTTACATGCTACGGTACGTGCCGTCAAGAGTCTACAACGAGAAGGATTGGATGAAGACATACTATCTGATCCGGAAAAGCTATATGTTGCCTTAAAGGACAGCTTTGTATTGTTCGGAATGTTGTCCGATTACGAGCGTAGAAAAACAGTTGACGCGGTGATGCGCAAGATGGATCTGTACCGAGAGGATAAGACTGAAACAGGAACCAAGCTTATCGAGCGACATCTATCTTGTGGCAATCAAACTGCACGCGACTTCTACAATGCGCTTATAACCGGCACACTGTCTGAAACGGCAACACGCTTTATGGATATTGAGTCAAGCGCGATAGGTGCAGCATTTACCGCATTGATTGAATCCGGCATCTTGCCACGCAATCGATTGCGCGAAATCGGCAAGTGTCCGGTCGTGGCAAAATCTATTATTAAAGGACGTATACTGGATGGCTGATCCAAAACAATTGATGGCAGAAGGTTTTAGCCACACATGCAGCATGTGCCTTAAATTATGGCGTTCCATTGATGCTGGAAATTCAACATGCGAAGCCGGACTAACTGGCAATGAATGTCGCGGCCCGATGGGCGGTATGGATTTTCCACAATACGAAGGTCCATTGACGACACAACTTAGAACAACGACATGTTTTAGATGTGGCATTGAGGCAGAATTTGGACTTAAGGTCGGCGGTTCTGAATCGATAATAGGTGTATGTGGTGAACATTTTGATGAGTTTAACCTTTGGCGACGTTCCGTTGAGCCGAAGGGATACAAGACACTTCAACAAAAGAAGATACAGTTTCGCGTATGAAATATTTTGAATTTGTGCTTGGCAGTGATGCAAAGCTGTTGTTTAAATTCATGAATGAATTGCCGAAGCGCATCAATGCGGCTAACGATATGGTTACCTATGAGGCAGCTCGAATACTGGCAGAACGAGTATCGCATTATGCGCCGTCAGGTGGACAATTTGAAGGTTACGGTGATTCGATAACAGTTAAACGTATTGCAAAAGAAACATCGGCATATATCGTCACATCTGACGCCGACATGTTGGAAACAATTACCGAGCAAACAGTGAATCAAACCGTTATCTCGTTTACATCTGAAGCTAGACCGTTAAGCGTAATTGAACAGATATTGGTTGATTACTCACCATGGCCGGCTGGATTGGTTCCATTTAGACCGACAGAGAATCTTAAAGCAACGTCTCGTCATGTAACGGCTAGAGAAATCGATATTCTTAACGATAGAATAAAATCGGAATGGAAGTCAATCGCAGATATTGTGCGGAATGGAACCGATATTGATTTCCCAACAACACCGATCGGATATGTCGGACAGTCAGCGGTTAAGGATTTTGCTTTCCAGGTTCTTAGAGCTGAATTCGGTATCGGTGAAGCGTTAAAACCACATTGGCGGCCAGCCGTTGATGATTTGTTTGACGCTAGGCCGAAACTGTTGAAGCGTATTGAACGGACATTGACAGATCCAACATATGGCGGTTGGCGGTTCAAGATTGATGTCGATGAAATACAGTTAGATTCAACCGTAAAACTACAGTATTTTGAAAAGAAGGTATTATGAAGAAGCGTATAATGAATTCACTGTTTGAGTCACAAATATCAAAAACTATTGAAGCACAAATACTGGCAGTAAACAGTAATGCATATCGGCGATGGGGCGTTAATAGCATCACACATTCGGAATCAGATAGACTGATATTCGATATAAAAAGCAAACTTGATGGGCATCGTATTGGTGCGATATCTATCGTATATATGCCAGGTCGAGACACTTATGAAGTCCGTCCACTGTCCATTAGTAATAAAGGTAGAGATATCCTGAAGCTTGACGTAACAAAAGATGTTCAAGACGATAACCTATACAGTGTTATCGATGATGCGGTAGACGAAATAGCGGAACGAAACATTAGACGGATAAATACATGGGAAGAATCTATCGTTAGTGAATCTGTTGGTGTTGACCTTGATAGTCTTAATCTTAAAGGAATGAGTCGTTATTTGAAGACCTTCTTTCAAGAGAAGGATCTTCCATTTCAGCAATGGACACTTAAGTCAAAAGATGGGATGCCACATATCATTAGCAATGAAGTAGTGATAGAAGCAATAGCCGGCGCACCAAAGAACGAACAAACCGGTATCGCCAATATGATACGCCGGATTGATTTCGTTAATGGTGATGTCAATAAATATCTCAAGCATCTGGCTCAGGCGCTTGTCGACAATTATTAATAGGTTTTGGAGGAGTTATGAGTTTTATCGATAGGTTGACCGATGTGCGGGATTTCCTGCTTAGTGAACATGAAGATCTTGAGGAGGCGGTGAGTCGTGAGCTTCAGGATTTCCTTGATGATGTTCAAGAAGTTGTTGAAGAGGAATCCGATGATAAAGATATAGAATCCGTTATTTCAGGTCGTTCAATTATGGCTAGCGGCTTTGTTAGCAAGAAAAGTGCGGAGTATACGGCTCGTGCGATTGAGCGAGAGTTAGATGGTGCTGAGACATCGGTACATGCAATGTCGAAAGGCGGATGGGTTATTCAGGTAGACGATCCAAATCTTGATGAATCTGAACAATATGATGAAGATGAGCTTGACGAGGCGAATCCATTCCATGACGAAGCCGGTATGTTTTCTGAGCCAAGCCGTGCAACAAGTTGGGCGTTTGGCAGGGAACAGAGTTATTTTAAGTCGGGTAAAAAGGTTTTGATGAGTGAGCCTGGCGGACGAGCTGCCCGTAAAAAGGGTAAAGATAATCCCATTAAGCGAAATACCGATAAGCCGCTTGGTGCTAAGGGGCTTCGTGGTCAATCCAGTAAGACAAATCCTCAAAAGGCGCTTCGTTCAGAGCCTTCAGTTGAACCTGGACGCACCAAAGGACGCTTTAACCATACCAATCGGGTAACGCATGGTTCATCCAGTAAGGCCGATTACGTTCGCGGCGATAAGGCGCTAGGTGGTGAGATTGATTCAAAGCGATTCGATGTAACGATGAAAAACGTCAAGAGCTACGCACAAGATACAAAGGATAAAGCCGATAAGTCAGCCGCGCGGCACAATAAGTTATCGGCAGCTGGAAAACGTGGACGCGCGAAACAGTTGGCCAGAGCTGAGTCGATTGAATTCGATGAGTTTGACTTTTAATAACAGATGGGTGATGATGTGGTAAACAGGCAACTCGAAGCAGTAAAACAATTCTTAATGGATGACCTTGAAGAGGGGTGGAATCCATTCAAGAAAAAGACTAAAGAACAATCCGCGTCACATGGTATCGTTTCGGCCGTTAGAGAAAAACATAAACAAGCCAGACAGGCAAGAAAGCGCCGAATGGGTGAATCGATCCTATCGGAAGGTATCATAGGTGCCGCGCAGATACCGCGGAATATCATCAAACAGTTGGCGCTTACTGGTGGAAAGCCGGCATGGATTGATGCCAAACGAAAAACCATCAATGTGGTTAAGGGCTATTTTGACGATAGTGAGAAGCTGAAGGTGTCCACACTTGGAGAGCCTATTCAGGTAAAGGATGGTAATGCACTGAAGCGGTTCCCTGTTGGAAGCCTTGTCATTAGCGGTTTTGCAAAGGTTGAGCAAGATCCAGAAATAACACCAACCGGCCCGCGACCACTGTACTGGGTTATTGAACCACCACGGCAGACGGAATCAAGTTCAATTTCATCACGGCATCGGCGAAACGACTTGATAGAACTTCGACATGAACTTAGTCAGGATCCGCTGCTACGAAGTTGGGACATCAGTATTAATGATGAATTAAACGTCATCGTCATTGGATGGATGGACAGTGAAAGACGCGCAAACCAAATTATGAAATACATACTTAGTAAGCATAAGTATGTAAATGCCGGAGTTCAAGAATGGAATAATGGCGATAGTTGGGTCGTCGTTGTCGATGATGACATATCGTAATGAGGATCAATACAAGGCTATTTGAGCAACTAGATGCCGTGAAGGATTACCTGTTGGAAGACCAAGTTATCGACATAGATTCATTGCATCGAATCCTTTCCAGGATGTCAAAACTTCGAGGATTGACGATCGGTCTAAGTCGTAAGTCTGAATTGATAAGGGTTGGGCCGATCGATTCGAGAAGAACGGCGGAGCGATTGGACGATTACATATATGGTAGTCTTAGCATTAAAGGAGTAACGACCGGCATTCAAGAACTTGATGATGGATGGTATGTCGTTGTAGATGGAACAGGTGGAATATGAATTTGACAGAATGTTTAACGGCTGTTCGTGATCTTGTTATTGAGTCTGAAATAATGAACCAGGCAAGGCGACTTAAGCGGATACTGGTGCAATTGATTGCAGACAATCCAATCGTTGAAGATGTTGCCGTCATCGCCGGTATGAATATCATTTATATCCGAAAGGGTGTTGAGCGGCAGTCAGTAGTGGATTTGATCAATGAATTGAACAGCATTGAATCAAGACGCTTTATAGCAAGGAAAGAGCCGGAGATGGATTTCCTTGTATCTTATAATAAGATTGTCAAAGGACGATATACGCTTGTCGCTGAATTCAGACAACACTTAGGCAGGTTACCACAAGGTAAGAAAATAATCGTAAGAACGTTAAAGAGAACTGATAGGTTTGCAAATGGCGGCACCAGGAAAGGTTGATTTAGAATGCTTTGATAAAGGAATCATCCTACATTTAGGTTCAGTTGTTGAGACTTGTCGGAAACAATCTGGCCAAACCTTCTATTCGTTCGCAGTCAGTATCCCCGGCGTCACTGGTCCAAAAGAAATCAATCAAAAAATACCAGTCAAAATCATACCTGTAGATGTTAAGTATTATCCCGATCTGTTGCCATCCATTGCCATCAGACCCGACATTCCATCGATTGCCATGGATCGTTTTAGATCTAATCAAATCGGTGGGAGGTGGGCAGCACCTGGATCCAAGCAGGTAACGGTAACAAATAGTATTGGCGTCGAAGTTACCGGGTTTACCAGATACCAACAGCGTGAAGCCGCGCAGCCATTTGATTTCAATTATGAAATAATTGCAACCGCTACGACGCGCGAAGATATGGTAAGAATGCAGGTATTCCTGGCTAGGAAGTTTCCAAAGTTTGGTTCATTGACGGTTATGGATAGTCTTAACGAAGAACGAATGTATGACATGTATTTGGATTCAGCGACCGGCAATAGCGAATTGATGAATGTGGCTGAAAGAAATATCGGCGTAAGTTTCACCGTTAAAGTTCTCGGCGAGATAGATATATTTGATGACGTTGAATATAGTGCTGCGACAACCGTTGACCTTACAGTTAGCACCACATAGTCTTTAATAAGATTAAATTTTGAGGTTTCAATATGGCTACATTCTATTGCAGGAAAGATATTCCTGTCCGTCTACTGTCTGGTGAAGTTGTATTGCTTAAAACAGGGCAATACCTCGATATCGAAAAGGTTTCAGATCAAATTGCCAGATATCAGCAATCAGGAAGTCTAATAAATAAAAGCATTCCGGCTAATGGCGACGTGGTCGTTTCTAGAAAGAAGTAAGACATGGCACAAGTAACATACCCTGGCGTTTATGTTAATGAGAAAAAAGGTGCTCCATCTCCAATCCAAGGCGTGTCATCGTCTACTCTCGGAATAGCTGGATGGACGACCAAGGGGCCGCACCACGAGGCAACACTTGTTTCGAGTTGGGGACAATTTGTCGATCGATTCGGTACATTTACCGCAGATGGACTGGTTCCACTATCACTGTATACTTTCCTTAAAAATGGCGGTTCTAAGGCTTACGTGGTTCGCACTACGCCTGATGACGCGGTAGAGTCTTCGTTATATGTAAAAAATGCTGGCGCTGAAGAAAATATTGAAGTTGGTGACGGTGCAACGACTCAATTTTCTGGAACGTTAACCGGCAAGCCTGTTCCATCGACGTTGTCAATTACCTATTATGGCGATGGTGCTGAAACAGAGGATGAAGAAATCGAAGATGGCAATGAGGCGAACGGAATCATCGTGTTATGGAAAACAGTTGGTTCAGACGATGGTGAAGGCGCCGTTTTGCCGTTTGCCTCATTGCCGGTTAAGCCTGGCAGTGTCACGATTAACTGGGTAAACGCAGCGGACGTTGCTAAATCACAAACAGATTCAACCGGTGAATGGGCTGGCGATGGCGCACCGGCCAATACAACGTTTGATTATGTAAACGGTCTTCTTGAGCTTGATACAACTGGTGCTCCGGTTAAAACAGGGACAACTATTACAGTCACATATAGACAGCTTATTGAACGTACTATTACCGATGATGGATTAGGCAGTCTTGAAGGGGATGTAGACGATGGCGGCACCAACACGATAGATTACGATACTGGCGCGTATTCGTTCAAAACATCATCAACTATTGAAACGCATGAAAGTCTTGGTATCGTATCGTCAGCATACACGGAAGCATTGTGGCGTATAGTGATGTTATGGCCCGGTGCATCTGGTGATAATGTTAGAGTGAAGATTTCCGGTAATCCCAATTATGAAAACATCGGACTTGGGACATTCTCACGGTATGACGTCATTGTTGAAGAATATGATGCCAGCAAGGCAAAATGGAATCAAAAGGAATCGTTTAAGGCTATGAGCTTTACCGATTCAGACGATGCCGATTATTTCCCAAACGTTGTAAATGATGAGGATAATGGTTCGGCGCTTATTGAAGTTCAAACACCATCATTTGATGATAGTGTTCCGACCACACTGTCTGGAACAGCTGTGAGTGGTGAAGTATTGGTTGATGGCAGCGATGGATCGACAGAAGTTACAGGGACATTGGCGGAAGCTAGCTGTGTCAAGTATTCGGTTACCATTACGGCAACGGCGGCCGATAGTTCTGAACTTTCAATTACCGATGATGGCTCTGGCAATTTGATTGGTGATGTTGATAGTTCGGGCGACAATACGATCGATTACGATACCGGCGTGTATGCATTCACGTTAAGCACTGCACCACTTGCCGATAGTGATGTTACAATCGATTACGTGAAGCAGCCGGCCGAAACAACTTATACGGTTACAATGGCTGGTGGCGATGATGGCTCAGCCGTTTCGTCAAGCGATGTAACATCAGCAAGTCTTGAGGCGGATGGAAAGGGTATCTTTGCATTCAACGCCATTGAAGATAACCTGCTGATCGTTGTGCCTGATTTTGCCGGTGATGAAACGGTAGATGGTGCCATTGTTGATTTTTGTGAAGATAAGGGTGACAGGTTTGCAATCCTGGCTACACCATCAGGTATGACGGTTCAACAGGCAGTCAATTATAAAAAGAATACGCTCAATAAGCTGTCAACATATGCAGCCATCTATTGGCCATGGATAAGAGTCATAGACCCAGTGACAGAAAAGTCAAAGACTGTGCCACCAATCGGTCATGTGGCTGGCGTATATGCTAGAACGATAAGTAATAAGAACGTTTCAAAGGCACCAGCCGGTAAAGAAGATGGACAATTGGCCTACCTGCTGGGACTTGAATCCAATGCGCTAGATGGCGAGGTTGGAACGGCCAATGACGTAGGATTGAATGCCATCATTAAACGAACCAGGATCGGAACGGCGGTATGGGGAGCCAGGACGCTTGACGTCAATGATGAGTATAAATACATTCAGGCAAGAATGCTTTACATGTATCTCAGTAAGTCAATCTATAACGCGATGCATTGGGTTCCTTTTGAAAACAATGGCCCGCAGCTTTGGACCCGGATTAAGCTTCAGCTTGAAAGCTTTATGAAGAATTTGTTTAACAACAATTATTTTGCCGGCAAGACTGAGGATGAAGCATTTTTCATCGTTGTAGATGGTACCAATAATCCGCAGGAATCAATCGATCAAGGTGTTGTCAATATCGACGTCGGATTTGCGCCACACAAGCCGGCTGAGTTTGTAGTGTTTAACCTGTCACAGAAAACGGCATAACAGATGCATAGATTAAAACTGATATCAAAACTTAAAGAAGCTGCCGGCGATACATACCGTGTGACAATGGAAGTGGTAAAGTCTGTATTTAGGCCAACCGCTTACGCAAAATATGTGTCGGCTGAATCGTTTGTTACAGAAGCTGCTGATGGTTTCATAGTTACCCTAAAGCTAAACAAAGCCCATACGGTATCTGAACTTAAAAAAGGATTAAAGGGGTTTCTTGAGTCGGCAGAGTTTAGGGGATTAGACATAATGAATGTTGCATCTGATGACATTACGTTCAGTCAGACGTTCTTTATCAGAGTCGGCAAAACTGGGAAGGCATCAAGCTGGTAACTTATGGCAATCATTAAATCGCCGATAAAGGTTATCGTTCAGCGATTAAATATCGGCCAGGTATGGGATGGAACACTACCAACGACAACACCAGTATATCCGACAGATGCCGTTGGCGCTTCAACAGGCCCGGAAGCTACTATTGAGTATCCTGCCGATGATACAGGTGGGATGTTTGATCTTGTCGGTGACAGAAATCGCTACAAGAAATTGCTAGGCGTTCCGGATAGACACCAGGAATCGTTTCAGCGGATCCGGCAAATAGCGATGGTGCTTGGCGGTCAATCGGTATGGACATTAAGCCTGACTGATGGCGATGACACGATAGACATTTACAGTGGAACCAATGAAACGAATGTGTTTTATTCTGATCTGAATATCGTGGTAGAACCAGGTTGGTATTTATCGCTGACCAGTACAGACAATTCAAACGTAGAACATATGGTTAGGATCGTATACGCAAGTCGCGATACATCTAGCCTGTTGATATAGGAACAACCATGAGACGTATTACAGAATCAACACTTGACGAAGTAGCCATGTCGTCACGGCAGATAAATAAAATGACTGAAGAGCTGCATGCCGAATTGGCCAAGTTCCACAAACTGCTAAAAGAATGTGACGACAAACCGGAGCTATATCGAGCTTGGATGGCAGAAAAGCCAGCCGCTACATTCCTTGATTATTCATCGGCACTATCACGCTTTAGAGACTCATGGGCCAAGCAGTTCGGAATCAGGACAATGCGGATCGTCCGGTAACATGTGCAATTGATTGCATGAAAGTATTTAACGGTTAATGGAGAATCATTATGGCACGCGCACAAGCGACAGACCCACTATCAAATATGAAATTTCATGCTGAAGCTTTTATGGCTGACGGCACTGATGCGATGAAGTATACAGATCCATCTGGCGCTCAGGCTGGATTCAGCACAGTCGGTGTGCCGGAGATTTCCGTTAACCCGGTAGAATACAAGGAAGGTATTGATACCTATAAGCGGAAGTATCCTGGGGCACCAACATGGAGCGATACGCTGAGCATGAATCGTGGTGTTATGAAATCCGATACTGCGTTTTATGACTGGATTATCGGTAAGGTTGTAAAAGGTGAGGAATACCGAGCTGATGTAACCATATACCATTTTCAACGCGGCGATAAGCTTGATTTCAGTAAGGCCAGGCTGTATAAGTGTTTTGAAGCATTTCCTACAAGGGTTAAGCTTGCCGCTGATCTGGATGCGCAATCGGAAGATGTTGGACTTCAAGAGTTGGACATCACCTACGAATATGCCGAACTTGGAGCGGGTAGCTGATATGACTGATTTGCAACAATACGCGGTATCTGCTGCGACATACAGATTACAATACCTTTGGCACGATGAACAAAGCCTTACCCATCTAGTCGATGAAGCGTTTGCACTTGATGATGGTGTCAGTGTTCAGTTGGTAACATTGGGCGGAATGTCGGATGCGGCACATAATTTCATTCTGAAGCTTGGCAAGGATTGGAAGAAGGAACTGTTGGCCAAAAGCTCAGATGTAGTTGTATTGGAATCAAAGATACAGCGAAAAGGCGATATGTGGCGTGTTGCCATGACGGTAAAACTCAAGGAATCTTCAATAGGACATTACAGACGATGAAGCAACGAATAATGCGTTCAGTGTTGTGTGAGTCGGCACTTCCGTCAGAAACAATCCGTATTCCAAAGCTAGGCAATGTCGTTATTGAACTTATCAACAGGTATCATATCCGTGTATGGCTTGGGCCTCACAAGAATGAATATAAAGACATAGATTTTGCAATTCGTGGTAAGCAATTAGAAGGACATGCAGATTATACGCTTGATCAACGTGGCGGGTTCAATTACGATTATCAAGAAAGCTATTGGAGGGGGCGTGGTAACAACGTTCCGACACCATCGGCTGAAAAGTTTATGCGGAATGAAATGCTTCAGATCGTTAGAGATTGGTCTGGAAAACATCAAAACAGCATTGTAACGCCAGAGCAGTTGAAGGCACAAAAGCGATATGATGAGCTAGTGAGAGATCGTCAACATGTGGCCGATAATCTTGCCAATATTGATAAAGAGATCAACCGACTTAAAATCGTACTTGGTATAAAGGATTAACTGATATGAAGCAACGAATTATGAGAAGTGTGTTGTCAGAAGGACAAATCCATAGCGAAATTATCGATACACAGTATGGCAAGAAGTTATTTCAAATCAATGCGTCATCTTACGTAATGTACACAGGTGATGGGCGCAATGGTACAGAAAAGTTCGATGTGCGTGGCAAATCATTCATTGGGAACGTATACGTTAATTTAAAAGGCGCATATTGGATTGCCGATGCTAAAAATGTCATAACAGATGTTGGTTACAATCATTTGACGCCAGGTGCGCAACGTAAGATGGAAGAGTATTTTGCAAAGCTGACTAAAGAGTTAATGAATGCAAAATCTAATGAAACAAGACAGGCTGACATCTGGCAGGTTGAAGCATCTATTGACTCTGTTAAGTCTGAACGGAGTAGACTCGTCAAACAACTTGACGACGTCGACAAACGTCTTGCCGAGTTAAACAGACAACTGGCTACCCTAAAGCGATAATAAATGGCACGCCTAAGAATTTTCGATCTGCTCAAGAATGATTCATTTTGGGTTACAACGCTGACACCATTCCCTTCCTGGGGGCTGAATCCACTGCTTGGATTTTCTGCCTGTAGTCTGCCTGAAATCACAATCGCGTCAGAAGACATTACCGATGGAACGGCTCAATTTACAAAAAAAGTAACAGGAAAAGCCAGTGTAAGTAATCTGACTCTTTCAAGAGGTGTGAGGTTTTACGATAGTAATTTCTGGGATTGGATTATGGATGTCATTGAGGGTGTCAATAGTCCTCGCCGTGACATGGTATTGATTCATCTTGCAAGAGTTAAATTGCTAGATATCCCGGTTGCATTTCCTGGACCTGTTGATTTAAATTTTGTGCCGGCAAGAATGTGGAAATTGGAAGGATGTCTTCCTGTTAGATATAAACCTGGTAGTGATTTTGATGCCAGCCAGGGAGAGATATCGGTAATGGAATTAGAAGTAACCATAGATGGTATTGAAGAATTAACGGTAAAAGATTTACTAAAGGTATTCTAAACATGGTTCAAGCAGATATTGCACCGATTGGATTTGTTAAACCTATGCTTGTCGTTCAGCCGGCCATTAAGCGGTTCATGGGATTAAGCACCACATTTGTTCCAGCAACAGCATTCAATAACCTAAAACTTGACGATAAACTGTTCAACCATTATTGGCGCGTTAGTAGAATGCTAAAAAGCAAAAAGAAGTGATTGCAATCAATTGCACGAAATGATACAATGATTTTAAATTTAGGAGATCTATTTTATGACAAAAGAAGAGTTGAACGATAAGGCGCAACAGCAAGCCATCGATAATGGTGGGACGGCTGGTGGTGGAATGTTTGTTGATCTGGATGTTCGTCCAGGATTTGCATCAGTAAGGCTTCCGTCTGGATGGCTGGATGGTGAAGGTGTGCTTCACAAGACGGTTGTTGTCAAAGAAATGGGCGGCAAGTCGGAAGACACCATTGCAAGTGCGATGAATGGAAAATTGCTTTGGGCAGATGCGGTGAATTCAATCCTCACCAATGAGATTATTTCGATTGATGAAATCACCGATACAAGAACCATCAGTATCGCGGCTTCGTCTATGCCGGAAGGTGATCGTATCGCCATCATGGTTGCATTGAGAAGTCTATCGCTTGGAGATCAGTATAAGGTTAAGATTACCTGCGAAAAATGTAAAACGGTTGATGGCGATAACGTCTTTGTTCCACTCAATGAATTGGAATCAATTGAACCTGAAGATCCACACCGGCAAGAATTTATCGAGACGTTTAAGCCCGGTGGATTGTTTTCATCAGCCCGGTGGCGTGTGTTGAATGGGAAATCGGCCAAAGAGCTAGAGCAGTTGGCAAGGACTCATACCATTGATGATGTTCTTACCTATATGATTGTAGCTCGCGTCATTAGCTTTGATGATAAGCAGTTAGACCTTGCCACCAAGAAGGGTATTGCTGAAGCCATTACGATTGTCAAATCGCTAAGAATGCGAGATAGGGCACAATTAAGGACACAATTCAAGCGGCATGAAGGTGGGATCGAAATGTCGTTTGAACATGAATGTTGTAATCCGGCTTGTGGCAGAATTGCACGACTTCCAATTCCGATGGGTGTTGATTTTTTTCTCCAATTGGAGACATGAGTATCTTGATCCATGAACAATTGGAAGCTATGAAATTCTGGGGCATGGGTGTAACAGAATTCATGTCTATCCCCTACAGTCGTCGTAAAAATCTTCTCTATATGCAAGAACTGATTGCAAAAGAAGAGAATAAAAACAATCCGCTAAACGGCCTCATGTCAAAACGCCGATAACTTCAGGTATTCAATACAATTAAACAGGACAGATATTTTAGGAGAGTTCTATGCTTAGAGAGCTTGGCCTTGGGGTCGTGATGCGTGGGGCAGCAACAGATCTCAAAAAGGCCGTTGATGTTGCCAGGACAGGATTCGAGGGAATAAAAAACTCTATCGTCGGCATGAATAGTGTCGCCGGTTCAAGTAAATTCGGCAATTTCATCAATGCACTCAATTTTACCAAGCTAACCGATATCAAGAACCAGCTTGGTGAATATATCGGCATGGATAAGGATATCAGTCGCCTTACCAATACGTTTGAATCAAATAGGGTTCAAATAGATGAGATGGTATCGACGGCAGCCGTTGGTCTGGCATTAAGCAGTAAAGAATTGAACCGGTGGAAGTCAACCATTCAATCAGCAGCGCTTGCCACTAATTCCGACATCGGATCAGCGGTTGAATCATTCAAGGCACTGACGGAACAAGGCGTTGATATTAAGAAGTTCGGCCTCACGTTTACCGAATTTCTTAAAACATCGAAATTGCTTGGAATGTCGGGCGAACAGTTATCGAATACGTTCAGCAATATGACAACACTAGGTCTTGATAGTAAAACATCAATGCGGCTTATTGATGACATGGTGCTGATTGCTGAAAAAGGGCATCTTGGAGCGGCCGGATTGACATCGGTTGAAACAATACTAAATGAGCTTGGCCCGCTGCTGACCAATACGTTTCAACGAAAAGGCCCGGAAGCTGTCGCCGACATGGTTAGAAGCACGCAAGGACTTGCAGCGGTGATGCAGGATTCGCTTGGCATAAAAGGATCAGAATCGATCCAAGCGGCACTATCTCTGACCACCAAAATGCAAGAAGCTAGAAATGAATACCGTAAGCTGTTTGTCGGAATGGGCGAGTTTCCAGAACTGATAAAGACCATTGCCACCAATACCGGTAGCGTCGATGAAGCGATGGCTCTGCTTGATAGCGATTCTCTGGAATTCATTAAGCGTTTAAGAACCATGTCACAAACGGCTTCCGCAAAAGGCGGCAGCGCGCAAACGTTCATGGACAAGTTTGCATTCGATCTGGCGGAAATCAATCCAGAATTGACTAAACTGTTGACGCAAGGTCCAGAAGTAGAGCGAGCCTTTGCAAAGATTGGAGATGTCAGCAAGCCGATTGAAGGCGCGGCCGGTAGAACGGCAAAAGCGGTAAAGCAATACTATCGAAGTGGCCGGACTTTATCTGATTCTGTTCAGCTTTCGATGGATATGTTTGAGCAGAAAGTTAGGGATATTCGTGGCGCTAAGATTGATCAGTTATTCTATCGAAAAGTTATTCCAGCCATGGATAGGTTTGCATTAAATCTGACACAGACGGCATCTAAAGATGGCCCGATGGGCATGTTTGTCAGAAAGCTTTCTGAGTTTCAGAAGATCGGTGGTGCCGCATTCCTTCCGTTAGATTCACAGAATAAAGAAATTGCTGGAATGGCAGAACAGATGTTCATCTTCGGTAAGGTAACAGGTATGACGGTTGACGTCATGCAACCATACCTTGACAGTATGATGAAGATCGCCATCGTGTTGCCATTTCTCACCAGTGGATTAACCGGTGCCGTTGGTGGATTGCTTGGAGTCGGAGCGACAATCGGTAAACCATTCGGCGCTATATTGTCGGCGGTTGGCATATTGGGTAAATCGGCTCTGATACCTTTTAGCGGGTTGTTGACCAAGTTAGGATATGCGCTTGGATTGCTTCTTGGTGGACCATTATCGGCATTAGGCGTATCGTTAGCCGGTTTAGGTTCAGTCTTTGCAACAATTACCAGTATCGGTGGCGTGTTGTTGACCGGTGTATTTGCAGCAATCCCATTAGCCTTGGCCGCCATTGCAGGCGCGTTCCTGCTTGCCAGTGATGGCGGTGGGAGGTTCGTTAACAAGATTGTAACGGTATTGGATTGGGGATTAGGTTTTGTGGCGGGATGGATAGACAGTGCGGCTAATTATATTTCCAATTTCGCCGATAACTTGTTGGAAGGAAATGGAAGCATTTCAGCAGCATTCAGTAAGGCATTTGAACGACTTGGTAAAATATTTGGAACGTTCGCAATACTCAAACCAGCCGTTAAAAAACTGGGCGGTGCATTACTGAAATTGTTCAAACTATCATTCACATCTGCTTTTGAATCGCTCAAGTCTACACTTAGCTTTGATGGCATTGGAATAGGCTCATTGTTTTCAACAGATGATACAAAGGGGTCTGGCTTGAAAAAAGTTGGCTCAAATTTGAGTCAATCGCTGTCCGGCATGTTGACTGATGTCAGTTCATATCTGAGCGATAAGTTCGTGATGTTTAGTGATTTTGACTACAATAAAACGATACTTGAGCCGGTATCGAGATTTTTTGATTATGTGTTTGAAGCGATTAGTGGCTTCGATATCGCCGGCAAGTTGTCGGGACTTGGTGATAAATATTTAGCATTTGTTACTGGTTTCTTTAGTAAAAAAGATGGAACAAAAAGTATTGGATCAGCGCTTGGCGAATGGGTAATGGGCGCTGTTTCAAGTTTTACCGTGTTCCTAATGAATATCGATTGGCTAGGAGTCATTTCTACATATATCGGTAAGCCGATAGCGATTGCTTTAAAATTGTTGTTGGATACTGGGTTTGGATTGATATCGTTTATTCCAAAGTTCTTGCAGTCTGTATTCACCATATTCTCTGGAATTGCCAAAACGGTTACTGATTTCATTGTTCAAATCGTCGGCGGCATTTTTGGTGAAGATGTCAAAAATAAAATGCAAGCGTTTGTTGATACCGCGTATGGACTGTTTGATACGTTCGTTGGAGGATTTCTACAAGGCATTTCCGATATAGTCGAAACAGTAAGTATGATCTTTGGTTATGGTAGTGAAAACAGCTTGAGCCGGATGATAAAACGCGACTTCGATCTAATCATGGGTTACGTGAATCCAGTAATCGACACAATGAAATCTGCGTTTAATGATTTCTGGGGATTGATTCAGTGGATGTTTGGTAACTCGGTCAACACCGTGATTGGTGAGGATTTCGGTAAAATCATGGGCTGGGTTCAACCGGTTTTGGATTCATTAAAGAATGCATTCTATAGTGTTTTTGAATCGATCAAATCTATCGTTTCAACGGCTTCTGATGTTATTTCGACGGTCATTACAACGGTCATCGGATTGGGGGATTTAATCCTTACCGGTATTACCAATTCGATTAAAGCCGCGATAGATAAATTGACCGGTGGATTCACATTCATCAAAAACATTGTCACCGATATGGCGGCACGATTTGGCATTAAGTTTGAATCAGATGAATCAAATAAGCAGGTAAAGGCCGCGACGTCTCAATCAGAGCAACGAGAGCGTGTTGCAGCAAAGCAAGAGATTCTTGCTGCCGGTAAAGATAAAGACAATATCGAATTATTGATAGGAGTCGCAAGACTTGGATTCAATCAGCTGCATACCGATATGTTGCAGATTGGTAAAGTGCTGATTGAACAGCCGAAGACTCAACAAATCAAAGGTAGAGTAAAAACCGATAACGGTGTGATTGAATTGATTGGAGTTAAGTGATGAAACCAAAACCGCACAGGAATTCTTTTCTCCAAACATCAAATTTCATTGAACATGAAGGCTATGGTTATTGGGAATCTGGACGACTCAAAACATTTATTGAAGATCCAACAGACACCAGGTATACTGTAACTGATGGCGATAAGATCGATAACCTGGCGTATACGTTTTATGGTGACCCGCGATTGATGTGGATCATCTGTTGGGCCAACGGGTTCGGATTACCGGAAATCGAAATGTATGAAGGACGCACCATATTGATTCCTTCAAAAAAACGGATATTGACGGAGGTTATCAAGGGATGATTCCAGTCAAACAAACAAAACTTCATAATCCACCAACAACCAATGGTAACTGTATGGCGGCATGTCTGGCTTCATTGTTGGAAATCAACATCGATGATGTGTCGTGTTTTGAAGATATGGACGAAACAGAATGGTGGACTGCCATGATTAGATGGTTGGACGGAACCGGTTATGGATTCATGGCCGATCGTTTGAGTGGTCAATACAACAAAGAATTCAGTTATGCAATAGGGTGCGGTAAAAGCCCAAGAGGCGATTTCGGTCATTGCGTCATTTGGAACGTTGATGGGTTTGTATTTGATCCACATCCGTCTGGTGCCGGAATAGATGGCGAACCAACAACGTTTTGGTACATAGGGAAGTTGGAAGAACAGTATGAATGGTTTAATGCCAGATATCGCTGATGATCTTATCGTTGCGCTGGATTTATGGATACGTGGGAATGCTGATGATTATTGCCTTTGCAAACTGGTATTTGACCGTTATCCGGATCTCCCATACAAGCGTAACATGATGTTATATAGGAATGAACATGTCGTTGATCCAACACAATACTCAAGATATACGTCATGGACAACCGATAGGGCTATCGCGGCTGTTTACGGTGGGCCTTGTCGTAAGTTGGTTTGTCGAGAATTTACCAGAGATGAAATCTTTATCAAGGTGGATTCCGTGTTCCCATTTTATGAATTCAGCTACCATGTAACGAATGGGTATCATCTTCAGCATGAAGTAATCGTTAAGCCGATAGGATAACATGTATCTCTCAGCCGTCATATATGCAAGGATAAAACAAGTCGCCACCGGGGAAGTCATAGACTTGTGGCAACCCGATTACCCATATCTGCAATCAGCAAAGATTACTTTGAATCGAGGCGGAATCGCGACCGTGGAAGTATCGTTGACGATACCATATGATGATTTCATCGATCTTGTCGACAACCGACAACCGCACATTTTTGATATCGGCAACATCCTGTCGGTTCGATTCGGTTACGAGGATGAAGGATTGTATACACCATGGTATCATGGGCTTGTATTTGAGCCATCGGTGCCGATTAGCCCAGATACCGTATCGGTAACATTAACCGGCCAGCCGATGAACAGTATGCTGAGGACTTCAGGAGTCAAGAGTTGGTCCAATGTGTCTGCTCACGATATTGCGCAATCAATTGCACGTAAGTTTGGATATGACTTGGAATACATGGACGGTGATACTGACGCGATACAAAAATTAGCAGTCAAAATACCTGCACTTGATCAGGGTGGTGTTACCGATTGGGAAACGATGAAAGGAGTCATCGAACAGCGCGGATGCACTTTTTGGTTTGGCACCAATAGGGACGGGAAGTCTGTCGTATTCGTTTCATCTTTAAAAAAAATGAATGCCTCGGTTCCGGTTCGCCGGTTCGTGATGCGTGGTGTTTTCGATCCCACCATTAGCCAATATCCACTTCTTTCATTTGACGCCGATGCCAAGCAGGCATGGTTGCCGGCCATCAGTCAAGGCATTGTCTCTAAAGAGATCGATCGCGATTCAAAGCAGATAGAAACCATTTCGGTGAATAATGGTACTTCAGACGTTCCTTCGCCGATGGCAAGAGTGATGCACGGCGGTAATGATTCAAAAGGTAAAAAGGATTCCCTTAGTGGTTTGGTCCATTCAAAAGGAATCCGTGAAGACGATTACGAAGTTCCGATGTCCGCATATGTGCCGACAGGCGATAATAAATCGTTGGAGAGAGATGCGCTTCAGTCCAGATACGATGAATCTCGTGCATTGGCCGGCATACAGGCAACAGCAAGCATATTGGGCAATATTCATGTAAAACCGATGGACCTTGTACAGATTGCCGGAGTATCAAGACGATTTGAAGGTGTATATAGGGTTGAACAGGTTGAACACGAAATATCGGATGGGAAGTGGTCAACAGGTCTGGAATTAAGATGTGAAGGCTATAGTGAGGGATTGGATTTTGCACAAAGAGCCGATAATGCGACAGGATACACGTCATCAAAAGATAGACCGGAATAACTATGAGTTTTGTTGATTTTATTAAGAATATAAAGCGGTTTGGGCTGGAATACTATGGGTTATGGTATGGCGTTTATCGCGGCGTAGTATCAGAGCTAGATGTAGAGAATAGATGTAGGTTAAAGGTCATCGTTCCTGGAACCGGTAATGACGGAACACCGCTTTCAGCATGGGCATATCCGGTATTTCCATTCGCCGGTAACGGCTATGGTTGGTATCAGGTTCCCAAGGTAAAAGATACCGTTTGGATTATGTTTGAAGGCGGCAGGTTACAGAATCCAATCTGGATCGGTGGCTGGTATGGGAAGGATGAGCTTCCGACAGCCTTTAGAGACAAACAGGATAACGCTGTCGGGATTGTGACACCACATGGTCATAACATCGTGATAGATGAAACATCCGACACCATAACGGTAACCCATCATGCCGACGACGGAGATGCAACGGTTGTCATTAATGGAGGCATCATTACGCTGTCATCAAAACATCAAGATGAAATCACTATAGGACTTGACACCATATCGGTTGTTGATTCAAATCAAAACAGTATAGTGATGGATTCAACTGGATGCGAAATAAAAACATCATCCGGCGACAAAGTAGATATGAATAACGGATCAATGAAGATTGAAACAAAAACAGCGCTGGAGATATCCTCAACCGGTAAGGTTGACATCAATTCTGGTATTATAAACATCAATGGGTCCGGGCAACAGGCCGTGTTGGGTAATAATCTATATACATGGCTTTCAACACTTTATGGCTGGGCCGTTGGCCATGTTCATTTAACCACTACGCCGACGAATCCAACATCACCGTCAACCGTTCCATTAAAACCGCCAACACCGGATATGTTATCGGTAAAAGTAAAGTTAGGTTAAGATATGCTTAAAGGAATTGCATGGCCCATTACGCTTGGAGACGTCAATACTATTGAAACAGTTTATGATGAAGACGTCGTTGCAGCTTCAATCAGAACCATATTGGAAACACAGCGTGGAGAGCGCCGTATGCGTCCACAGTTAGGTGCTGACATTTATCAATATGTGTTTGAAAATGCCGACGTCGCAACAGCGGTGTTGATAAAAAGAAGTATCATTAATGCAATAAGGGTCGGAGAACCAAGGGTTACATTGGTTTCAGTTAAGGCAGAAATAACCGATACTCAAATAAATGTCTACATCGAATATGAATTCAACAATAAGATTGAAGACATTACAATTCCTCTTCCAAGGTAGTTTAGTCTATGTCGCAGTTAAATAAAATATTGTATGTCGGAAAAGATTACGATACGTTTTACGATGATATCATAAATCGTCTAAGCACAACTTTTGGTTCCGTGATCAATAATGCATCACATACTGATCCATTAAGAATCATCACAGACCTCGTCAGTTATGCACTACATTCAATGTCATGGTATCTTGACCGTCAAACGAATGAGTCATATCTTGACAGCTGCACAAAGAGATCTATTGCTGCTCGTATTGTGCGCGCGCTTGGGTATAAGCCATCGCGAGCCACATCGGCATCAACCACGTTATCGGTTTCTCTTCAGAACACGTATGGATTTGATGTCAGGATACCGGTTGGGTTTAAGTTTGTTTCCATCAGTGGGCTTGTATTTGAAACCACACAGTCCACCACCTGGTCGGCCGGTGTAACGTCTGCTCAAGATGTAGATGTATCGGAAGGTGAAACAAAGTCAGTAACGTTTGTATCAGATGGCACAGCCAATCAGCGTTTCAAACTGCCAGTATCGTCTGATAAATACATAACGTCTGGTTCGATAACGGTGGTCGTTGATTCATCAACATGGACTGAATCAGATATTCTGTCGGCTGAGCAAACGGATCAGTATGAAATCGAATACGAGGAAGAACCCACGGTATTGCGCTTTGGGGACGGCATAGCTGGCAATATTCCAACGGTAGATGGTGAAATAAGAGTCACGTATCGGGCAGGTAGCGGACTTCTAGGTAACATTACATCAAGTCAAATCACGTCAACCAGTATCCCTTTGATCGTAAAAGGAACGACGATCAGTTTATCGATATCTCAACCAGATGCGGCATCTGGTGGCGATGATCCAGAATCTCTGGAGTCGATAAAGGCTAATGCGCCAAAGTATTATTCGGCCAGAGATGTTGCAGTAACTGAATCGGATTATGAAGGTCTTGCCATCAATTTCGTAGACGGTCAATATGGTCAACCGGCTATGGCGTCAGCGGTCAATACGAGAAGCTATGAAGAGGATATTGAGCTGCGCGCCGACCTGACCAGAATCAATAATTATATTTCAGACACGGTCAGTGAAGTAAACGGTTATGTAGCAGCCGTTCAAGCTGACATTGCATCGGCTACCAGCCAGATTACATCAGTCGAGGATGCACATGATGATATATCTGATGCCAATGACACGATAGCTTCTACACAAATCAATGTAGTGTCATTATTGACGGCTATAAACGGGTATGCGTCATCGATCAACATTAAGGCCAATACGGTATCTGCTAAAGCGGATAGCATCATATCAGATACTGCCGAAATATTGACAGATGAAACGCTAACTGGTGGAACTACAAATCTGGTTAATGATGTAACGTCAATCGCAACTGAAATAAAAAGCCTCGTGGTGTTGATTAATGCACTTGTCGGCAGCATTCAAAATAGTTCGGATTCTGTTTCATCGGAAATTGAAGTTCTTAGTGATGTTAATGAAGATGTTACGACGGGACTAGAAACGATAGATGTAGCCACCACATCGTTGACGACACTTATTGCAACAATCAATACATCTATGACAGGAATTGAATCATCGATAGATGGTTATAGCGATGATATCTCGGAACTTACAGATTCAATCGCTGAACACATCAATACTCATTGGGCATCAAATACGGAATCAAACATTGTGTCGGTACCGATTCTTGCAAAAGATGGTGATGGTTTTTATGTCGCGCCGAGCAATGGCTTGATACGAGCGCTTCAAACGTATCTAGATGCCAGGAAAGATGTTACACATACAATTAATGTTGTATCGGGTGCAGATGACCTTGTTGAACTTGACGTTACCGTTAAGGTTAAAGTCAGTCGAAACTATGTATCGACAACAATACTGTCACAGGTTGACGTGTATGTGCAAGAGTTATTGAAAGACAATACGCCTGGAGATGGTTTGATGCTGCAAACCGTATATGATATCAAGAATGAAATCGATGGCATTGACTATCTTAACGTCACACTTGGGCCGTCCGGTTATGTGGATGGTGATGGCAATATAGTTGTTGCCAGTTATGAAACGATAACAAAGGGAACCATAACGGTTACAGAGGTTGTCTGATGCCTGAAACGTCGCGTATTGGAATACCATATCCATCACAAGATATTGACCCGTGGTGGGATGCATTTGAAACACTTATGTCCTTTCTTGATGGATGTATATATCCGACCAGAGAAGATAGAAACCTATTTATTTCAGGTGGTGGCACCATTGATTGGGATAGCGGCACCGACACGTTGACATGGTCTAGTCCGATTAAGATTATTTCTCCAATCGTTGGCGGTTCAGGCAGTCTGGCGGCCGGCTCAGTAACAATTGAAGATGGACAAGTGCTTTATGTAACGGTTACCCGGTATGCGACGACATCATACAGTCTAACGGCTACTGTTGCCGATAATGTGCCATCCGATCACAATGCGCTTGCAATTGCTCGCCGAGATGGCGGTCAGCTGGTTTGGCGAAACGGATTAGGCCCATCGGGTTCCGATTTAGCGCTTAGTGATGATATCGTTGATGCGCTTAATGGTGCCAGTAGTCCAAGCAGTCTTAATCCATTCGTCACACAGACTCAGATTAAAACGTTGAGTGAAAAGCAAAAGGAAGATTTATCGGATCAAGTAGATGGTGTTGCAAATCTATTTACCATTTCTGAACCGTATTCTGGTGATACTTTGGAAGTCTATCTTGATGGCCGGATGGTTGGATTTAATGGTAACGGGTTTGTTGAAACAGATTCAACGTTGGGTACATTTACAACAACAGATGTCCCTTTGGCTGGAAGCACACTTATTGTTAAATATCATGCAGAATGATGATTGAAGGAGGTCTATGCCGGTACCATACGATACGACGGTTAGAAAAGATGTAGTTAGAAAGAAAAGGAAGCTTGGCAAGACATATGGCAATGTGCCGGAAAGACAAGCCAGGCAATTTATGCATGTTGTAAACAGTGTATTGAATCGAACCGGCGATAAGTCGAGAGCCTACGCTTCAGCACATGCTGTGTTGCAACGACAAGGGTTGGTAAATATGAATAAACAAGAATGTATCGACACTTCCTATTTGGTGCAATTGATTGCAGAATCAATCGTTGAATCCACTTCTATAGGTTCATATCGAGGAACTATTGAGATTGTCAAATCGACTGATGGCAACTCAGGCCAAATGGTTAGGTATGTTACAATAAATGGTAAGAAGTTTCCAGTCTATAATGTCACAAGCAGTAATGCCATACTAATGTTTCTAGACGGTCAAGTGATTGGCCAATCTGGTCCCAAAGGTTCACTAAAAAGCTTAGTTGATGAATTCGTGAAACGTTACGGTAAAAATGGTGCAAAAAACATTGAGCGATTTGTTATTACATTCAGTGATGGTGATTCATGGCAAGCAATGCGCGTAGTGCGAGGCTAGCATATGGCCGGATTTGGACGTGGTAAATTTGGTCAAGGACCATTTGGAAGGGCCGATTGGTCAAAACTTGTGCTGCATGAAAATGTTCCACCGGTAAGCCGTAAAACCGATGAGGATGCTGGCGGATATTTTGCCGCAATCCTTGATGCCATTAAGCCATCATTAGATTTTTTGCTTCAACGTGTAAGAGATTTTACCAGTCTACGACATCCAGGCTTCGTGACATCAAAGTATTCGGTAACGGAATCGATTGAGATAACATCCACGGAAAAGATACTCGATGCCGATTCTGATGGATGGGGGCAGCACATACAACTGTTTTGCGCGACCAGTCCTGTTGATATTGGCGCTGATTGGAAGACAGAAATAAATGACACAACGTATACGGTAATTCGCGTCAACCGGTATGAAAATCGAATTGATGTAACGGGCATCGTGGAGCCATCTGTCGGGACGGCTTCATTCTATCGTCCAGAACAACTGTCAACCCTGTATGCCGATTATGGACTTACACCAGACCGATACTTCAATGATACCTTCATGCGCGGTGAATTGGAACATGCGGTTTCGTGGTTAAACGTTAAAGGGGCCAATACCGGATATGCGTACCGTGGTAGGATGTCAGGTTATGATGTTGCCGTTTATCCGTGCTGGAAGATTGATCCAATATGGTTAAGTGAATTGTCTGATGATGAATACTTTCAATATCCGGATGGCTCTGGAACGTATTATACGGTTATTGCCCCTAGATTTGTTTTGTTTGACGAATACACGACAGATTTTATTCCGGCCGACACATTGTCACGAGATATTGATGCAAGTCTTCTCGACATAACGACATATTTGTTGACCGATGTCGTTGTTCCGGACGGTGAATTGACGGTTGATTCTGAATACCAGATTGAAGCACATGTGGCCGTTGTCGAAATAGCCGATGTGTCCAATTGGACCATTATAGATTCATCGGGAAGCGAATTTGCGCTTGAGTCCCAATTGACGGATCGTATTTTTACCGTCCGTGGCTCAATTGAACCACAGATGGGCGCATGCACGTTTCGATACAATCCACCGGTTGTGGAATCAAGTATGTGGTGCAAATCTAATCTGGTTAAGTTGATAATTGAACAGAATGATACGTTTGAAACAGTTGAAGAAGATCCAGGAGATGCCGGTACACGCTTGATTGGTAAATTAAATGATGTCAAGCCGGCGCATGTCATGTTCGTAGATGTAACAGAGGTATAGAATGGCAACCGATTTAGCTACCATCAATAGCGAAAAGCTTTCAGTGGGATGGAAGTCTCCACAATTTTCTATTGCGTCCAATAGAAAAACGGGCGCTGTAAATGCCCGTGGTGTCGTGCGAGGTTTTACACCTACGGTCGAAGGCGGAAACATAGTTACTCTTTCCGTGGATCCACTCTCACAAGATAGCGCAATGGTGTTACGTCAAGCTAGTGCGGACGATCCATATGGATTGACATATAGGGAATCATCCGATGTCTCGCTGGTATTTCCAGAAGGATTAACCGGTACCGTATACGTTGGCGTGGAGCACATTTTCGCCAGCGATACGTCGACATCTGCAAAATGGAAGGTGTATACACAAGCCGAATACGATGACGGGACAACCAATAGTGCAATCCTTGCCTTTTGTTACAATGTTACTGATGGATATATCGGCTATTGGTGTAGAGACGATCAGTGGAAATGGAAATCGCACGATGAAACCGGATGGCTTCCACTGATCGAGCACGATTTTAACGATAACGATGGATGGGAATTATCCAGCACTGCTGTTGGCAGCACGCCAACAACATCTGAAACAGCATGGCTTGGATTTTCAACAGGAGCCGGTGTCGCGCAATCAAATGCACTTCAGGTTGATTACAATGATTGCTATACCGGATACGTAAAACAACGAGGCGGATTCTATGTAAACGCCGGCGAGCAGCTGTCGGCCTCTTTTTGGATTAAGCGTAGCGCATTACTTACTGAATGCCGGCTCACCGATACGGCCGGCGTCTATAATAGTTTCAGATTTCTGGTAAGGTTTTATTCGGAAACTGCAACGTTAAGCAGTATTGGATATTTTCACTACCGCGCTAATGATGAATACGATATTGCCGATTTGGCAGATAGTGAATGGATATTGATGACTGGCGACATCGTTGTGCATAGCGGAGCGTCTAGAAATACACAGGCACCAGCAACGGCTAGAAGTGCAAGAATAGAACTATTATTTGATCGACAAGACGATACTGTTGATAGCACGTATGGAACCATTACGATTGATGGAATCCAAATATATGCCAAACCATATGGTGGAAATGAACCAGGCTGGCGTGACGGTGTATCTCGCTATAGGGCCGCCACTAAAAGGACAAATCGAATACATATTGAATCACGAGATTCAGGTTATAGCGATTTTGTATTGCATCAACACACTGACGGCAAGCTATATCTTTCAAGGCCAAACGGTGGCGCGACAGCACTTGTCAATATGTTTCAAATTGGCACCGAGTCTATTGAAATAGATTTGACTCATTATGGCTCATTTGCATCCTATGGTGATGTCACGTTAGAAGGAGATATGCAGCTTACCGGTGCCATGACTGTTACCGATGGCGTCGATACTGCAACGATTGATGCCGGTGTAGTATCGTTAGAGGGTGTTGAGTATAATTCTGCACAGACATTTTATAAATCAATGCACTGTGATGGATGGCTTGGCATTGCTGCTTCCAATAGTAGTTCGTTGTTGGCATCGGCAACAGATTCCGGTTCCCCATACGTCACACTACCGCTAGCCGGAACGGCAACGTTCTATATTCCCATAACGGTCCCACCGTGTTCGATAGAAACTGTCCGTTTCTTTTGGAAGATGGGTCTTTTGGAAGATTATCCCGTTACGGCACGTCTTATAAAAAGAAATGTCGGAACCTATGTGGATAGTTTTGTCTCAGCTGAATTTTCAACACATATTGGAGAAGAGCTGGGAGAAGGTAGCAGTTTTGATGTTAACCATGAAATAACAAGCGAATCAGGATATGAATACTATTGGAAGATAGTTGTTGCCGACGATGGTTCTCAAGACGCCGGCATCTCTGCGCTTATTATGACATATGATGTTGTTGAAATTGCAGGAACCATGATGTAGCCTGTAGACAAACAGTTATCATTACAATAGTATTGAAATATGAAAACTAAACCTAAAATTGGATACTTGATGCCTGCTGGTGGCTTAATCAATAAAACAGGTGTGACCGGTATGTTGCCCCAGGCATTCCAATATCATCCTGCCGAGATTTCAGATTCAAGGCAGATTGGTTGGAATTTTGAACAGATTCCTGGTGGATCACATCCACTCGTGTATTGGTCTAGTGGCGGTGAACGCACCATATCGTTTACAGCACAGTTTTCGAGAGATATTAATGGGAACATTACACCATCAGATATTGCGACAGGGAATGTTCCGGAGGCTGTTTTTGATAGAAAGCGTAATCCAGATCTTAGAGCGGTAGCCAAATGGTTAGACTGGTATAGTTATCCACTCTATGTTAAAAACGGCAGATCGATGTCTCCACCAACATTGCTATTGGTATTGCCCGGGTTACAGTTAGGCTTTTATGGCGATGATGACATCCTGTGTGTATTGACCAGTTGTGAAAAACAGTATAAAGATTTTTGGCCCGATGGTTCCCCACGAAGAATGGATGCTTCGCTTTCTTTCGTAGAGATAGTGCAAGAAGACGGTAAGGTGTTTTGGCATAGCCGTGACAGTTTAGAAGTAAAACAAAATAGTTCAAGTTGGGGCGCATTAGACTATCTGATGCCACCTAAATAAATGAGGAAGTTATGCAGTTAGAACTTAATGAAAGACAACTTAGGAGCCAACTGGGCAATATGTTGTTCAAACTCGAAAGCAGTGGCATTCAGGCTCAGATTTATAATGATGAGCAATGTCATCTGGAATTGTCTGGATTCAAGTCTAGGCGCGAGTGTGAACAGGTATATGGAGCTGTTTCAAAGCAGCTTGGACTAAAGGGCATCAATATCGTTGAAGCCGATGTTGATGGAGACACGTTGTCGTTGATTCTCGAAGGTCAATCAGTTATGACGGTAAAACAGAATTCCTGGGACGTCAGAGACCTTGCCAGCATGAAGGACCCGAATGTCGTTAAAGTGGAATGTTTGATCGAGCAAGCAGTTAACGGGACGGAACCCGACCGGCTAAACCATGAGCTGAGCAAGATTGCGCAATTGAATGCACGATTTGGATGGGTTAGCGGGAACGACTTCAAACAAATTGCCAAAAGCATGATTGGATAATGTGTGCCGGTTAAAATGCAAAACCAGCGACAGGAAGAACCGGAAGTAAGAATGATATTACTTCCAAAACCAACATGGGAATCCATCATGGAATCAGCCCAAAAGCTGAAGATGGACCCAATGCGGTTAATGGCTGTCGCGATTGATGAATATATTGCAAGACATTGAGGAGTAACGGTTTATGGCCGATGTATTAGATCAGAATGCTGGTGTGAAAAGGATTAAATCCGATATAGATAAAAGACTTATCGGTGGGTTCGATCTTCACCAAGGAACGCTTAAGGTATACTTCAAAAGTGCAAAAAACAAAAAGGCTCTTGGCGGATTTGTTGCGAATGAAATTGAATATGTTGTTAAGTTCGACTCGGATGCTGATGCGCTTGATCTTATGAGCCATCCAGCCTTCAAAAGTCTTTGGTTTAATTTTTCTGGACAAGACCTTGTAATAGGTTCAGACACATATAACACTTATCTTAAGCCGTACATGAAAAAGAAAGAGTCTGTAAATTACGGCAAGGTGTCAGGATTCGTTCAGCGACTTGCCGAATCGGCCAATGGTGGTGACGAAACATCAAAGCAATGGATGGCCGAAATAGCCGCCATGATCAGAGAATCCGCGCCGCGTTTCAAAAAGCCAAAGACTGAAGCAACGACTGGACCGATTATTGAATCCAGCCAACCGAAGCTTACAAAGTCTCAAGAATCAACATACGGTGATACGTTGGACGAAATCGGTAATACAGTGGAAGATGCGGTTGATGACTTGTTGACCGCTTACGGTATTAAGCAAAATAGTCTTATTTTAGGACTAACCAGGTCACAAGAAGAATTTGTGAATAATGTTAGAACGGTGTTCTGGGATTTCCTTGCCGAAACATATTCACCATTTGAAATTGTCGCAATGGTAGATCCAGAAGTAACCCGTGATGGCTGGGATGCCCTGCTTTAGGAGATGACCGATGAGTAAAAAGAATGATGTTTCTATCGATGAGCTTAAGGCACTGATGGCAGAAATGCGCGCGTTGTTGGATGGAGACAATAAGGCGGAAGACGTGCCGGCTGATGAAAAACTGGACCAGCCAACCAACCGTCCAGATGAAGTTACGACTGATGTTGTTGATGAAAAGGTTGAAAGTAAACAGATTACCGAATCAGCGTTGGCCGATATTGCAAAGATGTCCGACATCGACAAAGAGGCGCTCGATCTGTTTGTTCAAGATTTTGCCGAAACGGTAATTGAATCATTTGAATCACTGGTTGGCGATATCGCGTTGACAGATATGCAGCAATCTCGGTTGATTGAGTTGGTGGAAAAGGTAACGTTTAAGTGTTTTGACGTTAAGGTTGTCGCGCCACTTGTGCGGGCTTTTATTGAATCACAATCAGACGCCGAAGATGAAGAAGATATTTTCGACGATGAAGAGGTATAGTGATGGGTATCATAGTTGAAGCAAACAAAGTAGAGAATCTAAAAGACCGATACCTGCGACATCGGACACGAGACGTTGGAGTAATGAATCCCGGTGAAACGTTCGATAAATTCCTATACAGGAACCTGATCGAAACTGCTGACGTTGTTGCGGCAGAGTGCGACAATATAGTGATTTATGAAGCACAGCAGTTAACAGGAACCGGCCGACACTTGATTCCAGAGCAAGTCGTTTCATTGCTTACCGGTTATGTGCAATTGATTGCAGAGCGTGAAAACGTAAACACCGATGTCGATTGCTGGGAATCCGAACAAATCAATGGAATAATCACGGCGGTTCAAGTTAGCGGATTTGACAATATTGAAAAGGCAAAGACAGAAGCTGCCAGGTTGACCAGGATGTTTGAACAGCGAGACGTTGAAGTATATCGCGCCGACGTCAGACAGGGCCGGGCCGGATATGACGCAACGGTTCAAATCGTTTCCTACCTGATGGGTAACACATGATGAATCAAGATCCGACAAAAAACGCATTAGCGCATCTACATCTTTCAAGTTCTTTACTCGAAACATCTAAAGATGTTGTGATTGAATGCAAGACGATGACGCAGCGATCTCGTCATCTGTTTGAAAAAGAAACAGTCCGATATAGGGACATCAACACCAATATGGGTATCCTGGTTCCCAAGGTGTATGAGGCATATCACAATATGCATGAGTCCTATGGCGCGTTTTATGGATTCGCTCAAGACCTGGCATTCGATGATCCTGGGAAGTGGCAGACATTGAAATTCAATGTCCCGCCAGATTATGAATTGGCGCGTTTTACCCATTTCATACCGCCCGATAGAGCGGCAAGAAAGATGGACAGTCAACACATCAGAGACTTGTTGTCCCGTGGATTCCAGCAGCTAGACGAAACGATTCTTTCTACGATCCTTAACCTGACTCAGATCAATATGAAGGCATTGAATGTATTGACTGGATTGATGGAACGGTACCTGAAGGAAACAGACTCAGGGCACAGGTTGGATATAAAACGAGAAATGCGGGTAACGATGTCAAGCGGAAATGGCATTGCTGAAAATTTCTATACCGTTAATGATAAGTTTAAACAGGTTAATGATTCGGTACGCCATTTGGCCGGATGCATTATAGTGCTTGACGAAAAAGGCATCGTCACATTCTGACAGAGGTAAAACATGTATACGTTACACACCGGCAACCAGGCACCTACGTTTGATATCAATAAAGGTTTCGGGAAGCTGTTTGTTATGGATGAACAGAATAGCAATACCGGTAAGACGGTTTCCATCGGCGATTGCACAAAGATCAAGCGAAACCTGAATGAATTCCTCGATACGCAACACGATGATTCAGTTATATCAAGCCGCCCACCGACAAGGTGGAAACCGGTGCGTCCGGGAATTGTGGTGTTCATTCGAGGCAATAGACGACAGCTTGCCCAGAATTTGGGTTGGGATAGCCGACAGTGTTGCTATCAACTGTCGGTTGGTGCGCAACGACGACAACCTACACCAGCAGCCTGTTGGCATGAGGTTGAAGCAGTGGCCGGTGTATCGGAATCACTATACCTGTTGCCATCAGCCGACCTGAATGAAACGTATACGCACGATTATGTGATCGCCGACCAGATGGTGCTACATGTGAATTCCAAGCTATCACGTTATGCGGTTGCAGAAACCTTACGTGAAGGCAATGGCCTAGTTGTTAGACTTGATTTCAAACTGATGGAAGCCGATAAGCCGCTATTTGCCACGTCACGGCAACTATCGGAAGGACTGATTGCCATCAATGGCTCAATCGGTAAGCGGTTCGGTGGAACGGTCGAACAACGTGTCACAACGATCCATTGCCTGGCCTATAATCAAGCTACCGATGATTATGACGTTCCAACAAGGTTTGACTTCTAATGATTCAACGACACCATCTGCTGGATACATTGAACCGGTCATTGGTTGAGGAATTCAAAAAGAAACAGCCTCAGCCGCAATCGAAGCCGGTGCCGAAAGAGCCAACCGAACCGCCTAAACCGAAGCAGCCGGAAGTAAGTCCAATCGAAAAAGCTATCGGTGAAGTATTGACGGCTAACCCAAAACTGGTATCAGATTTCACCATGGAATCAGGCAAGGTCGCTATAGCCATCCGGCAATTCGGCGATCCGGCCTCAGTGCAGTTCGCCATACAGCGGTTGATGTTGCAGCTGGAGCGTTTGGGCGGAAACCTGGAGTCAACAAATCAGCTATACGGTGCCAACATTACCGTTAGGATTAAAAATCCAGATGGCGGGATAGGAGAAACCGATTAGACCGGTGGGCGGTTTTCGGGCAGCACCGGAACATCGTTGGAGATGTCCTTCACTTCATAAATCCGTACCGATTCGTCGCCCAGATATGACCTACAATTATCGAAATATATGAATGCCTTGTCCCGCTCATCACTGTTGTATGTTAACACCAGCTGGCGCATATAGGGCCGACCTTCAGCACGGCTGACGTCGATATCACGAGTTACGATGTATGCGATATTGCTCATTGCTAAATCCCCTTAATTAACCGGGCAGTTCAACGTAGAAACCGACAGCAGTAGTCGTACCACGAACCAAAAGCCCAAGTCTGATCATTGCTTCAATGGTCCGACGCTGAACGCAAAACGCGGCATCTCGTTCTGCGAAATGACGCCCGGCGACAATCAGACACTGAATCGGATAACTGCTATACGTGATATCCTTGCCTTCATGACCAGCAATCCATGACAGTACATCGGCGTGTAGCTGTTTCATAACGGTTCCTTCACGGTTAAAACCAAATCATGCCGATAATATAACACGTCAAAGCTGGTTTGTCAAGATGTTTTTAATCATTTGATTAAAAATTGCGATTGACAAAAACAGTCATCGGTGATATGATGCACTGATAATTGCCATACAGTATCGGCCGGAATAGCCAAACGTCTAAATGTAACATCGTTGCTACGTTGTTGTGACAAATGTCAAGCTGACGTTTAAACGTCACTTTGGCGATAATTGCAATAACGGTTAACGGGCTGGAGGAATCGATGTGTGATGAAATCCGTTATGAGCCGACATCGGCACAAGTAAAGGCATTCCGTCAATTGGTTGCCGCGTTGAAGGCTTGCAGCCAAGCTGGACTTTATGTTTGGGACGATTACGGAACCATAAGTGCCGTCAATGGGCTTGTTGTTAAATGGGTCGCGCCAGAGGAGTATAATAGAGACAATCTATTGGCATTGGACCGCGATCAAGTATTGACCATTCATACCAGTTGTTGGCGTGGCAGTAATGCCGATGATACATTGTACGTTGAATTGAAATGAGGTATTTTATGAATCTTGTTGAAGGCGCAACGTTGGTACAGAAGATATTGACCAGTGACGGCCAACTGTTTGATGATTTGCATCATGCCAACCAACACCAGCGGGCATTGAATCTTCGAGACAGATTGGCGCGCAATTACTGTGACCAGATGGAATTATGTCCGATTGACTACCTGTCACTAGGCGCACAGTCCAGACAAACCATTGATTTCATCGTCAAATATGCCGAATCGATCCGCACAATATTGAACGAACAGGCGGGTTGATATGTGGTGTGTTGTGTCGTTAACAGTGTTTGTCATCATTATGGCGATGTTGATCGGTAGTTTGGAACCACCGCATAAAAGTAATCCAACCGGCCGTTTACCTGAATCGATATTTAACAGTACAACCGTGGTTGGCGGCGATCGGCATCAAATCGAGCAACGATTGTTGGCACTTGAATATGCTACCCATGTTGTTACTGAACGCAACAAACTTCGTGACTGTAGTCTTACCACCGATGAAGTTAAACAGTTGCGCGCATTGCTGGAAAAGATGAATCGACGTCGCAACCGATCGTCCAGCTAATGATTTAAGATTTCCCTATAGGGAGATTTTTATTTCCCAACCGATAATACCGCATATCCAGCCGACAACAGCAACCGTCATGGTGCTGGCTGCGCCACTTATCTAATATTATCAACCGGTTACATTTTCAGCCAGTTTGTCGGGCCGACATAACGACATAGTTGTGCGATGGTGCCGAATCCTGAAAATGAGAATTCCCCTATAGGAGATTTTTGATTTCTTCAATCACTGCACCATTGCACAACTGCCATTTAGGCGTTACCGGCAGCGCGTCGGTGCAATTTATCTAGCGCTAACATAACGTTATGACGTTTTACCCGTATAGCGCAATTGATTGCCGGCCGGCGAAGGATGACTTGATTCTGTGAAAATGAAAAAGTCCCTATAGGGAGAATTTCATTTTTTCAGAATAGCTACAGCCGTCCACGCTTCTATATGTCGATTGACTACTTCGGGCATGATACAACTTGGCAAGTCTGTTTCAAATTAAAAACTAACTATTCAAAATAGAGATTCCTAAAGGGATTTTCCATTTCAAATGGTTAGTTTTTAATTTGACGATTTACTTATTTAACATCTTTGGCAATTTTCTGATTTGACAATCGCACTTCGTATGTGGATTATGGGCTATAATTGTCGTTGGCAGTTTATTTATCGTTGAGTCATCCAACACGGATTTAGCCGCAGATCGGATTAATGATGTCTCTACCATGGGCAAAACAGAAAAACCCCGTCTTTTTTCAATTTCCATATCTGTACATCGGCAGTTAACTGGACTGAATGTTAAATTATTAACGCCATGTCGTTATGGTGCGCATGTATCGCCCGACGTGGATTGTTGCACCATTACCAACTACCGGTTGTAACAACACTCAATTACTCCGACAGGCATAGGGGGTCGATTTTAGGGAGGGTCATACGACCACGTAGAATTTCACTATGAAAAATTGGATCCGATTTGCCGCACCATGGCCGTTGTTGCTTCAAACGTTACAGCGGAATATAGGGTACGCAAGACCAGAATGTATTGAACCTGGCGGCCATGTTTATGTGTGCCACACGTCTAGATAGAACAGTAAAAGACTAACCGCTAACAGGATGGGCAACATGACAACGTCCTTTCACATATTGATTGGGGATACCAATTTTACCAGTTCAATACAACAACCATGCTAGCACGATACAGCATGTCAGTATGAATTGAGCTATCGCGGCAAGATACTGAATATCTTCGTGAACCAGCGGCCTACTGTACTGGTGCCAGATACCTATCCAAAATCCCAGAAGACTAACCGCTAGACCGGCAATCATTGAAATGGTAACAATAAAGGTGGACATAACGTCAGATATCCTGTTCAATGTGTTGTTAGTTCGGATCCATTGGGCCGATCTTGATATATCACGCATCCTCAAATATGTCGTTTACTCCGACGATCCCCCCGGCCTTATTGCAAAACGCCCATAACAGGATGCAGAATTTGATCTATGAAAAATTGGATCCGAATTACTTGAAAATTGTCTTGACTTTTCTACCAGGAATGCTATCCTGGCACCTGTTGAATGCTGGAACGTTGTTTTGAGGTGAACGTATGTCGATCACGTTTTCATGTCCTGACGCTCCCCGGCATTACAGGGTTTGTCGAGAATGTATGGTCGGTTTACCGGTTGACGACATTGATGGTTGGATAGAACGTCAACCGTTTGATGTTCAGCAACAATGGGGATGTGACGAATGCGGTTTTATGGCCGGCATATCGGAGTCAGAAGCACCGGAATGCAATTTTGCCAACGGTAATGCGGATGACGTCATGCGGATGATTGGACTTCCGGTTGATTGTTGTGGCACGATAAAGGTTTCAGAAATTCCGGCCGTTGCACGCGGCATCATGCGGGCTAAAAACATCTCCAGCATGAGATTCAGTTATACGTCTGATCCGCATGAGGAAATCGGTGCCGCAGGCTGTCACGTTTTACATTTTGGAACAACAGATGCCTCCATCCTTCGGCGACTGAACCAGCTTGATGCCTTGCTCGCCTATGCGGCAAAACATCATCAAGATATTGTCTGGGGATAATTTAAATTTCTCTTGACATTTGATTCGAGACAAGGTATACCTGATACCAGGTAACATCAAAAAGGAGATATGACCGATGAACAGTCTGGCCGGCTGGGAAATTATCAGACTCTGTAACCGTGGCGTTATTTCAAAAGCATTTATGAAGGCCGTGTTGCGTCGTAATCGTTTTGAGCCTGGCGCACACTGCACATGGACGTTGCCGCTCAACATGAAGTCACTTGATGAAACGTGGCAGCGTACCGACATGCCGGAAATGAAGCGGCAGTGCGAGTTGGGCGGATTGACGCTTTCTCTCATCGTGAAGGCAACACGTTAACATCTAATCAACCGGATACTTGAATTAAAGGATGACAACATGTCTGAACTAGGAACGAAGGATGTCAGGTGGGTCGTCAACAGTGACGGCGAACTGGGAGTGGAAATCAACGGGCGATATTTCTTCCTCTATAAGGGTGAGTCGATCGAATACCGTTACAAGTGCGGTGCTTCGCTGATGGTCCGGCCGGTTGAAAAGCGGGAATTTGGAGAGTGCTGTCATCCTGACCGGCAGAAACGTACAGATCCATACGGAACACCGGTTATCCCTTACCTTGAAGGGAAGGACTGGACCGAATTACCGCTCAATGAATCCGCCGAGTAGTTTTCTCTTCCAGTGTCTGCGCAGCATACCGCGCAATTGATTGCGCATCGATCCAATACAATCGCCTATCCATCATTCAATCCACCAGCCATAACGCATTACCAGGACACAACTGTGCTTCACGATGTCGCACCAACAACAATATGCCTGAATGATTCCTGAATCCGACAATGGCTTTAAAAACATCTTGACAAATCATATCGGCGATGCTATATTGATGTTGTTTTTAAACCTTGTATTTCAAAGGAGATGCTGTGTTTTTCATCTGGCGCAATGAGAAGGATGCCAACAAGAAAATCATTGTCGTTGAACATGATAGTGTTGAATCTGCGCGGAATTACCTCCATAAGCTGGTGCCTCGTCGATTTGGCGAAGTACCTGACTCATGGGTTGCCGACATTGCGGGAATAGAATGTTACGTTTATGGGCTGAATCTTACCCTGCACGACGTCAAGCTCTATAGCCAATACAAGGGCTGGAAGGTACTTCGCGCCGAAGTATCGGAACGTAACGGTGGACTACACGTATCAGGCATCAACTATGAGTCTACCGACCTGTTGTTTAGAACATTCAGTTGGAATATCGGCGCTGAAAGCCTCCTTGACGCCAGGTACGATTTTACCAATACGGTGTGGGGCGAAGCAGCTTTCCAGCGATACCGGCAATTGACGGACTGCTGAAATTTTCTCTTGACATTTTCCTATCATCATGCTAGTATATGTTCTGTTGATTGTTTGGGAGCCTAAAACGCGCGGAGAACGGTAATGACGAAGCGACAATATGAAATCAGGTTAGCGGAGCTGAACTTCAAGCATGATATGTTGCTGACAGAGTGGCAGGCTGGGTCGGAACGGATTGACCGGTTTATGGAAGAGGAAGCGGAAGAACGAGAAAATGCGTTAAAGCTCGGCGAGTGGTGTAACCAGCTGGATTCCGCCGCTTGGGAAACCGAACAGGAAATTCGCGCGCTGGATTTTGAATGGGATACCCGAGACTGGACAAGTTCCGATTGGTATCAGTGGGAGCTGGTAAACAACAATTGTGATTAGTGTTTGAGATCAAACAAAACGAGGATAACAAACATGATTGTTTTAACTTTTGCCGACAGTGTTGTGCCTAATGGTCTATCGGTCAAACAGGCCGTTGATGGTAATACCGTAGCTGATTTGTCCAATACGCTTAGCAGATACTTGAATCGAAGTGTTGTGGTGACGATGGATGACGGCTTTAGCCTGCATGCCACCGTCGTGGTTGAGAACACCACATACCAAGCAACGGTATCATGGGTTCGTCACATTGCGGCATGTGGCGCTGTTGATGATCTCAGCCAGCGCGAATGCAATCAATTGCAGCATAAGGAATTGGAATTAAAGTTGAGCATGTTGCAACAGGAATGGAATCAAGCCACCGACAAGCTGATGGCGATGGATGCTGCCGATGTCAACAAACAGCATCTTCTCAACTGGCGAACCAGTGTCTTTGATGCCATCCTGTCAGTAAAACGTCTCATCCGGGAAAACGGTTAAACCGTTCAAAACCATTCATTAAGGAGACCATATGGACATTACCAATTGTCGCGGGTTTAAATTTGTTGCCAATCATTCACCGGAAAGGGAATCGGGCTTTACCATTACGTTCGGCCATGTGGAACGTGTCGTATCCGGAACAGTCGAATGCAGTGATGCCATTAAGGCCAGGTACTGTTTTATCGAGAACAGCGATATCTGTTTCAACATCACGATAACTTGTGCCGACATTCTGTACGGATTGTTTTGTGAGTTAACGGAAAGTTGCGAACATCAGTCATCCGATATTGCCGATAAGATCTTGGCAGAATGCTTCAGCCGGATTGGAACCGAGTCTATCATGTTACTGATCCGCCACAGCCATTCCAGGGGGATGGAATCAGGCAAGAATGACATGAGACGCAGGTTTAGGGAATTCGTTGATGAATTCACCAAAACGGAATAACTACAAAATGTTGTCATATACCGGTTTAGTGTTGCTGGACCATCCGGTTTCTGGATTGCGATATTGACAACAATTTTTAAAATTCAGCTTGACATATGGGCCGATATGTGGTATATTGATATCAGTTCAATCATGGAGGCTTAAATGACCGTATATCAGATCGTTCAAGTTAGGCTGATCGGTTCAGCGGACGGCCCGATGTTCATTATTTGCCGGGACTGCAATAGCGCCATGTCATTCCTGAATGGAAAAGCTGGACTTGAATTCATCCACCGCCATTTAGGTCATGATACCAGACTTACACCGCATAATTGACTGGAGATAGATGTGACTGCTGAAGATTTTATGGAAATATTGGAAAACGAAAACCTGGAACCTTACCGGTATTCTGGTCGTGGCATGTATGGCCGTCAGTGTCCGGCGTTTAATAGTATCTTTATCTACGCGGCTCTGGTCGCGCTTGCGGCCAAATACCATGATGACGTTGATTTCCTTAACGTGTTGAAGCACGTAAGGACAGACAGTATGGGACTTGATACCGTTTGTTATTTCCCTGATGTTATTTTTGCAATCGAGTGAATTATTCCATCAACAACTATAGGAGTTACAGTTATGTTTCCAGCTGTCGACGTATGGATCATTCAGTATAACGATGTACGTGACAGTAAGTCATATCTCGGTCCAATCACCGGACCATACCGGGATGAAAAGCAGGCGCGCGACGTCGTTGCCGGTTATTATGTGCCACCGAAAGGTCCAAGGTACCGTTACGATGTGTTGAAGTATCGTGGTGAACTTCTTCCAGACGGACGGATCATTCTGATGAGTCATGTCTTTAAGGGATTTGATTCACCAGACGGTGAGATGCCGATGTCTTCGCTTTACTAACAATTCTTTCCAAATAACACAACATCATCGTTAAAATCCAACAAAGTAGATTCCCAGTACTTAACGTTTTGCTTTTATCATTTCCATTCATCTGTTTGTCACACACAATGGTGCCAAAACGCCACAACGACAAGACACATTATTGAAAGCTTGTCGCACCATCACAATATCTGTAATTTTCTCTTGACTTTTCTTTATCGAATGCTATATTGTACGGGTAGTGAAGTTGTTGGTCCGAATCAAAAAAGGAGTCGATATGTTCCCCATCGTTGATGCATGAATGATTTACTGTAGCACAGGCTGTTCTTGTTGTCGGAATGAAAATCATTACACCGGCCCGTATCGGAGTGAAGAGGATGCAATCAATGAAGCGGCAAAGTTCAAGCTGGAACGACGACTTGCCAGCCAGTATGCGCCAAACGGAGTATACGGTGTTGAAAAGCATAGCGCCGAAGTGCTGCCTGATGGCCGCGTGATTTTGTGCGGTAGGGTATTTCAAGGTTTTGAAGGCCGGTACCAATCACCGGATGGCAATGTGGTCGACTATATCGCTAACGGCCAGATTGATTCACTATACTGAAAGGATGATGTCATGAACGTGCCATGCCGTCAACATGAAGCCTACAATGATCGCTGCCGCAACTGTCGACGTAATTCAACCAGAAGTTATCGGACTCATCTTACCATCCATGGGCACGTTATTTGCAACAGCAATCCGATATACCTGAAGACGGCGGATCCCGATGCGGCGGATTGTCGGGCTTGCCTTCAGCTCTTTAAGCTCCTTCGCGGAAAATAGCTAAAAATTCCTCTTGACATTCCCATCATATTGCCGTATATTGATATCAGATGTTTTGATTGAACATTCCGGCTGGAGAATATCGATGATGCGCAGCGAATCAGTTCAGTATGGCGGTTATGAAATTATCATTGAAGGCTCAACCGTAAAGCTGCCAGACGTCATCGTTTGCCCGCGATGCAACGGTTGTGGAGAAAACAGGGATGATGTTGACACTGAAGAGCGCGGCCGGTTAGTCGTTGACGCATGCTATCATTGCCGCAATACCGGAACGGTTGAAGGAGAAGAGCTGTTGGATGGTATGTTGAGTGAGCTTGCCGCCAGGAAGGTTGATGAAGCGTGGAAAACATATAGTCAGCCTGATCCGGAAGGTTGGTCATGGGAAATGGATGCAGCGGAAAACATGATGTCCAGGTACGACTACCGGCGAGCCTGGGAGATGAGCAGAATGGATGCCGAAATGCAACGGCTCAGCAATCTTACCGCCATTCAGGTAGTCCGTTATTGGACAGCCGTTCAACGTGGATGGAAGGTTTCGTACTGATTTAATTTTACATTGATATTCTGGCAAGTCATGATATCATCTCGTGCAAGAGATTGACAAAACATGGTACAGGTATGATAAATCACATCGTCGAAAATGATTTTGTAGTAACTCCAGTCGGCAGCATCTTGGAAGAGATTGCTGGAACCGTTGAGCGACACATACCGCAGTGCTCCTGTTTGATCGATGGGACAAAAACACTGCTCATGACATTCCAAACATGTATTGGAAACATCATGATGGTATCAGTGTGTTTTGACAGCTATGACGGCTGTTACACGGTAACGGTTATTAACAGGAATTTGAGCCAGACGGGTTTCAAAATCATGTCTCGGTTCCGTGTCAAAGACCAGCAGTGGAAATGTGAGTGTACGGATCCATCAATGGTTAAACTGATGTTGGACACGGAAACACATCGTATTGCAAGTTTCATCATATGCATGGTCAAATAGGAGGAGTAACGATGAATAGTCCATTGATTGGTAAAAGTGTTGAGGTTCATTCGCATACTGATTTCACACATGAGAGATGTATAGTAGTAACAACTGGTGTCGTTGTAGCTGTTGGCGTCGTGACGGATCCAGATGGTAGCATGACGGATTTGGATTTCGGGCTTTTGATTATGATTGACAACGGCGAGCTGTGGTCAGTATTAGCTTGTAAGTGTAAAGTTCTAGGAGCTTCTGTATGACTTCTGTCATGAATACCTTCAACATATCGAGACACGGTAATAAAAAGATCAACCGACATGTCCGACACTGGAATCAACTTCCCGTTTTACTTAAAGCTCGGCTTGTCAACCGGTGCGGACATGAAGCCTTCAGTCAGAAGGAGGAACACTGGTACGCTTCAAGATTCGTTGAATGGTTCATTCACGGCACCGATGGATTTCCCGATAACCCGTATAATGAAGATGGAACACCGATAGAATTTTCAGTACAACAATTGCAGTCTTTCTACAAAACAATTCGGGCTGTTGGCGCGTTGATGGAGCGTGGATTGATTCCGCGACGAGTCGGCCCGTTTAAACACTGGATCAATGAAGTTTAACGAGGATACATGTTATGAATAAGTGGATCAATGTAGCGATGAATAATGATTCAATGGTTCTGCTGGCAGAGGATGGTAGCGCGTATTGTGTGAGTAAGGGTATCGTGTATAGGCTTCCGAACCAGGATGAGTGTGAAGCCATCATTAATGGCTACGGTGGTACGCTGTTGACGTTTATCGTTAATCAAAGCTCAAAACAGGTAGACTGATGTAGGATGTAGTTATGTTTATTGAATGTGTGATCTGCCACTTTAAAATCATCGGCGATGAAACGACGGTGCCATGTTGCATCCAGCATGACTTTTCTGTTTGGCTTACCTGGGGTTAAAGATTGGAGTTTCAAATGACTACTGATGGTAACGCGGCAAATCAGATTATTGATGCATACCTGGCATGGAAGGATGCTAGGAAGAGATGCGATGAAATAATGCTGCAAGCCGAAAGACAGCTAGACTTGGAAAAGTCTCTCTATATGGACAACGTGTGTCTTTATGTTGAACGTGTACTGAAAGCAATCCCGGAGACAGAATATCGATATCAGGTTATGCATGCGGTTGGTATTAAAGGTCTTTCATCGACAGACCAATGCCGGGATTTTCACGTCAGGCAGGATAGCATTACCATCATCATGAGGCATTACAACGGAGAAGGACAATATCTATATTGCCGGTTCAAGGGCCATCCGCTATCGATTCTTACCAACGTCGATCAGGCCGTCAACGAGACACTGGCCAGAATAAAAGATGCGGAAAGGAAAATCGTGAAAGAAATTGAGGATATGGAAAGGGAGAAAGAATTAAAGCTGTTGGCCGCACTTAAATCAAAATACGAAAATGTTTCATAAATTGTCATCAATATAATTGTTTCATCAAACACAACAGATGGAACAATTACCATGCAACACCTGTCAGCCATTCTCCGCGATTCAATATCTGAAACCATCTACCACGCCTCAAGAAACGTAGATCCCATTACGTTTTTCAAGCAAGCAGCCCGTTCGTCCGGGTTAAATGATGATAAATTGTTGCGACGCTCAACCAAGTGGTTAGATGGTTACTTCTCGGGCGAAACAACGGTAAAGCCGTCAATACAAGTCCTTGAATTCATCAAGCAGTTACAGATTGTCCCATCGAAGCCTATCTTATTGTTTCGAGGTATGTTTATTGCTGAACAACATAGCGACTTACTCAAAGCAATACATGATGGTGCAAAGCAGTTAACCGTTAATCAGAAGCTCCCTACCAGTTGGACACGAAACATAAATGTCGCCAGGCAATTCACCAACAACGTATTGTCAAGAAGACTCGGAGTAGACCTTGATGCCCACCGGGTTGTCATATCGAGGCGGTTCACTCCTGATGAAATGTTGATCGATGAATCACAGTTACCGGTTATGGTGTCTCAGTTCCTCAAACAGCAAGAAATCATCACAATGCCTGGCCGTTACGTGACAGATATCGTTGAGGCTACATCTGGTAAGAGTAATGGTGCCGATGACCCTTCGATCGGACTTCCCATCACGGCCATCATGACTGCACCATTGTCAGATGTCAAAATATATGGATTAACGTATCGTCAACTTCTGGACATCATGTCAAGTCAGTTTGGTGGTGTCGAAGCGGCTCTTGCTGAGCGGTTTAAGTCGGCGATTGCTGGTTACAATATCAGGATAATAGATGGATGGAAGCAGTTGTCGATGAGTCTATTCCGTGAAGGCGTGTTTGTTAATCCGCCACAACACGTCATGCCGGTAGTTGATGATTTCAGCCGGTTGAAGGTTGGTGCAAGAATCCGGCTGGCCGATCATAATGGCACAGTGGCCGGAATGCTGAAAATAGTCAGACTATCGGTTGACACCGTTACACCATCAGTTAATGTAACGATCCGATATGTGTTACAACAAAACTCAATAATTGGAAGTGCAGAACAGATACAATCAGCCAGGAAACAGATAGCTGAAATGTTGAATGGGATACTTGGGCAGAAGTCAGGATATGAGTTTCAGGTAAAGGTTATTTAGGCTGGATAATAAACATATGACGGATTTGAATGAATACGTTGCCCGGTTACGAATCCACCACCTAATGCCTTGAGCGGACAAACCACGCCATCCTTGTTGATTGTAACTACAATGTAGCCATTGATGGCTTCAGGTGCGGCAGTTTCACCACACAGATCTTTCAACGTTTCGATAGCCTGTTCAACATCGAACGGGCCGTCAGTAACTTTACCCATGCCACAATGGTAAATGTAAACCTTCATAATCATCCCTTAAATGACATCTAGGCCAATTCTATTATAAAACGAAACAAGATGTTCCAAGTTAATACTATTCTCACGAGGAACAGCTTCAGCTTCAATCCGTCCTGTATAGCCTGTTGCCCTGATTTCATTTATGACATATCGCAGCAATCTACCGGCATGGCCGCGTCGTCGATACTGCGGCTCAACATACAGGTTGTATACTGTAGGTGTTTTCCCGGGAGGAATGACATAAAAACAATATCCATACTTATCGTGTATGAAATTCTCGTTTTCTTCCATCGTTATGCCAACCTGATATCGATCCACCACATATTGCGTCGGACTAAAAACTTTCTGCCGGAACCGTCTACCGCCACGAAGTGATCGCCATCATAATAACTGGAAAGCGTCAGCACCACGCCAGCCGATCCACCGAATCCAGATCTAAGCGTGATTATCCTGGATCCAATCGGCGGTCCTTTATCGCCATACGTTTCCCATGAACGCTTGGCAATATCGTACCTGTTGACAAGATCTTCTGCGATTGAATTCCGTGAAAGTGGCTCGCCGCAATGAATCGACACATTGTCCCGATCTGGATCCTTTAACAGCAAAAATTCTCGAAGGTCATAAAACTTACCCATATCAAAATTCTCCTTACAACCCGCATGACGCCATAAAGGCATTGTCTTTGCCGAACTTCACTTTCTGCACGTAGAACTTCCATAGCGCCCGGCGCATTTCAGCTTTAAACTGTCCCGGACGCTTCAGATAATGCTCGCCGCGAAACCTGGACGCAGCGACAATGATAGCCTGCTTGGCATTGGGATCATCCAACCCTTCATAGAGCTGGAACAGCTGATCCATGATGACGTTTCGCTGTCGTTGTTCGGCAGAACGAAGCTCATCATACCTGTTCCACCACTTGCCGGATTCCACGTCGCCAGGTAGCGTGTACCGGCAAACACGAAGTGCCGACCTGGTAGCCATGACCATTGAGCGGTACCGGATACCGTTACAGATGATGTCACGGTGAAGTTGAGAAACCGACTTCTCACCACATGCAGCCGCTTTTACCGCCGCGATAACATCTTGCATTCCCATTAGAATTATCCTCACATTCTACTGCCGGCCGAAAGGATTATATGATTGATGTACCGAACAACTCCAAACTTACCGGTTTCTGGAACACTCACCACATGCGCTGGATACTCGAGATACTTATACCAGATATCATCGCCGTCACAGAAGTGTTCCACACCAGGATACCGGTCAGACATTGCCGCGACATGAGCCTTAAGTTCAGCCTCGCTGTTTACCGTGATATGTTCGATCAGCTCGATCTTTAACATTTCAGTTCTCCCGTGCAATTGGTTGCGTGGATGAAAGGACGAACAAACATCGTGACTACAAGATAACACAGCTGTGCAGAAAAGTCAAGAGAAATTTTAGGTTGTGGTATATTTCCCGGTGATACCCGTTATCCGACAGGATGCTGACGCTCTGCACGAGCATCGATGACATCCCTGATAAGTTCAGCAGCCACTAGCGCCATGCGGCGACAATTCATAGCTTTCCGGTGTTTGCCGGCTCGGGCATAGTAATCGGCGGCAAGCGTCATACATTTTGCCTGATACTCCAGCTCAACTTCTTTACTGGACAAAGGAAGGCCGATGTCGGCCAACTCTTCCCAATACCGCGCTGAATCGATGTTGAAGTTCATAAAACATCCTATTACGTTATTTTATACTGCAATCAGTTACACGTTTCAACCAGACAATCGCCGTAAATCTTGCCCCGATACGGGATATTGACCGTCTTCCGGCATTTCACACATCGGCCAACCTTTGTTGTGCCGTTCATCCGCCAACTCATAATAAGATGACCATTCAATTCGGATCTGGAAAATGCCTCAGCCTTCCTGGTTTTAAATCCCGTAACGGTCATAACCGCCTCAATGTTCAGGTTACTGTTACAATATAGCCCATATTACAGAAAAGTCAAGAGGAAATTTAAACCATATGCGATGAAAATTATCTTGACATTAATCAGCAGCTATGCTATTTGACTTTATCAGGCTACTACTCTATATTGTCTGTAGTTGAAATCAAATTTCGAGAAATGAGGATAAATGAAATGACCAAGGCAGAACAGGTAATCGCACGGATGAATGATCTTGAGTCGGCGGAGGCGGTTGTGGGCCGAGCACTGGATGAACTTGATACCGCGAAAGGATACTGCATGGATGTGGTACGGCGGTACGTTGACGGCATAGGAAAGCTGCTGAGCGGCATCTCTCCAGAAGTTCGGGCCATTGTGTTTAAAGCGCTTGCGCCATATGTGGATCCATACTTTTATAATGCGGTTACCGATAGCAGCGATGTTATGGCCAGAATGAAACTTGAAGGATTTTGTGTTGAGGATAGAACTGTCACCCTATGGCTTGTTAAAAACGGCGATGAGTATGAGTTCAAGAATCATCCGCTTTGTCTTCTTGTTGAACCTGAATTGGCCGTAAGCATGTTTTATGATACAATTCAAGCGGCACGCGAAGCGGTGTCGGGCCAAATCGTGCTTGAACGAAAGCAGCAGGATGAACACGACTACCAGTTGTATCTACAGCTTCTGAAGCGGTTTGGTCACATCTAAATATCTACAAAATAATCTTGACATTCTCCCGGCATGCTGTTATATTGATAACAGTTGATAGCTGATTCACACAATTGCAACTTGGAGTCAACATGAAGGGGCGGAACAGTTACGGCAGCTTGCAGAATCTAATGTCGGCACGACGTGTCAGCGACGTTGTTCCTGAAGCAGGTATGGGCGCGACCAACGTGTGTTATTCAGACCGTGAAGCATACACGATTGTTGAAGTGCTGACTCCGCGCAAGATCATCGTCCAGCGCGACAAGGCAACGAGAACCGACAGTAACGGAATGTCGGAAATGCAGAAGTATAACTTTGAGTCAGATCCGAATGCTCCTAAAGTTGTGGTTACGAAGCGGAAAGACGGACGGTGGCTGCGTCAAAAGACCGACCATGATGTATTCGTCATTGGTTCCCGCCAGGAGTATTACGATTTCTCGTTCTAATCCGCTAAAGTATTTCAGCCTTCATGCCGATCTTCACTAATTACCGAGCTCACAAACCAATCACTAGGAGAACGACGTTATGCTTTACATCATGTGGATATTTGGATTTAAAACACCATGGCAGTTATGGTCCAACAGCTATCCGGATCCGGATGAATAACGGTTATGGTGCCATATTGACCTACCGACCATTGACTACCTGCCGCACCATGCCCGAATTACCGCCATAAATTCATCTTGACTTTTCGCTTCTGATGTGATATATTATTCTTAAATCTATGCCAATATGGCACGGTAATTATAGGAGGATAAATGAAGTTGTATCGGGCGTTTGGTCATCTGTATTGGGCCATCCGTCATGGGGATTGGGATTACGGATGTGAGTTTTACGACGAGAAACCAATGGCCGGCATCTTCCTCGATTACTATGATGGATACTGGCTGTCCTTCCACCTTGGACCGTTTTGGGCAAACGCACACTACCTGTAAGGATAAACATGGAAATCTGTCACCATTGCGAACAGTCGGCCGAATGGTCGTGTCCGGATTGCGATAATCCCACATGTGAAGACTGCTTCATTCCAATGACACCGTTTAATGCAGGTTCTCCGCTTCCTTGTGTAGTTTGCGAACGTAGATATAACAATACCAGGTTAACGGAATCTAATCGACAGTACGAGATAGAACTTGCAAAAGAGGAAAAGCGCATTGCACGCAATCGGCAAGCTAGGGCAAACTACAGGACACCAACAGCTAGAGCTAAACGAGAAGCTGCCAAGGCTGAACGTAGGAAGGCTATACTTGATGTTGAAATTAAGATGTTTGAACATCTCGCCGATGTGCTTAAGAGTTTTTCATAGCTGTCGGGCTTAAAATAATTTAAAATTCATCTTGACAAATCAATACCGCCGTGTTATCCTGTATTCAGATTTTAAATCTGACTCCAATCTGAAAGGATATCGATATGCGTATCGTCAACGTTAAGCGTGGTTCATGGTCGAATGGTCGTCGGATGATGGCGAATCTTCTCGATGATAATGGACAACTTGTCATCTCTGCCACGCTGCACTACATTCTTGACGCCATTAAGGAACATGGATATTGCGTTGAGAATGAAGCCGACTATCGGCTTGACATGGCAAACAGGAAAGCCGCCCATATCAGCGATGAACTTTTGCCCTTTGCGAATGGCGACGTGGTACGTGTCAAAAAGGGAACCGTTGTGTCATCAACACATCCCGCATATGACAGCAAGGTACTCAAGCGTGCGCAGAATGTTACCATCAACCACTACCTAAACGGAATAAATCCACAACACGATTGCCCTAACGGCAGGGAACCGTCCATTGTGTGGGCCGGAACGGGCGGATATTGGCATGAAGCCAGCATTTTCGACTGTGAGCTTGTAAAGCGAGGATAATCTGGTATTGGTTTTTGTAATTTTCTCTTGACAAACCGATCCGCCCATGCTATATTGTCATCAGTTTTAAACACTGAGACGCTTTAAACGGAGCCCGCCATGTCATTCATGTAGGACTTGGAAGAGTGGAAGAAGAGCGTTGAGCTTCTTAGCTGTGCCAAAAAGGCTGAACTGGGTGAGCCGGAAACGTATCCGTTTATGTCTGATGACGATCGCGATATGAAGGTCGCGCGGTTCCGTCAGTGGTGTACTGTTAACAGCATCCATTATTACGCGGATGACCGGGAAAACTTCTCCATGTACACGGCTTACCGGCAGGCTTTTGAAGCTGGTGCCCGGTACCTTTATGCGGAAGACCTCAGCTAACTGATGTGTAACCAATTGCGCCAATGAAAGGGAATCAAATGAACCATTACGCAATCGCTGGCAAATTGTCCGATGGAACCACCACGGTATTCCTTGATTCATCATCGGCCAAGTGGCCGTACTTTTACGTCAATCGGCAAAGTGTGGCCGGACATGAAAATCTTCTGTGGGAAAAATTCGAGAATGCCGAAATTGCTGCTGGAATCGCCAACGGTACTGATTCAAAGTTTTTCATGGGAGAAAAGGCCAGGAATTACCGGCCTGTGAAGGTTGAAGTGAACATTGCTTGATGTTATTGTTTTGAGAATGTTGGAGAACAAAACATGAACTTTTTTTACTTCTATGCAAACAAACATGACTGGTATTTTGACGACTACTCCTATTCCTACTCCATAAGCTATGATGGAGTCGTGGTAGATGACTTGGCAAAGATGCGTATCCGGTCAAGGAAAGCAGCCAGGGAACTTGCCAGGCGATCTCGTCGTTAATTTGGGAGAAAAGCGTATGAAGACCGCAATCGGTATGTCGCCGACAAGCGATAATAAAATTCCTTGCATCATTGGCGTACGTCAGCTAACCGGTATGGGCCTGTTTGCCGCAAAGATATTCGTTGAAGCATTGATAGCGTCGGATGGCAACCTGCACGTAACCGATATCTTTGTGTTGCCGGGCGATGTACGGACCAGGCTGAAAGATGAGCTGTTGGTCTATCGTAGTCCTCAATATGTTGAACAAGTGTTGAGCTGTTTCCGCTTCAGGATGTTTCCAGAAACGCCGGAAGAAGCTGAACAGATGGTAAACGATATGGCGAAAAGGTAATTCAGGCATGATGCACAGTAAAATGTATGACAGGATTGCTGAAACGCTCCATAAGAACATATCACGTCATCTGTACGACTATTTGTTTGAGCGTGTTGTATTGCCAGCATGTGGTCATGTCAATACTGACAGCACACCGTATCAGTATGTCGAAGATGTGTTCGACAGGATGCGGAAGGACAGTCAATTTGATTACATCAATGCACTGTTCCAGATTGTATCGGCCGAAATTCAGGACATGGTTTTCCTGGCCGGCAACAATCAGATCCGCCGATATGGCGTGTTGATGAATGATGAAAGGGCCGACTATCCGGCCGTTATGTTGACTAACGGTGAAGCCGAGATGATAAAACACTGGTGCGATAATCGCGAATACTGGTCGGATCGTTTTGTCGGCATCGTTGAAGTAAGATGATGCAACTGATTGCACGGGATGAATTAACTATGAATGAAATCGCTGGAAAGAAGTATCTGTTGGTCGATTCTGATTCTGATGGAGCTGTGTATTTAGATACAGCCGAAGATGCTGTTGGACTAATCGGCTTTGATGATCCGGAGATAATCTCCGCAATACTGACACTACTGAACGGTACACAGAAAACTGCCGGAGTAAAAACGCTGTCGTTTTCTATGACGGATTTTGCCATTACCATTAGGAAGCTTTAACATGAACGATATCGCGTATAGGATTTATTACTTTAACTGTTTAGTCAACTCATATACTGAGTATGCAAAAATGCTGGCACTTTGGCCCGATGGTTCCAAATACCGCGATATTGCATTACAGATGATGAATGTGTGGCGCAGACTCAAGTACCGGTTCATTACTCCATCGGATGAATTGAAAAGCATAATTCCTACCTTAGAATTAGTGCCGCCAAGCCTAGCCGAACGTGCCATCGATACACTGCAACATTTAACGATATTCACCGAGCCAAAATCAATTACCAGTTATCACGGCTACTGGTATCTCCAACATATTGAACTTGCGACAAAGGATCTACGATTTTTGCCACAGCTTCAATATTGCCTTGACCTGATGATGTTGATTGAATCATGTTGGCCAATTGACGATCTAGAGGATCAATATTCCGTCATTTGGGCCGATGGTTCAAGAATTCGGTTTAACACCACCTTGATGTGTTGGCAGTTGAAAGGCTGACAGATTAAAACATCATTGTATCGTTTGGATTAAAATCGACATCTAAGCCTTCCCTGTAACGCGCCAACTGTTCATAAACCCAAGCCATCGGATCATCTATTGCTTTAACTGGTTTCATGTAACACCACATTGATTCATCACCATGGCCGGATCTAATTGCTTCACTGACATAATCGATAAACAAATCATGCCCATACCGGTCATTCACATACTTGGCGAAGTTACAGAATTCGTCAAGCTCCTCACCTTCAACAATCGACAAACCACACATACAACACATCAATCTCCAATCGATTTCTGCCGCCCGGATGCCGTAACTTTTGAACCCATCGATGATCCATTTTACTCCATCACTCTTCATCCGTCTTACCAATGTTACCCGCCCTTCCGGCCCGATCGATGTTGCAATCCGTTCTAACAATCGTTGATTCATGTCGGCAAATACTGGCACACCAACTACTTTTATCGATTCCTCACATCCCCACATTGCACGCATTAATGTTTCTGACGTTTCGCCTTCCATTAATATAACGGAATCGCCTGGATTAAATACTGTGTCTCCCAAACATAGGTTATGATTATTGTTTTGCGTCCAATGTTTTTCACCGTAAACGGTTGTCCGGAATAGCACATTGGCGAAATTCCCTTCCTCATCATACATGGGAAACGCCAGTGCGCTAAGGTTGTTCCACTTCATTCCAAACGTCACACTATTACGCTTCATGAAGTCACCCTTTACCCAACAAGTATCGGTAGGCCCGGTTGGTTCGATGCCGTAACTTGCAATAAACGCTTCAACTTCAGCCACCTTATTACATCTACGGATTCGCTTTTCAAGCTGGTTGACGGCAAGTCGCTTAAAGGCTTTCTTGACCTTCTTTTTAGCCCCATTATCGACACCATCAGTAGCAGCGTCAACCTGTTCCTCTATGGTGCTGTTATTCCACGCATCTATAATGTCTTTGAATTCTGGATCATGATGATCTACACAGTGCCGTAGTGGATGATGGTCTGCTTTACCTTCTTCTCTGTATGTCTCATTGTTCTTCTGTAATGGTTCAGACTGGGAACTACATGAAACCCCGTGATTGGTATGGGAATCGATCCCGAAGCAGTAGGTGCCAGCAACCACTTGTGCGATGACTTCCTTGTACTCTGGCTTTTGAACAGTGGATCGACTACAGCCGGTGATGCGAGAGACTTCGGTAACGGTTGGAACAATACCTTCAGCAAGTAGTTGAGCAGCACCATGAGCTACTTTCAGCTTTGTCTTTTCAGTCTTATTCTTCCCGACTATCTTCATTATCTCTTCTTGACTCATTCCTTCATAAGGGGAAGACCTACGATAGCCGTTTGCGAATTTACTCCTATAGCGCCAAGTATACTTTACGATGGACCTGGTTATCTTCCATATCTCGGCTTTATCCATTGGAACGGGAATTTGGTCGTTATACTCACTGCATGTTTGAAATACGTAGTCGACCAGTTGTTGTCTTTCAGTACAGAATCTAACATGCTGATACGATTTAATCCTACAGCTATGAAACGTACTGCTATTCCTACAACCGACAACTACCGTGGTAGGATCTATATAAGTGGCACGACGGCCGGATTTGGAGTACCTCATAGCTGTTGGGATTTTGACATCCTTGACAAGTTTGGCGGTATCCTTCAATTTTCGTGGACCACAATAATCGGCCAGCACGTAGGCGTCGAAGTCTTCACTGAATGGATTCTTTACGAACACGCTGGAATAGTTTTCATCTGCACCATAATCAATGGTGAGCTTCTTTTTCATGTCGCCGTATAGGTTCTTTGCCTTATCCGTCGAATCACGTTCAAATATGGCACCTTCAATAATCTCAACGTAGTGAGATTTTCCATTGTCTTTATTCTTAACGATGATGTGTGGGCCGATGTGTTCACCTTGAAATTCAAGGCTATCTTCACGGTCGACGTCATGTACTATCACACCAAGCTTTAATTCTGAAACAGGTTGGATGTATCGATAAGCGATTGCCTCCTCTTTGCTGAGGAAGCGAGTGGGGCTACTTTGATAATCGTTAGCACAATTCGGTTGGCTGGGTAATGCTCGAAGGAAATCAAGGAACGCTGGATGCGTCGCTTTGTCGTCCTGTTCTATCTTGATGTATTTGCTCATAACTAAATGTCTCGTACACGTTACGTTTTCTATCAGATGGATTCTTGTGTGAGACTACTCGTCCAGACTTTTTTAGTTTCACCATTGAGACATGAACGGCTATCTCGCTACATCCTAGCAGCTTTGACATCTCTATAAATGATAGAGTATTATCACAACTTAACAATTCGTAAATAGCGCCTGATACCGTTAACTCACCATTCTGAAACCGCCAGACCACATATTCCATTATTTTATTCACACAGCACCTATATTAGATTATATTGAATGTTTATGCTATTGTTTTGTTCTACTATTATTTTATTGAAAATAATTTAATAATGTGGAATATTGTATATGTCCCGTGGCTATTTAGCCACAGGCGGAAGCTGGAAACTAAAGGAGTTGATGAAATGATGAATCAGTCGTTAAGTTTTATAGCAGATATGCTTGAGGAGTCTGGCATTAACCACATTGGAAGTCTTGAACGTAATAAGTTCGTTGCGCAATTGAGAGAGGATGCTGAAGTTATTGGCAGAGATGTCGTACCAGTAAAACATTGGCTTGATGTCTTTGATTATATTGTACAGTATATGGGTAAGGATAATAGTAAGACAGCCAAGGAGCGTGTGTCTCAATTGTGTGATATCATCTTTACTTTTAGTGCAATGTCTGCACACGGTAAGATATACATCCCTGACGCTGACGATAGGTCATTCCTCCTTAGTCTGTATTTGATCTGTACTTCTATGGACGATCTTGCAGAACATTACGCTAAGTCAAATAAGCCGAACATTCGAGCCAGGGCAGATATGGCCTTTAAGCAGAGACGCATAATCGAACAGTATATTGAGGAAGTCGACCAACCTTGGAATTACGATTATTTTGACGATGATGAAAATCCATAGAAAAACTTCTTGACATTTGTAACTCACTTGCTATAATGTAGTCATCTTCAACAATGAATATGGGAGTTGTTGCAGCATGGCTAAGCAGAATTCACGTCGGTTTTTTCGTATCGTAACCATCAATCCTGAGAACTGGATCAGCAAGTCACTTGACGTGACGATCTTTAATGCCTGCGACGACGGCAGCACGGAGTTTGTCGTCAACGGTAACAGGTTCGTGTTGGTTTTGACAAGCCACAGCAATAATGACGACTGCTGTTACTGTTACCAAAAGGCGGAAGTATTCCGCTTGAATGATACAGGTAAGCGCATGAGCGAATTTCCAATTTGTGTTGGGATCAAGATGACATTCAAGGATTCACCGCGACTGAGTGATGAAACTTGGGAAATGTATCACGACGATATTCGTGAATCATCGCTTTCCCGTTCCGATGACGATCCTGTCCTGGCATCAGCTAAGGTCATCGCCAACGTGTTGTAATTTTCTAAAAATTTCTTGACATTCCATCCTGGTATGATATATTGATAGGCGTAACTTGGTTTTGACCAATAACGCCAGTGGGAGACAATCTGATGTGCCAGTCATGCAAAGACCGTGAAGCCAGCTTGACAGATCTCGATCGATCGATCATGAATCTCCAGGTTATGGTCGAGCATCTGCGAAACGTTTACCGCGAACAGGCAGAAACCGCGCATTCAGCATATCCTCAGTATAAAGGTCACTGGGACGGTTGGCGGTTGGCAAAGGTACTCAAAACCGTATACACTAAAGCCGGTATGGCATTCGTGTGCGGTTGTTATACGATCGCCAAAATCGACAAAGGGTCAGATAATGGGCCAATCGTGGTTGCATATTCGCAAAGGAATAGATGTGATACACAGCTCAATTACGATGATGTGATTTTCCTGGAGTAACATAAACATAGAACCAAGCCAGTGAGGCTGTATGCTTGACGTACAATACAGTTCTATCATCGATTGGGTAATTGATGGTAGCTCGGCCGACTATGGACATTTTACAAATATCGTCGGACAGAATGTTGCTGACACGGTTTCCGACGCACTGGCCCGGTACGAGTATTACGTTCTGTCGTTCGGCCTTGGTCAAGATGAAACGGGTTATAGTTGTGACTTTACGCCACGCAGGCACCACGCTAATGCCAGGAATTACCAGGTTGGAAGCAGAGAATCATCCACCATGGAAGGCGCAGTCGTTGCTGCGCTCAAGGCATGGACGGCATCCATAGAATAATAGAAAATTTCCTTGACATTAGTTCATGCTCATGCTATGATGTATCATGATTTCGAGCATGTAACTGGAAGGAGCATGAAATGTTTAAGGTAACGACGTCGTTTCACGGTATGCTGTGTATCGAAGTTCAGCGAGTGACGGTTGAACAGTGTCAATTCCTTCGTAGTGCGGTATTAGATAACCGTACCGATTCAATGTTTTATTTGAAGCGCCAGACCGCCCGTCCGTTCTTGCAGGGAGACGATGATGGTTGGATATTGATCGAATTTTGGTCGCGTGACGAGCAGGCTGTTAACGAGTATGTTGCATGGCTGAATAGCGTTTACGATGAAACCATCCAACACTGGAAAACTCTTGGAATTTTTGATTGATTCAAGATTCAAGGTAACAGCACGCAATCAATTGCACAAGAGGTTCTGTCATGACACGTATCGTATTCCGGCTACCGGCTTCGTTTACATCTTCTGACGTTCTCCACTTGAGACACATCCTCAACCGACACATCGACAAGTGGATGGTTGATGGCGTAATGTCTGCGCTTGAACGTAATGACTTTTACGGTTACAGCACCGTTGACGAGTCTCAGGCGATCGAGCTAGCCTCTGACCTTGAACAGTTCGGATGTCAGCCCGAGATTTCTTTTTCTTAAATTTATCTTGACAAAGGCTACCTTCCAGGCTATACTGTATGTAGTTTTAAACAATTCAGTCAGTGGAGAACGAAATGCTTACCTACATCAAGTATGAAAATGGCCGGGAGCTGGTCCATGATGGTCGCAATGCGGTATTGGCGTATCGAGGTCTTACATTGTCAGGAAGGCTGTCGCCAAGTGGGTATTTTGTCGATCTGGATGATGGCGGGAATCTCTCGATCTCGGATGGTTGGTTTTATTGATTGTTTGGTTGTCTGCAATCAATTGCGCGAAGGAGTAACGCCATGGCTACCCGTAAGACGTTTGATGTATCTGTAATGCTGGAAGAGGCGAACCGGCTGCTGGCGCTTCCCGACAGTAAAACCCATGATGCTAATTTTAGGCACGGTATTTGCTCCATGATTGAAAAGATTCTGATGGATTCAGGTAACTATCACGGGTTTGGCTATAGTGAGTGGATGAATGGCGGTTATACCCGATGGGTTGCCGATGGCCAGCCAGCCGACAAGGATCAGTATATTGGCGACGAAACCAGGCGTGTCTATTATGGCAGCTACAAGTAAACGAGATATCGCTTAAAAAGTTCTTGACATTCCGGCCAAGGATGCTATATTGTTATCATATTGATGACCTTGAAACTTCACGGAGGCAATATGTCGCGCCCACGTCCGGTCTTTTCAGCCAGTAAAGATTATCCTTTCCTTCCGGAAGTAGAAGTTGAAGGATATCGCGGATACTATCCCGCGCGGGCGGATATCTTTCCTGCCAATGAAGCTGACAGGATTCCTCTGCCGTTGGAATGCTTCACCGTGTTGAATAACGATATCCTGCACTTTAAGTGCTGTATCAGGTTTTCGGCGACTCATTATAATGATGAAAAGCCGACGTTCAATAGTTTTATCGCGCAACTTCGACCAGGTGAATTGCTGAAGCAGTTATTCTGTCAAACTGGTGTGAGCGTTGAAATTCTTACGGTCGTATGGCGGGATGGCAAGGAAACATGGGCCAGTTGGCGACAGGATACGCGAACCGGGGCATACAAGATCGTCGGTGGCGCCAATGGCGATTCAGATCTTGTCATTCAGGGCGGATTCCTTGGCCATATGCCGGCCAATGTTTACTGGTATGATGCGTGGAACAATTGGGCCATCGATTCGATGAAGCCTGGTTGTGGCCGATGGTAAACTTGGCTGTTATGGATTGAATTGATTATAGGGAAGGAAATGACGATGCTTAGACTCGGACGTAACGCGGAAGTGTTGAGTGATGTTGAAAATGCAATAGCCAGGCTTTCTGCCGGCGAAATGTCTATTGCGGCGTTCGTTGACTTCGTGAAGATCCCGATGGAGGAACTCCGCGAACAGGATGAAGTCAATCGGTCTTTGATTACAAACCTGCTGGAAGAGAATGTCAGGTACAATCCGGGATGGCGGGATAACCAGTAATAAAACCTGAATGGAAACAAAATGAATTTTGATCGTGTCGCACTTTTGGCCGCCGTAACGGCGAAGATAAAAGAAATTGAAGATCTGATTGATCAAGCAGACAGGACTGGAATCAAATTGGATCCGTCAGAGAGAAGAGTATTTGAGGATGCGCTTTACCGTATTCGTGGTGTGGCATGGAGATTAGTAACTACAATCGGTGAAGAAGGCCGATTCGGCAATGTGGCCATTAAGTGAGGACTAAGCTGTGAGCAATCTTCCAGTTAGAATTCAGTACACATCTGTATCCGAATCTGTTTCCTTTTGGCTTCGAGACTTGTTGAAGTGTCTTGCCAGCAATGATGAAATGGTTCGTGAGTTTGATTCAAGAGACGCCATTGAGCGGATCAGAGTGTGGATGTCATGAACTTACAGAGCGGCAATAATCTGGTTAGATTTCATATCAGGATAATCGTGTGAGTGGGAATCTACTATCCAGGATGTGACGATTAATTATTATCTTGACATTCTCTGTCATGCATGATATCATGTATTCACAGTAAGCATGCGGAGCCAGCATGGATATGCATTTCACGGATCCAAAAGAAGAGCTTTTCGAGTATATGAGCCGGGAGGCTTACTGGTACCTGGAACGGAATCTGACAGGATTAGAAAGCCAAATGATTCGGGATTGGGTTGCGCAGAATTATATCCGGACTATCGGCGACGGCTACATGTCTTCATGGACGGTCGGCGCGATGGTAAGATGTCTGTTTCAGTTTCACCGGTACGGCCTTTAGGAGATTCCACAATGCAGGTTAATTTCACATGTAGTGCTGAAACGGTTTCGCAGTTCATTAACGACATTGCCACTGGACGTGATGTTTCTGGTAGTCTGGTGTTGACGGCTCTGATGCGGTGTGCCGATTACCGTGTCGTTAAGTGTTTCGTGCGAGTTACGGATGACACACGAAGAATCTTCGCCGTTAAGGGGATACGGGCTATTTCTGGATTGCCGCTTCGTGATTGCGTACATCATGCCAGGCAGTCGTTTGTGTATAAGGACAAGCCAGAAGGGTATCAGTTTGCTACCACGTATAATACCATGGAAGAACTTCAAGACGGATTGGCGGTTGCGTTGAACGGTGTTGCTAGTGATATTGAGATGTTTCGTTTTGAGGAAGTTTAATCCATCGTGCAATTGATTGCGGGAGAATCGCGATATGTATGCTTTCAGTTTCGAGAAAGATGTCGTCCGCGCAGGAGGAAATTTTCTTGGATACCAGTATGTGTTTGAGAGCCAGCTCCGTGCGAAGTTGTATAGGCTCTTCGCGAACACGAATTCCGAGTATGACATTGAAGAGATGTTGCGCCTGGCGTCGGTGGTAACCGATACAGATCCAAGCTATCATGCATCGTTTTGCGACGGGTATACGGTTGTTAACTTCATGAATGAGGTGTCGGCACAAGCCTTTATTGAACGATTGAATGCGTTCATTTCCGTCAAAGCTGCGAGAACCATTGAGCTGTTGACCGAGCTTCGGGCGAGCAAAACGGCATTGCAGGAACCGTTTGTCAGCAATCTGATCGCTGACATCCAATACGGAGGACTTTATTGATGAAGTATATCCATATCCCGGAAGGTATCACTGTCGATCATTTGATTGAACTGTTGAAGCAGCAATCTGAGGCTGGATACGGTGGCAGGCCGGTTAGGTGTCCGAACGATGTTGGCCATTCAGGTAAGATTATCAGAGTGTGGTGCATTACACCCGAGGATGCTGAAACAGAGGATTATTCGGCATACGGTGACGGCGAAACGTTTGAGACGGTCGGTGTAGATCTATCGCCAGATAGTTATCTGGTGTGACTGTTGGAGCAATCATTGATTAATATTTTTACAACGTCTGAACAGGTAATTGAAGCCGTCAGACATCTTGATGTTGAGATAAATCCAACACATTACCATATCGATGATACGTTTTTACTTGTTGGACAGATTGAAACGCGCGATACATTCAGTATGGTCTTTGACTTTCTAAAGACAAAAAGGCCATTTAAGCGCAGGTATGTTCCTGTCTATGAAGGATTAGACATAGCGGAAGCTATTCTTTCCAAGCATCGAAACATTGAATGTCTGTATTGGGAGATGACGAGAAATAAAACGTGTATCATTCCTTCCATTGAATCGGTGGAACGGCATCAATTAAAAAGCGGGTTGTGGTACGTGTGGACGATGGATCCTGAACGATTTCAAACTCCCATGCCGAACTTGGTTTCAATCGTTTACCATAAGGCAACAGATAGGATTCCAGGATATCTGGATGATGGCGAGGATTACATCGTTGAAGGATGGAAATCAAAACTGCTAATGGACACACCTTCCGGTAACGGTTGGAATTATCCATACGAGCGCGGATTGTTTGAGTATTCATCCGTACCTATTGCCAGCTATCCTTTCCTGCCATGATGTTGACATCATTTCAATAAAACAATATTATTGTGTCGAATCGCTTTATTGACATCTAATGTTGGAGAATTAATGATTACCGTTTACCATGGCACCAATAGTCCAATCAACAGTTGGGATCCGTCCCGTCAACTGTCTGGATATTATCCTGGTTTCTACACAAGTTCAAAGTTGGAATATGCCAAACAGCATGGTGCGAAATACATTTATCAACTGTCGGTTGATGAATCAGACTTCTATAGCATTACGTCACAGAATTCAGACGAAGTAAAGAAGCAGGCTGGCCGTGATGGATTTCAAGTCTTCAACGGAAGCGGAGTTGGTGAAGTAGAATATCTGAAGCATCAAGGCTATCGTGGAATCAGGCGCGGGATTGAATTCATAATATTTGATCCATACTTTTACTCTAGGCGTCCGGTGCTATATGGTGAGTCATTAGAGCTAGAGCCTGAAGTATCTGCAAAGCATTTGGCATATGTATTGAAATCATCGTTATCGGAGGCGAAGGCTAAAAAGCAACGATTTGATGATGAAGATTATCAATTTGCCGTTAATTTTATTAAGAAGCATGGTCGGCCGGATCCTACAGAAATTATTTTTGCATTTTGGGATCAGCAAACAGAACAAGAGATATTGGACGATCACCAGGATGATGAATATGCGGCGGATGTATTGTCAAGGTATGATAGCGATATTGAAAGAGTAACGAAACGCGCCACCGATATTAAGAAGATTAGAGATCTTCAGGACGCATTACACTTCGCCAATATCAAGAGGGAATCAGATGCGCTATTGTTGTTCGGGTATAATGAATCCGGTAAGCGGTTGAAGGAATCTACCATTGTATCAAATGGTGTCGATGACGTTATAGCAGATATCAAAACAGGCAAGGTTATTGTTGATGTGTATTTGTTTAAGGACGGGAAAGGAGAATACGTAAGATTCTCAGCCGTTGGAACGGATCAGGAAGAGTATGAACTGACTGGACCGTTCATCCGGTTGCGCGAAAAGCGAGAGCCTAAAAAGCGCGAAGCCGTTTGGTTATCGGATTACGAGAATGACATAAACCAGTTGGCTCAGTTCTACTTCGCCGGCATTGCCAAACATGTCAACGTTTGGAACGGCAGCAAGGTTAAACAGCTGAAGGTGAAACAAAGTAAACTGGCCGTTGAATCGAGCAGAGAAGAACCAAATGTTGACAACATCTATCGACAGGAGTTTGGCACCAATCACGAATATGACAAGTTGTTGCTAAAATACACAAGCAGCCGAGTCAGACATATCATCAAGATGGTTGACAGGCATGGTGAAAGAAACATCCAGCCAGATATCTACGTGGATGGACGCTATGCGGTTAATATTGAGGAATTTTTCCCCGCAACAGAGCGCAGGGAAGCGGCAAACATTCAGCGTGCTATCGACAATATGTTCAACGAAGCCGGGTATGAAGCTGATTCATCTCTCCAACGACAGGACGACGGATACATGATGGTCATTCAGTTGAGAATCGGCATCGACGATGTCAAGGAATTGATTCTTGTCATGGCTGGAGTCATTTCATAGGCAGATTAAAGATCGTCAGGCATGATAACCTTCGGTCCCCATATTTGTTCAATATCGCCAACCATATTACGGAATTGCTTTACGACGGTGCCATCAAGCATAACGACAAAGTAAGATAATCCGCCACGATAACTGAACACGACTTCATATGCATTGGCGTTTTCTGCGTTGCAATATTTTACCTTCTCATCACTAGCGATAATCCATGAAGTCTTTATACGGACAACTTCCGCTTCTGCCGTTTTCACTGATCGTGGGTAGTGCTCTTTGTACCAGAAATACTGGCCTTTATCTTCTTTTGTCGGAATTGGGTAAGTCATCGATATCTCCATATATTAGAGCATTGCAAGCCATAATTGTAGATATAATATAGTCGCATTATAGGAAATGTCAAGATTTTTTCAGTGAAAGGCCACATCATATTTTTAAAATATTCTCTTGACATCGTTACACATGCGTGCTATATTGTCTTCAATTGATTATTGAAGCTTAAATCGCTTATAACAGTGGAGCCAATATGCGCGCCGTTTCGATTTATACGCTTAGGGATCAGGGGAATGGCGAATCGATGGACGCTGCCGTTTGCAACAAGCATGCTGGTGAAATGCCTGATGTAGATGGCGAATCGGTAACCGCGTATCCCGCGTATGATGACGACATCGAATGTGAATTTTGCGCCAATCTGGCACGGTCTCATAAAAATAAATATGCATGCAATGGATGGATTAATTATGAAACCGGTACACACATACCTTAACAAGTTGCGGCAAGAGTGTGGTGAACTTGTTGCTCAGCTTACCGAAATTCAACGGCGAAAGTTCGTTGGGTGGTTGGCGCAACGTGCAATTGATTGCGCAGATGTGCCTCCTTATATGGAGGATGTCTACAGAATCGCTGTGCTTAGAATCCAACAGGCCGCGCATGGTAAACGGTTGGATGTCAGTATTCGGAATCAGGCAAAATGGGGATTGAATCCATCAAATGCGGCGCAACAGTTGATACTCTGTGCGCTTCATGAGGATAGTTTTATTGCCGCCAAAGATACGAGCTATTTGATGTGTTGTGCTTCGGGAAAGTTGGCCGCGATGGCTGAAACTGGATTCAATAAGAAATCATGTTTGCCCGATGTTGTGAAGGAGGCTTGGGAGCTGGCCAGATCGACTGCGATAGCAGATGAATTTTCCAGCCAGCAGGTATGGATTAAAAATCTTCTTGCTAGAAATTTATCTTGACTTTTCTGCCTGCGCGATGTATATTGTATTCAGTTGATGATTGCTGACTACTGAATGAACATGAGGATATCGAAATGAAGTATCGGCTGGCCGTTGTTGATCAACATGGAAAAGAGATTGCCCATAGACTCGGCGCGTCGTCTGATATGGTTTGGGATGACAACGACCGTTACGGTGACGCATATTTTCAGGCAGAACAGCATATCGCTTACGGGCTGAGTCGTCACACGCGGTCTACTATTCCGGCAGGAGCAACCATCGTCATCGTCGTTGTTACGGTTGAGCCAGCGACGTGCATCGAGGATTTTAAATCGCTTGTGCTCAAGTGTGCTGGTGATTCGGCAAAAGGAAAGTCACTGTGCCTGGATAGCCTTCACAATAGGAATATCCACGATTATTGGCAAAACAATGATGTGGTTGGCGCTGTATTTGCTATTCTGGTTGACTCTGAATATTACGGATGGTAACAGGAGGCATAGATGAAAATTGAGTGTTTGCAGGTAGAACCAGTTATTGTGGTATCTATTTCAGATTTCACACAACAAGAGATTGTTGATTATTTGTTTTGCGACAATCTTCCTGTCGAGATGAGTGTTGATATCGCGGGGAATCTATTTCACTTCTATACCAAGACTGAGCGTATGCAGTTTGCCCTTGGATATCAGTTGTCGTGGCAGTTGTCAAAGATGGAGACAAACCAATCTTCTATGTCATCTGTTTGAAATAGATCCCTTAAATTTATCTTGACAATGCCTCTCCGGCATGCTATACTGTTATTCAGTTGAGGATCGAGACTTGTTAAGGAGACCATTATGAAGCCTTATGGGGTTGTCCGTTGTGAGTCCGATGAAGCGAATCGGGCTATCCGCGAGCGAACAACTAACAATCGCCGTAAGCATCGGATTGTCGGTAACAAGCATGCGCGTAATCTGTCCAAGGCCGTCATTCGCGAACACAACAATCTTTCCAGTGAGGAGTAACAACTATGGCGCGCAAAAAGATTAAGCCTGATCTTTATCCTGAAGCTCACCGTACGCTTACTGGTCGCATGATACCGTGTCCTGGCGAAGCCCATAAGATGCCATGGGCATATGACCATTGTATGGTTTGTCTGGGCGGAACTTGGGGTGAGGTACCAGAAACGGCACCGATCGACATGGAAGCGGCAAGAATAAATGGTCTGGATGTTCCGTTTCCGGCATTGGAGTCCGAACAGTTTGCTCAAGCGTACCGGTATGAAGCCGATGGATTGGCGAAAGTCGTCAGCGTGCATCGTAATAATTCCGGCTATACGGTTCTCCGGTGGAAGAAGGATTAACGTGTTCGGTCGGTAGCCAATCTATTCTACAAGGATGTCCTACATGAATACGAAGATTACCGGTATTAAGATTGTCGTAGCACTTGATGACGAAACCGAACAGGTGCTGGATGTGAATCTTGAGGAATCTTTCATGGTTGCTTTGTGGCAGGCAGAGCGTAACGGTAAAAATGTCGCCGATGCTTTTCGTACATTGGCCGAAATCGGTAGCCTTGTAAAGCACAGGCATCCCGAATTTCAGACCCACCTGATGAATAAAATCGGCCCGTGGGATCCGAACGATCGCAGCAAGGGCGCGTAAAGAAGGATTGATTCACAATGGCACAATCATCACTTAATATCCGATGGGATGAACCGTCTGGCGGTCTGGCTGGTATGTAGAGCTTTGTGAATGGAATACCGTCATATAAGGTCTTGTTTCCTGTGAATGTGGATAACTACGGGCACACTCAGCTGGATGATCTTGTGAGAGAACTAAAATCTGAATTTCCGACATCAGAAATTATTGGAGCGAAAGATGATTAAGCGTGTTGAAAAGCCTGCCGTTCGGCTTGAATATCCTGATATGCCGATACATCCTGGCGTAAGGCCGTCGACTCCATCTTTGATGTTTACTCAATCGACTGAATCACGGTGTGATGGCGATTCACTTGGCAATCATCTTCGTGCATTAAAGGGGATTCTGGCGACACCGCCGCGTAAGGATTTTGAGCAAGCGTATAATCGACTGTCATGTTTTATTACCGATGAGCTGATTGCTGCCTTTGATTGCGTTACGGTCGAACAGGATTCTTATCAGATTTTTTTAAGTATCACGGAGGACAATCCGGACTTCGATAGAGGTGTGGAGCTTATCGATGCATGGAACGTTGCCAATACGCAATACGAAGCGGAGATGAAGGAATACCGGGCAAAGAGGCGATTGGTAGAAGCGAACCGAGAAAAATGGCGCGAGTATGAGAGATACCTTGAATCTGTATCGGACGCGCATATTGAGGAGTTAGAACGGGAGAGCATTAGAATCAGCAAGCAGATTGCCGAGATCCGAACACATAGGAGCGACAAGTAGCTTATGGATGAAACGGTTCTCTTTCGTATCTTTTACATTTTCTTCCCAGATGGCCAGTCAGCATTATTTGAACAGATTGTGAGGTTTTCAGAGTTTATCGAACAGTGTCGGTTCTATTCAGAACGCCAGAGACAGCAGATTATCCGTGAATCTATCAAGCTAGAAGTAAGGCGCGGATACCTGGAACAGGTAGACGTTGATGGAACGACCCTATACCGCCTTACGCCAGATGGCATACAATACTCCAATCTGATCAAATCATCTGCCAGCAATTCCTGAATCAATTCTATTCCATATCATTCAATCAATAACTATATCGGTGCAACTGATTGCATGTCGGGCAGCACATTGGAGTATTGATGGATGAACTATTGTGGCAATTGAAATCATGTGTCAATGAATCAGAAGACCTATTTGGTGGATCCAATCGTCCAGAATTAAACCGGCAAGAAAAACGAGTCGTAGATGTCGTCAAACGCACCATTGAGCGGTTAAGATTTCTCGTTCCATACATGACATGGTTTTTCGTGGTGGAAGGACAAAAGCAGCCGGCGTTAATGCTTCAGCTTGACACAAAACGAATGAATACAGCTGAAGAGGCGCACGCGGTTGCCGTGCTGTTGGTTTGGATGTTGTCGGTTGAAGGATTCAACGTATCGTCAGGACGGAACATTACCGGCAACGGAACATACTCGACTGTTGACATTTATCATTCAGACATTCCACAAGAATTGAGACGGACAGGATTGGTTCGGCCGTCATTACCAGGTGGTCATGCGGTGTTATCTGTACGATGAGGATTAATACAAAGCAGTTAGTTACATTACTTGAACAGAGTCTGTTGGACGGGATTAGATTTGTAAAGGAATCTGGGCTGAAAGACTACGTGTTGGTTACAGTGTCGGTTGAGAAACTAAACGACAGTTGGAGTACAGACAAAGACTATTATATCGGTCCTGGTGGAACATTGAACACCATAGGCAACAGATATAATAGATTCAAGGAATTCTTACAAACACATCAACCGATAGAAGCTTCCAGGGTTGGATTTGATTGGAAGGGTAATGTGACATTTGGTAACGGCCGGCATAGATTCTCTGTGCTGCGCGACATTGGATTAGATAGAATTCCAATTGCAGTGCATAACAGTGACGCAAAAGAATTTAAAAGACGTTTTGGAGTATAAGACAGATGAAAGTAATGTGCTCGGATTGTGAACAACCGTATTACCATAAGTTCCCAGTTAAGATAGTTTGCCCGAAGTGTGGAGGGGCGGATTATAGCTTGAATTTAGATAAGGTCGAGGAATCTGAATCCGCACCATTGATTGAATCTACGGTTCCACATCTTCTATTGGATTAAGCGATGCGTATTAAGTTTAAGCTAGAAAGCTATATCTCTTCAACAAGCGCCGGGGATAAAGATCTTGGTAATGCGGAATGGGGATACGAAACGACAGATGCAATCCTGGAAGGAAGTACCAGGACGTACAGAATTGCCGATGATACGGAAAATCAAACGGTCGACATGTCTGGACTTTCGGAAGTCAATTACATGGTGCTACGAACCGATAAAGAAATAACGTTACGTATCAATGGGACTGAAAGTGTCACTGTTTCGGTTCCAGACGACCTTGATTTCGGTTACATGCTGCTTACCACCGATGGCATCACAGAACTGGATGTTTCCAATAGTTCCGGCCAAACAGCCACCGTCATCATTCAGCTTTGCGGCGAGCTGGAATAATTTTCAATAAAATCATATCAGCCTATTGACATGCGATGTTTACACACATCTATTTGTTGTTGTAGTTTTACAACAACATTTGGAGAATCAATCTATGAGAGATGTTGATATGTTTGAAGATGAAGATCTGGATTTTGGTGACGAGTTTGACGAATCGGATGAGGATGGTGATGAATTTGAGTCTCTGACGGAGATGCTTGAGTATGCTCAGTATCTGTTGGATGATGAAGATGGAGACGATCTTGAAGAGGCATTCGATCGTCGCGCATACATGGCACCATACATGCGCAATTACCGAAAAACAGATAAGTGGAAGAAGTGGAATGCCGGTTATCAGGCAAGGCGAAAGTCGGCTCGTACCCAGTCGCTACAACAGGATGCAAGGGCTGGATCGACTCGTGGCGGAAAGGGTAGATTCCAAAAGCCAGACGTTGAGCGTGGTTCGCGTGCATTGAAGGGTTTCGGTAAGGCTCGAGGCGCAACTAATGCTGATGCGGCTGCTGCATGGGGCGCTGGTGAAAAGGCAAAGCAAGCCGGTGATGCTGCGACAATGGGTAGCGCGTTTCGCAAACTGGGCGGTGCTCTAAAGGCAGGTAAGCGAAATCTGCGTGCCGCGCAAGCATGGGCGGCCGGTAAAGCAGCGCAGGCTGAATCGTTAGAGCTTGAAGATTTTGATAATGAGTTTGAAGACCTGGACGAAGGTGCAACCATTATCCACACCAAGAGAATGAGTAATGCTGATCGACGCAAGGCGCGTATGCGTGCTAGAACTGGTGCCGCAAAGGCAACACGTCGGAAGTATATGGCTCGAGCTTCTACTAAGCGTCATATTAACAAGCAACATGCATTGAAAGCTCGTATTGGGGATGTTGGGGCAAGGCGACAGGTTAGGCTAGCGGCCGGTAATGAGTACGAAGGCAATCTTGCTGAAATGCGTGATGATGTTGAGGGGATGGAAGAAGGCGCAAGGATTGTTCGCACCAAGCGAATGAGTGGCGCGTTGAGGAGTAAGGCTCGACGACGTTCCCATACCGCTCATGCCAAGCAGGTTAGGGCCAAGTATCTAAGGCGTGCATCCACAAAGCGCCATATGGCAAAACGAGACAGAATTCTGAAGATGCGTGGCAATAGGAAGCTTGGACGACATCAGATGTTACGAGTAACCAGCAATGAGCGAGAAGGTAATCTGTCGGAGATGCTAGATCGTGAACTTGGGCTTGTGAACGACTGAACAGAATCGATATATTAAAAACAGAAAAGGCATGGGCGTTAAAACCTATGCCTTTTTTCGTTATAGGTTCTTCCCATGTTCATTGGTAAGTCTACATGGCGCGATTATTGTGATCACATTATAGCTATCAAGCTCTCTTATGGTAATCATAGTAAGATTATGGAGCAGTTCAACTTCAACCGTTTCGCAACTGATTGCATCAAGCGCTTGGACAAATTGCCTAGCCACTATACCGATAGGATATTGCCCGGCCATGTAACCTGGGACATTGCTTTCCGGGATATCTCCTTCCACACGACATACTAGCTCTTCTTTTGCGAATCCAAATTTAGCGTCAGTCAGGTTGTATGTTTCGCACCTGACTTGATTTGTATTGTTACTGTCGAATACTATTTTTACTTCAGTGGACACAGTGTTTAATCGTTTCATCGTAACTAGGAAATCATTACGATTTACGATGAATTTGAATTTCCAATCGTCTTGAATCATTTGTGTGTAATCAGGGTATTCTCCGTCAAGAAGCCGTGTCGCAAACCAAACATTATCGGCCTTGAATGCGATGGTGTTGTTTCCAACCGATACATCGATTTGTTGATTGCTACCAAATATAGAACCAAGCTTTTTTAACGGCTTTACCGGTGAAACGATGTCTGATGCAATTTCGCCGGACATGTCAAAGGTTGAACTGATTTGTGCAATAGATATTCTACCAAATCCGTCACTACTTACAAACCGAACAAATTGATTACCGTCATCATTGGTTATAAAATCAAACAGGATGCCGGTAAAAACACCTTTTGAGTCTTCGGCAGCTACGCAATGAGACGTGCTGTTTACAAGTCCTTTTAAGTTTTGAACACTTGTTGTAAAGTTGACGATTGGTTTAAAATCGAACATAAGGTTAATATCTGGAAAGGTGTCTGACGCCATAAGCGGGAGTTCAAAATATGCTTTTCCGCTTGTGATTTCTACATTTGAATCAGTTGTCTTAAATGAAACATTGTCTTTATCGTTAAGAAGTCCCACTATTTCGGACAGCCGGTCTGTCTTAATTCCAAAAGAACCGGACGAAACAACCTCAGCTGTAATGTTTTTTACCACCATGGCTTGAGCCAAGTCGGTTGCCATTAATTCTAAACTGCCATCAGGTGCTGCTTTAAATATGACATGCTCCAGGATGGGCATATCGGTTGCCTTTTTAGACACGGATTGTGACAGCTGTCCGAGCACTTTCACAAGTACCGATTTGTCAATATTGAATTCCATATTGCTTTTACCTTTTAAAATTGTTGATTGACGTTTTTCTGTTCCATGATATCATAACGTCGATATTGTGTCAATCGAACAGCCAATACAGGCAAAAGAGGAGTATTTTGATATGATGATCGATCGAAATGATTACCGAGACCGTTATTATGGGGCACTGTCGTTTAAAAAGCGATTGTATGGTACCTACGTTGAGAAATTGAAGGCGCTTGACGCCTGGGTACTCAATATGAATAATGGTGAGTGTCTGGAAAGTCATCCTGGAATGATCCGTGCCAGGGCTGATTTTCTTTCTGCTGAATCAGCCTATCATAAACAGATTCGTAGGGTAAGGTTCCTAAAAAACGCCATTAAGCGTCAGCTCTTTGCGGAATGGTCAACCGAACAGCGTAAGGATCGAGATAAAGCAATTGGCGCTTCATTGTCTGATATGGAAAGCAATGTGTCGCGGTGGTTGTCGCGATATGCGGCAAAGCCTGAGTGATGGAACAAAACATGGGATGGATGATATGAATATTGACGAAATCAAGGCAAAGCTTAAGGATAGAGACGACAAGGTCTTCAAGATTGTCGACCGGTATGTGCTGGATGTATTGGAACTACTCCCAACTGAAGCGCGGATTGAATTAAAGTCAGCCGTTATGACATATGTATATGGTTCAGTTATCGCAGAACTAAGTGTGCATGATGCTGAATTACTTGTCGGGACGGTTGCCCCTACGGTTGGTCTGATCGCAAAACAGCATCATGCCATTAGACTTGCGGAAGCCATTACGGCTTACAATGTAAATAAACCTCAGACAGACATATTTGTCATAATGAATCGATGCTTGAAAAGCATTGAAGACGTATTGATTGAATTCATTAAGGATATTGTGCCAAATGTTGAGCCAGATACCACCCTGTATAATTGAAACCCGGAAGCGGTTTGCTGACGATTTCAATCTGCCGATTCATCTATTTCATGATCCATATTGGGATTACCTGGTAGCACTATACGATCCGATGTTTGGAGTATCCGATAAACTTAGGATGTGGAATGAAGTCAGCGATCTGTTCAAGGAATCGCACGATTTTAAGCAGGCCATGGTCCAGGCATACATTCAGCATACAAGGTATTTGGAATACTGCACGATGCCGACAGTTGCAATTGGTTGCACGGCAGCGATTCAAAATATTTATCAGCAACAGCATGATGGTCGATGGTTTATTTCGATCGATATGCGCAATGCCAATTTTGCGGCACTACAGGACTATGGATTTTTTCCAGACATCAGCTATGCTAAGCTTGCTGGACTACACTCACCACATAGGTACTTTGCAGAGTCTAAAAAAATCAGGCAGGTCATATTTGGGAATGAAAAGCTTTATCCGGTAAAGCAGCGACGAATTCAGTTTCAATGGATGACCGATTATGTATGGAATGCGCTCCCGCAATTTACCGAAAAATGTTTTATATCGCCGGATGAAATCATTGTCGATACAACGACAATTAACCGGCCATATAAGGACATATTGGAAGATATTTATCGTGCTATCGGACAACACATTACCGGCATTAAGGTAATTTCATTTAGACTAAAGGTTGTTGATAAATTCTTCGTTAAAGAGTATATTGATGGAACATTTGAATTCAAGTATGTTCCATCATATCTTTTTCCTCAAGTCTTGAAACATTATATGGGACGACAGGTAAATGAAATGGACACCACGTTTTATCATGAAGGCCGCCTTGCACGGTTTATTGAACCGTATTTCACAGAGGTTTGACGTTATGTTGATTGATGATTCGTTGGTGATTAACTTGGAAGAATGGTGGAGCGCCAATAGTTGTAACCCAACGGCAAAACGGCTTCGTGATATCGTACATAAATTAGAAGTTACAGATGTGGCCGATAGTCCGATGTTGTTGGCAGAATACCAGGATTGTATCGACAAGATGAGGCGGGAAAAGCTGGCCATGATGCTGCATTAATAGCGGTTGTATTTCTTTGATAACCGCTCGGATAGTCTGTAACTCTCGTTCTCAAACTCTTTCGCAATATTTTTACCTGTAGTCGTTATCTTTGAACCATTGCCCATGATTTGGATATAGCCTTTATCTGCGAGGCTTTGAAGGGCATCGTTAAGCGCCTTTTTGGGCTTTCCATCGTAACCGGCTAGTCCGGATCTCTGATATTCATTCTTGCGTCCAGCACTTGTCAATGTCGCCATACTGACAAGTACCAACTTCTCTTCATCGGTCAATTCCACTTCGGCCGTTCCGGCACCAAGTAATGGTGTGAATGTTTCGGGAGCCGTATAGAGATGCGCATAAACTGGATGACTGCCACCTTCTCTTCCGGCGATTGTTACAACGTTTGGCGGAATGGTGTACATGTTACGGTCATTGTCGACGCGATTACCGGTATTGAACATATTGGCGCCACCCCAACTACCATGTGATGTTTCATACT